TTTTATCATTATTATAATAATATTCGTCTTCTTTATCTTTCTTATCGTATTCTATATAATACATACCATATTTAACAATACATTCTACTAATTCAAGTATATTAATACTACTACCGTTTTTAACTAATAAATAATCAATATTATTAAAATTGCATAGCTTTATATTATCTATATATGATGAATCTTCAATGTGTATTGTCATGCTATAAAAATCATTAATCTCTTTATTATATAGCCCTATCGCAGTATTAAATGCATAACATTTTCTAAATATGATACAATCATGTATGTTTCTTAAAAATATTCTATTTATTATATTATTATGAAATTCGTTTAATCTATCTTCTTCATAATAACTGTCATCATAGTTTTCTATAATAAGCGCATTACAATAGAATTCACCAGTAGAACATTCAATATATACTTGTATATTGTCATAATTATTATTAATGATTTCATTTATGTCAGGCCATGTGATCTTATATTCAGGTATTTCTTTATCTTCTTCTTTATCATCAATTAATAAGCATATATGTAAACTATCATTATCTTCTTCTTTGCATTGTTTCATGTAGTTTATTATATCATTGCTTGTTAAGTTACATTTATTGTGTTTAAGTATCATTCGCTCACTGCGTTCGTTCATAACTCGTGTGTACGCACACTCGTTTATGTTCGCTACGCTCACCCTCCTTTCGTTTATATTTATATTTTTTTATATAACTCAATTCACTGTGGTAATTATATTTGTTTTATTATAATAATTGCCTGTTTTGTATAATTCTCCTAAATATGCTATAAATATGCGTTATTATTGTTTATTCTTTCTTATATAATGCATTTATTAAAAACGATTAATTACTATCTATTTGTAGGCAATTATATATGTTTATTTGCATGTTTTTATTATGTTTATCGGTCGTTATCGGTCGCGTCGGATACAGACCGATATAATTCAAATAAGCGTCTGTAAGGCATGAAATAAGTCATAATATAAAAACGATTATTAGTCTGTAATACAAATATAGACTATAAGACTTAATGTATGGGATAGACTATAAGACTCAAAATAGGTCATAAAACATAAAACAGTCTATAAGACTATAAGTTTAAAACGCTCTATAAGACCATGAAATAGTCTATAAAACTACCTCTTTCCAAAAATTTTAATTAAATTACTAATTATTTGCGAAATCGGTGTTTCAAGGTCCATTAAATTATTAAATGTTTCCACAATGTAACGTTATCACCTTATTAGGTGCCATTTATAGCCTATTTTTTACTTATTTGCTACTGTTATGATATATATGCTTATTTGATGCTTATTCTTTAATTTTTATATTTTGTTTCATTACATTACACTGCAATAAAAAACATAAAGAATAACGCTCGCTACGCTCGCTTTCTGTCTGCCGGGGAATTACAGATCAATTGTTAATCGATGTCTAATAAAAACCACCATGTCTTTTGTTATCCCCTATAGGGATTTTTTTACTACCACCTTCATTTGTAATCTGAAATAATAAATATCATTATACAAGTGAACTTTTTTTATTTCCGATAAATAAAACCCATTAATACACCACTTTCACATGGTAATAAGTTCGTAGGAACGAATTTAGTGAGTTGTTCTTATAACTCACGTTAGTTCGTAACGAACGTACCACACATGAAGGGTGGTACACTTCAGGTTGGGAAGTGAGTGGTCCGTCTGACGACTGATTCCGAAGCCGACCATATTAATCATTCGATTAAATGATCAACTTCGTCAGACGAACTTATTAAATCCCAAATTATAATATAAATATGCCTACAATAAAAGAGTATATAATTATTGATTCATTATTAATAACTATATACTCTTTTTGTATTATTATATATATTATATGTTTCTAGAATGCTCCACCTCTTGTTGATTTCTTTTTACCTTTAGTAAATGCTTGAATCAATTCTTGAGTAGAAGTTCTTTCTTTAATTGCATTTATATTAAAGCTCTTTCTAAATTCATTAGCTCCTTCAGATGCAGCTACACCTATAGATTGAGCAGCAGCACCACCTAATGTACCTATAGTAGCACCCATTACTTCAGATGCTGGTATCATTATTTTCTGACCAATCATCTTTGCAGTTCCATAAACTGTTTGTGATGATTTGTTTATAGCTTTATTTACTTTTCTACCGAATCTCTCTGTCTTATATGCTGTTGATAGATTATCCATTTCTTCTGCACTTCTATTTATTATTAATACAGAAGCTTTAGTGTTACTAAATCCTGTTGGATCGTTACTTGCTGGTCTTTTAGTAAGCAATATCTTATTATACTCTTGCGGTGGAAGTTTTATAGTGTCTTTTATAAGATTAATTGCTTCATTAACATCTTTCTTATTAAAATCAACTACTAATTCAAAACTATTAGATATTATTGGATTAGCTTCATCTAATACTCTGAATTTATTACCTTCAATGTCTTTAGCGCCCACTAATAAACCATCATTATATCTACTAAATAATAATGATTCTATTATAGATACTTTTTCATTTGTTTCTATTATAAATAATTCTTCATTATCTTGTTCTAATGATAATTTAGCTGTATCCCAAGCTAATATTAATTCATTACTATCAGCTGGATATACATTAATTAAACCATTTTCTTCTGTTAATTCTAATGGTATGAATATGTCTCTTACTATTTCTTCTATGAATACATTGGGCATTACTAATGTTCTCATAGTCTCAGGCATATTATCCAGACTGTCTTCTTCTGGTTCTGGTAAATCATCAATATTGAATCCTAATGGTTTTTTGATACTACTTGGTTTTGTTTTTGTTTCTTCTTTATTGTCTTTTACTTCCTTTGTTTCTTTTACTTCTTTATTATTATTATCTTTCATTATTATCCTCTCCTTTTAATTATATTATTCCTACAAGATACAAATAAGCCCTATATAACACTATATGCATTATACAAGGCTTATCTTATATATTATTCATCGCTGTCGTTCCCAAACATCTTTTCTACTAAATCATCATGATTAGTAATATGTTTATTATTGTCTATGTCTTCTTTAGATGCAAATACTTTATCTGCTATTAATTCAGCACCTGCACCTGCTATTTTACTAATAGTATTAGCTTTATTAGTTAAATCTTCTTTTATTTCCTCTTGACTCATGTTACTATATTTCTTTGTTAATGAGGAGCCAAGAAAGGCCCCTACTAATAGCTCTAACATAATAATCACTCCTTATTGTTGTTCTGATTCTTCTTTATCTGCTTTTTCTATATCTAAACTAAAGTCAGTTATTAATGTCTTATCATATGCATCTTTAAATGATGCTATATAATATGATAAAGCATTATAGAAGTTTCTAGTAATTGAGCTCTTTAATATAAATGTTTTCATAGCAAATGTTGCTATTCTTAATCCTATATCTTTTAATCCTCTCCAGTCTTTTATCATTCTATATGATCTATCTAAGTCTCTACTTGCTTCTTTTGTTTCATTTAATATAAAAGCACTTGCTAATAAACCTTCAACTATATCTTCTTCATCAAATCCTATTATTCTATTTCCATTTTGGTTTATTGTTACTTCTTTACTTGCTATTTTATCTTTTATGTCATCAAATTTGCTTTTATCTTCTTCACTTGTGCATATATCTTTAACACCATTCCATACTTTTTCTAAACCATACATTTCTTTTTCAGTTAATAATATTTTCATTTTAATACCTCCACATATATATAATTATTTTTCTCTTTCTTTATATGTATTATACATATATAACAGAGCCTAGATTTGTATAATGGCAACTATACAATTATTGGGGGAACGGGGGAAAGATTCTAGGCTCTCTTATATACATATAATATATACAATAAATAAGACCCAGTTTATACCAGGTCTTTTATTATATACATTATTTGTTTTTATGAGTTATTTTTAATAAGCGTCCTTTCTCATATTTTATGCTAATCTCTTTAAGCAATTTTATTAGCTCTTCCTTTTGTTTGTCATTCATATTATCACCTATACTATTATTTATTTATATATTTCTTTAACATATATGCTATATAAATAATATTAGTCATTATGTATCTTCTGTTACTGTCTTTAATCAACGCACCTATTAATGCGTCAACTAAGTCTTTTACTAAATCGACATTGTCTTGTCTGATGTTCCCTTGAAGTGTATTTATTATATCTTCAAGAGGCTCATCTATATCTTTTATTATATTAGTTAATGTATCTAATACTAATACAATATTATCATTATTTACGTCCTCTTGTCCATCACATAATGTTTTATATGTTCTACTATTAATGATAGTATTATATAATGTATTATATGATTCCATTTCTTTACTACTAAGTGCAACCTTCATAATATATCCTCACTCCTTTATATATACTGTATCTATTATTAATACATAATAAGACCTAAGAGAATATAAAGCATTACATATATACTATTATGCATGTCCGAACCATATGTATTAATAACAAGGGGGAGGTTTAATACATATTACATAATAGTATAATATACTCTATATCCTTGGGGGAATTGCTTAGGTCTTATTATCTACTAATAATAAAAATAAAAGGAGCGCCATTATTATCTACTATATATAATTATATACAATAAATAATAATGGCGTATGTTAATAAAATAAACTATGGGGTTTGTTTATGATGGGTCATCTAATATAAGATAACCATTTAAGTATTAGAGAGCATATGTATAAATACATATTATTATCATAAATGCATTTAATAATTATCAAATGCTTATTGGGGGAGGTTATATGGAAGAATATTATATATTGTACATGCATAATACCCTCTAATACTTAAATCATTACCTTATATATATCTTGTAGGCTTATATAGAATATATAATATTAATACTCTACATAAGCCTTATTGTTTATTATATTTCAACACCTCTTAGTTTTAATTCTTTAACAAGTGCTGTATGTTTATCATTATGTCTATTTTCTTTATATGTCAATAGCATATTAACTAATTCTTTATCATCATATGCTTTTAGTTTTCTTTGTTCTAATTCTATATTGTTTAACATTATATCATCGCCTCCCAATTGATTCCTCTGTTGTCTAGTTCATCTTGTATCATCTCTCTTGTTCTATCTATACAAGCTTCACATTCTTCATTATTGCAACTACATCCACAGCAAGGACGCACATTATATGGTAATATACTGTCCTTTATAATGTCTAATTCTCTTTCTAATTCTTGTTCTGTCATTTCGTCTAAATACATGTCTTCATAATCATAATTATTTTGTTTCATAATAACTACCTCCATATATTTATATTTATTATTTGTGTCTTATTTGTAGGTATTAAAGACACATATAAAAAGCCCTGCAAAGCAAAAGGGGAATACAAATCTCTACAGGGATAAATATATCTATCTTTAATATAATAATGCTGTATGTAACAGGAAACAATATTATTTCAGGCTTCAACATTGTTTCCCATTTTCTACTACATTTATTTATTTTATCATATTATTACTTCTCATTATGTCTACTAATCTGCTAGATTAGCAACCCAGCAGATTATATGAAATATAGCTTTTAAAGCAAAGTAAAGAGTAAATGTACCCATACTAAACATTTACTTCACCTTCTTCATTATCTTCAAATATAACATCGTATACATCTACCACATACTCGTTATTATCGTTCAATACTATTTCTTCTGAGTCTAAAAGTTTTTCATATCTTTCTAAGTCATTTTGTATATCTTCTAAACTGTCTTTATCAATTACTTTGATGACAATTACTCCTTGCATTTTATCGTGTATTTTGCATAAAAACATAATAATACCTCCTTATACAGTTTCAATGAAGTTATATTCACTGTTATATCTATATGAATAAGTGTACCCATCATCGTAGGTACAGAATTCTACTAAGTCGTCAAACCAATTTCCATATTTGTCTTCATATTGTTCTCTTACTTCTAAAGTCCTATGATCATACACCCATTCACATGCAGAAGTCATAATATATAATGTCTTTCCTGTTTTACTGTCATATTGTTCTGATACATAATATGGATGTATTATTCCTCTTGGTTCATCTACTCTTTTGAATTTAGCTCCATATTTCATTTCAGCATACAACATAGCGTCTGCTCTATTGTCAAAATGTCTTACTCCCTTTATAAGGCTTTCTCTTTCTAATCCTTTTGTGTTTAATTTATAATCCATAACATTTACCTCCCTAACTTAAACTCTTTAGAATCTATATTTACTATAATGTGTAGGCAACTAAACCTTTTAATAAATCAATGTCGCCTTCTCTTCTAGATATTAAACCATATTTATCACTAGCACTAACTACTTCTAATCTTTCATAAGGTTTTCTAAATCTAGCCCATGATTTACCTAATTCTAATATAGGCAAATCTTTATCTTTAGATAAGAATCTAATAGCTTCTTCTCTTGAATCAAAACATTTAACTTTTTGTTCACTAAATCCACAAGTATTATAATCTCTGTAACATTCTTTAATATTTATTTTCATATTAATACCTCCCTGCCATTGTAGGCAAATTATAATAAATGAGAGCATATATATACAATGCTCCAAAAATTTTAAAACTGGTAAAGATAGTACTGTTTAAAGGTACAGTACTCTAGAAACCTATATATGAATTACATACCAGCTATTAGTTCAGCTTCAGCAGCGCTTATTTCTGGTTCTGATGATTCTTCTGTTGTAGGTTCTTCTGATGTTTCTTCTGATGTTACTATGCCATTAGCTTTTTGCAACATAGCATATTGTCTATCAATAGCTTTTTGAACTTTAGCTATTTTTCTTTCTAGTTTAGTTTCTTCAGCTTCGTCTTCTGCGTCTATTAATGCGTCTTCTAAATCGTTTAATTTAGCTTGATATTCTTTAAGTTTGCTGTCATCGAATTCAACCTTTTGTACTACTACTTGTTGAACTGGTTCAGCACCGAATCCTCTTCTAGTAGCTTTACTTATTTCTTCTTTGAAAGTGTCCCAAGCTTTTGCTACTATGTTGTCTCTTTCTTCTTTTCTAATGTTGTTATCTGCAACTAATTCTACATTAGCATATCTAGTACTCATTAGTTTCATTAACTTACACATAGATTCGATTCTTTCTTTAGGAAGGTCTGTACCAGATACAGTTTTACCTGTTCTAATGTAGTCTATTAAGTTGCCATTAGCTAATCCAGATATACTTCTAGGTAAAAGTATTCTTACAGGTTTACTAATGATTTCAGCAGTATTTTCTGGTATAGATTCTACTTTATCTATAACAGCTTCTAAAGCACTGTCTACTATAGAATCATTTTGATACCAAGAGTCATCACCATTTAAGTTAGTGATTAAAGATACACCTTTTTCATTTACTACTGCAAAAGTATCTCTAGGTGCTCTAACGCTTGTGTCTTCAGATTTATTGTTAGATATTACGTTGAAATTTCCGTTTAATTTAGCCATGGTTGTTCCTCCTATGAACTGACTTGCTCGACGACAAGCCTACCATATAAATTTATTTTAGTTTAAATTCTATACATTATATGAGAGCACATGTCAAATGATGAACTCATATGTTAAGTATAAGAATTCAAAAGAGTAGTCCTTGCTGCCCCAACAGGGGTTATGAGATACAGCATTATTTTGAATTATAAATAAAACTGTAAATTCAAAAGAGTGGTCCTTGCTCCTCCGACAGGAGGAGAGGAAATAATGATTAAACAGCACAATCACAGATAAGTGTGAAAGTACTGCTTAATCAACACATTCGATTAGTCCTTGTTTAGCGACAGCGATTAAATAAACAAATAAGTATCAACATAAAACAAATTAATAAATAACAAATAATAATATTTATAACTAAAGCTGCGCCATAATAACAAATACATGCTAAGGCGACAGCTGTATAATACTTGCGGCCGACAGGTTCCCGAAGGGGCGACGAAGAAGCCCCGGAGGGGGAATAAACAATAGCCAATATTTATAATGAGAAGATATTATGCGCCTTATTAGAATAAAGCGCTTACGTCCATATTATCTAACATTGCTTTTTGAGCTTCAACATCTTCTTTAACACGTTTTCCTGCATCTATATCTTCAATACTGATTTTTTTATTTTTATCTATATATTCTACGTCTTGTGATACAACATTATTATTTTTGTTATCTACTAAATCTGTTTTTGTGATGGCAGCATCTTTTGTTGTTGTAGTATCTATTTCTTTATTTTTATCATTATCCACACAATTATTAAATTGCTCGATTACTAATTTCATTAGTTTACAAGCACTACGTCTAACTTCTTTAGTGTCATAGCCTTTAGAAACTGTTGTTTCCCAAGGTCTCTTTGCAAATAAATAATTGACATTTCTATAATAGATTCTCTTATCAGAGAATACAACAAAAGCATGATCCATAGTGTAGCCTTTAAACCATACTTTTGGTTCATCTTTTTTAACTCCAAACCATGGAGTCATATATACAAATGAACCTTTTTCAAGGTCATCGTAATAATATCTTCCTCCATAGTTGCCTAACTCTGATTTACTTGTGAATAATTGGTCATATTTTTCGCATTCATTATTCCCAACTTTTTCTTTTATCATATCATTTGCTTTTAATACAAATGATAACTCTGGAACGTTGTACACTACTGGTAAAGATAACTCATTACTCCAGTGGAAATTATAAACTACATTTTGAAGTCTTATTTGACCTCTCCATGTATGAAGATCGTCTTTTATTTTTTCTATATATACTATTTCGTCGTTTCCTTCATTTTTGCCGCATTTAACCATTTTATTATTGTGTTTTATTTGTCTTTTGACCTCTTGTTTTATTTCTTGTGTTGCTTTTTTTACATTTAATTCTTTTTTTGTTTTTGCTTCTTCTGTTACTACTGGTTTTGATTTTATTTTTGGTTTAACTTCTTCTGTTTTTGTTGCAGTTATTTTAATTGATTTTGTTTCTTTGTTTAATTCTGATTCTATTACTTTTGTGTCTATTTTGGCCGCTATTTCCTTACCTTCTTTTATTGCAGATTCTATTTTGCTTAAATTTTCTCCTAATACTTTGAATGCTTCAACTTGAAATTCTATTGTAGCTTTTCCTTCTAATATTCTTTCTATCATATTTCTTTCTAATTTTAACATAATGTTACCTCCTAAAATTTTTAATTATTTTAAATATAAAAAGGGCACTCAAATTAATGAGTACCCTACTATAAAACATGAAACGATTATTTAATTACGTCAGCTAATACGAAGCCTTTAAAAGGTACTGTATTAGTTAAATTTAATGATGATGATGCATAGTTATATTGTGCATCTGCCTTCGCTGCAGGTGTTGGATTGTTGTCATTTTCTACACCAAATAAGTATAAATTATCTCCGTGTCTTAACAGTCTTGCTAAATCATTATTTGCTATAGAACTATAACCAAAAGATTCGTTCATATCGATATCTTCTGGTGCAGATTTAGTGAATTTTTTAAAATTAACATTTTCTTTGCTATATCCCTCAATAGGTATAACAATTGTATTAGTGTCAAATTTGTTCATTAATGTTTCTAATGGATTATATAACGCTACTAATTTATATAATCCATCTTTTTCAACTACTTTTACTTGTCCATTTTGGAATGGTCCAAATACTTGTAATTGACCATTTAATCCATATCCGTCTTGTATTTCGATAACTGTATCAACAGCTATGTCAACTTCTGATTCATAGTCTACTTCTACTTCTAAGATATTTACACCTGCATATTCTGCAACAAATATATCTGAAAATAGTGTAGCGACTTTCCATATGTCTGCTTTTCTTTCTGCGCTTGTTCCAAGAACAGACACCAATACTGTGCCTCTTTTAGTTTTTCTTTGTTGACTTATTGCTAGTTTTAATGCTAATTTTATTACTCTATCTTTATCGATGCCATATTCTTCTGCTTTTTTGTATATTGCATATAGGCATCTTTCTTTAGTATCGTCATCCATTGTTAAAATAGAGTCTTCTACTTTATCTATTAAATAGACTAATTCTACTTCTTTTTCGTTTGCGAATTTGATATTTTCATATTGTTTATAGTTGTCATAGTTATTATTATCTAGGGAAGTTATATAATCTCTTATTGTACTTTCCATGACATCAACAGATATTTGCTTCATATCACCTATACAATCATCTAATCTGATTGTATTTCTTCTTGGTTCTGGCGCAGTTATTTCATATAACTCTTTTGCGTTTTTTCTTCTAGCTTCATCGATATTACTTTCGAATTTTTTAACTCCTCCTAACACTGTTACATATGGTGATATTAAATCATCCATATCAACTACGAATGTATAATCGATATGTTTGCATACGTCTATTGTTTGTTCTCCCAATCCTCTAGTTGGGAATTCGAAAGCTGATTGGAAAGTTTCAAGTTCTTCTAAAGTAGTATCTTCATTTATGCTATTTAAGAAGGCTTTACATAATGTTAAATAGAAATCATTTACTGTCATGATTTCTCTCACGACATTATATTTGTTAGAAGATTTTTGTATGTCTTGTGGTGTATATAACACAGGCATTTTTGTACCTTTTCTTCCTGCTACTTTTAAAGCAGCTTTCTTCATATTGACTTGTCTTGCTTCCCAGTCAAAGCATTCTTCATATAAATCTGCACTTATAAGTGCAACAGTTACAGCATTATCACCTAATTTGCCTTCTTTATTAACCAATTTCTTGAAATTTAATGAAGTAAGGTTTGACCCTTTTCTTATTGTTGCTGCTATTTTGTCTCCTAGTGCTTGTGTAGCCATTAAAAGACCATTAACATCACTAACATCTGCTAATTTTACACCATATTTTTTTAATTCTTCACTCTTCATTGCAAATCTTGTTGCTTTTGTTTTTATATCAAGAACACCTTCATTAAATTTAACTTCTTTAGCCCCTAATTTTTTATTTGTGTTTAAATCGAATAACATATCTTTTCTCTCCTTTTATTTAAATATTTTTATAATAATAAATGGGCAACAAGTATCTCACTCATTGCCCATTGCACCCTTTTATTTTAGTTTTTATTTTCTAACTTTTCTGAATTAAAATAATGCTGAATAATCTAAACTATCTAACATTTTTTTTGCTTTTTCTTCAGCTTCTCTTTCTTTTACAGGTTTGTCGTCATGATATTTTATAAGTGCTGCAACACCTACATTGTTATCTCTGACAACTCTAGCATAAACTAATATACTTACATAGTCTTCTACTACTTTGCCATCTAACATTAATCCTGTAACTACTTTTCCATCTTTTGTAATTGTTAATTCAGGGAATATTTGAGTTAGGTCATCTCCGTCAAAGTCACTACCTGCAAGTTGATGTTTTAAAGTATTATCTTGTGCTAGTACTATACAGTTATCTGGAGTTTCTAATAGGAATTGTTTATATTCCCACGCAGCATTTGATTTCATAACCTCTTCTTCAGTTATGTTGTAGCAAACTTCAAATTCCTTACCACCTTGAGAAGGAGATTTGATTATGATAGATACTCTCGCTGACTCCAATATTGTTGCTTTTTCTTCATCTGTCATAGTATCTATATTATCTAATTGTTTTTTCAATTCTTTGTATTCTGTATTAAAACTGCTACTATATACTTCGATACATTTTACTTTTTGAACTGAACCATCTGGCATAGTATAATTAACCATTCTAGCTCCTAAAACTTCTTTGCCATTATTTAATAAATGATCTTCTGGAACCAGTCTTAAATAATTAGAATTTATATCTAATTTCAAATTGGCTACTTTGTTTAATAAATTAGTATCTATTGATTTAATCTTATAGCTGTTTAATAATAAGTCTGTAGCTGCTTTTTCTGGATTAGATTTCATTACATTTTGATATGCGAATCCATCTAATTTTAGTTCTTCATCATGGAAGCTCAATTTACCAGCTGTCAAATTACCTTCAGCATCTTCCTTAATAGGATCTGCTTTGGCTAATTGTCTAGTAGTTAAAGCTTCAAACATTTTAGCAGCTTTTTCAGGATAATCTTTTAATTTGAAGGCTATTTGACTACCCATATGTCCTCTTGTTCTATTAGATAAATTAACTATACCAACAGCAAGAGTCTTACCTTCATCTAATATAGACACATCTGGTTGTCCCCATTTAAATACGTCTTTATCACCTATTATGTCTATATTGTCTACTAATATGTCTAATTTCTTTAATGCTTTTTTATATTCTGATTTATTTTTAGAATTTAGTTTTGCAGCTATATCTGATAAGTCTACTCTTGAACCGTTTGCCCACATAAAGCATTTAGATGGGTCAATTTTAAGAAGCATTTCAACTTCTTTCAACATTTGTCTTCTATCATAAGCTCTGAAATGTCCTTTACCAGCAACACCTCTGATTCTTAATTGATAACTCATACGTCTTGCCATAGCTTCACTTACTTCTTCTTTTGCAAATTCTTCTACCATAAGAGCACCAAAAGTGTCTCTTATTATTCCATAACCATCTCTAAAATGATTGTCTACGTCTTTTATTGTAGATTTTTCGTCTTCGGAATCTATACTACTATTGAAATAAAAGATGTTATTTGTGTTGCCCATTCTACCCCATAGACTTGGTGTAGTTGCACACAAGCTTATTCTAGAAGCTATTGCAGCTATATCATCAAATGTAACAATTTCTTTTTTATCTTTTAGCTCATTTATTTTCTTTTGCAACATTCCTCCAGTTAAACGATTCATGACTTCATATTGAGTGTCTGGATCGTGTGCTGTGAAATACACATTTGATTTTTTACCCATACTAGCTGAAGAACTAGCAGGATAATATACTGGACTATCTATATCGCCTACTTGAAGTCCATCTATTCTATAACTGTCATAATAACCTTCAGTGTTTCTGAAGTTTACTAAAACTACATCGTCTATTAACTTATATTGTTTATTTGGTCCTACATTTATTTCTCTTTCTCTAAAACGACCCACTGCATCTTCTACCATTACTGATAAACTCTTGTTTTCGTTATTTATTGAACCAAACGCCATGACAGTAGGACTCATTCCTACTGTTTGATAATTTTCTATAGGCATACCATCTTTGTCTATAGTGAATTTTCTTATTACATAGAAAGCTTTATTTCCATTAGCGTCTCTATAAAGACGTTTCATAACTTTTCTTTGTATTCTTTCTATATTTCTAGCACTGCATTTATTAGATATTGTTTTGTTAGCTTTTATACCTTTGAATTCTTCAGTTACTTTATCGCTGAATTTTACTTCTTTTGCCAATAATTGTAAGTCAACTTTCATTGTGTTTTCTTTTTTAACAGTTGTTTTCATATCTTTTTCCCCTTTCATACCTTCAGTTCTTTTTATTATTTGGTTCATGTTTTCTATTAACATATTATATCCTCCCTTTTTTATTTGGTGGTTCTTAGCAATATTATGTAGTATAGATAGAACCACTTTTAATTAAAAGATTCTATACTACAAAATACGAACGAATTTTGATAACGCAGATTTCAAACTGCATAAAAATTAATTGTTATTGAAATATAGCATAGTTGATAATATTCTTCTAAATATCGCCTCCTTGTCTTCTAAAGAAAGAGATGCCATTTCTCTATGAGCATAATCTCTGGCATCTACTTCATGACGTTGATGCATATATGCGCTGTAGTCGTCATGACCAGATATATGGTTTTCTATATCCCAACCATTGTTATATTGCCATGCATGTCTACATTCATGGAATATAGTTTCTAATACTAAATCAAAGTAGTATGTACTACCTTGTTCTTTTAATCCTCTTAATACATATCTTTTATTGATACCTATTAAGTTCTTCTTATAGTTATAATATCCTAATCTACTACTAGGCATATTATATACTGTTAAGTCCAACTCTTTAGCTGCTTGTTCACCTATAGTAGATATAGCTATCATGTCTACTATTGATATAAGAGCTACATAGCATGCTGTACTAGTGTCTCCTATCTTATTTATTTCTTTTTGTATCATAGCTTTACTTCTTCTTATTTCATCACTCTCATGATGGAATACTTTTTTAACTACTTTTCTTATTATTTTTTTCATTTTATATACCCCTCTCTTTACTTTTATTTATCTATGTTAAATGATTAATTGTTATTAATCATGTATCTACTTACTAACAATAGTTATTAATAAATACATATATGATTAATAATAGTACTTACATATAAGCTAACATCACCTCCTTCATATATATAAAGCCTGCAAATATAGAATGTTGTATTGAAACAACGAAACGAAATAAATATCAATAATAATAATTAACACTTATATATAAGTACTTTATAAATAATAAATAATAACCAACTCGCTAAATGTATCTGTTGTCAAATAATACATCTAATACATTGTTTGTGTATCGTAACGTAGAGGCTATGTATATATGTGCTTTACTATACTTCAAGCACACTATACTTAATCCATTCTCAACATGTTCATATATAGAACATGCACAGATAAACTGTTGTGTGTTACTTATCGTATCTTATTTATATTTATTATTCAGATACTGTCATACTGGATACTTATGGCGATTGTTTAATGTCATATTATTTATTATGATTATCATAAGCTTGATGCTATTTATCCTTACTTCTAATAAGCATTGGTAATAGAAGAACGATTATTATGTCGTTACATAACTGAGTCAATGAATTGTAAATTAAATTACAATCATTCCTACAACTATCTCAGTATTTAATTATTAATCTTACAATCAATAATTATTGTTGCAGGCATATTAACGTAATGGATACGAATACAATTGTTTAAGGTTTATATTAGACCTTGCTCCAAAGCTTAAGTACCCTGGGGCTAAAAATATATGTTTTATAACATATATATATAAAGGTGCTACCGCCCGAAATTTTTAAATTTTTCATTTTCCTTAATCATTGACATCGATTATAAATAAAACAGGATTTTATTAATTATTGACATCGGTGTAGGCTAATAAATTATATTTCATTTTAAGTAATAATAACTTGATAGGAGGTGTACGAGTATTTATGGCTCAAATTAAAATAAATAAAGAAGTTTTTATTAATGGTAGACTTAGTGTATCGAGGGCGAAAGATGAAAGTAATAATAATAAAATAATAGTTGTCGGTATCTTATCTACACACGATTATTTAGAAGAGATTAATACAATTGAATCTGAAAGGCTATTTCTTGATGGTGTTGATGTTTATCAGGAGGATTTTGGTAGCAATGATTATAATATTAAATATTCCTTCAAAGCAGCAGATTTAATAATTAAACCTGATTATGTACCAGATGAATGTAAGGTGCTAATAGAAATGGAAGAATATAAAGATGAAAATGATCAATTGTTTCAATCTGGAAATTTTGAAAGAGGAATACAAATGTATTATGATTTATTAGAAAAGGAGGATGATAATGAATAATGGATATAAAGAATGAAATAGAGGAACTTAATCATGAAAAAGCAGTAAAGAATAGAGAAGCAATGGAAAATATGTTAGCTAAAAATAATAATCCATGGAATTATAGTCCTGCAGCATTAGAGGCTAAGACTGCAGCTATGGCTATGTTAAGTACAAAGACTGGATTATATGCTAGAATACCGTTAACATGTAAAGGTGAGAATTGTCCATATGCTAAAGCGTGTACTGTATTAGAATATGATTTAGCTCCTGTTGGAGAAAAATGTGTACTTGAAACATCATTAATAGAAAAGAGTTTAGCTGGTTATTGTAGAGATTATGATTTATCACCAGATTCATCATATACAGATATGACATTAGTTAAAGAACTTGTTAACTGTGATGTAATGATGGAAAGAGCACAAGCTTTATTGTCTCAAGAAGGTATAGCAATTGAAGAAGTATACGCTGGTTCTAATGATGCTAATGAAAACTTTTATAGAAAAGAAATAAGTAAACCATTAGAATTATATGAAAGACATTCTAAAATGAGAGCTAGAATATTGTCTGACATGATGGGTACAAGAAGAGAAAAAGCTCGTATGAAAGTATCAGATGAAAAGAGTTTTATGGATATATTATCTGCTAACATAGATAATGACTTTATTGAAGATGAAGTCCCTGAACAATTTAAAGACGTTACTTATGAAGTTAATGATAGTGACAATAATTCACACAATTAATTGTTTAATAACATAATATACAATATAAAAGGAAGTGAAATATAAAATGGGTGCTAATAAAAAAGTTGCTGATAGTATAGCTGTTAAGATGAAAGACTTTGCTGGAAATCTTTATTTAGGTATGACTACAAAAACTACAGATGATGTTATTAAAAATTTTGCCAAAAAAGGATTAGAGGCTGAAAAGATATATGGTAGTAGAAAAGGTATTGAAGAAGCATTAAAAGCTACTAAGGGAACAACTGGATATAAACTTGGTAATTTTGTTGGTGGAGGAATAAGAGATTCTGTCAAAGATTATAACAAAGCTAAAGAAGTATATGAAGCAGCTAAGAAAACTAAAAAAACAGAAGAGGCATTAGAAAAATTAAAACCTTCAATAGTAGAAGCTGTTAAGAATGGACATTCAACTATAGACTCAAAAGGGAATAGAAAATATGATGTTAAAGCAATAGCAGGGACAGCGTTTACTGCAGGTGTTGCGGGTAGAGTTGCTACTGGTGGAGGACTATATAGAGATAGATATGGTAACACAAATATACCAGGAGTTCCTTTTATATAATATAAACATAATATTATAAAGGATGTGATTTATATATGGCTCTTATAAATAGGATAGCACAATTAGGACCTGCATTTAAAAGAGTTAATGAAAGATTACAGAAGAATTTAATTGGACCATTGAGTGGTGGTATTGGTAGTGCTATAGGTAATATTGGAGGTAAAGTACTTGGTAAAGGTATTGATTTAGTTAATGCAGCTAGAAAAGTAGATTATGCAAATATAGGTAGGTCTGGATTAGAAAAAGGAAAACGTGGTGTAGGATATACTTTACATGGTTTATCTAATGAAGTTGAATATGTAGGAAGATCTGCATCATTACTTAGAAAACAGTTATTAGGCGATGCGCCGATTACTACTAATTACCTTGGAGCTGACCATCCGATTACTAAGTTTATGAAAAAGACTGCATTATTTAAAAGAGATGATTCTAGTATATTATTAGGAGCTAAAGCTACTAAACTTGGTGTAGGTGTTATATTCGCCGGTTCATTAGTATCAGGAGTTCCTAAAGCTGCTCAAGATTATATGTTAATGCAGAAAGGACAGAATGATGGTACAGTAAGAACAAATGCTCCTGTTAATAATTATGCTCAACAAATGGCTAATCAAAGAGTTGGTTCTTCATATGCTAATAATGCAGGAGCTACAGGAGATTTAGTATTTGCCTTACACAATCAAAGACATAGCGGTATATTGTAATTGATAAGGAGGTGAATAATTATTAAATGGGTTTTTTTGATAGATTTAAAAGAAATAATAAAAAGACAGTAGAAAATAGTATAGAGAATGTTATTGATGATAGTTTAAAGTTTAATAGCGATAGTATATTTTCTCAACTTGGTGTAGGCATTAATAAAGACACAGGTGAGAAAACATATAAGTTTGGTGCAGATAATAATAAAACGATACAAATAATAACTGATAGTGATAATAACATACTTGGACAAACATATAACTCTGCAGGTAAAGAATATAGTATTAATTTTTATAATGATGGAAGTATTAAATCAGAAAAAACGAATTTATTCAATTCTAATAATGGTAAAACAAATTATTATAGTTCGTATGATATGAATACGAATTCCGTATCAGCTAGTGGTAGAACAAAAGCAGATGACGATTTAATTAAAGAAGCTCAAAAAGCATGGGACGATTTAGGTACAACAGTAAATGTTAAAGATTTGCGTAAACAACATAGTACCAAACCAAGTATAATTAAACAAGACGTGCCTGAATATGATTTTAACAGTATTGAAGATATATTAGGACCAAGACCTGAAGTTGTCAATAAACCTACAGGGAATTCTAATTTGTCCGGTTCGCTTAGAGATTTAATTAATCAAAACAAACAACAAGATATAAATGATGTAGTTAGTAACAATGTATCTTCTCCTGATACTAACGTTACTACCAATACACCAAATAAGAACGTTGATACTAATGTTAATAATAATATTGATACTGATACATTAAATAAAAATATAGAAGATGTTAATGCGTTAGTTAGTAATGGTCATGATATGACTATTGAAGAGTATAGAAATAACATACAAAACGGACTAGACTCTAGCCTACAAGATGAATTAGATTTATATAAAGAATATAATGAGTCTGTAGCAAAAGCACGACCATATTATGAAAACAACGGTTCTATATATGATGAATCAATAGGAGCGAAAAAGTTAAAAGATGCAGAAGATTATGCTCCAATAGCTGAATCTGTTAGAAATCAAAATATAGAAGATACCAATAAACTATTAAATTATGGACATGATATGTCTATTGATGAATATAGAAACAATGTAATACTTGGATTGTCAGAAGATGATAAAGCCGAATTAAATCTATATAATGAATATGTTAATCAATTAGATAGTCCTTATTATGAAAATAATGGTTCTATACATAATGAAGATACAGGTATAAATAAATTAGAACAAGCTGAAGAAACAGCTAGACGTAATAAAAAGATTGAAGAATTTAATAAACAGAAACAATCATATATAGAAAGAGGAAAAGAAAGACAAAGACAACAAGAAGCAATAGATGAAGTAAATGACAAATTAAGAAACGTAGTAAAAGATGAACCTGCAGTATATGATACAGTAGACTATACTAAAAATGCCCACAATACAGAAGGAAATAGTAAGACTGCGGATAATACAAGTTCTAATCCAAATCCCGATTCCACTAATACTAATACCAAAAATAAAACTAAAACAGAATCAGAACCTGAAATTGAAATATTAGATACAGATAAAAGCAGAAAAAATAAAAGCAATAGCAATATAGATAAAAATAATGCAATTGATGTTGAATTTGAAATGATGAAAGAAGCACCTAAGAATGATACAGCTCCTAATAAACCAAATCAAAAACCGAACACAAATACTACAACTCAACAATCAGAAGGAAGCACAGCAAATCCTAAAACAATTAAAGAACAATTAGCCGCAACTTTTAATGAAATAAAAGATACTATTAAAACAAGCAGAGAACAAAGAAACCAGGGTATACGTAAAAATACATATGGTAAATACGAATATACAAGAGTTAAAACTTCTGAAGGTTCTGTAGGTTTAGTTCGTAATAAAAGAACAGGAGATATATTACAAAGAAGTTATCGTGGAGATAAAGATGGTAAGTTCTATGGCATGTTTTTTGATAATAATGGTTTAATTGAAGAAGAAGTATATGGTGATGATAGTGTATGGGGTTATATATCTAGAAAGTATCAGAAAAAGAATAAGCTACATGATAAAAGAGTTAAAGGTGAAAAAGCACCAGATTATATGATGGATGAAGTTAAAAGAGCATGGGATGAAGCTTCGGCATCGATAAAAGATACAGTTAGCGAAGAAGATTGGGAAGGTAAATTTAAAAATGCGTTTGACTTCGATGCAGATAAAGAACGTAACAAATTCCAAGAATACATGAGTAATAACAATGTATCAGGTGAAGAGCCTTTGACAGAAGCACAACAAGCAATACTTGACCAAAGAGAAAAAGATTTTATTAATGCTAAAGAAACAGCAGATAAAGAATGGGCTGATTGGTCTGAAACAAATAAAGGCAAAAAAGAAAAACTTAAAAAAGAAATAGAGAAAAGAAAAGATTGGGCCATGAGGGCTAGAGAAAGAGGCGCAACATCTACTGAAGAATTATGGAATAAAGAATTAAATGAGTTCCAAGATGAATTAAATCAAACTATAAGCGAAGAAAAAAGATTAAAATCAAACAAAAAGAAAGCTAATCGAGATTATAATAACAGAAATACTGAAGGTAAAATTAATCAAGAACTAAAAGATTTAGGTGATATTTCTCAATTAACAGAACGTTTAGATGAATTAGAAAATATGGATTTATCTAAATTATCAGCCAAAGAAAAGTTTAAAATTAATTCTAGTAAGGAAAGACTAAAAGCTCGTATTAATAATACTAGTGACACAGAGGAAGCATTAAAACATCTTAAAAAAGAAGTGACTAAATCTAGTAGAAATATTGAAGAAATGGCTCCAAAACAATTGCTTAAAGAAGTAGGTATGCCTACGGTGTTTGCAGGATTCAATGCAGTCGGTACATATAAAGATAATAGACGTGAAGGTAAATCAGTTGTATCATCAGCAGTAAGAGCAGCAGGAGACTTTGTATTATCTGAAACATTAGGACCAGTTGCATATATGGCTGTCAATATGGTTAAAGAAGTACCAGATTTAGCAGTTAAAGGATCAGCAGCATTATTTAAAGAAATGAGAAGAATGAATTCATCATCACGTTTAACTGTATTTGGTGAATCAGAATTTAATGACACACAACAACTAGCAACAATGAGACAATCAGGGATGGAATTAGCTAAAATGAGTCAATACAGACTAGAACAAACATTGATGGGTAATGAAGCTAAATATCTTCATAAATAATTAATTAGTATTTAATACATGTATGTATTAAGGAGGGTGTATTATAGAATATGTCAATTTATAAAAAGAAAACAGAAATTGTAAATATTATGGAAGCAGTTTTTGAAATAGAATTTACAGATGAACAAATAGGTGTGCTTATTGCAGATGAAGATGCAATTATAAAAAGACAACGAGGTAAAACATTTGTTATAGCATGTAAAGCAATACTTGAATGTTTATCAAATGATGAATCATTAATACTTGTTGTATCACGTAACAAAATGCAAAGTAAAATGATGAAAGATTATATAAATGTTTTACTACATCGTTTAGAAGAATGTATAGAAATGTCTTATTTTATAGGCACTAATGAAATAAAAATAAATCAAAGTACTATCAAATTAAAAGAAGATAGTAGAGACTCACTAAGAGGTTATAGACAATGTTTTAACTATATACTGATAGATGATGCAGATTTAGTAAACAATATCAACTCTCTATTTGTTAATCTTTTATTATTAAATGTAAATAGTATAGTGATTGGGGTGAGAACAGACTAATGGCTTTAAGTAAAGCACAAATGGCTAAGCTGCAAGAAATAAATAACGATCCAGTTAAATGGGCCCAGACATTCCTTGTAGGTTATGATAAAACATTAAAGAAAGATACGCCATGGACTGCTAGATGGTATCAAGCTCAAATGTTAAGAGATACTTCGAGAAAAAAAGTATATAGATGTGGCAGAAGAACTGGAAAGTCAGAATGTATGGTAATTGAAGCTTTATATAATGCTTGTAGGAGAAGAAATTTCCGTGTACTACTAATTACACCATATGAAAATCAGATACAATTATTGTTTCAAAGATTATCAGAATTAAGAGCATCTAGCCCATTGTTGAACGCAAGAGTAGTATCTGCTACAAAAAATCCGTATAGAATTGAATTTGATAACGGTAGTCTTATTATGGGATTTACTACAGGGGCATCATCAGGAAGTTCTGGGGCTAGTATCAGAGGTCAGGCAGCTGACCTGTTAATATTAGATGAATGTGATTATATGGCAGATGGAGACTTCGATTCTGTTTTAATGATAGCCGCAGAAAGAAGTGACATACGTGTTATAATGAGTTCTACACCTACAGGTAAACGTGGTAATTTTTATAATGCATGTACAAATAAAGATGCAGGTTATACTGAACATTATCATCCTTCAACACATAACCCTGGATGGAATGACGCAATGGAAGCAGAAATGAGAGCAATGCTTTCAGAAGAAGGTTATATACATGAAGTACTTGCAGAATTCGGTTCACAAGAAAAAGGTGTATTTAATAAAGAAAAACTTGATAAAGCGATACATATGTTAGATTATGCATATAATCCTTTAGATTATTATCAACAAGCAAGATGCAAAGATTCCAATAAATGGCCGTTAGAATTATTTTATGATATCAATAACACAGCACCAAAGAATATATTTAGAACCATGGGTGTAGACTGGGATAGAGATATATATAATTATAGTTAAATATATTATACCTCGTAAATAAATGTACGAGGTGGTATCATTGAAACATAATTTAAATAAAGAATATTTTAAAAATATAGATACAGAAGAAAAAGCATATTGGCTAGGATTTATAGCCGCTGATGGATGTGTTTACAAAATGAGTAAAAATGCACATAGACTACAAATTAATTTATCTTATAGAGATATAGAACATTTAGAATTATTTAATAAATGTTTAGAATCGGATTATAAAATAAATATAAAACAAATAAAAAATAGTGATATTTGTGAATTAAAAATAGCATCAAAACAACTTACTGATGATTTAATTGAATTAGGAATCACTCCAAACAAATCTTTAAAAGTTAAAATGCCTAATATTGATATTGATTTGATTCCACATTTTATAAGAGGTTATTTTGATGGTGACGGTTGTATTACATATTCTGAAACACCTACTAGATTTAGATATAAATTTTCTATAGTAGGTGGAGAGTCTATGTTGGGGTCTATCAATACTTATATGAATCAAAACATAAACATTTATCCTATAAATCATTCAGATGCTTTAGATTTATGTACATCTAATAAACAAAAAATAATTAATATTTATCATTATTTATATGATAATGCTAATATTTATTTAACTAGAAAAAAAGAAAAATTTGATTATATATTGTCCCGTTTTGTAGGGATACAAAACAATAACAAAGTGAATTGACGGGAACCAGCTTAAGCTCTTATCCCTAAGCTATGGACGAAAGAAAATAGTGGCGTTGCTAATCACAACGGTATAGGAAAAGAATAAGAGATTGCGGAATCCGCAGCCGTGACCTTAACAGATAATGCTGAAGGTAAGGGTTCAACGACTATCCGAAAGCGAATTTATTCGTGAGTAGCCCTTTGGGCAATAGGAGTACGGCCAAGTGGTAGGTGAAAACCCTTTAAATGGAAGTCCTGTGTCTAGAACAGACAATGATATAGTCTCGACATTGCAGGAAAGCTGCAAGAAGTTCATAAGAGAACTGCATAAGATTAACGACCTTATGTGAAGACAACGAAATACGGGGCTTCTTCATCATTATTAATACTAGAATACGATACAAGATTAGATAAATTTAAAGTACTAAAACGTTATGAAATGCCAAAAACTGAATATTCATATGATAATGCAGTTAATAAAATAATTGAATTAAATGCTATTTATAATCCTTCATGGATTTACTGCGATAAAGGTGCAGGAGAATATCAGTTAGAGCGTTTACATATATACGGTGAAGAACATCCAGAAACTGGATTAAAACAAAAAGTAGTAGGTTGGTCATTTAGTAACAAAGTAAAAGTAATCGATCCAGCTACAGGTGAAAAGAATGATAAACCAATGAAACCTTTTATGGTTTCACAATTACAAATAGCATTTGAACGTGAAAATCTAATATTAAGTCCATATGATGAAGTATTATACAAACAATTAATAGATTACGAAGTTAAAAAAATAGGTGTTAATGGCAACCCTGTTTTTACAAGTGAGAATGAACACTTTGTTGATGCATTGGGATTAGCTTATTTAGCTATGGCATTAGAATTTAAACAATTAACAGGTGTCATGAAAGATATAAATATAGAAGCAAAAACAGTTATAAGTTCTGTTAATTTAACAGAAAATCAATTATTAAAATCAGGTAATACAAGAACTCAACCAAATATGAAACCTGAGATACGAGAATTTTGGGAGAACACAGACTTTTCTGAACCAAGAGGAGAAAGACAAACATGGGTCAAAACTGGATTTGAACATTTCGAAACAGATCATTATAAAAAGATTAATAGATATAATCCTTCAACTAGTTCTAGTTGGAGCAGAACATCTGGATTTAATAATTGGAGCAGGTAATATGTATAAGTAGAAGGAGGTGGTAAAATGTCTGATGATAATGAAAGATATATAGGGTATAGACCCGATATTGATTATACTGAAGAGTATAATACTGAAAGAGGCAATTATTATCGTGAAACAGAAGAACAGAATAAACAGCCTCAACAAGAAAGACCACCAATAGAATTAAATGATGTAGAAGACGATATTAAAAAGATAGACGTATTATTAAGAAATTATTTACCTTCAAAGCTAAGAGATAATGTATATGAAATTTATAAACCATTAAAAGACACTTATTATAAATATATACATAATCAAACCATATCTGGACAAATAGATGAAGAAAGATATATTGATAATTCAACTAATGCAGAATACGGTATCTATTTAAATAGAAAAGCTATATCAATTAAAAAAGGTTCCGAATATTTACTTAAGGCTTATTGTGTCCCTACTTCAGATACAGGTAATGTAGTTACTAAATGGGAATCAGATAATACAGATATATGTACTGTTGATAATGATGGTATAGTTACTGGACTTAATGTAGGTAGTGCTACAATAACAGTTACTAGCTCTTATAATAAAACAGATACTTGTATCGTATCAGTATTAGATATAGGTAGTAAACCAAGTGAACCTTCAAAGCCAGGCGACGATGATGATGGCAATGATAACAAGCCTAAGCCCAAACCTCCAATAGGTGATCCCGATAAGCCTACAAATGGTGACGAAGATGGCACAATTCACGTACAGGAAATAGCACTTGATAGAACTAATATTATTGTTAAAGTAGGACATACAAAACAATTAAACGCTACTATTTATCCTAAGAATGCTACCAACAAAGCGTTAGTATGGAGTAGTAATAGAGAAAGCTATGCTACAGTAAGCCAAGAAGGTATAGTCACTGGTATAAACATAGGTCAATGCGTCATAACTGTATCATCAGTAGATGGCAATAAATCAGATACATGTAATGTATTAGTTATTAATGATAACTCTAATACCAATCCTGATCATAATCCTGATCACGGTGGAGGTGGCGGAGATAATCCTCCTGATAAACCACCAGGCGGTACTGACCCTGATAAACCAGGTGGCGATAATAAGGAACCTCCTGATATACCTCCATGGATTCCTACTATTCCTACAAAACCTGATATTACTCCTGACCCTATTACTCCTGACATAGAAGAACCAGAGGATCCAGACGATACTCCTATTGCAGATGACCCTAACGTAATAATAATTAAACCTAAACCAAAACCTACACCTTCAATAGTAGAAGAAGAGTTTAAGAAAAACTTATACGATTTATTAAAGTATTTCATGAGCAAACTTAAAATTTCTCTAAACAAATACTATAGAGCATTATTTACTGCTATAAATAAAAAAGATTTAAATGATTTCTTTTTCATATATAATGATATCGACATAAGTAATAAAGATATAGTAAGCACATACAGACATCTACTAGATACAGCTATAAAGACACAAAATATAAGTAATTTAAAATTAGACTTTTATAATAGTAATTTTAATTTTAACCAAACACTGTATCATATTAAGAATTTTATGGTCATGTATGAATTAAGAAAAAAATATGAAAGTATACCATATTCTAAAAACACAGACAAATCTGTATCATATTCTAATAATATCTTACGTGCATGTAAGCATGAGTATAGTTTAAAGTATGATAAAGCATATGAGAATCTATTTAAATATATGGATTCATCATTGACTGTTACAGATTTAGTTATAACTGATTTAATACAAAATGTATTTACTAAGGGTATATTAACAGAGAAAGGTGGACGTAATAAATGATATTAGAACCAATGGGAGATAACATAATAATAGAATTACCAATGGAAGAAAGAACTGAGATTACTACAGAAAGTGGTATTGTACTTCCCAAAACAGCAAGAACAGATGCTGAAGCAAGACAAGATATAGCTACTATAGTTGCTGTTGGTGAAGGAAGATTACTAAATAATGGACAACTTGTTCCATTAAGAGTAAAAACAGGTAATAAAGTATTGTTTAATAAATACGCAGGAACACAAATAATAGTTGGAGATAAAAAATATCTTATATTAAAAGAATGTGATATATTAGCGATAATAAAAGATTAAGGACGTGTTGCGAATGGGAATAAGAGATTGGTTTTATTCTAAAAAACACGATGATAGCAGTATTTCTGATAATGTCGCAGAAGGCTTATCTTTTGATGTTTCTAATGCAAGTAATAAAACACTTAAGGATTTTGCCGTTAAAGCTGTAGGTTATATAAATCAAGAAACATATAGAAGAGAAAATTTTAGAAGACCGGAATATAATTTATTAGAGATTAAAGAAGCAGCTGAAGCTGATTCATATATTAAAATAGCTTTTTCTAAATACTCATATTTGTTATATAAAGAAGGTTATCAACTAAAATCAGAAAATCAAGAAGCTATAGATTATATAGCTAAGAGATTTAAAATAATGACCTTAGCTACTGGCAAACCTATGGAGATATTGTTTCAAGAAATAGGTGATGATTTAGTTAAGTATTCTAATGCATTTCTTATTAAGTCTAGAACAAATAGAATTCCCACAGTGAGAGCAACAGGTATATTAGATGAATTTCCTGTGGGAGGTTATTTCAGAGTAGATCCTACAACAATTAAAATCAAGAGAGACAAATACGGTAATGTTATTAAATACGAACAAGGAGTAGGTCTTAATAAGAAACAATTCAAACCAGAAGATGTTATACATATGTATTATGATAAAGATGCTAATAACTCTTTTGGTACTCCTAGAATAATAGCTGCATTAGATGATGTTAAACTATTAAGAAAGATAGAAGGTAATGTAGTAGCATTAATACATAGATTTGCTATGCCACTATATCAATGGAAAATAGGATTACCTCAAGAAGGTTTTACAGCAACAGATACAGAAATAAACAAAACAAAAAGAGAAGTAGAATCATCATCTCTTGATAGTTTAATAATAACAAATGAAAAATCAGAAATAAAAGCTATAGGTGCAGAAGGTAATGCATTAGATGCAAAACCTTATTTAGAGTATTTTGAGAATAGAGCATTCTCTGCTCTTGAATTGTCTGCTTCTCAAATGGGTAGAGGAGGAGCTAAACAAGATGCAGATTCTATGGAGGCTCAAATTCATAATACAGTAAAATACATACAAAGAATAATGAGTATATGGATAGAGAATACAATAATTAATGAACTACTACTTGAAGGTGGTTTTGACATATTAAATCCTAATAATGAAGTTAGATACGTATTCAATGAAATATCTATAGAAACTAAAATTAAGAAAGAAAACCATGAAATGCTTAAATGGCAATCTAATGGTATTACATTTGAAGATCTTAGACGTGAACTTGGATTACGTGATACTGCTGATGAAGAAAGATTATATGACAAGATGATTAAAGATGATTCAAGCATTAAGTCTATAGATAGAACAGGAGAATGGCAAATTAAGTTAGCTGATGTTAATGCAGCTCATGCATTACAACAAACTAAGGCAAGTAATTCTTCATCTTCTTCAACATCAACAAAAAATAAATCAGGAACAAGTACAACAACTAAGAAAGCAAGAAACACTGCAGGTAAAAAAGAACCAAGTAAAGCAGTAAATAATAATAATAGACCAACTAATCAGTATGGTACTACATCTGTGAAGGTAAAAGAATTAGAAGATTACAGGAAATTAATTCTTAATGCTTCATATAAAAATATAGAAGTTAATGCTTTAAATGCTATGAACGATTCTACTGTAGCACTAAATCTTATAACAGAAGATTATAAATTAATTCCTAAACAAGGCATAGATTTACAATATTTTTATGATATTATAAATAAAAAAGTAGATTCTGTTTTACAAGAGGCGAAAGAAAACAGTAATAATAATGGTGACATATCATTTGATAGCTATTTAAATGAATTGACAGATATAAATAATATCCTATCTTCAATGGCTTATATGTATTCATACATAAAGACAAGCTCATTAAATGAAAGACAAGAAGCTTATATACAAACAGGTGATGTATATAGCGAAATAAATACTGACACTTTTGATTATGATGATTTATTTGAATATGACATATTAAATAGTTCAGTAGTATATGAAAGGGGTGAATAATATGTACATAGAACTTATAGAAGAATTAAACGTTGGATTTTCTACTATTCCATCATTAGCTACGCAAGTAAATGATTTAACTGAGTCTGACCAAAGTATAGATTCCACTGATTTATTATACGTTCCTGCTGAAGGTGTTCATTCAATAGTAACAGGAAATTTTACGTATTATGAACCCAATTGTTTAAAAGAATCAGTACCATTATGGACAAATCCTTATGGCATACCTATTATATATCATCATAAAGAACAAGACAGTAAAATAATCGGAAGAGTTAAAGTCGCAGAGTTTATTAAGGAAAGTACAAGAACTAAAACTCCAGCTTTGGGCTTTATATTTGCTATAGGAGATAAAGAAGGAAAAGAAGGCGTATTAAACGGCACATTATCTACTTTATCTATTGGAGCAAGAGCAAAAGACTTAAGATGTTCTATTTGTGGGAAAAACATTGCAAAAGATGGTTTTTGTGAACACCAAAAAGGAAGAACATATGACGGTAAAGTTTGTTACTGGGTAGTAAAGAAAATTGAACCGAAAGAAATATCTTATGTTATAGTTCCTTCTGATAAATTCGCATATAGCGAAAAACCTTTAACACAACAACAAATAAAAGATATATCAATATCTGAATCTAATAATGAAAATGAGGTGAATGACTTGCCAAAAAATTTATTCGGAGATGTTTTTGGAAAAGCTTTAGCTGAAGCTCAAGAAGAAAAAGCAAAACAGGATGCTGCAACTGCAAAAGCTAAAGAAGATGCAGATAAAAAGGATGAAGATAAAAAAGAACCTGAACCTCCTGTAGAACCACCAAAACCTAAAGATGAACCAGAAGTTAAGGATCCTAAACCAGAGCCTGAAGCTCCTGAAGATGACAAAAAAGGTGAAGATGATAAGAAAACTGAAAAACCAGATGAACCAAAAGATGACGAAACTAAAAACGAATCTAAAGAAGTTTTGTTTGAAAAAATAAAAGATATGGAAGCTAAAATAAAAGAATTAACAGATGACTTAGCGTATTTCAAATCTAAATATAAAGAAGAAAAAGGCTTAAGAGAATCTGCTGAAAGAGATAAAATAAAAATAGAAAACGTAGTTAAAAGTGATTTAGTTAATAAAATAAATGACTTAAGAGCTACATTTGGATTAGCTGAAAAAGACGCAAACTTACAAATGAAATCAAGCATAGATCTATTAGAAAGTGAATATAATAATCTTTCTGAAATATCAAATTCAACTGTAAGCTGTGTTAAAAATATAAATAAAATACAATCTACTGCATTAGTAGACGATAAATTAGATAACACAAATAAAGAAATAAGAGAATCTGAACATACACCTAAAGAACAAAATCTAAATGCTATGTTCAATAATTTTACAAGAAGATAATAAAAGGAAGGTGGAGTAATAAATGGCATTATATCCTTACGGCTTCACAGCACAAGATATGTTACAACAAGGTGCTAGAGGCGAAATGTTCATAAACGATGGCATACCAGGTCATAGAAATGATGGACAAAGAATAAATAGAACAAATAATCAATTAAACTTAAATGACCATGATGTATTAAATACTAAATATGGTTTAGACCCAAGACTACCTAGCTTATTAAGATATGGTTTTGCTTATGGTTATAATCAATTCGTTATACCAAAAGGAAGATTAGTAGCTGCTGACCCATACTTAATGGTATTAGATACAGATACAATGCATTATCATAATGCAGTTACAATAGCTAATGGTGGTAAAGCTGTTAGATTAGCACAAGACAAAGACTTCCAAACTGGTGGAGCATTAGAAAAATGCAAAGATCAAGCTCAATTTTTAGTAGGAAGAATATGGGTTCCACTAGAAGATGCTGATGTTAAAAAATTAAAAGAAACAGATGAATTCTTATCTAAGAGTGGAGGATATGTAGGTGTTGGCGAAACTGTAAGAAAAGACGTAAGACCTGCAAATGTTCCTTTAGGAGTACTAGAAAGAAATGAATATACAAGAGACAAAGATGCATTCAATGGAATCATGTTTGGTCCAATAAGAACTGACTGTAGTATTCAATTACCATGGTTTGTTGACGATGCAAAAGCTAAAAAGAATCCTTGGGGTTCTGTTGTAGGAAATGTTAAACCTGGTGATTTAGTATGTTCAGATGAAAATGGTAGATTTGTAATGTCTCCTTTAAATAAAAGACATCCTAACTATGCTGCTACAGTAGCTGACATGGGTCAATATGAAGTAGCTAGACAACAAGTAGTAGGACAAGTTGTAGAAACAGATATGTCATTATTACCTGAAGGTGCTGCTAGATTTGCTCAATGGGCATTAGAAGATAGATTAAACTTTAAAGATTTCAACCCTTATATGTGGCCTACAACTAATAGAGCTGGTGAAGATTTTGTAGAAAATCCTCCAACTTTATATCAATCAGATTTCAGATATCCTGGATATCCTTATGATAGAACATCAATGACTAATGATTTACATATGTTAGCATCAACAAGAGAAGGATTATATAATCCAAGATTTGATGAACAACACAGATTAGACAGAGGTATACCTGGTCTATTAGATGGTTATAACGCAGTTATAAAAGCATATGGTTCTGATAAAAAAGAAACAGATACTGCATTAGATGGTAATCCTTTATTAACTGTAGCTCATATAGCATTAATAGCTGATGAAAATGTAATAAATGATGCAGAAAGAAGAGAAATATTAGTAACTCTTCCAGATACTAACTTAGAATTAGCTAAAGTACAAATAGGTGATGAACCTGCAGTAGTAATACCTAATGAAATAATAAATGTAGGAATGACTCCTATAGACGCTGGTAAATTCAAAATAGTTTATGTTGATTTACATAAAGGTGTTATAGCTATAAGACAAAACGAAAAAGCAGAAGCAGCTAAACAAAATGTTCCTGTTAAAGTGTCTTATGTTAAACGTGGAGAAGCTGGTGTTCCTACAAACCTAGACTGGGACGGATGTCAAGGTACTGTAAGAATATTAATGAATAGATAGTATTAAAACATACATTATATGTGCAGGGAAACAAATCCCTGCACATCTGAAATATATATTTATGAGGAGGCAACAAATAGATGAAATATTTCGAACAATATATGCTTGAGCTAAAAGAAATGAAAGATCAAGCTCAACAGCAATTCGATGACAAAAAAATAAATAAAATACAATTATCTGAATTTAATAATCGTATAGATAATTGTGAAAAAATGGTTAGAAATGCTTATTGTGACGATTCAGTAGAACCTATGACTATAAGAGAAGCAATAACATCTACTGATACAGTACAATTAATACCTAAAGTTATAGAAGGAAAAATGAGAGAAGCAAGTGAACCTCAATATATAGGTACACAATTCTTCAAAAAAATAAAAGTGGACAGCGGTCCTGCAGCAGTATACGTTATACCTGTAACTGGTGAATTAATAGCATACGAAGTATCAGAAGGTGGAAAATACAATGAATCTGCTTTCGATCATAACGTAATCGAAAACGCTACATTACAAATCCAAATGAAAAAATTTGGTTGTAGAGTTAGTATAACTGAAGAAGCTATAAATGATTCTAGTTGGGACATATTAGGAATAAATTTATCTAAAATGGGTAGAGCTATGGCTAGATTAAAAGAAGAACAAATATTTAAAGCATTTACTACTCATGGACATCCTGTATTTGATAATCTAATGGCAGCTCAACAAGGTACTCCTGAAAGAGCTACTACTGGATTAGGTAAAGACGGACAATATAATGGTACTTTATCTGTAGAAGATTTCTTAGATTTAGCTATGGTATTATTAGGACAAGGATACAATCCTACAGATGTTATAATGCATCCATTAGTTTGGGTTGTATTTGCTAGAAATAGTATGATAGGTAATGGATTAACTTATGGTGCATTAGGTGGAAATTATGTACATCCAAATGGTGCTATACAAGGTACACCTGCTGCATTTGGTATGGCTAATAATGGAGATGGACAAAAATTTGTTATGAAACCAGAACAAATACAAAACAGATTACCTGTTATGGGATTAGCTGTATCATTCTCTCCATGGGTTCATTTTGATAAAATGAATAAATTATTCGACTGCTATTGCTTAGATAGAAATGAAGTTGGTATATTAGCACAAAGAGAAGAAATAAGCTTAGATAACTGGGCAGATCCAGAAAGAGATATAAGATTAGTAAAAGCTAAAGAAAGATATGGTATTGGGATTATGAATAATGGTAGAGCAATAACTGTTGCAAGAAACATAGCTGTTGCTACTTCTTATCCAGCTCAACCTGTAATAAATGTAAGATCAACTGAAACTGGTACTGGATATCCTGATAATCCTTCAAACTAAGAGGTGAGATATTATGACACAACCAATAGCTAAAATAAGATTAGCTCGTGGTAATGTCGGTTTTTATGATTCTCTTACAAATATAATATTAACAAAAGCTGCACCAGAAGCAATTGTATACTCTGGTAAAAATACAGCTAATATAAAAAAAGCTATAAAAGAAGGTAAGGTTGTCTTAAAAGAAGGCTCTTTATCTTCTTTACAAAGTCAGCCAGTTTATAAAAGAGAAATAGAAGCAGAAAAACCACAGGCAAAACAAGCAGTAAAACCAAAGGCTGCTAAACAAGAAATTAATAAAAAACCAGAACAAGTAACAACTCAAAAAAATACTGTTAAGAAAGATGTAGATACTAAGAAACCAGTATCTGAAACAAAGTCTAAATAATGGCTTATATATCTTCTTATCATGTTCAAGGAGCTTATGCAGATTTATCACTTAAACAAATAATAATAGAAACTAGCTTTAAAATTGATACGGCTACTATTACTATGGATAATATTATATTATACGAATGTATTGAAGATAACATGCATGATAGAGTTACTAATTATTCTTTAAAAGTAGACACATCTGGAAAAAACATAATATTACAATTTGAAGATTATCCTAAAGATAATAGCAAGTATTACATAATAGTTAAAAACTTAATAGACAAGCTAGGAAGAACATTACAAGAAAACTATGACCGCTATATTACGTTTTCTTATAATATAAAAACTAAGGTTAATATTAATAGTCCTGCAAATCAATCTGTTTTAAAAACTAGCGACGTAGAAATTAAAATAGCTACATCAAGTGAAGATAAAGGAATTAAATACCGCTTAGAAATTTCACGAGATGTAGCTTTTTTTAAGACAGATTATATAATATTATCTGATGATAAAGATGAGGCTATAGTATCAGATGAAGAGGCATATTCTTTAATTGGTTATACAATAACTCAATCAGAAATACAAGCTTTAGTTAAATTTAAAAAAGATGGTCAATATTATATAAGAGTTCGTGCAGAACAAAATAGAAACATAGCAGGTAAATGGTGTGATAATATTATATCATTTGGTGTTACAACTGCTGAGTCTCCATTAAAAGATGATTCAGGTTTTTTAAATGATTTCTTATATTCTGATTCTTTATATGAAGAGCCATTAGAACCTTTAAAGGTAATAGGCTCTACACAAACAGGAACAACAGCACAAGAATTTTATATTGAATTTAATAAAGATATAGAATTTGTACAAGATGCTAATTCTAAATATTCTAAAGATGGTTTATTATATTTAGGAAAAGCTTATATGATTAGGAGGGATTTATAATGAGCGATGCTTTATTTACTCCGCCTGAAACAGATAAAGTAATTAATAGAGGAGGACGTGAAAAGATTCCTGTATATCTTTTTACTGACCCCGATGAGCCTAATATACTTTATATTTATTCGAAAGACGATATAGAGATAATAGATAATTCTATATATGACTTAACAGTACCAGAATTAAATTTTACAGACGGTACTACAGAAACAAAATTCAAACAAAGTTTTATAACATCTCCTTCACCAATATACGTAGAGGTAGATGATGTATTAAAAGAATGTAGAAATATACCTATAGATCAAGACTTGGTAATACATAGTATAAAAGAAGCTAGCAAAATAGCTGATTATTGGGCATATCATGATTTAAATGATGGAGTACCAAGTGATGAGGAGGATAAACTGTTTACATTAGATAATATAAAAGATGATTATTATCCTTTTTATATGTTTGTTAAATTTACTGCTGTAGCAGACTGCCTTAAATCATTTTATATAAAAGCTGTATCTCAACCTTATAAGTTCAAAGATATATTAAGTGACTTAGAAAGAGATGAAGAAATGGATTTATCAGCAATAAAAAAATTAATAGATGATTTGCAAGATGAAGCAGATGATTGGTTAGATTTGGTAGTTACAATTACTGCTGACCCTCAATGGGCTCTTAGAGGTAAATATTCATTTGCTATTACAAGTAAAAATTACAGACCATATCATCCTACTCTTATTGATAGAAATGGATGGTCAAGGGGGTATTAGCATATGAAAATAGATTCTTTAAATTATAATACAATGAAAAGAGTTATAGAAAGATATGGCTATAACTTTTATGTTATTAAAAGATTTACTAATATTAAATGTAATTGTGTAGATTCCACAACAAAAGATGCTAACCCTAGTTGTCCACATTGTTTAGGTACGGGATATAAAATAAAGATACAAAAAGTACACGGCTGCATTCGTGAACAGAAAGAACGTGAAATAAGTATAGCACAAAATTTATCGTCTTCTCCTAAAGTAGTCTATATTGAAGGCTTATTAAGATTAGAAAAAGATGATATGGTTATCGATGATGAAGCTATCTATCATATAACATCATTACAATGGCATAGAGGTGAAAAAGGAGAACCTGGTTTTACTAGATGTATTTGTCCTTTCACTAAAAGTAATGATGCAGTATTTATTAAAAACTTTTATAGGCTAATAAATGAATATAAATTACGAAAAAATTGATACGCAATATGATAGATACATTAAGCTAGATAACACAAAGAAAAATATACTTATTTTAGGTAATGCAGAAACAAGAAATGAAAGGAATAATATAATTAATCCTATTAATATAGATAATGCTAAAACAATATATGGTGAAAATTCACCTTTATATAAAGCATATGCAACAGCTTTTAGTATAACAAAAATGCCTAATGTTTATACTGTCAACTGTTACACTATAGATGATTATATAGATATAATGTATAAAGTAATACAATATGACTTTAATTTTATAGTTCCAATAGGAGTAGACTTTAGAGAAGTATTATATGCATCAGATATAGATAAAGAAAAATATTATTCATCTATAGTATTAGATATAATGTATGAATCAGAAAGTTTAAGCACATTAATAATGACTGATTATCATGCATCCGATTATGAAGATATAGATTATTTTTTAAATGATCAAAAAGAGATAATGAATAATTTTATCAACAATACTGATAATTTAGAAACATTAAATAATGAAGGTTCTAACTTTGTATTTGTACTTAACATGCTTGAAGGTATAGAAAAAGCCAATGTAGTATTAGCGGCTATGCTATCTATAAATGATTCATCACAGTATTTAGACTATATAGATTTAAAACCTGTATATGATTTAGATAAGCATGATTTACCTACTTACTGTAATTATGTATATTTTAAACATAACTATGCATTAAATAAAACTAATGCAGAAAATCTAATTAATTTTAGATTGAAGGATGATATATACAAAAAAGTACTAATGGACGAATTAATAAAAGAAGTTATAAGAGCATTAGATTTTAATGAGTATAGAGGTAAAATTTATACTAAATACGTAGATCTTCAAATTAAGACTACAATAACGAACAGTTTAAAGCCTTTTGTCAAAAAAAAGTTTAAATCATATACATTAAAAAACATAAGATTCGTAAAATTAAATACTAATACAGGTTATATATATGTAGAACTGTCTATTGTACCTTATGACTCATTTGAAGTATTAGATATAGTTATGGAGGTATAGAAATGAATAATTTAGAAGATTTGCTGAAACAACAAGAACTTGATACATTAAATAGACGTTCAATTATACAGCATTCCGTAATTGACATTCCAAGAGGAACGCCTACAAAATCAAAATATGATAAAGCAGATGGCAATGCTCAATTAATAGATTTCTTAACTATTATAGGACAAATAGTAGAATCAATTTATTCAGATAATTCAGAAGAAAATAAAGTAACATATGGACCAAGATCTAAATCATATTTTGTAAGAGAAGATGCAGACCAACCATTTAAAAATCCTCAAATTACATTTCAAGTAATAAGTAGAAAAATAAAACCCAAAACTGGTAAGTCTTTACAATTAAAAGAAAGCGGATTTGAAGAAGGAGACGATAGATCATATGAAATATTCCAACAAGAATATGTATCTATAGTTAGATTTCAATTCTTAGCTTTAGAATATAATACAGCTTATAAGCTTATGGATGAATTTGAAGACATGATGGTTGAATACAAAGGTTTCTTAAAAAGCAAAGGAATAGTAAATTATTACTTAAATGAGCAACAACCGGATGACTATAATACTGATTTTAGGGATGTTGTTGACCAATTAACTTTGGATTATTACGTAGAAACTCAGAAAAACAGAGTAATATTTAAGGAGAATGCTAAAACATTAATTATAAATGGAGAAGCTACGAATAGTGATTTTTCACCAATTCCAGCAAATCCAGAATATGAAAAATAATAAAAGGAGGTAAGATAATGGGTATTTTCGAAAATGAATTAACATTACCTGGTGTCATAACAGAAGTCTTAAATGATTATTCATCAGGCTATGATAAAAGTTCATGGGGTACTACAGAATCTGTTACTATTATAGGAACTGCCTTCAATGGTCCTGTAGGACAAGCTGTAAAAATATACAGTAAAGAGATGGCTAAATATATATTTGGTGATTCGTTTGATCCTGCAACTAAAAGAGAAGCATCATTAGTTCCTGAAATATACGATGCTTGGGATAAAGGATGTAGAACAATTTATGCAGTCAGAGTATCTGGTAAAGATATGTATAAAGACTACGAATTAGCTACTGAAACACCTTTAAAATTAAGATTGAGCGGTAAATTCCCATGTAATGATAATAAAGCTTGTTACATGACTTATCAAGCCACTCAAGGTTCAGAAAAAGCTTTCGGTGAAGCTGAAGGTATATTAAGAATTTATAAACCAGCAGACAGAACAGTTATATCTGAAAAGATGGCTGGTGTTGTTGATAATTTAGATTCTATATTGGTTACAGAAATTAATTTAGATGAAAATGGTTTAACTAAAGCATCTAGATTAATAGACTTAATAAATATAGTCAACAATAGTGTTGAAACAAATAACGTATTAAAATTAAGCTTAGTTGATAAAGACGGTGTAGAAAAAACTTCAGCTACTAAAGAGGTGCAAGAAATAACTATTGGTGCTTTATTCCCTGGTATATATACTATATGTAGAGATGAAGCAACTAAAGATGTTAAAGTTGTTACTGATATAGCAGTAGTAAGAAGTGAAGATACTGCTTTATATCCTAGTTGTACTGAAACAATATGGAGAAAATTAATATTAAATACAAACCCTGGATGTGCATATCCTATCTATGGTTCTGTTGCTGATTTAAAAACTCATTTACCAAGTTCATTAACTGTAGATGAAAACTATAATTATTTAAAAAATGTAGGAGCAATAGATACAATAGCTATTAAAAATAAAGTAGATTATGAAGAAGTTGATTTAGACGGATTCGATTTATATAAAAAATTAGGTACTGGTTATGCTAGAACTGCTACATTAAAAGAAATGAAAAAATTAGTTAGCGGTACAGAAGCTGGAGGAGATGCTCAATATTCTGTTAAATACAAAGTTGTTCCTGCTCCAGATGGAGATGAATACAAAGTAATCGGTATAAATGATGGTGTATATTCTACATTACAAATGCATGAATCTGATTATGTAGTATTAGCTGCAGCTACAGCAGAAACTGATTTAACTGAAAAACTACCTAAGAAAACTCAATTCTTAAGAGCTAAATCTAAAATAATAAAATTAACAAATACTGAAATGCCAGATGGCGCTGTATTAATGTCAGCTAAAATAGATAATAAAGACATAAATTCACAACAAGTTATGTATGATATACAAATAGCTCCATTACCTGAAGGTGTTACACAAGCTGGTATATTAGGTGCTTTATCAGAAGCTAAATTTATCAGATTACCTAAAGTAACTGAAGGTGCAGCTGCTAAAGGAGTTGAAAAGAATCAATTAGCATTTACAGGTACTAAAATACAAACATTTGATGGTGCTAAATTCGTTGATCTTGACTCTGATACATTCAACGATACTTATGTAATAACTGAAGAAGATGGTAAATTAGTTATATATGAAAAAGCAGATTTAACAACAAAAGGAACTTATACAAAAGCTGCAGATTTTTCTAAATTTATTGCTGCAGGAGGCAAAGGCGCAACTAAAGCATATGTAGTTGCTGCTTTAGGTAAAAATGCTAATGTTTATATGTTAGACTCTGAAGCTACTACTGTTGAACCTTTAATGAGTTTACAAGATTTAGCAGATGCTACAATAGATAATACAGATTTTACAGTAGCATTCGTAGAAGATAATTATCCAATATTAGACGAAGCTAAACCTAATCATACATATATCAGAGTATATTCTAACTTATTAGAATACTGTTCTATAGAAGAATTTGTTGATGAAATGAAAGATATAGAAATATTATCTAATTTATTTGATTTTGAAGTTGCTAACGCTTCTATAGCTGCTGATGATTTCCCTGCAAATCCTATAAAAGCAACTGAATACAACAAAGAAAAAGAACCAGTATATGATACTACTTTACATATACCATATACTACTACTGATAACTTTGCTAGACATTTAGCTCAACATTGCTTATATACTTCATTAAAAACATATCCTACTCATGGAATAATAGGTTGTGATAGATTAAGTGCAATATCATTAGGAACAATAGCTAAAAGAGTTGAACAAATCTGTTCATTAGATTTAGACATGTATGCTAAAAAATCTAACGGTAATAACATGTTAGATTCTGATAACTTACCACATCCAATAGGACGTTGCTTATCTGTAACATTTATGCAATACCCTGTAGGAACTGGTAATGGATATAGTTATACTTCTAGTGGTGCTGCTGGTTATGCAGGTATGATATCTACATTAGATGCAGATAGATCATCTACTAATCAACCTATAGATATAAGTGAAGACAACTTAATGTTTAACTTATCAGAATATCAATTAAAACAATTAAATACTGCAGGTATAGTTTGCTGTAAAGTATCTACTACTCAAGGCGTAGTTGTTGTTGATGGTATAACTCAAGCACCAGCTACTTCAGTATACAGAAGATTATCTACTACTAAGATAATTAATGTTGTTGGTAGAAGATTAAAAACTGCTATAGAACCTTATATCGGATTACCTCAATCTGATGCTTATTTAAATGCTATGGAAACAGCTATAAAATCTACTATGAATCAATTAGTAGGTGTATTAATTAATGATTACAACTACGAAGTTGTTACTGATCCTGCATCTAAGAAATTAGGTACAGTTAAAATTAATTATGCTATAGTTCCTGCATATGAAATAAGACAAGTATATAACTCTATTTCAGTTACAGAAGCTAACGCTGTTTAATATAAATAATTAAGGAGAGGACCGGATTCCTCTCCGGGTATATTATATTAGAATACAAAAAATTTGCTTTTTAATTCTATAAAAGGAGTGAATTTAATATGGCTAATATGACAGCTCAAGAATATGCCAATACTTACACTACTTTTGGTGGTGCAGATATAACTGCAACATTTAATGGTAAAGTAATTGGTGAATTACAGGCAATAAGTTATAGTATCCAACGTGAAAAAGCACCAGTCTATACATTAGGCTCTGCAGAACCAAGATCTTTCAGTAGAGGAAAAAGAGGGATTGCAGGTAATCTTGTATTTATAGTGTTTAACAGAGATGCTTTATTACAAGAATTAACTACTGGTCCAAAAATATCTAAATATAAAGCAAACGATACTGCAACTTTCTTAGAAAATGATGAAGCAAGATTCATGAGTATAGAAAGCTGGGATAAATATATGTCTAATCTAGCAAGTCCTAATGGATTTACTGGAGGAGGAGAAACAGGTGGTACTGTATCTGATTTAGTAAATGATTCAGCTACACCAATTTATGCAGACGAAATATTACCATTTGATGTTACAATATCATTATCTAATGAATATGGTAAAAAAGCTAAAGTAACATTATATGGTGTTGAAATAATGAATGAAGGTATGGGATTCTCTATAGATTCTATAACTACTGAAAAAGCATATACATTTGTATGTAGATCAGTTGATAGTATGGAAACTGTAGGAGAAGATAACCCTGGTAAAATCTACTCAACTTGGTAGAATATATAATTCTCAAAAAGTAATATTAAGTAGAAGGTTAAAGGCCTTCTACTTTTTTATTATAAGGCGGTGATAAATTGGCAACAAAGATTACTTTAGATGGATACGATAGTTATTCTGGAGCTGATATAGTAGTAACAGCTCAATTATCTAATATTGATGGCAATAGTTCTATAAGTAAAAAATGTTATGTATTAGGTTCATTACAGACAATATCTATATCTACATATCAAGATAAAAGTCCTGTTAGAAGTATAGGTAATATTAATGCTAAAGATTATGTAATGGGTCCAAGAAGTATAGCAGGCTCATTAGTATTTGCTGTATTTGATAGACATTTTGCTTATGATATATTTAATGATTTAAAAGAATATACAGGACAAAATGTATTATTGTCTGATGAAATACCGCCATTAGATTTTACTTTATGTTTTCAAAACGAATACGGTAAACGTAGTAGAATGACACTATATGGAGTTAAGATGATTAGTGAAGGACAAGTAATGAGTATTAACGATATGTTTACAGAAAATACTTATCAATTTGTTGGTACAGGATTGGAAAACTTAACACCTGAAGATAGTGCTTATCCTCAATTAAATCCTGCATCTAAACCAGTTGATCCTATTATAAGTCCTATAAAGAGACCAATAGAACCATTTAATAAAATAGATACAGGTAGTAAATATGATTGGAAACCTACAGACGACGATGATAATAATAAAAACCATGGTGGGGGCGGAATAAGTGATGTTGAAATAAATCAGCCTATAATTGATGAAGATTATGGAAATATAATTATAGGTGTTAACAATCCTAATGCAGTTAATATATATATGACTAATAAATATGAAGACGGTATGGATCAATTCTTAAATTCTGATATGTTTGATAACACTAATAAGTGGACTGTATCTGTTCCTGAAGGCGTATATAATTTAATTAGCTACGATAAAGAAACAGGAGAAAAATTAAATGAAGTTAATGATATAGTTATTAAATATCAAAATACAGATGAAGATTTAAATGATTATCCTTTAATTAATTATATATCTGAATCTATTATAGAAGCTGAAATAAACAATCCTAAACACAATCAATTAACATTAGTTAATAATGATGTGATAGTCGATAAGATTATAGCACAAAAAAATAAGTGCGTGTTTTATAATTTAACGCCTTCAACAAGATATGAATTATATAGTAGTAATTCAAACAATGAAAATAAAATATCGAAAGTATCAGTATGTAGTACATTAGAATCTAAATATGAAACAGAAAATGATTTTAAAACATTCGTATTAAATAATAGCAATCTATGGAAAGATGATTTAAGTACTGTAAATTACGATTCATTAAATATAGATAATTCATTAAATCTATTAGATAAAATAATGAATATGGATTATGAATTTAAGAATGAGCTTTTATTGTATGCTATTATATATCAGAATGATTTTCTTAAATGTGCTAATAGTGAAAATGATATTAATATTATATATAATTATGATGTATTAAATCCTTATTTTACTACAAAGAATGCCTACAAGCAGCTAATCTTTTATTTTTACAATAACAATGATTATTACTATGGCAATACTAAAACTTCTGAAGATGATAGTTTTGAGTTCGTATGCAATAAGACAAATAAAAGATATTATACTTATGCATTAGACAGTGCTAACTTAAAAAGTTTAAAATATGACTTTTATAATTACAGTTCGGACATTAAAGATAACCTTAATCAATATAAGAAATTAGATATCAATCTTAATGATTATAATTATGGTAACTATAAAGAACAATTTCCTGTAATGAGTGAGAATTTATTAGACATTATAATTTATAAAGACTATAACCTACCTAAATATTCTATACTAGATGCACCAAAAATATCATATGATTTAAATAAAGAACAGCTATATGTTAAACTTGATTTTTCAGAATATATGGATGAAAATAAAACTTATTATTTATGTATCTGTAAACAAGATGATGTATTTCAAAACATACCTATAATAAAAATTAGTATAGATAATACAATGACAGAATTAATGCTTAATAAATATAAAACTCATATACTTAAAGATAATTATTATTTAGTTTATATAGAAAATGAAAATAGTGAGATTATATCATCATCTACTATATTAAGTTCTTATACAGACTCTACGGAGCTTAGTGAATATAAATATGAGAACTTAAAAGTTTATTTGAATCAGCTTAAAGCATCATTATTAAATATTTATTCTTGTAGGGACTTAATAGAATCAGTTTATTTATCTGTATTATCTTATGAATCAGATACAAATAACGTATTATATACATTTATACAAGAATTATTAAACGAAGGTGTGGATTCGTTACAATATAGTAGTTTAGATTCTATGGTTAATGATTTATTTGATAAAAACTTTAATGACTTATCATTAAAAGCAGAATATGTTACTTATACAAATAATGTATTTACATTTGATAGCAACAAAATTAATACAGTTGTATTGGATTTTTATATTAATGATGAAGAACCTACAAAAGAAGTATTTACAGATACAGCTCCTATAGATTTAAATAGTAAAAATAGTTATTATACAGTTATATATGGCGTACATAAAACAAATAAAACAAAGACAGGTTATTTTATTAGAAATAATATTAATAATAGATACTATTATCATAAGTTAAATATTAATCAAGTTAATAATAATGTAATTAGCACGGTTAAAATTTTCTATGATGAAATAAAAAATAACTTAGAAATTATAGGCCCTGTTACATTTAACTATGATTCTATGACAGAAAATTTAAGTATTAAAGGACCTATAGCATTTAATTACACTAAAGACGATGAAGATTTATCTATAAAGAGAACTAATTGGAGGTGATTTAATTGGCTTCTAACTATTATACATATGGTACTAATTTAAGAAATAAAGAATTTTTTACAAGCACAGTAAATACTAAGAGCGGAATTAAAAGATATTTTTCTAATATAGATACCGATATATATTTTGGAAATACTAAAGTAGATGAAATGGTTGAATTTCAATATTCAGTAGAAGAAAAGAAATTGCCAATATTTAGTTATAATAAGTTTTATGCTGATTTAATAGTACCAGGGCAAAGAATAGTACAAGGAACATTTGCTATTAACTTTACAGACGGTGCTTATATGACAAATTTATTAAATAGCGTTCCTGATTCTGTATATAACGAAACAACGTTTGATGCTGAGAAATTTAATCCTGGAGACGATAAAAAGAATTCAGCATTATACAGCAAAAACTTTGATATTACTATCTGTAATGGTAATTATAAGGCATCTAATCCTACATATAATGCTACAGCACAAACTCTATGTGGAGTACAAATAAATAATAATGGTGTAGCCGTTAGTGCTGAAACAGGGAAACCAATACTAGAAGTCTTTTCATTTATTGCTAAAGACTATATAGATGATATATTAGATGAATATAAAACAACAGACGATAATATTGACGATAATGTTACTAACAACAATACTTCTGGAGGTAATAATAATACAGGAAGCAATACAGGAAATAATGGTTCTACAGATAAAAATAATGGTAGCGGCAATAATAATGGTAATACAAGTACTAATAATACATCAGCAGGAACATCATATAAAGATATTAACTATAATATAACATTCTTTGCTAGCGTCAGTGGAAAAGACAGTGGAATGATAACGGTATATCCTTCAACGAAAAAAGCTAGTATTGATTTATATAAGATTAGTCAGACTTGTACATTAGAAATACTTGACTCTTCTGTATATAATTATTTAAAAAATAAGACAGTTAATTATAGTAAAGTATTTACATTAAAACACAATAAAACATATAATCGTTATGATATAGCGCTAGATAATACTAGACCTATTGTAAGAAATCTATATGCATATCATCTAGCTAATCCTAAAAAAGCTGTAAGAGTTAAAATAAAGTATTCTGCTACTATTAATGGTAAAATGACACAAGTAGAAGAAACATCATTGTCTATGATATTCAATGATTATAGAACTAGATAATATAGGAGGAATAAAATGAAAACAACAGAACAAAATAAAACACTAGATACTGATTCAATAGCTTTTGAACAAAAAGTGCAACAATTAAAAAATAAATATGGTGCTATATATCAAATAGAAATAGCAGACCAAAGAATTATATTTAGACCAATTACAAGAAAAGAATACAAAGAAGTAATGAATCTTAAAGCAGAAGATGGCGAAGAATCTATAGTTATGAAAAGAGAAGATATAATAGCTAAACATTCTATAGTTTATCCTGAAGCTACTGAAGTAGAAACATTACTTGAAGAATATGCAGGAGTTGCTGAAGTAATTTGTGATGAATGTATGAAAATATCAGGATTCTTAAACAACAACGAAAGAATAGTTAATAAATTATAATGAAAACTAATTCAGTAAGTTATGATACTTTAAGTTCGTTTGAAGCTTTATTGGAGAAATATACAAAAGAATATGATAATGTATCTACTCTTGTTATAGATGATGACGTATTTATTATCAAACCCGTATCAAGAAAAGATTATAAAGATATAGCTAATAGTGAAGTATTAAGTGATATTGATAAACAAGATTTAATATGTAAAACATGTATATTGTATCCTCCTAACTTTGACTTGGATTCATGTGTTGCAGGATTGCCAGAAAAGTTATATGAAGAAATAATGGATCGTTCTTATATATTGAAAGATTCGATGATTGATTTGATTAAAATATTTAGAGAAGAAATGACGCTTATGGATAGTCAAATGGAATGTATTATTTTGAAGGCATTTCCTTCATATAGACTAAGCGAGATAGAAAAGTTGGATATGATACAATTTACTAAGTTATTTACTAGAGCTGAATGGATTATAAATAATATGAAAGAAAATATGGAAGTAGTTGATATAGTTGAGGCAACAGAATCTGCATTAAGTAATTCAAATGATAATGCAGAAGTTAAACAAGAGCAAAAACAGGAAGAAAAAGAACAAGTATCCCCTCCTGTTAATAATGATACTGAAGATAAATTATCAAAGATTACTAACATGGATGATAAACCTATTAGTAAAATGACTCCAGAACAAAAACGAGCTATGGATGATTTTTATAAGAAATATCCACAATTCGATAAGAATACTGATTATGTTTATAGAGGACGCGTTCCTACAGAATACAAAGAACCACCTGCTCTTAGACCTAACTGGGGCAGAAGATAAAAGGTGATAATATATGTTTAAAAGATTTTTGTCTAATAAAAGAATAGATAGCGAAAGAGATGATACTAGACAAAGTCGTTTACTTAAAGCAGGTGGAACTGCTCTGGCTATTGGGGCTGGAGCAGTTTTTTTTCAGCATTCAGAAATAGGTAAACGATTTAATGACGTTACTGAAGCTCTTGTTCCTATATCTAAAAATATGCGTAAAGAATTTATAGGTAAAGATAAATATGATTTAAATACATTTAAAGAAGCATATGAAAACAATATAGGTAAAAGAGGTTCATTAGTTAAAAAGAGAATACGAGAAAATAGAAATAAGGCTATTAACAGTAAGATAACATTGTCTGATAAACGAGGACTATTAAAAGATATAAGAAACATTACACAAACAACTAATGGTGCTGGTTTAAAAAATATGCTTGCTAAAAATGTAGCAGATCCTAAATTAAGACAAGATGCTTATAACAAATTAAGAAAAGATCCTAGATATAAAAACATATCAGACGCTAACTTAAAAAAACTAATAGCTAATGTGTATGAAAAAGTTAGTGAGCATACAGATATAACTAAAATAGAAAATGATAGTATGCTCACACTGATTAGTCCTAAAACATTTAAAGGTCAAGGATTTAATACAGAACAACAAATAGATTTTATTAAACAAGTTACTAGTTTTAAAAATAAACGTAGTAGTGAAATAAAAGCAGCAGAAAAGAAATATGGTAAATTTATTAAGAATGATGTTAAAGAATTTGCTATGGCATATGAAAATCTAAATGATATGGCAGGCAATAAATCAACAAGTAAATATAAGAAGATTGATAAATTTGCTAAGAAACATTTCGGAGTCGATATCGATTCTGAATATCTTATTAAGGGTAGTAAAGCATTAACAGTAAAAGATTTAATAGAAACAGATAGTACAGGTAAATCAGTATTAGATAATGCAGACTTACAACAAACATTAATTAATTTAATAGAAGAAACAAAAATAAATGGTAAGAATGTAGAAAGAGCAAAAACACAAGAATTCGATATTAAAAAAAATCTAGAAACATTAATAGAAAGAGCTAAAGATGATTCTAGATTAATGGATTTAACTGTTGATGATACTATTAGAGTAAGATATAGAAATGGTGAAAAAGAATTATTTCAAGCATCTGAATCTAGTGAATTTTTAAGCAAAGCTAAAAAAGCATTAAAAAATACATTACCTGGACAGATATTGTTTAAAGGAATAGATGATAATGAACAAGCACCTATTACATTTATAGGTGCAGGACAGCGTTCAGGTACAGCTTTTATACAAAAGAAAACTAGAGGCATATCTGATGAAGATTTTGATAATGTTACTGTAGGCTTAATGGTAAATATAGCAGGCTATACTAGAGACATATTGGAAGATGCTAAAGACAACTTATCGTTAAGTTATGTATCAGAAAAACAAAAAGTAGTAACAGGATTCAAAAGAAATATGCTTAAAAGATTATACGGTACACCTGACACATATAATCCTGAAGCGTATCATAATTACATAGCAGAAAAACTAGACCTTAATCAAGATGGACGAGGTAATATTTTAACTAATATAAAAAGAAGATTTACTAAATTCGATGATCCATCGTGGGGTATGAATATAATAGAAAATGCTAGAAAGTTTTTATTAGAATCTAATATTAATGGCGAAGATTTTAGTAGCCTACAAGTAGATAAAGCTTTTATGCAAGGCGGCTTTGAAGAAATAGAATATACCTTCCATATGTTGAACAATAAAGTACAGGGTGTATCTGATGAAATGATTAACTCTATATTGAATGGTCCATATGAAAGATATGTTAATGATACAGATAAAGAAATATTAAAGCAATTGTTAAATGGTGATGATATAAATGAAGTATTTAAGACTATAGAAGGTCATAAAGACTCAATAAGAAATCAGAACATTATACAAATGCTTGAACGTTATAAAAACGATCCTGATTCTGTAGAAGATTATATAAAAACTAAATATATAGAGCGTAGCACTTTTATGTCTAAGTTCTTAGGTGAATATTCTATTGATGAAGATGTATCGCTAGATATACATGGTCAAATGAGAATAGAAGCATTAAAAGATTTATTCCAAAACATAGATAATGAAAGTGATTTATCTGATACAAGTGCTTATAACTTTATACAAGGTGTAGGTAAAAATTTATCTGAATCTGAACAAAAAGCATTTAGAGATATTAATATTATATCTATGTATGAAAAAGATGTTAAACCTTCAACTGTATCTGGTTATACTGATGATATTGATGCAGTATTTACAGAAAACAGATTGGGTAGATTCTTTGACAGAATAAATAATAATGCAGAGTTTAAGCAAGAATTAAATACTAATATTGAACTTATTAAAAAAGATATAGGATTATCAAGCAATAAGTTTAATAGAGATTTGAATGAAGATATAGTTGATCAATTCTCTAAAGATATGTTTGTAAATGACAGAAGTATTATTGGTCAATTCTTAATAGAAGATAACAATAACAAAATTAAACTTAATGGTGAAGGCATTAAAGACTTCTTTAAGAGCATCAATGCTGGACGTAACAATCCTGAAAATATTACTGAAACTACGCTAGGTATACAATATTTAATAGATAGATTAGACTTAGGCATGGATGTTGTAGGTTTAGGTCTTTCTGATAAATCAACAAGCAGTGCATTAGATACAGTTAAAAATATAGCATTAAAACGTATTCTACCTATAGTAGCTATATATGAAGTAGGTAGTGTATTAAATTACGAATCAGAAAAAATAACAGGAGTATCTATACCTGGTGCTGCAGCTAATGGATTAAAAAATATAGATATAGCAGGTAGAAAATTATTAGATGCTACACATTTAAGTGATAAAATAAATTGGATAGCTGAAACATCAGTTATACATGAATACTTATTTGGTCAAAGACATTTTAATAGTGCAGAAGAAGAACAAGATTGGTATGACAATGGTTATTCACCTGTAAGAGGTGGTAGACTATGGACATTTGGTTCATCATCTGAATTTAGAGGTAGTGATGTTAATTATTTCCAACCTAACTGGTTAAAGAGAGCACATAGTGATTATCATGATGTATCAGTATATGGCTCAATAGATGCAAAATGGGCACATAGTTGGATACCAACCCCACAACATCCATTGGCTCCTATTAGAAGATTATTAGACCCATATTGGTTAGAAAAATATCATTTAGAAGAAAATGACAGACCATATCCTTTAACAGGTAAGATGTTTAGCGAAGGCACTCCATGGGGAGCAATACTGAATCCTACAGTGGGACAAATATTAAAACCTGTACGTATGTTGCCAGAAGTTAAAAAAAGACTAGGTAAAGATGGTAGAGATGCACAAGCAATAATAGAAAACTTAAATACTCGCATTAAACAACGTAACAATGAAAATGATGATTTATTAATAGTAAGAGGTACAGATATAAGAAATGGTGAATATGTTCCATATGGTAATCCTGAATCGGATGAAATAAATGTATCTATTCAGAATGGCCAACCTACTGTAAAAGGTATTGATTATATGAATACAGTACAGGATATAGGCGATTATGAAACTCCTAATGGCAGAACATATCAAGAAGTGCAATATGGTAAATATGTAGGCGCAACTAAAAAAGCGGGAGCAACTATTGATAGACTGTATGATAACTTGCAACCAGAGCAAATAGGACAAGAAGAATCTGTTGCTATTAAAGCTGTAAAAGCAATTAATAAATCGATAAAAGATAAACTTAGTCATAGAAAACAACAAGTAGCCTATACAAGAAATATTAATGCAGCCACTTCTCCTGATAAATCACAAGGAGCATATATATATAGAAACTTAGTTAATGAAAGATTAAACTTTGATGAAGACTACTATACAAGTATGGACACTAAGTATATGGTAGATAAGAATTTATTAAATGATTTTAGAAGAGATACTATATATAGTGTTAAACAATTAACTGGTATATATGGTTATTTAAGTGAACGAGCTTTTGGAGAGAATTCATATACATATAGATATGAAAACGCAGGACAAATGAGTTCATTTACTAGAAGATTCTGGGATGCATCTGTAGGTGGTATTGGTGGAGAATTTATGGAAATAGCACGTAGATTCTTTCCTAACCAAGATAGAAGTAGAATTAATATTAATCCATTAAGAAACAATATGCCTGATTGGATTCCTGATACTTACCATGAAGGAGATCCATATACTCAGATACCAAAAGGCGAAATGAGATTGCCTGGCAAAGGTTATGAAACATTAAATGCATTACACCCTGACCAATTTGGTAACTATGGAGCTTTTGATAGATATAAAATACTTGCAGATATAGCGCCTAACTCTGCAGAATATAAAAAATGGAAGAAGATAGCAGAGAATACAGTTACAGACCCTAGCCTACAAAAACAAATGGGTGATATAGCAGAGCGTACAGCTAAAATGTCTGGTAAACATGAATTCTTTGATTATAAATACTTACATAACAATACTAAATATGAAGACGCTGTAATAAAGAATATTAATAGTGATGGTTCAGTTACACTAGGAGATAATAGTGTTATAGAACTTGCAGGTATAAAGAGTACACAAGATACTAATGAGTATCTACGAGAAATGTTAAAGCCTGGAGATAAAGTAATACTACGCACTAATAAAAACATGAACTATGATAAAGATACTAATACTTCTACTAAAAAAGCTGTAATTTATAAAGAATCAGAAAATATAAATCAACAACTAATACAACAAGGTGGAGCAGAAAAAGATAGAGAAGATAATAGTGCATTAGCTATTCTTGGTAATCAATCAGGAACGCAAGAAGTGATAGGTTCTATTATAGAATTCATAGCACATGCTCCTATACCATTAATACACAATAAGTTTATGAAAGTAGAATCTCCATTAGAATCATATAAGAATGAATCTATATATGGACATAATTTCCAAACATGGGATCATCCTATAAAGAATTTTATTGAGCCTGCATTTAATAGACAATCAGATAAAAGCGTATTAAATCAATTCTTATCTATGAGTTATGCTGCTTATCACTTTAAGAATGTATCAGACAAAATAGAATCAAGAGGGCTACATTTTGCTAGTTCTGTAGTATTGTCTACATTAAATCCTACTGCTTTTATAGGCGGTAACGTAGCTATGTTCTTTACGGGTATGACTAATAAGAATGTATGGAAAGATAGACATAATTTCTCTACTGCATGGCAAACAGGTGCAGAAATAGGTACAGCATTAGGAGGAGTTAAATATGCATGGGATAATGCAGATAACCCTATTAAATCTACTGTATCAATGGCTCTTACTGGTGCGTCTATGGCTGACAAATTAGCTAAACTAGGTGGCAAATTAGAAGATTTAAGTCCTAAACAAGGAGCTATACTTGGTGCAGGTATTGGATTAGGATTGTCAGCAATAAAAAATCCAGGCTTCGATAAAGATAAAATGTTTAAACCTCATGTGTCTAATTATGTTAAGAAAAAATGGGCATTAGATGAATACTTCGATAGATTAACTTATATTAAATATGAAGGTTTATATAAAGTAGCTAGTGCAAGAGCTGCATTCTTTGAAAGAACACCTGTAAGACAAATATTTAAAGAGTTAGATAAGAATAGAGATAAAATAGCTAAACTGAATCGTAAAGAGAAAAAATTACAAGAACAACGATTTGGTGATATGAATAAAGCACAATACAGAATACAAGATATAGAAAACAGAAAGATGGCTTTGGAGGAAAATGTTAATTTATTCTTTAAAGGTGGCAAGTACACTAAAGCTGCCATTGCTTATAAGAAAAAAGCAGAATCTACTATATATGGCTTAAATGAAACAGCTACTAAAGATGAAATATTAGCAGCTCTTCCTGAACAATACAAAGACCATTTTAAAGCATTTATGGATATATCTGACAAGAAAGAACAAAAGCAAATACTTAAATATGTACCAGAATATTTACAAAGACCATTACAGATAGCATGGGGAGAAAAACCTAATAAAGTAGAGTCAAATAAAAAGTATTTTAAGAGTCATAAATTACCTTCAATGGCATGGGTTGGATGGAAACCTAATGTTAACATGAAACATGTCAAGATAAAAACAATAGAGAACGAAGGTATGATAATGTCTGACTTTGGTTATTACGATTCAGAAAAAGCTAAAGCATCGTTTGAAATGGCTCCTGACATAGAAAATTATGATCAAAGAAACAGAGCTGGTGGAAGTGTATTAGGAGCAGTTAATCTAAAAGCATCATTACACGGATTAGGATTAAACGCATCTAATATAACTGTAGAACAAACATCAAGACCAGGTGTCTGGTTTGTATCAGATGTAGTAGGCACTGCATCAGATGTTAAAAAAGCAGCAGGTTATCAAGCAGCTATGGCTGTACAATCTGTAATGAATAATCTATTTTAATAAGGCAGAACTAACAAGTTCTGCTTGTTTTTTATGTAATAAATAGTATAGAAAAGAGGTGCGTACATGGCTATTAATTTTAAAGACAAATCGAATACTAACATCTTCTTTGATGATTTAACAGCAAACTATTATATTAATCAAACAAAGAAGAAAGTAGATGATTCAATTATAAAAGTAAGTGATTTAATTAATAAGAGAGATGAATTAAAATTAAATCAACCAAATAATGAAAAAATAAAAGGAATAGATAATAAAATAGAAAAGCTTTCTCAATTAAAAGCTCATGAAATAATGAAAGCAGGGATTAACCTACAAGAAAGCGCATCTAAGGTTATTAACACTAAAGATACTAAAACTTATATATCAAATAAAAATAAATACATAAGAAAAAGTGATGATACGGGATTAAAGAATGCAATAACAGCATTAAATAATAAAGGATTCTTTAGTCTTAAATCTAATAAAGCTATAACAACTGTAGAAGATTTTATGATAGATTTTACAGACTATAATGGTGTGAATATGACAGCTACAACATCAGACATAGAGCGTATTCATGCTAGAGTAGAAAATATGATTAATAATAAACATGGTTTTATACATTCTATAGATACAGAAACATTGGGTGCTACTACAAGTACTAATGTATGGAGACCTACATTTGTTACAGAGTTTGCTAAAGTAACTACTGATTTAGCTAATCCTAACAATATACAAAAAACTAACGTATTACTAGCAGATCCTGATACATATGAGAAAGAATATAAAAGAATAATGGAAGCATTAGAATCAGGTGCAGCTGGTCAAAGAAGAATAAAGAATGACCCATCATTAAAAGTATCAATGGAACGTTTTGCATTATACGGTCATAAGAAAACAAATATAAAGTTTAATGAAGCTACAGGATATAGTTATGTAGACAGTATAGCAGATATTAGTGATATAGGAAATATATATAATAAAGATTTAATAACAGCAGGATATAAAAAATTAAAGAGTGCTAAAACAACAACAAAGAACATAAAGCTAAAAGATAAAACCATTACTATTGGTTCCGACGTTAAAGAATATATCGATTCGTTAGCATCAATACAAAAAACAATACAAAAAGGTACTGGTATTATTAATGGATACAATATTAATAATTTTGACTTTAAGACTATTAATTCATCATTACAGACTATAATAACTAAAGAAGGCAATGAAAATATTAAAGAATATGCTTTATATAAGTTTAATGTAGATGCTGTATCTGAAGTAGGATTAAGAAACCTACAAGGATCAGTACTTGATATGCAGAACTTTACAAGAGCTTATACAAATAAGTATGGCAACAAATCATTAATAGGTGATGATATATTTAAGCAGATACATGGACAAAGAGTTAATAGACAAGAATATATAGGTCAAAAATTCTATTCAGATTTAATGAAGAAAACATCGCATGCAGCTATTGCCGATACTGGTGTTGTACATGCATTTGTATTAAAACCAGGTGAAGGACTTGAAGGTAAAACATTATTTCAATATCTATATGAAGGCATAATGAATACTGATTATAAATCAGATAAAATAACTAAGAACAATATACTTATTGCTAATAAAGGTACTGCATTTAATAGTGATAGAAATGTATTAGATTATGTTACAGATATTAAAGGTAACACTTATTTTTCATCTGGTTATTCTATTGTAAATGGAGTACTACGTCATGATAATATTAATATAGCACCATCTAATGGTATAAGAAAGAATGCAATGTATCAAATAGATGGTATGTTTACAGCAAAAACTAAAGATTTTTATGATGGACTAGGAATCGATTTACCTGATTATTCTAGTGATAAATTACATATTGTAAAACTTAAACAATATCATGATAAAGAATATGGTAATGGTCTTATTAATGAAGGATTTATATATAAAGTATTTAATTCAGAAGACGAAGCAAAAGGATTCATATCAAGTAGTTTCTCTAACGTTGGTTCATTTGATAAAGAAGGCAATTTTATATTAAATAAAAATATAGAAGATAAAATTACCACTGCCTGGAAAAATAAAACTGGTAACTATACTATCGACACGAAGACATGGAAATCATTAAGCGATATAGAAAAAGTACAGAAATATGCTAGCTATATAGATAAAAAAGTTATTGATAATAAAGCTACTAATTTTTTGTTTGGTGATACTTCAGCTAAAAAGATAGCAGGAGCATTAGATTTTATACAAGAAATGAAAAAAGCAGGTTATGAGGATTTAATTGAGAACCCTGAATCATTGGTTAGATTCTATAACTACGGTGGTGCCAAAACAGGTATAAGAAAGAATGGTACTAAATTAGTTAAGAAAGATTTCGATATAATAGAAGGTATTATGAAGAACAACTTAGGATTCTTCTCATTAACAGATAAGGAACAAAAGTTATTGCCTTCAACAGCTAATAATGCTTTATATGCTCTTGATAACATTATAAAGCTTGAAGATTATTACAAAAAAGTATTAGATTCAATAACAGATAACAAATCTAAAAATGGTGCAAGAAAAGAAAAAGAACGCTATATTGATGCATATAGAAGATTAGCAAAAGAAGGTATAAAAGTAGACGATATATTTAATGAAGTAAACACTAAAGTATTAGGCGATACTGTTTTGAAGGCGTCTAATGGTAACGTAGAAAAAGCTATGCAAGCCGTTAGTCATGTATCAAAAGATTCAGAAACAGTTAGCGTATTAAAGAATATATATGACTTCAAACTTAGCAATAATTTTTATCTAAACAAACATAACAATAAAACTAAAAGATTTAGTGTATTTAATCAAATAGAAGATTATTTAACTATAGATGCAAGTAAAACTAATCCTACAACAGCAGCAATTAATGCTATAACAAATAAGTTCTTGGGTAGCACACAAATTAATAATGAAGATATTATGTTTCGTTATCAAAGGGCTGCGTTTCAGAACTTTGTTAAAGAAATCAATGCTAATAAAAACGATCATAAACAATTATTTAAAAACAAAGACTTTAAATCTATGATAGATGATGTATTAAATAATAACGAATTTGATTTAGAAACAAGTGCGCAAATATTAGTAGATAGTATTACTAATGTCAAAAAAAATGGTAAGAACTTAAAAGTAGGTATTAATAAACCTAGATATAATATGACCACTCACATATCTAATAAAAATGCTAAAGCGTTAAATGAAATAAACAAAGACACTATTAATGAAGCGCTAAAAACAGTTAATATCGTATCATTTAATGATAACAATAAAGCACAACTTGTTAATGATATAGTAGCTAGTCGTATGTTTAGTAAAGATAAATTATTGAACAATAGTTTTTCTACAGAAAAGGACCAAGCTAGAGCATTACGATTATACGAAGACTATGAAAGACGTATGACTAACACTGTTAAAGATTTAATAGATGCTGTAGATATGATTCCAGGCGCAAGTCTTACATTTAATAAAGCAACTGGTGATGTAATCATGTCTCATAATTCAGAATCTAAAGTTATTACAGAACTTGCTAATTTAAGATTGGATAATAATAAGTTATGGATACGAGGTTATGCAGGCACTAATATAGAATTTCATGAAGCATTGTATTTTGATAGAAAGACAGGCAAAATAAAACTTGGTACTAATTTAGGTAGTGAATTCGGTGAATATAACAGAATACAAAAGAATGTTAAAATAGCAATGGATAACAATAATCCTAATTTATTAGATGTCGTTAATCAAAGAATGATAAGAGATGCTAGCGCATATAAAGATTCTGCATTACTTAATTTCTCTGTTAAAGACTATATAACAGGCAACGCTAAGATAGACGTATCACAAGCAGATGATGTATTTAGTTATATGTTTGGTAAAGATGCTACTGAACAAGGTAAAGCTATATGGGATGAATTAGTTAATAGTGGTAAATTAAATTCTAAGAATATAGAACAATATGCAGATAGTTTAACTAAACTAAGTGGAGGAGAATTGTCTCCTATATTACGTACAATGTCTGTAACAGATATGACTACAATAATGTCTGCATTTATTGATAAAAATGATCCTAACGCTCCAGCATTGGAAGATATATTAAAAACAATAGCTATCACTGGTAAAGATACAGATGCTGCTAGAGGAATATATTCTACTGGTTCTCGCAATATAGGAAACACAATGAATATGTTTGATAATCAAGCTAGACCTACAATTATATCTCAATTAAATGCACGTTATATGAGAACACAACTTAATAAAAAAGTGCAGGGATATGACAATCTATTATTATCTAGTTCTATTATAGAAGATACAGATATAATGAACAACTTATATAGAGAATTAGATATAGGATTAAATAATACTATTGGTGTTCAAACAGACTTTACACATGGAGCTGCTGTATTGGGTACTATGGGACTTGAATCTACATTTGCTAATGAAATGGAAAGAGTAACAAAAGACTTTAAATTATCTAGCGATTTAACTATTAATGATAGACAAAAAGCAGTAGAAAATATGTATACCAAAGCATATAATAACTTGGTAGGCTCTACATTTGAACAATCAAGATTAATGGATTCAAGAATGGTAGAAACGATATATGGACATATACCTCAAGATGTGCAGAAATTAAGTTCATTGAAAGACCTTGAAGGTGCTTTAGATATAATGAAATCAGATATTGATTCAGATAAAGCAAAGAATAAAGTAAAAGACGCAATGGATATAATAGGTAAGATAGAAATAGATGCTAAAGGTAATGTTAAATATACTAAATCAGCAGGTACTATTGTTCATAAGAGAGAAGGATTATTTAAAACTCATTCACCTTATGGAGATCAAATAGGAACGTTCGCATCTAAGTTTGATACAGGTGTGCTCAACTTTAATATAAGAACAAAAGAGGGAGTAGAACTTACTGAAAAAGAAGTAAGTGAATTATTAAGCAAGAAAATCAAGAAACAATTACAAGATAAATCTGACGAAGAAGCAGCCAAATTAATAAAAGAATATAAACGTCCTGAAGGTTTATTTAGGTTATTATTAGAAGATTACGGTACAGATTTAAAATCTACATTTGAAATACAAAATGTTAACTCATCTGAATTATTAAAGATGGGTAACTCTGATAAAGGTATGTCTTATATCACATTGACAAAAATAGGTTCATTAGATGAGACATTAAAAAGTTTCATGAAAGATATAGGAGAAGAACGTTATGTAGGAAACAATGCTATATCTCCACAAGCACTAGCTGCATATATTAATGATATATCAAGAAAAGAGCCAGATAAGTTAAAAGAACTACTTGAAAAATATGAAGTAGACAATGTAGAGCAATTAACAAACAAAATGGTTCATTTAAGAGAAGTAGAACAACATGAATTAAGTAGAATGTTGTTCTCTGATAAAGGTATATTTAAGGGTGAAGTATCAGCTGTTATTAATGATAATTATATAGGACATAAAAACTTCGGTACTACAAATTCAAGTACATTATCTAGAGCTACAGAATTATATAGTAAGTATTATGGCGTAGGAAAGACTAAAGAAGATAAATATAAATCTGCTATGGATCAGATAATAGATATGGTTAATAATAACGAGGAATTCCAATTCTTACAAATGCACATAGGTGATAAAGGTCAAATTCCTCATTTATTAACAAGAGAAGGTACTACATATCTACTTGATGAAACAATGAAAGCAGAAGTAGACCAATATTCATCACTTAATCAAGAAGCATTTAATAAGCTTATTGAACATATTGATACTAAATTACAAAAGGCCGATGCTGATAAAAATGACAGACTTGTTTATACTGATGTTTATACCTACAATAAGAAAGGTGAACTTGAGAAACAAAAGAAAGTAATAGGTAACTTACGTACTTATACTAAAAATGTGAACGGTGAAGACATACAGATTGTTGCAGGTGTCAATCAGAATGTTAATACTAAACTATATAATGATTCAGAAGTGCAGTCTTATATATCTAAAGAATTCTTAGATGCTAAAGAAGAATTATATAAAAAGAAATCAGAATTAAGAGATGCACAAGAAAATAATGAAGCTGATTTAATTACCACACTAAAACATCAAATAAACAACCTACAAGAGAGAATATTTAATGAAGAACCATATTCAGAAAGAGTTAAGATAGATGATCAATACAGAAATATATTAAGTGCATATAAATTAGATTCTACATTAGAAGATAATTATAATAAACGTATTAAAGACAATAGAGTTAGTAAAACATTTATTGACGCTGCTAGAGAGTTTATGATTCAAGATAAAGATGGTAAATGGAAATTAAAAGATAATATACAATCAGATAACGTATATAATTCTTTACTTGAAAGCATTAAAGGTCTTATGACATATGACCCTACAAAAGAAGAAAAATTAACAGAAGATATGCTCAAAGATGAACGATATTCTAAATATGCAAATATATATGATTTTATAACTAATGACATGCATATGCAATTAGGTGTTGAATCGGCTGAAAAGATATATGGTTTACAAGGAGCATATAAAAGTTATAGTTTTAATAAAACAAAAGCGACAACATTAGAAAATGATTTAATTGATAATTATGGATTCAAAGCAATAAATATAAAAGAGTTTGCTAATAATTTTGGAGTTACTAATAGTCAATTAGATAATTTAACTGAACAAGGATATATTGTTAACTTAGGAGAAGATTTTAATAATCTTAAAGTAGCAATACCTGGTCTTGGTTCACATGCGGGAGACCAGGAAATAAGAAAAGACTGGCAATCTAAGTTTAACTCTTTAGCTAAAACATGGAATGAATATAATTCATATATAGGTGATACATCAGATACAGACAGTGAATATATTTCTAATATAAAAGGACGTATTATTAATCAAGTAGGAGACATACAAGAAGCTACTAATAAGATTGTGTCTAAACAAGGTGAACTTGGCAGAATGGCTAAAATAGAATCCAACTTACCATACACTCGTACTAAGTTATTATCTAGTAATGATGCAGCTACTGTAAGATCGTTAGCTAATCCTGATGCTGTTGTACCATTAAGTGAAGAAGCAGAACAAGCAATACTAAACAATAGTTTTAAATCAAAAGCAACTATAAATGGTAGAACAATAGCAGAATGGGAAAAAGGTGGATTAAAGAGTGGTGTATTCTTTGATTATGGTGCTGCAAGTGTGGGAGAATTTGAAAGAATGGGATTCTTTAATGATAGCTTTATTAAGTCTATGGGAATGAATTCAAGAGCTGAAATGGAAAACTACTTAGAACAATATGGTACTATGGAATTAGTAGATAGATATCCTAATATAAGACAGAAATCAGTGCAGAATGTAAGAATGTTTCTTAACAAATCCATACCAGATAATGCAGTTAGTTTAGCAGAACATACTATGATTAAAATGAATGGTGACAGTGACGGTGATAGTGTATCAAAGATGTTAGTACAATATCATGGAGTTAATTTTAGTCAGTATGATATTAATAAAAGACGTGCTCAAGATTATTATGCTAAACATAATATAGAAGCTACAGATGAAGAAGTAAGACAAAGAACAATTAACTACTTAATGTCTACGGAAAATAACAATAAAAAATTAAGTAAACAACAAGCCACTGAAGTATTTGATCAATTTAAACAATATGAAGCAAGTACAACTATGGAAGCATTATATAATATTGATTCTGTAGCAGAAGATGTATTACCTACAATGTTTAAAGATGAAACAAAGAACTTTAAGATAAGTGGTGGCGTTGTTAATGGTAAAAGAATAGATAATACTGTTGGTGTATTTGTTGAAGGCATGAATAATGTTAGTGCACAAGTTGAAGGTGGAAAATCTATATTAGGTAAAATAAGAGTAACTAATCTACAAAAAGCACCAGGTCATTTAGATGAAAAAGGTGGAGTTAATTTCTTAATAGACAATACGAATAAAATAAATAGTATGATGAAAGAAATAATAGCTAATAAAGACGAGCTTATTAAGAATACAGAAGTAGATATGAAAGATTATAAACATGTAGCCGCTCTAATTAATAAGGCAGCTAATGGAGAATCACCTAACATACATAGCTTTAAATATGGCTCAGAACAACATGAAGCATTAGATGAGATATTAAGCTTATATGAAAAAGATAAAGCAAGTAGTAAGCCTGTATTATCTACATCATTATCCGAAGCACAGGATACAATAATTAATAGAATACGTGCAGACATATATAATCAAAATGCTACATCTAAATCTAATAAAGGTGTCATTGGTGAAGTTAATACTGCATTATATTCTATAAGACAAGCATCAAGTGATACATTGGGTAAAAGAGTAGGAGATAATAAAGCAGCTGCTATAAATGATTTAATACAAGAAGTAGGATATGAACTAGAAGAACATGTTATATCTTCTAAGAAAAAAGTATTTGAACCTGGCGATACACGTTTAAAGAACTTATCACAATTCATATCTGAAGCTAAACTTCCTAAAGGTAATAGTTTGGCATCTGTTAAATCAGATATCTCTACATGGATGTATGAATATATGGACGAAAGTAAAATTAACGAATTATATCAACATACTATAGTAAATAATGTTGGTTCTATTGTAGGCCATGAAAGTAACATAGCAGAGAAAGCTAAAACTTATTTCGAAGCATCCAAAGGCGTTATGTCTATAGAACAAGCTACAGCTAAAGCACAAGCAGATTTAATATCTGACGTATTTGTTACAGGTATTAATAATCTTAATAATGATTCAGAAAGTAGAGCGGCTATTAAAATGTATGGAGCATTTGGTAGACGTAGTGGTAGCATAGAAAGAATAGCCAATGTTAATCTACAAGACTTATCCAATGAATCATTTAGTGCTACAGCTAATCGTATAGTAAGTGGACAAAAAATAATAGATAAAACAGAAATACCTAAACCTACATCTGTTAATCCTAAAACAGCTGGTTCTCCTAGAATTAAACATAGATCTACAGCTAATATTGATGGCGAAGTAATTAATGCAGTTACTGATGCCTTCAAAGGAGTAAGTAGTTCTGGTTTGGCTATGGGTGTATTAGGCTTGGCTGCTGGTTTAATGATAAGTGGTTATGCATCTGGCAATCCATTAAAAGACCCTAAAAATGATAACATAGAGAATAAACCAGAAGAAGTGCAGAATGAACCATTACCTCAATTCTTTAATGATAATGGAGGATATGCACAAATTAATCCACAACAAAGAGGATATGTAATTAATATTAAAGCAGATACAAAAAGAGGACAACGTTATACAAAGAAGGCAATGAAACAAGCAGTTGAAGCTTCAGTAGGTGGTGCTGTTAATATAAATATGAATTTTAAAAGTAATAATAGTGGTGGATTCACTGATAAAGACATTGAAGATATTATGCAGAATTACTTATAAAATATATAAGGACTAGGTGCTTAATCTAGTCCTTTCTAATAATAAATATAAAGGATGTGATATTATGGCAGATACTCTTAAAGAGTTAAGTGAGAAATACAAAAAGATTAAGAAAAACAGACAGCAATACAATACAGTAGATATAAGCAATTTCTTACCAACTCTTAATGAGATGATAAAAGAAGACTGTGTTATAGATGTATTAGAAGATAATGCTAAACAATTAAACAACAAAGATAATTCTATGGATGCAGCTTATTATACAAAGACTCCATTCGCTATAGAGCCTGGATATTATAAAGACCAAGATGTATTTGTTATAAAGACTACCCCTGTATCAACTGATTCTACATGGGGTTTAAATAAAGCAGATGGTGATACACTTAACTTTTATTTAAATAATATGGACACAAATGGAGGATTTGATTTTCATAATCATCACTATAATAGTTTCGAAGATTACATAGTTAAACAATGTGTAACTACATCTAATTCAATTGATAGAAGTTCTGTATCATTAAGATTTGCTGGTATTAATGCACCTGAAATACCACATTATGAAGCTGCATTAATATATAATAAAAGCAATATACAAAAAATGAAAATATCAGAACTTAAAGATTTAAAAGCTAAAGGTGAAAATGCACAGTTTTTAGATTACACTATTAATAAAAATGGTTCAAGCAATCCTGATAAATGGACTACTAAAAGTAGAAGTGATAATACAGAAGTAGAAGTATATGTAAAAGAAGACGAAGATAAAAAGAATTATTATGAAATAGTAAACAATGTAGATGCTACAAAATATATAGGATTAAGTAATCTTAATAGTCATAAAGATTATATAGCAAAAACTATTGTATTTACTAACGCATCAACAAAAGATAATGTTCTTGAAGGATACAAAGCACAATATAAATTGAAGAATTTAATAGAAAATAATAAAGTACAAGATTGGAGATTAGTAGTTGATGGTGCAAGTCAAACATATACAAAGACTTATCCTACATATACAGTATATCAATCTTTATATAAAACACCAGATAATATAAAAAACCTAATACAAGCTTATATTGATGCCTGTGATGGATTAGGAACACCATTAGCTAAATTAAATTATAAACCATTTGGTACTGAAAGTTATGGACGTATATTAGGTACACTATATGCACAAATAAAAACAGATACAGGTACATTTTGGATAGATGTATCTAAATATATAACATCAGGAAATGGACAAGTAAAATTAGCCGATACAAGCAACTTAGGTAATGGATTCTCTGACGCTGTAGGTATAGGAGGATATCATACTGGCAATTTTACATATGTAGATAGTCCAGATAAAAACGGTATAAAATCATATAACGAAAAGATTGCTTTACATAAAAAGATAACAGGTATAGATTTTACTAAAGCTAAAGAATATACAGTTATGATAGGAGACTTCTTAGCATTAATTCCTCCACAAAGTATAAGAAATGTTAACAATGTAGATTACGAGAGAGTGCCAATAATGCGTGGTAAAGGTACAATGACTAAGAATCAAGCTAACAGAGAACAAATGGTAGAAATAGATTTATATTTCTATGGAGATGCAGGAATCAATGGTATAAAATATGATGAAAAATTACCTAATGGTAAGAATATAACATATAGAATGAATGGATTAAGAGCTTTAATGGCTCAATTTAGATTAGCTCCGTTCTTACCTATAGAAAATTCATATATAAATGATGTATTAGGAATAGAAGCCGTAGCACTTGTTAACTTTACATTGACTACAGTAGATGGATTTCCTAGATTGTTAAAAGCTACATTAACATTAAGAGATTTTAATTATAGAGTATATATGCCTGATTTACCAATCAATTATTATGGTGATGAAAATAATCTTAAAGGCTTAGGTAAATCACAGGTTGAACAAATATTTGGTAAATGCTTTGAATGGAAACTATTTAGATATTATTATCAAAGAGCATTAATAAATGGCGAAGATTTATCTATATATGACTTTAATACATTTGATTATGCTAACGAATTCTATTCTCATAAAAACGCATTACAACCAAGTGATTTAACTGATAATTATATGGAATTTTATATTCCTGATGAGAACTGGTTAAAGAGTGCCCTACAATATAAGAAAGCTATGGATTATAGTGGACAGACGGTACAAAATATAAATCTTGGTACAAAAGATAAAAATTTCTTGAAACAAATAGCAAGCCTTAAAAAGAATATAGTATCTGATTCTAAATACGGATTCAATGATTTAGATATATCACTAAGAGATACAGATGCATATATATACAATAATGGCAAAGACCATTCTAATAAAGATGATTCTACTATTAATAATCTTCCTAATTATAATGGCAAATTAATACAAGTCTTAAATAATAATGAACCTTCATTTACAAGTTCACAAAAAAAAGACACGAAGTCATGGCAAAAATATTCTAACTTAGATAGTAAAGGTAGATGTGGTACCGCTTTTGCTAATGTTGGTAAAGACATAATGCCTACAGGTTCAAGAGGTGATATAGATAGTGTTACTCCTACAGGATTTGATGATAATGCTAGATACGATTTTATAAACGGTAAGAAATTATATAATCGTTGTCACTTAATTGGATGGCAATTAACAGGACAAAATGCAAACAACAAGAACTTAATTACTGGTACTAAAGCATTAAATAATGATGGTATGTTACCATACGAAAACCTTGTTGCTGGTTATATCAAATCTACTGGTAATCATGTATTATATAGAGTTACTCCTGTATTTAATGGCAATAATCTTGTTGCCAGTGGAGTACATATGGAAGGATATTCTGTAGAAGATAAAGGTAAAGGTATTAAGTTTAATGTATTTGTATATAATGTGCAAGATGGTGTAGATATTGATTATGCTACTGGTAAATCAAAAGCAAATGATAAAACATCAACGTCATCAAAAGATGAGTCAGACAATAAAAATATATCTAAATACTATTATAAAGATATAGGAAATAAACATACTACAGGAGTTCAAATAAGAAAAGGCGGTACTCATAATTATAAGAATGGACAAGAAATAATTAATAGATGTATCAAAAAAGAAATAGTAGATAAGATAATGACCAACCCTGTTGTAGATAGTGTGCGTGTTGATGAAGCATATGTAGGTGACGGTAAATTACAATGGCCTATTGTTATTAAATTAGATATGAGTAAATGTAAAGATACAGATAAAGTAAGAGAAGCTGTAAAACAATTAACTGGTGCATCCTCAACTAAGAAATGTTTAGAAGATGATAGTGTTACGTTTACAATAGCATCTGAATGGAACGCTGGTGATTATATACCTGGGTCTGTATCATATTCATATGGTGATGAATTAGATGCCATTATTGGTGCATATAATCAAGATGATGCGGAAGCTAATCCTATAGGTTCTAATAAAGATATGTTTGATTTTACTAAATATAAAGATCCACGTTATATGAAATTTATACCTTTTATGTACGACAAAAATGGAAAAAGTAAAAAATTAGATGTAGATGCTATTACATTTAGTATGTCTAATACATTTACTGAAATGTATTTAAAAGCATGTGATGGTTATGCACCACAGTTTATGGGTGGTTCAGATGTAACAGTAGAAGCTAAGTTTACCATGACTGAACAAGATGTAATATATAATCTTAATAAATTGCCTGCAGTTGTTACTCAGTATACAAAAAAATATCGTAAAGTAATGCCATGTTATCCTTTAAAAGTAAAAAACTCATATTTACAAACACTAGGATTAAATGAGATGCTTATTGATACAATACAAGTAGAAACTATTGATGGTATACCAGGTGCATATGAAATAATTATAAGAATGACTTCAGTAGATAGATCATTAAGACAAAGAGAAGCAATGAAAAAAATTGAATCTAATCAAGTAACAACTACTATAAGTGAATCGGATATAGTTAATATGTTTGATTTACAAGAACAACTAGCTAAAGCAGAAGTTTACCCTGATTTAGATTTACCTACAATAAATGAGTTATCTAAATGTGGCTGGCAGTATTTAAAATACTCTAACGAGAAACGACTATTCGTAGATCCCGATTTTTATATTGTTTATTCATTTAAATATTCTGCACAGCTTACTAAAGAAATACTTAATAAATATGTTTATCAACGTTTCTTAAAAGATGATAAAATAGAAGATTTAAAAGGCAGTACATTTAACTTTGAAGATGCTATGGGTATAAAAATGAAATCTAGATTTGATGAAGTATTAGGTTCTAGTTGGGAAAATACTAATAAGTATGCAGACATATATGATGATATAATACAAGATGTATCTGAACAAGCTAAGAACGAAGGAAAAACTACAAACACTAAAAAATCAAAAGCAAGAAAAGAATTAGATTCTGCAGCAAGTATAGGAGCTACATTAGAATATTTAAGCGCTACAGGTGTTATTGATAGTGGTTGGAATCTTAATGGTAAGTTTAATGCAACACTTGCAGATGAAACAACTAATAAAGGTGTAGAAAAATTAAAATGTTCAGGTCTTAATCAATCAGGTGTAGATGACGACGAAAGCACTAATGAAATATATCAAGAGATATATGATATGAGAGCTAAAGCAATACATCTTATAGACAAGATATTAGCTAAGGAAATGAACTATACTAAAGATGATATGGAAAAACAAGATATAGTTATTGCCTGTAAACAAGCAGTAGTTAATATTTTTGTAAAAGATAAAGATGGTAAAGAATTGTTTAAATTATTAAACGGTGATGAAGAGCCAAAAGACTTATCTTGGTTTGGAGGCATATTTGATAGTGAATGGGAAAAATATTTCCCTAGTGCGGGCGCAGATTATGAATTTGGATTCGGTGGAGGTCAAAAGTATTTTAAAGAAACATTAAAAGCATCAAATGCTGAACCTAACTTAATGCAATACTTATTTGATTATTTATATGCTACAGCATGTGCTTACAGTTATAAAAAACCAAGTAGTGTAGACAATGAAATAGCTGGTGCACGTCAATATAAAGCTAATGGTGATCCATATGTATCATTAAAAGATACAGACTATACAAAAGAGCAAATAAGTTTAACCAGCGATGAAATAAATGGTGACTGGAATAAATTCATGAATCAGATATATAAAGCTGAAGGTGGAGGAACTTTCGGCATGAATCATATATCTACTATAACTACTGAACAGACTATGAGAAAATTAAAACCTAATGTAGTTATTAAATATAAATATAATAATAAAAATGTTACTAAAATGTATCCTAAAGAAACAGATGTATTTTGTCAAGATAATGCTTTTATAGACCCATATTATAATAAAGCAGGACACAGAAGTGAGAAAGGTAAAAAGTATAAAGAATATATAACTAAATATCCTACAAGTAATGCAGAAGCTCAATTAAGAATAGTTTTATTATATTTAAAGAAGATGATAATAGAAGGTTATTATTTTTCTGAATTTGATTCTGTTCATGGAGACTATAATACTATTAAAGAAGAAATAAACAAAACTTTACAAAAGAATGCTAGTGAAGTGTTAAGCACTGGTAAAGAAAACATGGATCAAGAAAAATTAAAGAATTACGAAAAAAGACAACAAACAATGAATAGTATGACAGCAAGTGTTCAAGAATATAATGCAGAACGTAAAACAGGTTTAGATGTTATAGGTGGAGAACAAGGTGCTAATATGGATGAAGTAAACGAATTATTAGAAGATTTGCCTGAGGTATATAAGAGTGTATATTGTGCAAGAATGATATATCCATTTATAGCGGCTATAGTTGGTTACGATCATGCAATATTCCAATATATAAAAAATAGAGATTATGAAACATTAGGAACATTATCTACTGGTTTATCATCATCTATGAATAATAAAGATTTGTTTAATAGATTCTTAAGCGCATTAACAAGTCTCGGCGTTATCGATGAAGGAGAACCTAATGGTACAAAAGATGATACAACAGTAGCACAAAAAGTAAATAACTTATTAATGCAAGAAGCATTTACTGCTTGTTCAGATGATCCTAGACAATATGTATTACATAGTTTTTATGATATGATAGTTAATGATAAAAGAGGCAGATTATTAAGAGCGTTTCCTACATATTATTTAGTATTTATTGATGAAGGACGTAAAATCGGTTCATGGAAACTATTCGATAACTTCTATAATATGTCAGCTATATCAGAAATACAAGTTACTAAATCAAGAAAAATACCTACAGATACATGTACATTTACTATGAGTAACTTATATATGTCATATGCAGATACTTATGACAATAGCGTATATCAACAATATGTAGACATATACGGTATAAAAGATGTATACGATAGTTTATTTTCACCAAGATCTTATTTAGAAAAAGAAGATATGGTACGTAGAAGAAAACAATTAAGAGATACAACAGTTATATCTCCAGGTGTACGTATACATGCAAGACTAGGATATGGTTCTGATGCATCTAAATTACCAATAGTATTTAATGGTAAAATAGCAGAAGTAGATTGTGGTGAAGTAGTTAATGTTGTATGTCAAGGTGATGGTGGTGAATTATGTAATCCACTTAATACATTAGGCGAAATAACAGCTAAGAACTTCCAAACAGGACAACACTATATAACATGGTTCAAAGATATACGTGGTAGTTTCATGCGTGGTGGTGAAAGTCCAAGAAACTTAGCGGTTAAATTAATTAATGCAGAATATAATGGAACTAAGAAAATATTTAGAGATATGACACAAAATAGATTCTTTGCAGATAATCCATTCGGTATTTATCATTTCGGTAATAGAAGATTCCAAGATATATTTGTAGATGGTGAAACGGTACAAAATTTATATGAAGTATCTAATGAAACATTATTATCTGGTTACAACACACTTATAAATGATAAAACACAAACTGCATGTACGCCTACAATAAACTGTACCTTACAAGATAAAACATATTGGGAAATATTAAATCTATGTGCTAACAGTGGCGATGGTTATTATGCAGCAATAAGAGACTTTGGATTTAGAAGTACTGTATGTTTATGTAAAGCTAATCATTATTATGCTTATGAATATAGAAAACAAGGCAATACTATTTATGAAAAACGTAAACCATTTCAACAATTCCATTATTTTGATTCTTACAATGATATAGTTTATAATACTATTAAAGCGACAGAAAAGAATATGAAAACTAATGCAGTTGGAACATGGCAATCAACAGATTATATATGGGGTACATCTCAAGATACAGTAGGACCAATATTCTTAGACGCTAATATTTATCCAGAATATCAGAAATCAATGACAGTTGATACTGGTATTATCGGAGGAGGTAATGGTGGATTAAATCTTGGTTTAACTACACACTTAGCTGAACAATGGGAAAGCAGTGCTGATTCAGACAAAGTAAATAAATCATTAGTTGAAAAAGTAACTACTAACGTATTAAGAAATAGTATAAAAGACATGTACGAAGGAGAATTGTGTGTCATAGGAGATTCAAGTATTAAACCATTTGATACTATGTGTTTCAATGATACATATGAAGATATGAGTGGTACAGTAGAAGTTGAAACAGTTATACATACATTTAATTCTACTACTGGCTATACTACTACAATAATCCCTGACATTATTACATGTACTGAATCTATTGAGCAAAGAGCTGGTGCAAGTAACATAACAGGTAAGTTCACTATGGCTGCAGGTGCAGGAGTAGCAAGAGTGGCATCTTCTCATATGATAGCTAATTTACCAAGCTATTTAACAGATGTAGGAGGAGTTGCAGGTAGTAGCTTATTAAAAGTAGCAAAAGAAAAGATAGGAACTATTATCGCTGAATGTCTTGGTGCTGCAGGAAAAACTGTAGTAGCAAGTGAAACAGGGTTAGTATTAACAGAAGTAGGTACAGCAGCAGGAGCTGCAGGTTCAACAGCTACAGTTGAAGCAGGAACTGCAGTAGCTGGTGGTTTATTATCTAACCCTGTAGGTATAGGAATAACAGCTGTTGCCGTGGCAAGTACATTTATATTTGGTCAAAATATAAAAGATTTATTATATAGAACATTAAAGAATATACAGGCTATAACAGTATTTCCTATACAAAAAAATGGTAGACCATTAATAGCTAATATGGCAGGACACAAAGGTTCTGTATATGGTTATCCTTATCCTAACGAATCTGAAAAAGATAGTATACAATGGATGATAATGCATTTCTATGAAGATGTTCCGCTTGTACAAGGATTAGTAAAAACTATAGCTAGTGATTATGACTATGAAGGTATATTTAATAACTGGAAGAAAACATTGCATGTCGGTGATGATAATGAATTAATGAGTAGTAGTTATTCGCAAACAAAGAACCAAGCAATATTTATGAAAGAAGTATATGATTCATTAGCTGTAGAATTTTCATCAAGAGCATCATACATACAATCTTTAAAAACAAAACCTAGAATAAGTAAATTTAATACAAGTAATAAAACTTCTGAAGAATACTTAAAGTATCAAATAGGTGGTATTTGGAAAGATAAAGATGCTGATAAGTATAAGAATATTCCTAAAGAAGAAAAAAGCTATGTTAGTCTACGAAAATTAGCAACTAATAAGAGATTCGGTGCTTTATCATTAATAGAAGAAGATGAAGAAATTAAACTAGCAATGAATAAAGAACATTCTAATATAAAGAAATTTACATTTTCACATTCATCCAACCAAGCTAAAGAACTTGATGTATATAGAGAAAACGGTAATAGAAGAGTGCATTATTTAATATCTGATATAGATAGTACACATAGAGTATATGATTTTCCTATGATACATGAAGATGCATTAGCTATACTTAAACTTATTATAAATGATTCAGCATTGAAAGATTGTGAGGTTAATTTCGATTCAGGTGTAAGAGTTAATGATACAAGAAGTTGGAAGAGTACAGGTTTTGCATTTAGTATAACTAGTGAAGATTCATATGATGCATTAGTAAAAGCAGTAGAAAACGTTAAAAAAGATACTATGTGGTATAATTCAAATACTAAAAGATATACTTTTGATTTTGCTAAAAATAGTAAAGGTAATTTAATAGCTATTACTGTTTATGCACCATCAAAAGAATAATAGAATAATATAAGGAGACGATATTATGGGATTAAAACAAACAATAAAAAGTAATATCGTCTCTACCAATAATAAATATAACTTACCTTTAGAAAAAACAGCACGTTTAATTAGTAAAGGAAATAAAGATAATAGTTATAGAATATCTGTTGTTGGTAGTGACGGTTTAACATCAGTATATGAAGATGTATGTATCAGAAAAGATGGTAGTGATAATGCGTGGAAAAGAGATCCTAAAGTAGGAGATTATGTTTACGTGAAGGAAGATAATGGACGTTTTATTATTACAGGTATTGTAGAAGAAGTGCAAAATAAAACATTAGAGTCTAATATATATACTAACGTATATAATGGAGCATCTGGTGGATTTATGCAGTAAGGAGGTATTATATGGCTGATTCAGAAAAATCAAAATATAATTTATTCGATGTTGTAAAAAGCAGACATAATAAAATAGATACAGAAGAAGATGTAGGTTTTTATAATAGTTCAAGCAAAACTGCTGTAATTTATAAAGGCGATGGTTCTAGTACCAATTCTAACGGTTACTTTACTCAATACAAAACAGATAGAGAAAGCGGTGTAGCATCTGAAATATCATTACAATCTAACACAATAACAGTACAAAAAGATATAGTAGCTAAAGATATATCTGTTAACTTTCACAAACTTAATTCACAATTATACGAGCTAACTAATATGAAAGAAGTAATGGGTACATCTATAGGTAACTTAACAACGATGGGAACAGTATTAGTTAAAACATATGAACCTACACTAAAAAAATGGGTATTGATAAGACGACAAGTTAGAATACCTATATTTTCTAATTTGATGGATTCAGCAGTTGTTGATGATAAATTAGATTTAGATATATCTGATGCATATGATAAACTAATTGATTATAAAATAGAGTTAAATAAAGATAATAAAAAGAATGATAAATAGGTGATGATATATGCTAGATTTCATGCTTACGGATTCAGGTGATATATCTTTTGTTCAAGTAGAAGATACAGATGCAGAATTTCAATTAGACTTCTTCGTGTCTAATAATTCTGCACTATTTCTTGACTTTCGTGTTGAGAATTATAAAGACTTTGAGTATATAAATAATCTAACTCCAGGTCTTATATTTAATTTTACAATAGACAAAGTTAATTACGATAAAGAAATTGTTTATAATTATGATGAAGAAGATTATTTATATCAACAGCTTAAGATTCATATATCTACTACATTAAACACTGTGTTAGGTAATGAAGATTTGGGTTGTGATGTTGAATATTATAGACACAAAAATATAGATGATAATCTGAACTATATTTTATCTTCTATAGAAACTACAGTAAAAGATATTATGCCAAATGCAATAGTAACAATAAACAAGGTTAATAGCGGATATTATGATTATACAGACACATTAGAAATAACTGTATCAAATAAAGAATATAATTTTTATTATTATTTATAGAAAGGAGTGAGTACGATTATTACAATAAGTGAAATATATGAAAAATTAAAAAATAGGTTTTACGATAAAACAAAAGTAGATGTTAAAAAAGGTTCAGTAATAGATATGTTTTTCAATGCTGTATCTGATCAGCTTTATAGTATATACGAAACGATAGAAGAAAATAAAAAACCTTACTTGTTTACACAGCAAAAAGGAGAAGAATTAGACGATACCGGAGCCTTTGTAGGAGAAGTTAGATTAGATAATGAAACAGATGAGAATTATTTATATAGACTAATGTCATGGTCATTAAACCATGCATCATGTAATGCAACTTCTATAGACAATAAATGTAAAGAGCTTGTATATTCTACAGGTCATAATTATGTACCATACACAAAAGGAATAGGTACAGGAACTATATATCTTATACCTTTATCATATTCTAGTGAAGATATAGAATTAGCTATTAATGAAGCTGTTGAAAAAGTATCAATAGTTATTGACCCTACATCAAGAGTAGAATTTAGAGTACCAGATCCTATAGATATAAAACTTGTGGCTTATTTAGATACTAAAAAAGATTCAGATAAAGACAGTATAAAGAATCAAATAACACAAAAAATAAAAGATTATATAAACGGAATAGCTCCTGGTGATTATATGTATCTAGGAGAGATTAATAAGTTAGGATTAGAAGTTGACAATGTAGAATATTTTAATATAGTACAAGTATATGAAAACGAAGAAGAAGCTACAGATTTTGAAATATTACAAACTACTGTAGCAAAATTTTTATTTGACCAAATTATTTGGTGGGATGTTGAAAGTTAGGTGATGGTATGTTTGATTATGATTCTATGATTAAAAGAGCTGTTAAATTCTTTCCTACATGGAGCGATATTAGAAAAAGACATACTAAATCTAATGGTGGCAAATTATTAAGTTCTATAACTGAAGAATCTGTAGATATTGAACAAGCAATACAAGAATATATAGATTATTATTTCTTAACAAAATATGAAGGTAAAGAACAAGATATAATGGCTTTTGCCTACAGAACAAGTATAGGTAAAATCAGCAACGCTAAAGATTTAAAAATTAAATATAATAATAAAGAATATTCTGTTACAACTAATATAAATCAATTCAATAACAATATTAATCCTTTCTATTATGAAAATGGTTATATCTATATGAGATATGAATTATATACACAACCAATTATAACAGTACAATTAAATAATAATGAATTAAACTATAACTTAGAATTATATCATGTATGGAACATATATGATGAGTTTGCTACTTTCTTAACTATGGAAAGACATGAAGGCGAAACTAATAAAGAGTTATATAATAGAATGTTATATTTTAATAGAAATAAACCTAATGGTTCTGAATTAGGATTAAAACATGCATTAATATCAGAACTTATGATTTACGAACCTGATATAAAAATGTCCGATATTAAAATAGAACAAGTAAATGAAACGAATTTAAGAGAGCCGTATGAAGGTTATTCAGAATTATTAGATAAACTAAACGAAATGAATCGTGATGTATATAGATGGAAGAAGTGGGATTTAGATGAATGGATGTATGATTTTAAAACACTTGAATATCTTCCATACAAATGGAATGAGTCATTAAAGAAATGGCAAAATGGTATAGGTTATGACGATGATTTAAAAGTGATTGTTTCTTCTAATACAAATGAAACGGATGCTAGTATTACATTATATAAAAAATCACAAGAAAAGTTATTATCATATATACACAACAATGATATATATAGACCTATTAATTTTAAATTAAAACAATACAAAGATGTATTAAGTTCTATTCCTGTTAGTTATAAAATACAAGCATCTCCTATGACAGAAATAAATCCATTAGAATTTAAAATGAATATATATGAAAATACATATGTAGATGAAAAAATACCTATCGAATCTATATACTCAATAGGAAATGATGTTATTAAAGTAGATAATAGTACAATAACAGATATATATCCATATAAATTACAGTTTTTACCTAAAGATGGAGACTATGATATTGAAATAAAGAAAGCTAGAATATTATACAAGAAAGATGGACAAGTAGACCATATAAAAGATTTATTAGTTCCTAATGCATCATTTATTACAAACTCATTGGGATATCTTGTTAATAATACTAATAAAAAGAGCATAAAGAATTTAGCTAAATTAGACTCATATACTGGTCTTATTAATGAAGACAAAGGTGGTATAACATTAGCTAACAATACAGTACAAGGGTCAGGTAGTATTAATATCAACGGTCTTGGAGGAAGTATTTTAAGTTATTCTATCGAGTGTGCATTATCAGAAATGCCTGCAAAATATATAAATTATAATACTGCAGACTGTGAATGGAATAGTGCAACTAAACAATTATTCTTATTAAACAACGGTAGAAACAAAACAGTAGAAATAGATATAAATGCTAACGAGTTATCATTCTCTATACAATGTGACAATGCTGTATTAGTATATACATATAATGAAGAAACAGACAACTGGAATCCTGAAGAAGTTATTGGTCCTAATGCCTTATGGTCTTCTGAAGTATCACAAGAGCCTAGAAGCATTAAAGTAAAAATAGTTAGTAATTCAGATGATAAAATAATATTAGGCAACTTTAAATATTCTAAATATGAATTACAATTTAGTACAAATAAAAATGCTATATTTAAACAAAACAATACTACGTATCTACCTAATCTTATAGAGAATACATTATATTTTAAACTTATATCTTATTCAGGTAGCAACCCTATTATTAAAGGTATTTACATAGGAGAAGATATATCAAAAGCTGTATACACTACTGAATCATTTGGATATGAAAGTGGTTTTACTAGAGTATTAGAAATAGATAGTAATTGCACAGTCAATCTATTAAAAATGAATTTCTCATCAACAAGAATAGATCAAGTATATAAAGATTATAGTACTTATACATCATACAAAGGTACATCTAAAGATGCATGGATAAGACTTAATTTAAGTAATTATGATTCTATTGAACAAATACTTGCTCCTAGTGGTAGTATAGAAATGATAGAAGAGAGCGGAGTTATTTATTATAATTTAAAATTAGATAATGGGGACGCAGCAGCTTATGTAAGAGTATTAGGAAATAAGAATGTAGAAAAACAAGCGTTGACATTATACAACATGATTCTTACTTATAATCCTAATTTTAATATCAATAAAGACAAAGTATACTGTAGTAGATTGTCTAACGGATTAATAATAGCTAAGAATGGAGAAAATGCTTCATTAAGTATAATGCAATTAGATAGTAATTTATTCTCTGGACTTAACATACTTAAATATGAATTTGATGAAATACCAAAAGATTTAAATATTATATGGGGTACATCAGATAATAATAAAAACTATGGCTATTCTCATTCAGGAGATTTTAGTTATTTATCATTCTATAAAGCAGATACAGAAATACATACTGCTATTAACTCATATAATCTATTTATAAATAAAGTAGATGATATTAAAATCATAAATAATTTCAACCCTACGCTAAATACAAGTAATCTTAATTTTTATACTGTAGAATCATATAATAATAATTCTGATATAGATATAAGATTCTATGATGATAAGGAAACGGATTTTAGTAAATACAAGAAATGGGCAATAGGGCAAAGAACATTAAGTATTAGATGTGATTTAGACTTAACTAATTCAACTATATATAATATATCTGAATCATATGTATCTGAAGAAGTCAAATTAAATCAGTTAATACCTATTAAAGATTCTTATAATGATGGCACTGTTCAAACTAATAAATGCGTTATAGAATCAAGTAATGATATGCAAGTTATTTATAAATCATATGATGGCACATCTGATACAGAAGATTTATTAATTAAAGAAGCAGTTGAAATACAAAATGATGGATTTAAAAAGCTTGAATATGCAAACGTAGATAAAGTATTCTATATTGGTTCAGATATGGCAGGCAATATTAACAGTACTGATCAATTTAAAGATTACAGCATACTAAAAGATGAGGGTATTATTATATGGAACAACTTATCAAGCAACATAGGTAAAGTATTGTATGTATTATATACAATAAAGAAACCTATAGCTTTCTTATTATCTGATGAGTTTCTATATAAAACAATATCATATAATATAAATGCCTACAAAGAATTAGGAAGATATAATATAAAGAACATGGGCAATGGTCAAACATATAATTTAAATAAACTTGATAAGTTTAATGAATGTGACTTAGTTTATGTATCATGTAGCGAGCCTACATTTGAAGCTATAATGATTGATGATAAAATTAAGTTTAATAAATATAGCATAGAAAACAACGTATTAATAAAGACTGGTTATTACTATATCAATGGTAAAGAATATTACTTATTTAGTAATGATGGTACATTAGAACTTGATACAGATGATAATATGTATAGTGAAAATATCGATATAGAAGATGGACAAATATTAACATATAAAACAACAGATAATAGATTAAAAAACACTTCTATGATTCAAAAAGGCATGGATAACTTATTTAATTTTGATTATAGAGATACATTAATAAAAGGCATATCTAACTTTAGTAAGTTTACATCATGTGATTCATTTTATAAATGGCACACTAATGGTATGACTGTATCATTAACAGATAAGTATAGCGAAATAGGTTGTAATGATTTAGCATTATTATTCTCCAATGCAGAAAGTTGGGGTTATAGCTATATTAATATAACAGATTATTTATACGATGATAGAGCTTCATATATAAGCTTCATTTCTGCAGGTATAAAAGTATATATAGGACATGAAAAACAATTTCTCGATATAGAATTAAATGAATCATTTAATATTAAGCTTGATAATCAAATAAACTCTAATACTAATTTAAAAACTTGTATAGTTAATAAAGAGAAAGATACTAAATATTATTTAGTAGTAAAAGGTGCAGGCGTATTAGATGATATAATAATAACAGACAATGTAAAAGATTTATATATGTGTCATAATAGAAATATAGATCAACTTGGTTTTGTACTAGATGATAGTAAAACAGAAGGAGATACATATAGATTAGAATTAGATGATAAAGACGCATTGAACAATTATTGTGCAAGCATTGGTTCTGATGGAAGAATAAGAACTACATCTAAATTAGATTGGAATATAACAAAGATAGCTAAATACTCTACAAGAGAAGATTGGTTAAAATTCGATATAGACAATTTAATAGTCAATGATACATATATGCAAGCACCTGATAATCAAAGTGGTACAGCAATGATGATTAATCCTATATTTATAGAGAATCCTTACACAGTAAATAGATTAGTATTTAAAGTTAATGATATAGATATTGATGATATGAAAGGTATAAGAATATATATTTATACATCCAATGAACGTAATGGACAATATAGATTATATACATTTTTAGAAAATAATTATGGATTTGTATATGGTGATTATATATCAAGATATGTAAAAGTTAAATTAGAAATACCAAGAAATAAAGTAGTTGACAATTTAACAGTATATGCAGAATATAAAACAGATGATAAAAACATTATAAAAGCAGAGACATTAAATACAGGTTATTTAACATCTAATATTTTTGATTCTCAAGAATGTCTTAAATATAAAGTAAGTAATATAGATGTAGACGACATAAGTGATATACAAGATATAGAAATATCTATAAGAGCTGCAGGAAATAATATTAATGTATGGACTGATTGGAGAGAAATTAATTTAACTAAATCTAACAATATTACATTTAATAATGCACGTTACTTCCAAATAAAGATATTATTAAAATCTAAATATGCTTATGTTAAATTTAATAATATAGATTTAGAGGTGATTTAATGTTTCAATCTACCAGTAGAATAGAATCGGATAATGGCATCAAGTTCTATGAAAGAGATGTATTATTTGATGATTATGTATATAATAATGATTTAGATTTAGAATTAACTATAGATTATGTAAATACAGGATTTGGAATAATATTTATTAATAGCGAAAACTCGTCTTTAGAAGATAAGGACGAGAAGCTATTATTTAAATTATCTAATCAGAGCATTCAAGTATTATATAAAAGTAAATTGCAAGAACAAACATTGGTATTAACAACTCCGTGTACTGCAGTAAAAACAGTAACAAAAGATTTAAAAATAAAAATAGAGAAACGTAAGAATGTATATACACTATATACAAATAATATAAAAACTATATCATATACATCCAAATTTGATATAACAAGTTATAATTTAGCTTATTATTCTAATAAAAACAATGTAATTAAAACTATTAATATAGCATCACAAATACCATATAACTGGGTAGTTAATATGAAAAATACTAACGGAGGTTATATTTATTTTTCTAAAGATACGTTTGAATTAACCAATTGTAAAAATGAAGCGGAAATAGAACAGCTAGACATTAATTTAAAAGCAGGTAAATACTATTTAAAATATGAATCAAATGAGGATAACGATATAAAGCCATACATATTCTATTCTAATGACCAGAGAATTAATAATGATGAAAAGAATATCTTATTGACAGATAACAGTTTTATGATAGCAGAAAGTACTAACGTATCATTGAAGTTTGTAGGCAAAAAAGGTAAGATAAGCAAAATAGCTATCACATCAGCAAAAGACAATTCATATATAAGAACAGACTTGGATTCTGATATAAAACAAATGGAAGGCAGTAGAATTGATTTCGACTTAACACAAATAAAAAAGATTTCCTTCAAAGCGAAAGTAATTAATACACCCGGTTCTAATGATTATAATCCTATAGATTATTACATAATATCAAATGGTGAAACAAATTATGGAACAGGTGATTTAGCAATGGCTAATGACATTGTTTATTCTTATTTATACGAAAATAAAAAACTAACAATAACTATAAATGATAATAATCCATATAAACAAATATTAAATATTAATTCAGACATATTATCTATATTCTATAATACAAATGGTATTATAACAGATCTTATTATTATAGATATTAATGATAATGAAACTAATATGACAGTACAGAATACAATAATTAAATCAGTACCAGGATTAATCAAATCACCAATAGTTGTATTAGACCCTGATGAGAATCCATTAAACATATCTAGTTCGTATAGAATAATACAAAAGAATAACGAAGACTTTTATATCTTTACTAATATAGAAAGAGAATATTTCTATGTAGATGATATATTAAGACGAAATGGACAAATAAAACTAGCAGATTCTATCAATAATAATGGACAGATAATTATGTATGGAATACCGAAAGATATTAAATATGATTTATCTAAACTTATGAATATAAAACAACAAGGTAAAGATGATATAGGAGAATGCTGCAATAATAGTTTCCATACATTTAATGAATCAAATATAAAAAAGATAGGTTATATTGATAAACAAGGAAGAAGTATTTATATAACAGATACGGAACGATTAGATGATTATGAAGTAATAGTAGTAGATTATTTAAAGGATAACTCATACAGCATTAATTATAGATATGATTATAATTCATATGATGTAGAGATATCCACACAATTCACAGACGATGTGGATATCTTATATGATAATACAGAAAAGGAAATAGGAACATATGAGTATATTAATGAAAAACTTTATTATGATTCTCAAATAACTCCTAGCGAGAATTGTTATATAGTAATAGGAAGATAAGGTGGTGATAGAATGAAAATATATCCATGTAATCATAATGTAAAAGCCGTAACAGATAGTTATGTAGATACGGACCTTAATATTCCTTTGTCTTATATAACAGTAGATTATTCTAAATATAAGATAGATAAAAAAGTAGATGATAAGTTTAGTACAGATAAAAAAACTGTACTATTACCTAACGACACATTTGATAATAACAACATTAAGATATTTAATCAATATAATGAAGAGTTAAAAACAGATAATTTGTTAAAAGTAAATAATAATAAATATATATATTCTCCAACCAATTCAATTAAATTTGAACCTAAGAAGTTCTTATGGAGAACTACAATAAAAAAGAATCAAGAATATAAAATATCAAATACTTATAATATAAATCTATCTGCATCTAATCAAGGATTAGCAGATCGTATGGCTTTAATATTTTCTAATCCTTCAGAACGTGGTATTGTTCCTCCTAATATAAAAATAAATAATAATGAAGTGTCAGAGAATACATTTATTAATTCATCTATGAATAATATAGATTTTGCATTTGTAGAAACACCTAGTTGTTTATATTATGATGACTCAACAGAAAAAATAAACATATATGATTATTTAGATTATAATACAAACTTATGGATGTTTTGTAGAGATGCTAGAGGATTTAATGAAACATTCCAAGTATTAGGTACACAAGAAGTAAGAACATTTGAAGTAAAAAACCCTTTAATACATAGTGATGCATCATTTAATGGACAGTATTATTTTGATACAGGTTTATTATCATTAGCACCTGGTATTAAACTGCATAATATATTTCTTAATGAAACAGTATTACCAGTATTAATATTAGAATATGAAAATAAAGGTTTTGTTATTATATCACACTTCGAAATGACAAAGGATATAGAAAAGTTTAAAGATATCATATATGAGGTATTAATGTATGTCTATCTAAGAAGTTATAAAACAAGTGATACAAAAAATGAATGGATAACATTAAAAGTACCAGATTATGAAGTAACAAATGGCACATTAAAAACTAAGAAAAGTTTTATTTCTAATACAAGCTTAACTAATCTATTCAAAATATCATCAGGAGAATATGAAATAACAAAAGTTGATATTTTAACAGATGTAACACAAAAAGCAGCAATAACTGATAATGAATTATCATCTGGTACATCATTTATTAAATGTATTGGTATGAATAATGATAGATTGGTGTTTGATACAGATAGAGATAAAGACTTAGGAGGTTATGTAGAACCAGATAAACCTATAGGATGGGTAAGTGTATATAATAATGGTTTCATATATTATTTAAATGAATTGCATTATTTAATAGAAACAGACATAACAAATCTAATATATTTATTAGAAAATGATACTGATTTATCTGTACGAATATATGGATTTAAGTCTAGTTCATTAGGAATCAATATAGTGAATAGTACTAATTTAACAATACCATTTATAAAAGCTTCTAATGATTCTATCAATAGAATAAGAGAACAAGAGTATATTGTTTATATATATAATAATCATATTGAATATTGTTTCGCAGAAGATTATGAACCTATAGACAATCAATATATCTTATTTACTATTGTTGTAGGCCAAACGAATGATTCAATTGAGACTTATGATATAAGACAGCTTGGTGGAGGACTACCAGAATCTGAACCAGATAATTATAATCTATTTGATATAGGACATATAAACGGTAGACCATATAGAGAAGCGGGTACAATGATAATAACATTACCTAAGAAGTATGAACAATATAAAGATTTAATTGAATCTACTATAAATAAATGGAAAGTAGCAGAAAATTATGCAGTTATATATTATAAAGACAAGGAGGATGATGAATAATAAATGCTTAAAGTGATAGATTTTTCTAATGGCATACGCTCAGAAGAAATACAAGAAAATTTTGATATATTACAAAATGAAATAAATAGAGAAAGGGTTAATATTGGTGGTGTAGGAATAGCATCAGGATTAGAAATAACACCAATAATAACAGCAGATAAGTTTGCAATAAAAATAAGTGCAGCTAGTATAGTAACAAATACTGGAGAAGAAATATTTATTAATGAACAAACAATAGATATAGATAAGCCACAATTAATTAGTCAATGTGATATACTTACAGCTAATACATCTAATCAAGTTACATTAAAAGAAATACCATATAGTCTTGATAGATTAAAACCTGCAGAATATCTAGAATCATATAATGTTAATTATTCAGGCATTACTGTTAATTATCAAAACAGTGTAAAAGAAGATGACAATATAAGAGTAAAAGCTATAGATGGTTATACTTTGACATTAACAGGTCTTATTAAAAGAAAAGTAAAAGTTAATTATTACTATTCAGCTAAAAGATTAGATACAGTATATATAGACAACAATAACAATATACAAGTTAAAGTATCATCTATAACATCTACAACTCCATCATCTATCTTACCTGAATCATATAAATACTTAATAGCATTTGTATTAGTTGATGCGCATCATCAAGAAGGACAAGATGATTTACCACATGCTTATATAAGCATAAAGAAAGATTTGCGTGAATTAAGAAACATATATACAAATGAAAAAGGTGAACTATATATATGTGGTACACCGTTTAAAGATTTACAATTCATATCATTAGTTGAGCCAAAAAATCCTCAAGAAAATCAATTATGGCTTAATCCAGAAACTAATACATTATATATGTGGAAAAAAGTATATAATACTAACTACAGAAAATCATACACAATAACAGATGGATACAATGGAGACTATACCTACAAGGATTTTGAAACAGATATACAATACAATATCAATCTTGATACATTAAAAGTATATGTTAATAATGAAGAATTAAATGATGGTGAGTTTATAAAACTATACAACGATATACCAATAGATATACAACAAATAGATAATACCAAAACATCAAATAAGTTTAGGGTATACAAAATATTAAACAGTAATGATATACTTACATATAATATAAAAATACAACAGTCTACTATGATGTGGGTACCAATAAACAAAGAATCATATGTTAATACAAAAGAAGTTAAAATATACGGCGTAGATGATTCATGGAATGGTGGTAATTATTGGTCAAGTGTAAATGCTGAATGTTTAGGTGAAGATGCAGATGGTTATAAGAATAAATACAAATACTTCTTATTTGATTGGAATAAAGATAAAAGATGTTTATTCACACCTAATAAGAACGAACTATCCATACTAATAAACCAAGTACCATTACACAATGATCAGTTTGAAGAAATAACATTATATAACGCCTTCGATATTCTACCAGAGAATGTAATAAAAGCATTACAAAATTATTATGGATATGACGAATGGATAATGAGTTCGTTAAATGAAGAATATGATAATTTTGGTATAGGCTTTATGCTTAAAGAGCCGTTAGATGCTTTATATCTTGAAGGTACATATGATGAATTTAATAATAGAGTTAACGAAGAAGAATTATACGTAGAATGTCATATTAATAGAGCTGTATCAGAAGCGCCAACTAAACGTAAATTACAAAGATTTGCTACTTATGTTGCAGAAGATGTAATAACAGTAGAAGATACAGATGCTAAAACAATTAGAATAGCAGATGATACTTATTATAGATACAATGAAAATCAATTAGAAGTATACATAAACGGTATTAAATTAATAAAAGATGTAGATTATGAAGAAGGTTCAGACCTTAACAAGATAGATAATTCATATGATTTAAGATTAACTCATAACATATCAAGAGAGTTTAAGATACTTAAGCCTATACATATAGGAGATAAGATACAATACAGAATAACAAGTAGCTTTATGAGCTATGACCATATCAATTCTTTATTGGATCAATTAGATTTGGATTATAATAGTTGCTTGTCTAAAGTAGGAACATTATATACAGAAACAAGAAACCTATATGAAAGTACTAATGATATACTTAATGATATGCGAAAAGAAATAAATAAATTAAAAGAGAACAGTACGCTAGATACTTCGAGATTTTTAACTACTAATTCTGTCTTGAAGGAAGAAAATCTACCAGGTGCTGTAATCAATAATTTAATTCAATCAGTTAATCATATATCAGAAGTAATGACTTATGATGGTACAAATGATATTAATATAACATCAAGAGATATAAGACAGAAAGATTATGTAACAATGATTCATAGAGATTTTAAAAACAATAAAGATATATTCTTAATAAGAGGTCTTGATTATAATATCAATGATATATTCCTAAATGAATCATATAGTCAAACTAGATTAGTACTTACTAATAATTTAATATCATCAATAACATCAGGAGATTTAATAATAATATCTGGTATTAAAATAGGTAAGGAGGGCAGATAATAAATGCAAAACTTAAGACCTATATTTACATGGTTCGTACAAGATGCAGATACTAATGATTATGATGCATGTAAAGCATATACAGAACCTGGAGCATTACAGACTGGTGATGAATTAGTAAAAAATATAAGAATACATAATGGTTATGGAGGAGCTCAAGTAGATAATAGTTATAATACAAAACTTGTGCTAGCCTTTAAAGATTATGAAGATAATTTCTTATTAAATCTTATACAAGTTAAAGTAAATGATTCAGATTATACAAACCTTAACATAGAGTTAGATAGAGGCTATATTGATTTAGGAACTATATATAAGAATGATTATGTAGATCTAAAAATTAAGATAGGTCCTGTACAAGACAATATGAAAACATCACTTAAATCACTTATATTCTACCTAGAGAACGATAAATTTTAATCATAATCAAGTAATATTAGCGTAGATAGAAACTATACATTATGTGTAATTTTTGTCTACGCTATTTTTATGTAAAGGAGGTTAACTATGGCTTCAAAAGATGATAAAATATATTTTCTTGCTACATTATTAGCTCAATATTATGATGATATAATTCATGGAAATGTATTGCCTGGTGGAGGTAAACGTGGGCAAGCTCTTGTAAAACAATCAGATGAAGATGGTGATTATACATGGAGTAGTGCTACGAATTCTGTAGACGCTCGTAAAGATGAACCTTCAAATGAAGATGTTTTATTATGGTTTAATATAGATGAAACTACAAGCTTTGACGCTGTAGATGTTTATACTCAACAAGAAGTAGACAATAAACTACGAAACATTGAAGAAGAAGATATTGCAGTTGATAAAGAAGCAGGTAAATTATATATACGCAATGCTGATGGAACTATGAGAGGTGAAGGAGTACCTTTAAGTGACGTTGGTTCAAACAATGCTTCCGACATAAAAGTAAACGACATTGGTAATAACTTTATTCTTAAAGACCTCGAATCTGTATTAAGAGAAATAGCAGGCAAACTATCTACCATACAAACTAAAGTAGATACCATACAAAATCAATCAGAAATACAGATTATTACTGATAAGAATACACCTATAAATGACGGAGCTAAATTCATCATAGATTTAACAGAAGACTATGATGATATAAATAAAGATGAAAATAGTAGCGACAAAAATACAGATACAAATAATAACACAAATACCTAATAAGGAGGTGTGACATGGCCAGTTTTATTAATATAAGACAATCAAACGGTTCGTTTAAGGGCTTACCTTTAATACCTGGTAAATCGGCATATCAATTAGCAGTAGATGACGGTTTTACTGGTTCTATTTCAGATTGGCTCGCAAGTCTTAAAGGTACAGGTATATTAGCAGATACTACACCACCTACAGAATCACAAGGTAGGATGGGTGATTTCTATATGCAAATACCTAGTGAAAATGACGTAGGTATCATAGGCTTTTATAGAAAAACAAGTGCTACATCTTGGCAAAAGATAGGTAATTTAATAAGCGAAGATGATTCTATTATCCAAATGTTAACTGTAGATACAGAAGAACAACTGAATAATATAGATGTCACAAAATTACCAACAGGTAGTATGTGTTATGTATCTAGTTTAAAGAACTATTGCTACTTAGTTGAAGGAAAATGGACGATACTTAAGGACGGTGCGTTTACTACCGTACCAGATTATTCAGGTCTATCTTCTTTATCGAATAACGCTACTATAGTTCCAGGTACTATGGTATTTGTGGAAAATGAAAATGCTTATTATCATTATGACACAACTAATACATGGCAACAAAATAGAGCAGCAGTTATCTCACAAGAAGAACCTACAGATACAAGTGTAATATGGATACCAGAAGATGAACTCCCACAAGAAACGGTAGAAGATAATATAACAATAAAAGATGTATATGCAGTATTTAAAGTATATGATGCTCAAATGCAAGTACTTAATGATAAGATACAATCATTAGAAAAAGAAATAGCATATTTTAAAGAGAATGGTGTTACTGCCGTCACTACAAATGATAGTGGTGCAATTTTATTAGAAGATAGCAGTTCTGAATCTACTACTGATAAAATTGATGGAGCTACTCTTACTGGAGATAACAATTAAACCTAGATAGGTTAAAATAAAATACTAAATGAAGATATGATTCATTAACAATAAATTATTCAAAAATAAATAAAAAATTAATATTATAACGGAGGTGCTTAAATGAAAGGATATTCCAACAAGGAACGTAAATGGGTTGATATAAATACAGCATCTAATACACCTATAGCTGATTTATCTAACTCATACGATTCTAATAATGTTGAAGGAGCACTACAAGAGGCAGCTGCTAAAGACTTATTGCTTCAGAATAAACTTGATGAGCATGCCCAAAAGATAGAAGATCTAGACGAATCCGTTGAATGGCTTAAAAAATACGGCGGAGGAGGATCTGGCGGTGGCGGAGGTGGAGGCGGCTCTGCCTCTTGTTACATTTCATCATCTTTAGCAGAAAATTTAATGGTTAATACTGGTGATAATTTAGATATAGATATTGACTTCTCTTCTCCTAATATAGGAGCAGGTACTATTAAAGTATCTTTAGATGATGTAGAAGTCTATAGTGGTAGAGTAAGACAAGGAAAAACAGTTACTACTATAACCTCAGATAAATTTAAAAAGGGTACTAATAAATTATCAGTTTATGTAGTAGATAGAGTAGGTAATATGTCAAATACCTTAGTATTCTATGTTAGATATGGTGGATTAGAGATAGAATCATTATTCGACTCAAGTTCAGCATATGATGCAGGTAGTTCAGTAAGATTCTACTTTATTCCGTCTTCTGTAGATACATCTCTACCTTTAACTTTCTATATGGAAGTAGATGGAACACGAGATAAGATTTCATGCGTATCAGATGTAAGAACTTCTTACACATTTCCTGCTTCTTTATCAGAAGGTACTCATAAATGTAGAGCATGGATAAGTGACGGAAAAACTAACTCTAAAGTTTATGAATTTAATCTAGTATTACTAGGAGATTCTAATATAGCTATATCTACCAATACTAAAAACATGACAATAGAAGAAGGGAATCAAATAACACTAGATTATAAAGTATTTAAAAGGAATGCAACTTTATTTAATATTAAAGTATATATTGATGATAAATTAGTTACTACAGGTACTTGTAATCTAGAAACTCAGTACTATAAAAACTCAACACTAGATGAAGGCACTCATCATATTAAAATAGAGGCACTTGATATTACTAATACTGTGTCTGACTCTATTACTTGGATAATAACTGTTACAGCTAGTGCATATGAACTTATACAACCTACTACTTCAGGTTTATTATTCTCGGCTACTGCTCGAAATAGAAATAATACTGATGAAAATAGAGAAATATGGCAAGGTGTGGATCAAGATGGCAATAAAATAGATACTATCTTAAATAACTTTACTTTCAACTCTGAAAATGGTTGGATTGATGATGCTTTAGTTATATCAGGTGACTCTGGAGTTGAGATACCTATATCTCCTCTTAGTGAAAATGCCAAATATGGATTCTCTCTAGATATAGAATTTGTAACTAAGTCAATAGGTATAGAGAATTCTGAAGTATTATCTATATGGGATGATACTAAGAATGTAGGTATAAAAATAACTTTAGAAGAAGCTATAATAAAATCTACTGAAAATGAGAAGAGATTATACTTTTCAGAGAATGAAAATATGTCTATTATGTTTGTTATAGATAGAAATGAAAAGACTGCTAAAATACTACTTAATGGAGTAGTTAGTGGAGGTTTTGCTTTAGGTGACTATGTTGCAGATGGTGTTCCTCATTTAGAGGATTTTACAACTGACTCTCATGTATATCTTGGAGGTAAAAATACTAATGGGTATTGTGAAATTAAGAACATAAGAATATACTCTTTAGCTTTATCTACTAATGAGCAAATGAATAACTACTTAAGTAATATAACAGATAAATCTAAGCAAAAAGAATTATCTAAATTCCAAAAGGGTGATACTTTACCTACCTTAACTGTAACAGGTGACTTCGCAGGATTAGGTAAAAATGATAAGAAACCATGTGATATAGTTTATCAACCTGTGGATGTAACAACTCAAGGTGAGGCTTTTAGACTTGAAGGTAAATACTCTATGCTTCAATATCAAGGTACTTCATCTATGCAGTATCCTATAAAGAACTATAGACTTAATCCAAGAAATGAAAAAGGTAAAGTTAAGCTAGATCCATTCCATAATGGCACTAAAGAATCAAGATTTACTCTTAAAGCCGACCAAGCATCTAGTGGACATTGGCAAAATACAGGATTAGCTAAGTGGGTAAATGACAAACTATATCATTATGATGTAAATGACCAAAAATCTATGAATCCTAAAAAATGGTTTGACTTACAAAATGGTGGAAAGATAACTGACACTAGAGAAACTATAAATGGATTCCCTTGTAGATTGATATTAGTTAATGATGGTACAAATACATTACAAGAAGGTCAACAAGAACCTACTCCTGGTAATACTAAAGACATGGGTGTATTCAACTTTAATAACGATAAATCAAATACTAAAACATTAGGATTTGATACAGAGAATTTTCCATTCTGTGCTAGTTTTGAAGTTGCATCTAACTCAGATACAAGTGCGGGTGCATTTATGAGTTATAAAGGAGCTGGGGGTAAAGAGGAGGAATTAAAATATATCAAAGAATCTTTTGAACTTAGATTTCCAGATGAAGATGATGTTGGAGTAGAGTATGGATTCTTAGATATGAATGGAGATGCCACAAAAGGATTAAAAAGAGTAATAGATTTCGTAGATAAATCAACTGATGAAGATTTCAAAACTCATTTTGAAGAATATTTTAATAAACAATATACATTCAGATATTTCTTATTAGTAATGGCTCTAGGAATGGTCGATAACTTAGGTAAGAATATGATGCTTGATACTTGGGATGGACAAATATTCTATCCTAGATTCTATGATATGGATACAATCTGTTCATTCAACAACTCAGGTGTTATAACATTTGATACTGATATAGAAATGGCTCAAGGTTACTGGAATACTTCTAACTCTAGATTATGGACTAGAATAAGAGATTTATTTCATCCAGAGTTAGTAGCTATTTATAAAGATATGAGACAGTATGGTTTATCTTATGATAACTTAATGCATTACTTCTACGATGAACAAATTGCGTTAATACCTGAAGCATATTACAATAAAGACTATGATGTTAAATATGCACCTTATGCTAACCAGTATATGGGAATGGCTAATGGTTCTTCATATGAACATTTAAAGAGATGGTTAAAACGTAGATTATTATTCACAGATACATTGTACGACTATGTACCTAGTTATGCTGACTCTATAACTATTCGTGCTAATACAACTAAAGAGATGAGAATAGAGATAGAAACTTATGCACCAGTATATCAACATATGAGTTGGTATAATAATCAAATGGATAAGAAGAAAATAGATGGTAAGACAGCAGTAGTATTTACAGGTAAGGCTCAAGCTGCTACTGACCAAGAAGTTTTAATTTATGGAGGATCTAATATCAAACGTATCAGAGGACTAGCTACAATGAATCCTGATTCTATGATTATAGGTAATGCATCTAAGTTAATTGAATTAGATTGTGCAGGTTCTCCTATACTTACAGATATAAATCAATCTAAAGCAAATTTATCACCTAATATATACCTTACAAAAGTGGATATTAGTAATTGTCCATTACTTGGTGGTACTTTAAGATTAAATAACTCTCCATTATTAAGTGAGGTTAATGCTCAAGGTACTGCAATTACAGGTATGTTATTACCGACTTCTATAAAGAACTTAGCAAAATTAAAAGTTCCAAAAGGAGTTACGGAATTAACTCTGAATGATGCTAAGACATTAGTTGAGTTAGACCTTGAAAAGGGATATTTATTAGAGACATTATCTTTATCAAACTGTAATAAGTTAAAATCATTTGATTTAAGTAAGGTTAAAAATATATCCTTAGATAATTCATATAATGCAGAAGAGATAAGATTGAGTACTAATGAACAAGTTAATCTTAAAAACATGCTTACATTGAAAAGATTAGTTTATACTCCTAATAAAGAATCAGAAGATTTCAACTTAACTGCACTAAAGAATAGTCCTAATGTAACAGTTACCACATTCAACTGTCCTAAATTAAAAGACTTTATTACAACTGCTCCACAGAGAATAAGTTATGGTAAGAGTGATGATAATATTTATCCTTATAAGTTATTCATGGCTAATAAGTTAGACCTATCAGGTACTCAATTAGAAACAGTTAAATTCTTATGTACAACAGATGTATTTGACTTAAAATTACCTAAAACAGTTAAAAACTTCTATTGTGATAGTGCTTTTGATTTAGACACTAAAAAGATTACAGATGGTGCTTATGATATTATTCATAGTAACTTTATTCAACCTTATACTGAAGAGTATAATGAAAATATTTATCTACCTAAAGCAACAACAATTACTTGTAAATCAACAACTGATTATACAGGTATATGGACAAAAAGGTATGCAGTAAATGGAGGAGAAGTTGTAACTGGTAGAGATGAGTGGTTAAGTATTATTAGAAGTACTGATTACTTATTAACTATTCCAAATACATCGATATATCTCAAAACTTCTTCTGCTAATGAGTATGGAGTATGTATTATGTTTTTTAATAAAGATAAAAAATATATAGGATATATTAATAATAGTACAGATAAAAAATCAGTTGCTGAAGGGACTACTCCTAATGATTGTCAATACGTTATATTTAGTGTACCTACAGTTGCAGGTGTGTCAGCTGAAGATCAGCCTGATATTATAATTAAATATACAGCATTACAAACTCCGAATATAGTACCAACTTCAGCAAATGGTTCATTATTATTCAATATAAATCAAAATACACTAAAAAATAACAGTCCATATATATGGGACTTACAGGGTATGAAATTAAGTGATTTCCATACTTATGGTGTGAATAATAAAGTAGAAATACCATCTAATAGTTTTTTAACTAAAATTGACAGTAGTAAACTTTACAAGATACCAAAGTATAAATATTGGTATTATGAAAATTTCTGTAGTGGTCTTGGAGAAGAGCACTTTAATTCAATTTCGCCAATTGATTTAGGCTCAGAATTATCCATTTCAGTTTCAACAGATGGTACTACTGAAATGCTAGTTCATGGGGCATCTGAGTTGAATGGAAGAGCTATTAGACCTACAGCAGTAGGAACTGTTAATTTATCAGCAAGATACATCGGAATATCGTATCCAATGGATGCAACGTATGTAAAAATTTCAACTTCTGATAATAATTATTTAATTATGGTAAATGAGATAATTAATAATACGGAATCTTCTGGAATTACAAAGAAAGTTAAAACACTAGAAGAAGTAAGTGATTATACAACATTAGGTGATTTAAAATCAGTAACAATGCCAAAACGTTTAGCAGATTATAAAGTACAAATTAAAAATGCAGATATAACTCCTAACCAATATAATACAATGTTATACCCTAAATTAGTAGATACTACATTACCAATAACAGGTAAATTAGATTATTCTAAATATAAAGGTAAATACTTATCATGGGCATTTGCATACACAACTAATGATGTAGTAAAAACTCCATTAGATAGTAGAAAACAAGGTCAAATAATAAATGACTACAATAAATTATATGGTACAAGCTATATTGATATAATTGATGTATGGGCATATAAAGATGATGACTTTACCAACAGAGCGATAAATAATAATATTACTAAGGCATACATTGAATTAACTCAAACTAATTATAAGAGTAGAATTGATGAAGTTCTACAATGGTATCCTAATTGTGTCGAGGTGTATCTATTTGAAGATGGTAGTGTAACTAGTTTAACACATATGATTGGAATGGAAGGTTCAAATAATGGTAATCCTAATGCAAGAATGCAAGTAAAAATTATTAGATTTATGGAGGGGTACTTTAAAAATGTAACTTCAGTTTATTCAATGTGCAATGGTAATAAGATCTTAGAAGAAATTTATAATATTCCTAATAGCATTACTGACATGGGAAGATGCTTTAATGGGTGTGTTAAACTAACTCATATAAGCAATTTTCCTAGTTCTATGAGAGAGGCTTTCAATTTAATTGCTAATTGTAATATAATCAAGAAAGTACCAGAAATTCCTAATACAGTAACAAATTTAGAAGGTGCTTATGTTAATTGTTATGCATTAAATCAACAAATTGATTTATCGAATTGTATAAATATTAGTAATAATGGATTAAGATATACATGGCAAAATTGTGCTTCCTTAACTTATACTCCTATACTTCCAACTAACCATGCAGGAAGTTTAGCAAGTGCTTTCTCAGGTACTAAAATAACAACTGCACCTGTATTACCAAATGGAGTTACAAATTTAACGAGTGCATTTAAAGACTGTAAAGAATTAACTACAGTAGGCAATATACCAACTAGTTGTACCAATTATGATAGTTGGGTAAGTGGATGTAGAAAGTTAACCTCTGTGCCAGAAACAGGTTATAAAGGAGGATGTGCTTCTGCTTTTTATAATTGCAAATCTCTGAATCAAAAAATAGATTTAAGTTTAGCAACTAATAGTATATCAGGTGCATTTTTCTCTTGTGAATCCTTAACCATACCTCCTATATTGCCTATAAAACTAGGAGGAGATTATGCTAAGATGGAAGATACTTTCAGTTATTGTACAAAGTTAGGAACACCTCCGAAAACTCCAGAAGGTGTACTGTCTATGGCTGGTTGCTATTATGGATGTACTTCATTAATAACTGCACCATATATTCCTAATACTTGTACAAATATTAAGAACTTAGCTTGTTCATGCAATAAGTTAACAGAAATAACAATACCTTTAGAAAACCTAAAAATCTATACAAACGCATTGAATGGTACAGGAATACAAAATGTAAATTGGGTAGGCAAAAGAAAAACAGATTTTAACATTTATGTAAATGGTTTAGGTGGTGGACTTGTATCTACTAAAGAATATAAACCAGAGACTTTAAAGTCATTAGTAGATGACCACCTAGAAGATTTGTACAAGGATGAGATTAAGATAAATTATGGAAGTAAAATTATGATAAATAATACAGAAACAACAATAACTACTTAGGGAGATGTTATTCTCCCTAGAAAGGAGTTGATAAAATGAGTGATAATTTATATCTGTTTGCCAATAATAATGGAGGACAGGCAGAAAATAATGGAAGTTATCGACTTTATGATATGAAGGTAGAAGGTGATTCAGAGGGTGTTAGCAGTGGAATAGATTATGTTAATTATTTAGATTCTGATGGGGAATGCAGTATAGATACAAAATTGCCTTTCAATAGTTCATATAAATATGTATTTAATATGTATGTTTTAGAATATATTTCATCTGCAATATTTTCTAGTAATAATTTCACTTATAATGCAGTAACCAATAATTTAAAGTATGGAACATTTTATGGATTCCCTTCTTATCAGGGCAATGAAGCAAATCATAGAAATGCTTGGGGAACAGATAATCTTTTAAAGGTATTTGACAATGGCAAATATTATATTGGGAATACATTGGTATCAAGTGTAACAACTGACCCGTTAGATGGAGATAATGTAATATTATTTGGAAACTCTATTTCGAGATTAAGACGATATCAAGTATATATTGGGGATAATTTACTTCAAGATTTAAAACCTTGTTTAGATACAAAAGGAGTCCCTTGCCTGTATGATGAAGTAAGTAAAAAATACTTTTATAATAAAGGTACAGGAACATTTGGATATAAGAAAAAATTAAGAAATTTTCAACCAGTACTAGATAGTAACAATATGCCATGCTTATTAGATAAAATAAATAATAAGTTCTATTATAATAAGAGTGGAGAAGTTTTTAAGACTAAAGAGAAAGTAGTTAAAAAATTAACTTGTATAAAACAAGATGGTGCAAGCTATATTGATACTAATATTAAAAGTAAAGATATACTTGGTGGTACAATAGAAATTAAATGCGGTTCTGCAAGTTTTGATAGAGATAACAAGTGGGATAGTAACGCTGTGTTTGGGATTGGAGGTGGTAGTTCTACTGGTGATAAGTTCTTTTTAGGTATTCAATATAATTATGTATCTAATATAGCAGGCTTTGATTCTTCAACTGAAGAAGTGTCTGAAGATAAAATACATACTTATAAATGTATCGGAGTAAATTATTCTAGTGATAAAAATATCTATGTAGCATCTGTAAATGGTACTAAGGGTGCATATTGTGGCATCCTCTCACAAGGATTCCCAATATATAGTTTTAAAGTATGGACTTCAGAAGGTACTTTAATTCAGCACTTAGTGCCTGCAGTAGATGAAAATAACAACATAGGTATGTATGATGAAGTAACAAAAACATTTTTTCTAAATCAAGGAACGGGGACTTTTGGGTATGAAATAGAGGAGTTAAAGGGCGAATGTTATGAAGTAGCTTGTACAACAGAAGATATAGTTAATAATATAAATCCGTTATTATCCAATGTTAAATTTAAAGTGTTAGATAACAAAACAATATCAATGCCCAAATCTGGATCATGGACTATCTCACAATTTGATGGGCAGTCTAATAAAGGATTAAAATTAAAAGCTTATACAAAATATACTATCATAATGAAACCACTTAGTGGTAACTATGTACTTTCCAATACCACATGTAATGTATGTGTTACAGATAAGAAAAGATATACACTAAACTTAGATAAACCTACTATTGTAGAAACAGGATATAAAGGAGAATTTCTTTTATACCCTCATATAAGCAATTCTCCAGTAGAGAAAATAGGGATTATAGTGTTAGAAGGTGAATATCCAGATGCCATTTATAATAGTTTCGATAATATACAAGCATCAACTCATGCTGAATATATAGAGTCTAATGGAACTCAATATATAGATACAGGAGTAGTTCCTAATTCAAATACAGATATAGACATGACTTGTAGACTAAGTGCTATGCCTTACTACTTTGTAGGATATAAAAGTCAAGTAAATACTCCTACACAAAATACTAGTATGGTTATTGAGATGGATTTTAAATATGCTAATGCTAGAGGAGGACATGGTAATATTCTAGGTTATGATAGGAAGAATTTTTTTATCCTAGAGGATGGCACTTATAGCTTAGATGGAACAACTTCTACAAGTGTTAAGGCATCTACTACTAAGTACGATAAGATAAAATTAATACTAAATTTAGAAAGTAAAAAAGAAACATTATACGTAAATGACGTTAAGGTAGGTGAAGGTGAATATACTTATACTAATACTAGGCTTTTGGTGGGAGGAAGTTATATAGAATATTGTAGTTTTTATACTCATTATATAAATGCTTATCGTCTATCAGATATGACTCCTTTATTTTTACTAAGACCTTGTCTTGGTAAGTATACTTGGAATCAAGACAATTTTGAATATACTATACCTAAACTGAGAAACATATTAAATAATACTGAATATCAAACTGTCTATGGTGACGCTTTAGCAACTAAATTTATGGATTATGGATATGATAGTAATTACATTCATAATAAGTTAAAATTAATAAACGTATCAGCAACTCAAAACCCATCTGCAAATGAAAGTACTAAACTACAATATAGTAAGACAGTATATGAGTTTAATGGAACTACAACAAATACTAAGCCTAACTTAGTAGTATCAAGTGGAGCAACATTGACACTAGGAAATATCAACTTAGAAAAATTAAATGATGATGATATTGAAACTGCAACTAATAATGGTTGGTCATTAACATAGAAAGGAGGCAACTGATATGAGAGAACAAAAATCTTTTAAAACAATTCTACCAGATGAAGGTAAGAAGTTATTAATAAATGATTCCTTGCATGATAAAATAATAGTGGCACTAAATTCAAGGCCTCAAATAAAAGAGATAGAAGTTCCTAGCTATATAGGTAATGCATCAACATTAGAAGAAGTCAGAGAAGTTATGATTATGCAATCTAAACTAAATCTAGCACAGTATCTAGAAGATAATCCTTTATTCAGTAAGTGTAAGTATAAAGAAGGTAGATACTATAATATAACTAAAGAAAAACAAGATCAATTAACATCTACTTTAGCAAGTTATATGAGCGATATTCTTCCACAATTAGTTATTGGAATGTCAACTTCTCAAGTAAATATAAAATCTTTAGAAGAGTTTGTCTTAACTTTAGATAATCTACCACAAACATTAACTTGGAATGATATGGGTAATCCTTGTGAAACTTATTCTTATCAAGAATTATATCAATTAAAAAATGAGATATTTGCTACAGTCAAACCTTTAGTTTCTATGCAACAAGTAATGGAAGTAGAAATTAGAGAAAAAACTACTTGTATAGAAGACGCACTAAAAATTGATATATCTTATTCTGCTGAAAATATTGAAAAATATTTAAATACAATAAAGGCAAATCACACAACTATTGAAGGTGAAAAAGATGAAACTTAAATGGTTATGTAAAGATTTCTTTATATTTTTTATATTTGGTATAAGTTATTGCTTACTTGAAATATTATGGAGAGGACACAGTCACATAACTATGTTCTTTGTTGGTGGTTTATGTGGATTATTGATCGGATTAATTAATGAATACACACCAAAAATGCCAATAATATTACAAATGACAATAGGAACTATAATAGTTACATCGCTTGAATTAATAACAGGATATATACTTAATATTAAATTAGGATTAAATATATGGGATTATAGTAATCTAATGTTTAATTATAAAGGACAAATATGTTTAATATTCAGTATACTATGGTTCTTGTTAAGCTATATAGTTATTAAGTTAGATGACTATATAAGAAATGAAATATTATAAATTAGAGAGAGGACTGATTTAATAAATGAATTATTTAAAAAGATTATTTCAAGACGCAAGTGGTAAATTAATATCATGGTTTAGTACTGATGACAATGTGTTATGTGAAAATAATAAATATCTTAGAGAAAATCTTAACAATATAGATGCGCAATTTAAAGATATTGCGAAACAAACGAAAGATATAATAAGTACGGACGATACAAATATGGTAAAAGTTAAAGAGCGTTTATTTGATTTTAATTCAAACGATAGACAATATATATTTGTTGGAGATAGTTTAAGAGAAGCTAATGGACGATGGACTTTTAAAAAAATGGTATACAAATTAGCTAAATGTGGTATATCTCCTTGTTTGATAGGTAAAAGTGGATTAAAAGCCGAACATTTTAGTAAAATAAATAATGTTCAAAGTTTAGATTTTCCTACAACAGATGATGTCATAAGAACTATAAAAGGCACTGGGGCTAATTGTGTGGTTGATATTTGTTTAGGTACTAATGATATAGCTAAAACACCAACCGAAATAATGACATATTTAAAAACAACTATAAGTAATATTTCAACTGCTAAACCAGACACTTTATTTATTCTTACAACTCCACACAGATATATGACTAATGCTACCTCTAATATGGATCCTTCTAGTGAAAAAATATATAAAGTAATTAAACAGGTTGTTGATGATTTAGGCAATGTGGCTTTTTCTGACGTGCAAAGCAATGTATTTAAAAAGGGTGAAGATATAACTTCATATATGATAGATAATATTCACCCTAATAAATTAGGACAATACAAGATAGGTGAATATAAAATAAAACAATTATTTAATGAAGTAGATAGCAGTATATATGATATAAATTTTAAAGAGCAAATATTCACTAACAGTGATGGAACAATAACTACAATAAAATATGCGATTGATTATAACAACTCTGATAACTCTGTTATATATTTAAAGAAGGATTATGAAAATAAGTGGAGATTTGCTAAAATAGTAAGCAGTAAGTGGGTATATTTAAGCGAATTAATTAGTCACGAAGGACTACAACCTTTAATGCCTAGTTTTAATGTAACAGATAGTTTGTATGGCATAGTAGAAACTAAAAACATACAAGCATTAATTGATGATAACCCAACTAAAGATAATATTAAATTAGGTAGCATAAATAGTATAATATGCAATAAAATAACTCAACCAATACTACAAACTCCAACTACTATTGAAGATATTTTATCTCAAATAAAATATTGGGATATAAAAGGTACTTTTGACCCAGCAGATGCCAAGACAAAGGATTTAGCTGAAGTTTCTTTAAAAGTAGGATTTTATAAAACAGAAGGAGATGACCCTGCTGAAGTATATTTAAAAAGAAGTACAGAGAATGATTTTATGTTAGCTTTTGCAGATGATAATGCTATTAGCAAAACCATGTATATTGATAGGGACGGCATATATGATGTAAAGGCTATAACATGGGATACCGTAAGAGTTACTGGAAAATTAAAGGTTAAAAATGTAGAAAAAATGAAAGAAGTGATAGCAGTAGGGGAACATGTTAAAATTATAAACGCCCAACAATATTCTCCAATCATTCAAAAAAGTATTGTAGAATTATTGGATTATTAGTTCACAATTTTTTAAAATTACGAACTAAACTTGTTGCATAATTTTTCCTTTTAGTATATTATAATAATATAGTACAAACATAATAACAGTAAAATGTATTGTTATTCTTATTTATTATATATTCAATTTTATATATTTTCTCTTTACTTTGAAAGCTATTTTTTAGGAGTTATATACTCTTAAAGAATAGCTTTTTTAGTAATAAGAATAAAGAAGAAAGAGGTGAAATAATTGGCGGTATTTAAAATAGTAAATGATAAAAAAGAATTAGTTACAGTTCCTTTATCTATTGCTACAGATATATTATCTGATTTAACGATAGATAAAAATACTAATAAATTATATTTAAAAAATAATAAAAATAATACAGTTGGTGATGGTGTATCATTAAATGATATAGCACAATCATTCCCCTACAAAGATATATCAGATGATGTAGGTGACGGAGACATAACTGTTGGTACAGAGTTTACTATAAATAGTTTTACTATTTCATCACAAACAGCTCAAAAAGGGGCAAATGTAGATATAACTTTAGACTGGGATTACAATAAAGAAATAGATAGTCAAAGTATTAATGGACTTGAAATAGATAAAACATTAAGACAAAAGAAATATACAAACGTTAATCAAGATACAACATATACACTAAGTGCCACTTATGGCGGTACAATAACAAAAACAAAATCAGTTAGTATTAAATTCTATAACGGTATTTATTATGGCAAATCATCAAGCACTACTTATGATTCTACATTAATCAATTCATTACAACAAACATTAAGTGATAATAAGAAAAGAGATATAACAGTTACTGCTAATGAAAATGAATATATATATTATTGTATCCCTTCAAGACTAGGTACTCCTACATTTATAGTTAATGGATTTAGTGGTGGCTTTGCTAGAGTTAATACATTAGTATATACAAACAGTGCTGGTTATGGTGAAAACTATGATATATATAGATCAGATAACGCAAACTTAGGAGAAACAACAATTACAATTAAATAAAATATATAAAGCGAGGTGAGAATATGGCTATAGAAATTATAAGCAAATTGAAACAAAAGAACAATGGTAAATTTAAGATAGTTGATTTAGATGATATAGACTATGATGGCAATGGTACTTCTGCTAAAACATTTCTTGATAAGCAAATAGAAAGTATTAAGTCTAGTACTTCAACTGAAGTTGCTACTAAGACAGCTATAGAAAATGGTAAGCTATATTTACTTAAAGAGGATGATACAAAACTAGATTCTGGTACTGTCCTGCCTACAGGTAGAGATGGTCAAGATGGACGTAATGGTGTTGATGGAGAAGATGGTAGAGAAGTAGAATTAAATACATCTGATTCATATATACAATGGAGATATGCTGGTACTGAATCATGGAATAATTTGATTTCTTTATCTAGCTTAAAAGGTGATAAAGGTGACAGGGGAGATAAAGGTGAAACAGGTGCTCCCGGCGTTCAAGGACTGCAAGGTATTCAAGGTCCTCAAGGGGAACAAGGTATTCCTGGTCCAAAAGGAGATCCTGGTAGAGACGGAGCCGATGGTACAAGCGTTAAAATATTAGGTAGTTACGATTCAGTAGATGCATTAAATGCAGCACATCCTTCAGGAAATACTACTGGTGATGGTTATATAGTTAATGGTAACTTATATATGTGGAATGGTTCTACATTTAAAGATTGCGGTCCAATAAAGGGAGACAAGGGTGATAAAGGAGATGCTGGTACAAATGGTACTGATGGTAGAACTCCTTATCTACACATTAAATACTCCAATGATGGTAAAACATTTACTGCTAATAATGGTGAAGATGTTGGTGCTTATATTGGTATATATGTAGACTATAATAAAGCAGATAGTAATACATTTAGTGCTTACAAGTGGAACAAAATACAAGGACCACAAGGCTTAAAAGGCTTACAAGGCGAAAGAGGAGAACAGGGAATCCCTGGCACGAATGGAACAAATGGTAAAGACGGTAAGACTTATTACACATGGATAAAATATGCAGATGATATTAATGGTAAAAACTTAAGTGATAGTCCTACTGGGAAATCTTATATAGGTTTTGCATATAACAAAACAACAGTTACTGAATCTACTGTAGCTACTGATTATACATGGAGTAAATTACAAGGTGAAAAAGGAGATACAGGAGTAGCTGGTGCTAAAGGTACAGATGGTAAAACATATTATACTTGGATTAAATATTCAGATAATGCTAATGGTAATCCATGTTATGATTCACCTAAAGCTACTACATTATACATAGGTATAGCTGTCAATCAAACTACTGCTACTGAATCATCTGATTATACTAAATATACATGGAGTAAGTTTAGAGGCGATCAAGGTGTACCGGGTGCTAATGGAGCAAACGGTAAAACAAGTTATTTTCATATTAAATATAGCAATGTAGAAAATCCTACTTCTGCATCACAGATGAGTGAAAATCCTAGTACATATATAGGAACATATGTAGACTTTGTTGCTGATGATAGTGTAGATCCTAAGAAATATACATGGCATAGATTTGAAGGATTACAAGGTCCACAAGGAGAGCAAGGTATACCAGGCATTGGTACAGATGGTAAAACGAGTTATTTGCATATAAAATATAGTAATGACAACGGTAAGACATTTACATCAAACAATGGTGAAACAATTGGTTCTTATATTGGTACATGTACAGACTTTAATGTTAATGATCCAACTGCAGTAGATAGCTATACATGGGCAAAAATTAAAGGAGACGACGGTACTAATGGTAAAACATCATACTTTCATATTAAATATTCTAGCATAGCTAACCCTACCACATCTGACCAAATATCAGAAACTCCTGATACTTATATAGGAACTTATACTGACTTTACTCCAACTGATAGTACGGATCCTAAAAAATATACTTGGTATAGATTCCAGGGATTACAAGGCCCAAAAGGTGAACAGGGAATTCCAGGTAAAGACGGTGATGGAAGAACAAGTTATTTACACATCAAATATTCAAATGATGGAGGTAAAACTTTTACAGCAAGTAATGGAGAAACCCCAGGTAGTTATATAGGAACATATACTGACTTTGTTATAGATGACTCAATGACGGTGTCAAAATATACTTGGGCTAAGATAAAAGGAGACACTGGACCAAAAGGAGACAAAGGTGAACAAGGACCACAAGGACTTCAAGGACTACAGGGAGAAAAAGGTGATCAAGGCATTCCTGGTAACCCTGGAAAAGATGGGGTTAATGGTACAAACGGTAAAACTTCATATTTTCATATAAAATACTCCAGTGTAGAAAATCCTACGACATCTAATCAAATGTCAGAAACACCAAATACTTTTATAGGAACATACGTAGATTTCACATCTACTGATAGTACTGACCCTAAAAAATACACATGGCATAGACTTCAAGGTTTACAAGGTGAAAAAGGAGAAAGAGGAATACCCGGGGTTGGTACAGATGGCAAAACAAGCTATCTACACATTAAATACTCTAATGACGCAGGAAAAACATTCACAGCAAATAACGGAGAAGCTGTAGGTAGTTACATAGGAACTTATACAGATTTCAATCCTAATGATTCAACTACTGTAAGCAACTATACATGGGCAAAAATAAAAGGTGAAACCGGAGCTAAAGGAGATAAAGGTGATCAAGGATTACAGGGTCCACAAGGTGAACAAGGTATACCAGGCACAAATGGAACGAATGGTAAAACATCTTATTTCCATATTAAATATTCTAGTGTAGCTAGTCCTACAGCAGCGAATCAAATGTCTGAAACACCTAATACTTATATTGGTACTTATGTAGATTTTACTGAAGCAGATAGTACAGATCCTAAGAAATACAAATGGTATAGATTCCAAGGCTTACAAGGAGCAAAGGGTGAACAAGGCATCCCAGGTGTAGGAACCGACGGTAAAACATCATATTTACACATTAAGTATAGTAATGACGGAGGTAAAACTTTTACAGGTAATAGTGGTGAAGATACTGGTAAATATATTGGTACTTGTACTGATTTTAATGTTAATGATCCGACTACTGTATCTAGTTACAAATGGTCATTAATAAAAGGTGATACGGGAGCTACAGGTAATGGTATTAAAAATACTACTATATTATATTATGTTCATACGTCTAAAACAAGCGCACCTTCTACCTCTGCTAGTGGATGGACAACTACAATACCTACTTATTCGAGTGGTAAATATTTATGGACATGCACTAAAACAGAATACACTAATGGCACAACAACATATAGTACTCCTAATTATTTAAGTAGTTGGGAAGCTGAACATAAAGCAGATACGGCTGTTTCTGTAGCCAACCAAACAAATGAAAAATTTGAATGGATAGTAAAAAAAGGTTCTACGGAATCAAACATAACATTGACAGATAAGGCTATTCAAGCTATTGCAAATTCAAGTATTAAATTACAAGCTAAAAATATATCATTGGAAGGATTAGTTACAGCTAACGATAAATTTAAGATATTATCTGATGGCTCAATAGAAGCAACCAATGCTAACATAGCAGGTAAAATAAATGCTACTTCAGGAGCAATATCTTCTGATTTAGAAGTAGATGGATTAAATGTATCTGGTAGCTTAACTGCTGATACATTAACAGTAAGAAAAATAAATTGTCCAGATGTATCAATTGGCTTAACTGCTGATGTTAGTATTACTGTTAATCCAACAGTTACTAATGCTACAAATATATTTTCTAATAATGCAGTATTTACATCATTGCAAACTTGTATTGAAAGTATTCCAAAGAATCTTAATGGATATACAGTAACCATAACTGTATTAGAACAAATTACAGAAAATATCACAATTAAAGGGTTTAATGGTGGGACTATTCAAATAAAATTTAATAAGAATAGTTACGGATATATAATTGGTCGTAATTGTAGTGCTGAAATACTAATACAGGGCACACGAACAACTTCACAAACATTAGTCAGCAATTACAAAACTACAGGTAATGTCAACATGAGGGTAGCTGGTGACGCCACTGCTAATTTAGTTCAAACAGTACCCCCTGGAGCTGTATTATTACTTACTAATATTGACAGTAATGGATGGGGTTATACGACATATAATAATAAGTCTGGTTGGATGAGTACAAATACAAGTTATATGGTCAAAGATGAAGTATATCAAACAAGTGGAACATCTACAACTATACAACCAAGTAAATTGATAACTCAAGATGGTAAAAATTATGCCGTGGTATTCCGCAGCTGTCCATATGCAGCATTGTTTAATACAGAAGTATACGGGAAAACTGGTAGTGCTACCAATTACGCAGTAGGAGGTATAAGAGGTTCTTATGTAGAGTTAAAAAATATAAAAATATGTGGAAGTGAAAACGGGGTTGCTGCAGAACATGGTGGACGTGTATTGGAATCCGACATTACAGGAAAAGTAAATGGAATTGCTCAAAATGCTAATCATGGCGGTACTATTTATATTCAAGATGGTACAACTATAAACGGAACAATGAGTAAGGATAATTCTTCACAAATTATATATAGTAGTTCCGGAGTAACTCAAGATACTTCAAGTGATGTTGGTACTAATACTAATACAACTACTTCTACATCTACTATAACTATAGTTAGTAATGGTGCAGATACATATAGAAGTACAGTTTATAATAATTACAAACAAGATAATACAGCGCGTCAAGGTAATTATGGTTGGGGTAATTGTAATGGTATATGGTTATTCGGATCTAAATTTGCACAACAACTTAAAGGCAAAAATATTACAAAACTTACTGTAAAAGTTAACCGTATTCAAGGTGGTATATACGGTAATGTAACAGCTACGCTTAAAATGCATGCACATGAAACAAAACCATCTGCCATGCCTACTTATACAAGTGGTTGGAGTACATCTATAACTACTCCAATTAATACAAGCAAAACAATAGAAATAACAGATGCTACAGTATTAAATGCTATTAAGAATGGTACATGCAAAGGATTTGGTGTGCAAGGCTCATATGATAGCTCTCATTACGCAGTATTTGATGGTAACTGTACTATAACAGCAACTATATCAGGATAGAAGAGGGGAGGAACGATTAAATGAATTATATAAGAAAAAAGTTTGCAGATGCGGCTAATAAAGTTGTATCATGGTTCTCTACCGATGATAACGTGTTATGTCAAAATGGTAAATACTTAAACGAGAATTTAGATACTATTAATAATAAATTTAAAGAAGTATCAAAACAAATTGAGGAAATAACCAACCCTTTTAATATAAATACTTTTATAGTTACGCCTTCTATAGCACAAAAAGGTAGTACAGTTTCTGTATCTGTTAAATGGACATATAATAAAGAAATAACAAGTCAAACATTGAACGATACGTCATTAGGATTAGATACAAGAGATAAAACATTTACTAATGTAAAGGCAGATACTGTCTTTACATTAACAGCTACATCTACTAATAGTACTAAAACAAAAAGCGGATCTATTAAATTCTGTAATGGTATATACTATGGTAAATCATCTTCTACAACATATGACTCTACTCTTATTAATAGTTTAACTAAAACACTATCTGATTCTAAGGCTAGAACTATTACTGTAAACGCAGGTGCGGGAGAATATATTTATTACTGTTTACCTACAAGATTAGGAGTTCCTGGTTTTAACGTTGGAGGATTTGATGGCGGCTTTAATAAAGTAGCCACTATTAATTTTACAAATAGTAATAATTATACAGAAAATTATGATATATATAAATCTACTAATTCTGGATTAGGAAATACAACAATAACAATCAAATAATAGGAGGTGTTTTTATTGGGTGTAGAAATTATTGATCAATTAACACAAAAGAATAATGGTAAGTTTCCAATAATTGATTCTAACAATGTTAAAGGTGGTTATTATCAAGTAAACACTTTAGAAGAAAGAAATAATATTCCTATGGAGAGAAGAAAAGAAGGAATGTTGTGTTGGGTAAAAAATTCTTCTACTTATATATTATCCGGTGGAACAACAAATGACAACTGGCAAGTATTTAAAACATCTAGTGGAGGCAGCAGTTCTGGAAATGGTAGTCTTGTTACCGAAACAAAAGAACAAATAAACACATTAAAAAGTTCGGTAGGTGTTTTCATATATGTATTAAATGATGAAGATAACAATAATGAACCAAATATTTATATAGTAAAGAGCGTTGACAGTAATGGAAATATTTCAGAAATTAGTCCAATATCTAGTTTTTCAAAAAGTACAATACCAACATTGTCATATGATGAATCTATGCCTGAAGGTTCTAAAATATATAAAAGTACTAAAGATGATATAGTACTTAAATTTAACTTTTCAAGTGAGACTTATGGCGATGCAAAATATAAAATATATAGAGATGGTTCATTAATTAAAACATTGTCTGAATCTAAAGGTACTGTAATTATAAACTTGGGACCTATAACAAATGAAGGTACTTATGAATTATCAGTTACAGCTACCGATTATTTAGGAGTGCCAGCTCCTCAAACATTGATATTTAATACTATAATAGGTGGTTTAAGATTAACAAGTACATTTAATGAAACTTTGAGCAATACAGTATTTGAAGTAGGAGATCCTATAGTAGTACCATATACTGCAACTTCAAGTGATACTTCTGCACAAATTAATATATTATTTAAATTAACTGATTCAAATGGAATAGCGCATGAAGATATAATAAAAACCGGACTTTCTTCAGCTAGTTCTCAATGGACTTATACAGATACTACAGTCAATGGACAATATACATTAGAAGTTCAAGCATATACAGGTAGCAGTGTAGAAGATACTACAGTTGGTACTTTCGTATCAGATAAATTAAGTTATAAGTTCAGCATATTACAATCTGGAGAAATTGCTATTATAGATGAATCAACTAATTTTGATTTTGATACAGATACTTATATATCTATACCATTTAGAACATACACAAAAGTTGCCAACTATTTAACCATGAGAGGTAAATTATATAAAAAGAACGAAAGCAATGAGTGGACATTGTTTAAGTCTACGTCTGATACAGGTATTAGTTGTTCAGTAGGTGTAATTAATTATTGGAGTATAGGTAAAATAGAACAAGGCGAATATAAATATGAACTTAATGCATATACTCTTGATGGTGGTATTGAAAGTTTAACTCCTGCTACAGGAAATATTAAAGTAGAACAATCTACTTATACTAAATTGCAACCTGTAACATCTAATTTAATAGCTTGGTTTGATGCCAATGAAAAACGTAATTCAGATTCAGATAATAACATATGGTATAACAATAGTAAATTAGGAGATACTTTTAGAATACAATTATATAATTTGAACTATAAATCTAATGGTTGGAAGCATGTAGACGAATCTTTAACTGATGATCAAGATGGAGAATATATGCTAACTTAATTATAAAGAAACGTAGAACAATAGAGCAAGTACCTAAAATGTTTAAAGAAGAAACACTTGATATATTAAAACAAGATGGTTATGATGGATATGGAGACCCTTTAGTATAAATTCATAATTTAAAAATATTACGCATATAAATTAAACAATAGTACATACTATTATTAACCTCATAGATTTATTAATATTATTGTACACGATCAGCTAGCGTAACTCTAATTTACTATTTGTATAATAACGTGTGTTAAAGAGAAGATAATTAAGTCTTCTCTTTTTTCTTTTGTTTCAATAAATGTAGTAATAATATAATAGTAAATATTAAAAGAATGAGGTGATAATAATATTATGAAAAATAACCTTAGTCCCAATGATTTAGTAGTGCACCCTCATTACAATGAAAGTAAACATCAATATGATATTAAAATAGGTGATGTTGCTGATGGACTTACTAAAGCTGGATATAAAATAGATGGCAGTACTAATTCAGATAAAGATAAGAATTGGTGGGAAGATAAAGATTTGGCAGATAAAATAGCCTACAGGTTAGAGATACATAGAGATAATGGAGATTTTAAAACATCTCCTATTACGTTATCTGTCAAACTATTTTGCAATAATAATGATATAACGGATAGTGTGCCTGCAGATAACTTTTTATGGACAAGAACATCTGGTAATACAGAAGTTAGTAGACGTGAAGATAAACATTGGAATGAATCCCATAGTGCAGGTTCAAAATCTATTATAATATCGAGAGAAGATGTTAATTTACATGCACAATTTTCTGTATCATTTGTTAAATATGAAGATGATACAGAATGGCTTAAGAAATTATATGATTCATATATTCAAGCAATCACAAAAAATAATAATAATTAATATAAGGTGGTGATATAATTGGCAAGAAAATATGAAGCTATGGCTACTGCTAGTACTATAATTACAGATGAAACTGATGCATCGTATCTTACCGGGAATCTGACAATTATTAATAGTAGCAGAAATCAGATTTATTATACTGGTCAATCTAATCCTTATTCTCCTGACTGGACTAAAACTAATTTAGTTATTAGACCTTATTTATTAGCTACTAATATATACAAAACAGGAGATACTGGTAGATACAATCCTGATTTATTTAGTCCTACAGAGTACAGAACATTTGATGATTTAAGCGCTCACAGCTTTAATACTCCTATGATATCTGATATACATTGGTTCATACAAGATACAGCAGGAGTTGATACAGAAATAACTAGAAGTACAGAAGGTTATAGTTTTTCATGGACTTATAATATAGATAAAAATAATACTATTACATGTAATGATAAAAGACAATTAGTTATTAATCAAAATATACTTAAAACAAATAGTACATGTGAAATTATATGTAAATTTAGTTTCTATGATCCTTATGCTAGAATGACAATACCTCAACAGTTCTCTATATCATTAAGTAATATAGCGACAGGTGAAGGTACAAATAAAGCAGTTATTGAATCATTAAATGGTACTTCTATATATAACGGTACTCCTGAATATTTAGAACTAGAAGCTCATTATTATAGATCAGGACTAGAAGTAGACCTACAAAGTGAAATAGAAGATGCTACAACTTCCACTACGATTCAATGGTATATAAGAGATCCATTAAATGGTGGTTGGAAATTATTAGATGCAACAACACAAGAATTAGTTAATGATACTACAGATAATGATGGAAACAATTATGATATATGTAAAAAGGGTTATGACGCTGAGACTGAAAAAGAAATATATGTTATAACTAATAATGCTAAAGGTGGAACTATGCTTAGAATATATCCTGATTTAATTAGTGGATCTGATTCTATTAAATTAGTTGTTACAGATGGCAATCAAAACAATGCTAAATTTAATGACATTATGGTTGTATATGATAACACAGATGAAACAAAAGCATATATACATTTATCTAATGGAAACAAATTAAGACGTTCTGCTACTAATACAGGTACTACTGCTAAAGTAGTTATAACATATCAAGGTGAATTATTAACAGATGAGTCTGTATTGTATAACACTGAATTTGATTATTATTGGTATATATATAGTTTTGACAAAGACGAAACAAGAAATGTATGGCCCGATGCAGATAGTAGTAAACCATTAAAATATCAAACTGTATCTGTTGATGATGAATTTACTCCTGTCAAATCAAATAGAAGTATATACTTAACATATAACGATATAACTAGAGAAGAACAATTAACAGTAGATATAGTAGAAAAAAGTGCACAAACTGCTCAACAAGCTAAAGAACAATTATTAAATAATTTATTAGTTTCAGAAGACGAAATGAATGAAGCAGCTGCGTTAAATGAAGAGTTGGGAATAAATGATCCAGAGGCTCAAATATTTACAGCAAACGAATTAAAAGCAAATAGAGAAGTACAATAGGTGGTGATAATTAATGATTTCTTATAAAGCATTAACTTCCGCTAGTACTATATTAGAATCACTTGATGATTTAAAACTATATGAATCTGAAATATTTTCTTCTAATGGTTCTATACTGTATCCTTACGATTTAGATACTACATTAACAGGTGTTATATATGAAGATTTAAAAGATGTAACAGATAAGTTTGATGATATAAGATGGACTATTTATAATAGCGATAGTGGTAAATATGAAGCAGATGAAGAATGGAACAATGCCCACAAAGGTAAGAATCCTATTACTATTTCTAAAGATGAAATAAATGGAAAAGCCGTTATACAATTCGAAGCATATAAAAACTTATCAGGCATTCCAGGCGATGATACATTAGTAGCATGTTCTAGAATATCAATAGTAGATACTAATGATTTATTATCATCTGGTTTAAAACCTAGCAGTCCTTATATTGGACAAGTATGGATAGATAGTTCTACTGACCCTGCTACTATGTGGATGTGGAATGGTACTAAATGGATACAAATAGGTACAGTTACTGCTGTAGTTAAGAACTTATTAAGAAATTCAGCATTTTATACTTATAACTATAAGCACTTCGATATAGTAGGAGATCCTAGATATTCATTTACTCCTACTGTTAGTTTCTTTGACGGTAAAAAATGGCTCAATTTATCATCCGATACTACAGAAAGAGAGCATAGAGGTATAAGTCAAACTACAGAAGATACTGAAAAAATATATGTTAATGATACATACAGTTTTCAATTCTTAGTTAAAAACAATTCTAAAGATTCAGATAAAGTTAAATTAAATATATATTCTATTAACTCTAAGAAACAAGAAACACTTATATATGAAGAAGTTATACAAATAAATAATGATAAAATTAAGTCTTATTTTACTACATTTAAAACGTTAGATGATACTACTAATATAAAAGTAGAAATAATAGGGCTAGATGATTATAGATTCAATTTCTATATTACAGAGCTTGCTATATTTAATACAGGCAATGTATATCCATGGGAACCTTCACCTTATGATTCAGAAATAGAATATGATCCTGAAGCATTGTTTAATGCATTAACTTATAATGGTAAGATACAAGGTATCTATTCAATGATTGATCCTAAGACAGGACAATTACAATACTTCTTTAATGCTGAATATATACAATCTGGTACACTAAAAGGTGAATATATAGATGCTAAGAACTTAGTAGTTAGACGTGACGATGGTGTTAAAACATTAGAAATAGATAAACACGGTAACGTTAATCTTGTTGTTAATAGTTTAAAAATATCTGCTACTAATCAAACTATAGAAGATTTTATATATGATAAGTTAAATGAATTAACTCCTGAAGAATTAAAATATTTATTATATGAAATAACAAAAGACCACGAACAAATTAATTATGAATATGAACAATACTATAATGATACTAATTTATTTAATCAAATATATAAAGGTGAATGGTCTGAATATCTTGACAAAGATATGTTAAATAGAGCTGATGAAGAATTAGGAGATAAAGATGGTAGTGATGATACTGATACACAAGTTGAATCAATAGCTCTTAATAGAATTAAATTTAATGCCAACAAGACAATAACTATTAAACCCGTAGTAGATTCTACTGATGACAATAATATAATGGCATTAGATAATACAGAAGATACTCCTACAGATGATACTGAAGATAATAATAAATCTGATAGCGGTGTTATACCTATAGCTAATCGTAGTTTCTTTTTAGGTGAAGCAAGATTGGGCTTATATAGATTAGGATTAGGCGATGATTCTGAAGAAGATGGTAGAACATTAAGAAAGTTATTGTATTATTGTCATTTAGCATATGAAGAATCATATACCGATGTAACAGGTACAATTAATGAGTTATTAAAAAAATCTAATAAGACTAAATCATCTGAATCTGAAATAATAACTTATGACTTAGATACGGAAGTATATGCAGATGGTAATGATAAAGGATTAAAACAAGAACTAGCAGACAATTATACAGACTATAGTACTAAGAATGGTTTATTATGTAAATTATTTATACTATGTAACGATTATATAACTAATCATAAGATAACAGTTAAGATAGATGATTGGGCTAACTTAAATGTAGAAGCAAATAAGATATTAGAAGAAGTAGGACAGTTAAAGAAATACTATTTAGATGATACATTAAAGGGCGTTTTTATTAAAATAGCTAATAGAGAAATAAAAGCGGGAAGTATTATTGATAAAGTGTCTGAAGGATTAGGCGACATTAATGACCCAGACAATAAAAATATGACACAAAAATTTAGAGAAACAATAGCACAACAAACTGCAGGTTATTTTAACTGGTCTGCTGAAGATTATAGTAATACTATGAAATCATCATTTAAATTATCGACAGATGGTGTTATGTTAGATTCTAATGGTTCATTAATATCTATGAATGGAAACAGTGTTAATATATCTTCTGATAATATAAATCTAGAAGGTTATGTTACATTTAATAAATTAGCTAATAAAGACCCAGAAGATACTACTTATATTGACGGTGGATATATTAAAACTAATTCATTAGATGCAAGTAGTATTAAAGCAAATACATTATCTGCTAATCAAATAACTACTGGTACATTACAGAGTAAAAATAATAAGTCAGTATTAGATTTAGATAATGGTACGTTTACATTAGGTGATTCATTAGTATATAAAAATGGTAAGTTATCATTTACTAATGTTACTATAACTGATTCAACTATAGATGCAACAGCAGGATTGCCTGAATGGATACAAAAATGGGATTCTACTAAGACAGAAATAAGTGGAGAACAAATAGTATCACCTAGAGCATTTTTCGGTAGTTATGATCCTAATAGCGCTACTGGACTAACAGGTATTATGTTAGGTATCGATTTAGCTTCACGTAATACTCCAGGACAAGAAGGACTAATAGATGCTGGTATTGTAGGCTATTATTATAATGAACCATCGTTTAGATTTAATATAGATGGAACTGCTCAATTCGGAAGAGATACTGATAAAAAGAAGGTATATATTGATTCAGATGGTGCTTTACACTTTGGTAGAATAGATGGCGACGAAATAGATGCGCGCAATTTAAGAGTATTAAGAGATGGTACTACAACTACTACATTCTCAATAAGTAATAAAGGTGAAGTATTAATAAAACCTAAAACATTCTATTTATATAATGGTACAGATACAGCTATTAAGCTTGAGAATAGTGCTGTAACTATTAATGCAGATTATATAACAACTGGTAAAATGTCTGCAGGATGTTTAGATGTAACAGATGGTAGTTTTATAGTAAAAGATTCAAACGGTAATACCACATTTTCTGTAGATACAAATAGTAATGTTACTATTAATCCTAGTACATTTAATTTATATTCATCAAATGGTTCAACAAAGACTGCTATAATTTCATCATCAAATGGTAAAACAACTATAAATGCAGATGGTATAACAGCTGGTTCATTAGATGGTAAAAGAATCAAGGCAGATACTATTGAAACTACTGCATTAACTATAGGTGATGTTACAAAAGGTACAAACAATTTAACTAAAAAAGCTGATTGGTTTAAATGCACTTCAGCATCAGAATTAAATAGTCCTACAGCAATCTCTAATTGTACATTAGGGAATGCTCAATATACTAAATACTATACTTATACTGTAGATTATACAGGTGATATTAAAAATAATACAGAAAAAGTATACATACAAGCTGACCTTAAACAATTCTATAATGTTACAGCTTCTAAAATTTATTTTAAAGATAAGAATAGTAAAACATATTATTATAAAATCAAGTATTCAATAGATAATGAACATTGGCATGATTGGAATGCTACAGATGATTCATGGATGCAAACTAAAATAGATAATTATGATTATATTATTAATTTAAATCAAACAGGAGTTACTGCGCGTTACTTCAGATTGTATCTTAATGGTAATGAAACTAATGGTACTTCTGAATTATCTGCATGGGAATTATACATGGGTGGTGTTACTACATGTATAGATGCTAGTGGAATAATAACTGGTAAATTAAATGCAGATAGAATAGATACACATTCTATTATAATGGACCATATAAACATAACAGATAATAACTTCCAGTTTACTAAGAACAATAAGGTAGTATTTGCTATTGATGGTACAGATGAAAATAATTGTTCTGTTACTATTAATCCTGATACATTTACATTAGGTACTACCGATGGTAATGCAATAGTATTAGAAAATAATAAGATATCAATTAATGCAGACTATATTAATACTGGTAAAATAAGTGCTGACAGAATAGGTGCAGGTACTATTGATGCTAATGAAATAACAGTAAAAAATTTATCTGGTAGTAATATAGATGCTAAAGGATTAACAGTATATAGAGAAGAAAATAATCAAAAGATTAATACATTCCAAATAACTAATCAAGGACAAGTAGTAGTAGACTCCAATAGTTTCTTAATTAAATCTGGTAGTTCTGCGGGTAAAACAGTAGAAGGTTTAATAGATGAATATAATCAAGGTATATCAGAATATATAAAAATGGAAGGAAACACAATTACATTAGGTAGAACATCAGATGAGAACACCTACAAAACAGTAATAGATTCAGATAAGCTAGCTTTTATGTATCAGAATAATACAGTGGCTTATATATCTTCTCAGAAAATGCATATTAATAATGCTGAAATAAAAGAAAAACTTACTATAGGTAGAACTGGAGAAGACTATTATATGGGAGGATTCTACGATTTCACATATAGATCTAATGGACACTTAACATTGAAATGGAGGGGTGAATAATGGCATATGTAATACCTGGTACGTTTTCACTTAATAATAGGAATATGCAACCACAATTAGTATACTCCTATACACAAAATAAAGATGCGAATCAGACTACAATAAATTTAACGTTTAGAGTACAGAAATTAACATCCTATGCACAAACATGGAAAAGTCAAACATCATATTCTATAACAATTAATGGTTCTACAGTTAAATCATCAATAACTAATTTCGATATAAGAAGTACACCTGTAGGTGGATATACAACAGTTGCTACTTATACTGGTACATACAATCATAATGCTGATGGTTCATTATCATTAAGTTTAGGTGCAACTGTTAATCTATCTGCTACTAATCCAGGTGTTGGTACAGTAGGACCTACAACAGTACAGATAGCTGCCATACCTAGAAGCAGCTATCTTACTCCTAGTAAAGACGAATATACTCTAGGTGATACTTTTAGTGGTACAATACATACATCTAGTAATACATTTTGTCATAAAATAACAATGAAATTAGTAGATGACAGTAGTACTTCACAAACATTTAATGTAGTTGCGGGTACTACTAATGTAAGTCATACAATACCTACATCATGGATTAGTTCTAAAGCATTTGCCAATAGTACTTCCACTTTATGCTGTATAGAAGTAAGAACATATAAAGATAGTAATTATACAACACAAATAGGAGACATGGTTGATGTATTATGTACGCTTAATATCTCTACAAGTAGTAGTTCAGTAAATGGTTATTTTACATTTAGCGTGGGTTCATTATCTATTGTATCCAATGATTCGAATACATATAAGAACTATTTATTGAATAAAACTAAGTGTAAGATATCTAATATAGTAGTAACACCTAAAGCTGGTTCTACTGTTAAGTATATAAGAATTACAGGTTCTAATGGATACGATAGTGGTTTATTAACATACTCATCAGGTATGTCTCACACTACAAGTGTATTAACCACATTAGGTACAATTAAATATACAATAACAATAACAGATTCAAGGGGTGTTATTACAAACTATACCAATACCAATATGAGCATTAGAGTTATAGAATACTTGCCTCCAACGTTTAAGTCTGTAATAACATCAAGAGCCACTAGTGTTGAAGGCAACATAGAAGAATCAGATGACGGAGAGATAATTAAATCTGTAATAGACTTTAGTTATTTTACACAAGATTCTAGTAACAAATTATCTAAATTAGAAATGTCATTAACAACAGACGCAAAAGCATCAGTTAAAAAAACATTTACTTATCAGACTAATAACACATTAACAGATAATGACGATACATCATTAGTATATAATGGTATTAAGAATGGAGATTCATATTATTATACTTTATATTGGAATGCGGGATTAAAACAAGATGAAACATACACTATAACATATAAATTAATAGATTCATATGGCTCTACTTCTTATACGGACGAAATATCTTCTGCATTTTTTGTATTAGATATAAGTCCTGGTGGTAAATCAATAGCTATTGGTAAGGCTGCTAATGAAGATGAATACGGTGTTGAAATAAGTATGCCTAAAGTGAGATTTACATTTAATGGTGATGATTATTTATTTGACGGTAGTGGTATGTATGTTAATAATGATTTAGTCAAATTAATTAAACAAAAACATAATGCCACTTCTACATCTGGCAGTATTATTCTTAACAGCGATTCATGTTATTATACGTTTAAAAACGCATTAAAATCACTTAATGTATCTGTTGCTGATAATTTATCATCATCTACTTATGCCTGCAGTAAAGTAAATTTTATGACAGACTCTTCATTTAAAATGACCTCAAGCGATAAAATATATTATGTAGGAACAAACTGTAATAGCGGTACAATTACACCACAGAAAAATAGTTTTTATTCAATAGAATATGAATATGCACTTAGCAATGTATTAGGTAAAGTAACAGCTATGCCTATAACAACTACATCATCAGGTGGAAGCAGTGGTGGAACGACTGATGCTCCTGTTGTAAGCGTTAAAGATGGACCAGCTCCTTGTGCTGGTGTAGCAGAATTATTAGAAATAGCTAAAGGTTATTATAATATAGCTAAAAACAATAAATTCTTTGAATACGGTACTGAAAGTCAAACAGCATTAACATATGGTATTTCTGAAAACAATACAAAATGTAGTGGAAGTACTTGTGCTAATAAAACACTTATGGGAGCAGCCGGTCCTCATACAAACAGTTCAGGATTAAATAGAAGATATATAGATGATTCTACTTTTGTAGGCTTATGTTTAAGAGGTATTGCTATTAGCGCTAGTAGATATGCAGATTGGAATACTTATGATAGCGAATTTAGACCATCTGATTATGAATGGTCATCAGATTTAAGAGATACATTAAGTGTATCTACGTCTAATGGAGGAATAAGAACTGCTGCTGACATAGCTAAGTATTGTGATGCTAGAGGATGGATGATAGATGATAGCTGGCACATTACTAATTATAGTAAATTAAAAGCAGGAGATTTAATATTCTGGGATGACGATAACAAAGATAATGGTAGATGGAGTAAAGTATCAAGAGTTGGTATATGTTTAGGTACTGAAATATATGATAAAACAGACTTTAATAAAAAGTATCCAAATGAATCTACAACAACTGATATGTTAGTAATGGAAGTAGTAGATAAAGCTAATTATAGTGGTACTCATTACGGTATAAGAATAGTTAAATTAAAAGACAGTTCTCCTGATAAAGTAGTTCATGTAGCAAGATTACAGTATAAAGCATATGCTACTTGTACTGTTAATAATTCTGCAGGTGCTAATTTAAGGACGGGTCCAAGTAGTGCACTTAATTCAAGTGGATCTTATGTATATAGCGTTATAAAGAATGTACCTAATGGAACAGTATTAAGTATAATAGATGAAACAAATGGACGTAGTAAAACATGGTATAAAGTATTATGTGACTCTACTAATAGAAAAACTGCATGGGTATCAAGTTCTATAGTAAGTAATGTTACACAAATAAATAATAATGGTAGTAGCTCTTCAGCTACAACTACAGACTTTACTGTGCCATGCTATGGTATAGATGTATCTAAACATCAAGGAACTATGGATTTTGCAGCGATTAAAAAAGCTGGCTCTATTAATTTTGCTATATTAAGAATGGGATTTGGAGGTAGATCAGGAGCAGATCCTACATTGGATAGTCAATTTATATCTTACTTAAATGGATGCAAAGCTAATGGTATACCTGTAGGCGTTTACTTCTTTAGTTATGCTAACAGTCTTAATGCAGCTCAAAAAGAAGCAAATTGGGCAGTAGAACAATTGTCTAAATATCCTAAGACATTTGAATTCCCTATATTCTTTGACCAAGAATACGATAGTTTAAATACTACATATAATTCGTCTACTGGTTCATATACTACTAATAATCCAGGCAAAGCTGCATTAACTAGTTATATGAATGCATTCTGTAAAATAATTAATGATGCAGGATATATGGCTGGTATATATACTAACCCAGATTGGTTCGCTAATTATGTTAATTTTAATGATATACAATATAAAGACCATATATGGATAGCTCAATGGGGAAGCAGTTTAACATGGAATAAAGCAGATGTTAAGTTATGGCAAACAGGTGTATCTAAAATAAATGGATATAGTGGCGATGTAGATTACGATAAATGTTTATTTAATTATCCTAACCATGTCAGAAGCAATCATTTACATGGTTTTTAAAGTAATACACATATAGGCGGTGATTATTAATGGATAAATACATACCTAAGACTTTTAAAAATAGAGATATATTAGATGCTGATGATGTTAATAGAATAGAAAACGCATTGGCTGAAGTAGTAGATGATGCAATAAATGATCCTACAGTAGATGATATACCTCAAATAATGAGTATAGTAAAACAACGAATAAACAATAAAAATGCGGGTACTGATGAAAATATTAGTACAAATGAAGCGACTAAAATAGATTATCAATAATAAGGAGGTGTTAATACATGGCAAGAATAGACATGTTGGAGTACAATGACGGCACCAATTTTCTAAGAAAAAACATGTTTAGTAAATCCTTATCTTCTGATTCTAAAAAAATGACAATTAAATGGAACTGTTGGCCTCAAGCAGTTCCATATAGTTATTCATATTTCGGCAAGAAGAAGACAGGTTATTATTCAGGTGGTACAGCATCTGCACCTGGAGGAATATATAGAGATGAAGATAATGGTAAAAGAACAGTAAGAGAGGGTATCTTTGAGGGTGTAAAAACTGTATCAATTAAGTATAGAAAAAACGGTGGTCAATGGCAGGAAATAAAACCTAAGAGTTATAATGACCATATACTAACTCTTAATTCTACTAAAAACGGTGATAAGTTTGAATTAAAAGTAACATACAGTTTATGTACTATGGGATTTCCACATAGATGGTATCCTTTTATGTGGTTCGGTAATCAGAATCAAATACCAAAGAGATATAGAATTACTAATTCAGGTATTAAAAACTTTACAGATGCTAAACCATATTTTCCTGGTACTGAATATCCATGTGTACCAGATGCATGGAAACCAGATACTCCTATAAGTTATACATGGGGCGATCCCGAAACAGGATTAATATGGAGTAAGATTTATGGTACTGCACATCCTAAATACAGTCCATGGATTGACAAATACAAATGTGAACAAAATATAAGAGCAGCAAGAACTGCAGACTGGACAAGTGAAAAAGGTAATGTGCCGCAGTTAACACGTAAATCAAGTTATTTTGTATATCATAGAACATTTACTGATACATATATTACAAGTGGTATTATAGAAAGACCATTACCTATAAAAGACCCAGATATACCAGTAGTAGAGTGTATACCAGCACATGGTGAATCTGGTATTGTAAAAGTTAAATATAATCATAGTGCAGGATTAGACGGAAGTATTGATTTATATGCACTTCAAAAAGGTAAAGTAAATATAACAAAGAAAGTAGCAACTCAACAAGTGTTAGATGGTAGCACATCACAAATAAATGTAGATTTCGTAGCACAAGGATTAGGACGTAGTCAAGAAGTAAGATATTATGCAATAGCTAGAGTATATGATGCAGAATATAAAACAGATAGAACAAGTTGTTCTTGCAATAAAGCATGGAATAACTGTGCTAAAGGACATTATTTTAATGAAGAACCGCCTGCAGTAGATCCACAATTAATAGATGCAGCAGATACAACTAAAACAGCTAGAATAATGTTTTCTCCTGTAAAAGATCCAGACAATGACAGTGTGTCTTATATAGCATATCTTAAATCACAATATAAAGAAAACAATACAAACAGTAAAAGATTCTGGGGTGGTACAGTCAATGGAGTTAAAGGTGTTGATGGAATACAAGACTATTATATAGCTATGGATGAAGTTAATACAAACTATATAGATATAGATATGACTCCATTTGAAGATAGAGAAAGAATAAGTGCATGGATAGAATCAACTGATAATTATGTTAACAGCTATTATTATTCAAGTAAACCAGTAGAAATAATAAAAACTAAATCTCCTAATGTATCTATAAAAGTAACACCTAGCCATGGTGAATCTGGTAAGCTAACTGTTACATATAGACATGATAAAGGCGCAGGCGGTACTATTAAATTAATGGCTTATCAAAGTGATGATAGTAGCGGTATATCTGGTAGTTATAAATCTACGGTAAAAACATTAACAGTTGAATCATTGAATACTACAACTACATTAGAAAAAACATGGGAATTAGATATAGATTTTATTAAAGAAAACTTTACAAGAAGTAGGGTTATAGGTTACTGGGCTGAAGCTACAGATGTTGACGGTAAAAAATCATCTACTAATGCTCCTGATTGGATAGATATACCTAAAGGGCATTACTTTAATGAAGAACCACCACCTGTTACGCCTACAGTAGACCAAGATATATTAAAAGCATTAGAAAAAGCTTATTTAACATGGGGAGAATCTGTAGACCCTGATGGAGATCCAACTACATATGAAATATTTGTATATGATGGTTCTCATAATAATGAACAAGATGAATTCTTAATAGCAGGTAAGAAACAATTATTATGGTATACATTCTCTGCTACTACTAAGAATACTGAATATACATTTGATATGTCATCATATGATGCGAGTAAAATGAAAGTATGGATAAGAACTAATGATGGATATAAAAATAGTTATTATTATACAGGAAACATATTAGAATTCTCTAATACGGGTACTGCTCCTTATAAACCAATAGTAACTACAGTGCCTGCACATGAAGAATATGGTGATTTATATATAAACTACACACATCCTACAGGACGTTCAGGTAAAGTATATTTATATGCCATAGCTAAATATAAAGACGGTACTAAAAAATTAGTTAATGTGTTTGAAAAGATGCAATATACAACAGATGATTATCAAATACTAAGTAACGGTGTTAATCAACCATATACAATAGATTTCAGAAAACTATTTGGTAATAAACCAGAAAATAGAAGTTGCGATATACATTATTATGCTATTGCTTATACAGTAGGATTTACTGGTGTATCATCTGAAGCTGCGGGTTGGAAGCCTAGCACTGATATGTGGGATAAATGGGTTACTGGTCATTATTATAATGAAGAACCAGGAGCTGTAACAATAAGGATAAGTGATGAAACAGATTTACATCATAACATTGTATTAGAATGGAATGCTATTACAGACCCTGATGCGGATATAACTAAATACTATGTATATTTAAATGCTAAAAGTAATGACAATAAAAAAGAAGATCAATTCTTTTTAGGTTGTAAAGAAGATAAATACTTAAATTACACTCATGAATATGTAACAGAAAATACTAGATTAAATATAGACTTAGATGATTTTGCTATTGACGAAGAATTTGAATTATGGATTAAGTCGTCTGATGGTTATCCTAATAGTTATTATTATTGTTCTGATATGATTACATTCCAGAAGTTAAGTTATCATCCTCCTAAGTTAACTGTATCTATAGATGATGTACATGGAGAAAGAGGTAAGTTAACTGTTAAATATGTACATCCCGATTATAATCAAGAAGATAGACAGTTGACTGACTTTGTAGGTAAATTATCTGTATATGCATATGTAGATGATGTATATGCTTGTACTTTATTTGAAGATACAGTAATAAATCATAATGAAACAAAAGTATTTGATATTGATTTTTCTAAAGTATCGAAGAAACGTAGTTGTCATATATCTTACTTTGTTGTAGCACAAGATACAGTGCCAGGATTATTAAGTTCTGATACTAATAGTCATTTTGCAAGTTCTCTTGAGAGAATTGGTGCAGGCAATGAAGAAGATGATATTAATAGACACTATTACAATGAAGAGCCTACAAGAGTATTCTTAACTACTGGTCAACCTGATAGAGATGAAGATAGACCATATTATATGTTTGATTATGTTAATGTTGTATGGGATGAAGCAAATGATGATGACGACGATGATGTATTCTATGATATCTATATTAAAAGTATAGATGATAATGCACCTAAATATTCTAAATCATTTGACTTCGCAGATGAAACAAAAGTAAAAGAATACAATAAACGATATAGAATTAAGTTTGATAAAACTAAAGATAAATATGTAACATATAAATGGAATGCTGAAGCAGATGAATTAAGATTAATAGAAAATAGCGAAAGTAACTATTTAATGTTTAAAATAAATTATCTCGATGATTCTGAAGGTTACCCTGAACCTGATGCATGGAAGAATAAATATGGTGAAATGTGGGTAGTAACTACTGATGATTATACTAATAGTTATTATAGATGTTCTCCTATTTACCAATTTGTAAGACAAAAACATGAACCACCTGATAAAGTTATTATTCAATGTAAAACAGCACATGAAGAAAAAGGTGATTTAAGTATTACTTATACACATCCAGAAGATTTAAAAGGTTCTATTAATCTATATGGATATCAAGAAGGTAAATACAGAAAATTATTAAAAACAATAGAAATGAATAGTGGTACTACAGAAGCGTTAACTATAGAATTTATTAATAACTTTGATAGAAGTACTAATATAAGTTATTATGCTATCGCTACTGATACAGCTGGCATAGGATTAAAGAGTGACAATCGTGATCCTTCTGAAATAGGACTTGATGAACAAGCTACTGGTCATTACTTTAATGATGAGCCACCTGCAGTTAATGTTAAATTAGTAGAAAACTATACACCATTTAATAATGTTAGAGTTAAATGGGACTTAGTAAGCGATCCAGATAATGATGATACAAACTATTATATCTATCTAAAATGTTCTACATCTGATTTAAATACTAAGAAAGATTATTTCTATGGTGATGGTAATAATACTCCTATTGTATCTGAAGGTGCAGAACATGAAGGAGAAAATAAAAAGTCTATCGGTACTATTGAATATTATAATGTATATAAAATAACTCCTCAAATGGAAGCTGAACAACATTGCCATGAAGGATATGATATCAATATCGAAGCATTTAAAGAAGATGAACGTCTTGAAATGTGGATACAAACTAGAGATGATTATCCTAATAGTTATTATTGGTCAGGTGATATATTAGTATTTGATAGAGGACATTCAGCATTACCTATTCAACAAGCATATCCTAGAACTAATACAGTTGTATATGCTAAGACACCGAGAGTAGTTATTAAATGTCAAACTGATGATTTCCCACAAGAAGTAATAGTTAAATGGGGTAGCACAGAATATTCTAATAAAACTAATCCTGAATACTTTAGTAGTGAACCTAGACTAACAAGCTATTCTACTATTGTAGGAGAAGATGGTGAAATTGTATCAAAACCTGATCCTCATTATGTAGTATTTAGACCTCCAGTTCCATATACTACTAAACACAATAGTAAAGTGCCATATTCAGTTAAAGTTAATAATACATGTTCTACTAGTGAAGCTACTTATTATACTTATGTATATAGAAACTTTATGAATGATTTCTCTGATACTAAATTCATACCTCTTAAATCTAATCATATAAACTCTTTCAAAGAAGCAGTTAATGATGTAAGAGATGCTTATGAATTTGAGACTGTAGAATATAATCGTAAAATAGTTAAAGACATGGTTCTTGATAATGAAGACTATAATACAGTAGATGCAGCATTAAAAGATGTTAATAAATTTATTAATGATGCAGACCCAACAGATAGATTAGATGATAGCAGAACATATATAAATCTAGAAGATGGTGCGTTAGTAGGTTATGATTCTGAAACAGATACAGACTTTATTGAATGGCAAGTATTATTAGACTTATTAGAAAACATGTAATAAATATAAGGGAGTCGTAATGATTCCCTTTTGTTTTAAGGTAATATTTGTTTGAAATATAAATAGAAAGAGGTGATATTTTGGCAGGCAGAAAAATGAATAATGGACGCTTAAATGAACAATTATTTAACGAGAAATTATTTAATACTTATAATATGGTAAAGTATCTTGGTAATGGTAATGAAACACCTAGACAAGATAGACAAGCTGAGATGGCCAATGGTTCATTATGGAATGATACTAATGAACATAAGAATGTATTAAAAGCATATAATTCTCAAACTAATATCTGGGATGTTATGTTTAAGGGTTATTATCATCCAGCAGACTTAACAATAATGCCAGTTGATCCTGTTGAAGGACAATTATGGATAGATGGAAACAATGTATTAAGATATTATAAAGATTTACAATGGAAACCAGTATCTGCTGTATCTGTTAGCGATGCTATAAGTACAAGTGCAGGACTGGCTAATTTCTTAATAATGCCACAATTGAGCCAAGTAAGCGGCTATGCAAATAATTATATAGTTCCTAGTGTTAATCTTGGTAAGTTATTTGAAAATAATAATTATGTACCAAGAAGTAAATATACAGCTAGTGATGTTAATTTTTCATATACAACAACTAATCCTTTACGATGGATTCATGTTAATCCTACATTTATGTATAATGCTAAAAAAAGATTGGTAAAGATTAATAAAACTGGTGCTGATGCATATGTAGTTAATCTTCCTACAAATAATACAGAGTTTTATGGTTTCACTTTTGGTGAACCATTAGGTAAGTTATTAACATATGTACCTAAATCATATAATATCAATGAGACAATAAATGGGGATAGTATATTAGATGATACAGTTAGTGATTATGTACCTGTTACTGGAGGTATTAAATTAATTAATAATGGTAAGAAATATGATTATATATATGCTATAACATATGTATTTAATGATGTAACTAATACGTTCGGTTCTATGAAAACAGGAACAGTTAAAATCGGTTCACAAAATCAAGTTTTTGTAGGACAAATTAATGATGACCCTTTATTATTCTTAAATGGAGTTTATCTTGAACAGAGTAGTTATACTTACGATAAAGCAGACGGTGTCATAACATTTAGTGGAGATACTATTACAGAACGTATGGATATGGTTGTATTATCCTTCAAAAATATAATGAAGAATGATACAAATAAAATATTAGAGTTACAAATTACTAACAGCAATATAAAAAATAATAATATAGTTGTAACACATCCTAATGTAGCACAAGTATCTAACTTCGCTGAACCTATTGCATTTATATGTGGTATCGGTACAAGTGTAAGAATGCAAGACCAAATAGAAATAAATAATACTACAGTTACTATTAAAAATTTCGGTGCAATAGAAAGTGGCAATGTGTATTCTTTAATTATAGCAGACGGTGGTGCATCATATATGTCTACAGGTACTGTTACAGAAAATGCTATTATTGATTCTAATATAATAGAAGATGGAGAATATGCTTTATTTATCAATGGTGTATGTATGTCTCCTAGAGAATTTGAAATATCAAAAGGTAAAATACTTATCAATGGTGATTTAAATCCTACAAATGGTAAAGCCGTAGAATATTATTTATTGGACTTATCTAAAGGTGATGAAGGTACACAATTAATGTTTGATGCCCCTGTGTCTTATTTCACTACTAGAATAGAAGACTACAATGCTAGTTCTGTATATAACGATTGTAATATGGTAGTATCATATGCTTACAATAATGATAACTCTAAGAATGGTATATTAATTGATGAGAATTTTATAAAAGTACCGTTAGATACAGAAAATGCTTATATAACAGGACAGATATTAAACGTTAAATCAGAGGATAACTTAGGTGATCCTATATATGATTATTATATTTATAATGCACATGGTAATTATACATGGACTAAGTTTGAAACTGAATATGGTACAGATAACTTATATAAATTACAAGATATGATTACACAGTTTAATGAAAATGGTTCATTATCTATTATGTCTAATAAAACATTACAAGGATTAAATTTAACTTATTATGCTTATACATATATAGATGAAGTAGACGAACCATTAATGGACGGTAAACGTAATTGCATAATAAATGTAAATAATCATGTAACCAAAGCAACTCAAGATTTTTCAAGTAATAAAATGCAAACATTTATAGCTAATAAAGGATGTATATCTGCTTTTGTTAATGGAATACAAGTATACGACGTAAAAGATTATCCAAGCACTCAGTGTAAATTTACTATAGATACACCTATTTCTAATGGTTTCATTAATTGGAAAGATAGAGATATGTATAATACTATAAAAAATATAACAGATAGTACTACAGTAGAAGATTTAGAAAGATTAGGGTTTAATGAGTATGCATTTGATGAAGATAAGCTTAATGCTCTTAGAGTCTTGAAGGAATCTATTACGCAAATGGAAACAGAAAATGAATTGTATTACTTAGTTGAAAGAGTAGAAAACAATGAAAGTTATGCATGTAATAGAGTAATAACAGGACCTGAAAATAGATATGATAACTTCGATAATACATACACATCATCTAGTTATATTGGGCCTGGCGCTATTAATGTATACTTAAATGGTGTTTTATTAGAAAAGAAGGAATATTCTATATTTGATAACTGCAATGTAATACTTAATGATATACAAACAGCAGGTGGTTCTGATGAATTTACAAGAGATGATGAAAAAACATGGACATTAATCAAATACTATGATGAAGAATCAGGTACAGTTAAAAGAGTATATTGTCCTGAACCAGATAGATTATTATTAGAATTAAGACCAGATACATCTATTAAGAAAATAAGTTATGATATTAAAGAAGTATCATATGAAACACAAGCATTTGATATTATAGATTACGATTTCCCAGTATCATTAAAGAATACAAAAGATAAGATTAAAATATATATAAATGGTGTAATATACACAGGAAAATATACACTTATAAATGGAGTTATTACGTTATTAGATGCTCCATTACAAGTAGATCCTATGAAAATATACTTTGATTCACATCCTGATGAATATAAAGAATATAAAAAAGTAAATGGTGAATGGGTATCACCTAAAGATAGAGTAACATTTGAATGGAGGTAAGATAATGTCAATAAGTTTAGGACAAATGCCATTAGAAGCATTAGATGCATATTTGTCTGTTGTAAAAGGCTATACAAAAACTAATGACCGTGCAGTAGATACTAAATATGTTGCTGGTGTTGAATCTGAATTAATAGCCAAAGCTGCTACTAATGAAGATGGAGAACTTGTTAATGATAGAGAAACAGTTCAAAATGCTTTAGAATTAAATGGTAAATCTGCTGATAAATATTTATTAAAAGAAGATTCCAAATCATTACTAGGTGATACATATTCTGTATCTACTATAATAAGTGATGAATTAAAAGCATTAAGAGATGAATTGTATCAAACCAAAGCTGAATTAGCAAAGCTTGGATTAATTAAACAAGGACCAGTATATAATGGTTTTTATGATGCATTTAAAAATGATAATATAAGATATAATAATGAAATAATAACTACACTTGCTCAGACTAATAATGAGTCTGGAACTATATCTACTATAACAGTAGAAGATGCTAGTGCTTTTGTTGTAGGCGAATATATAGCAATTAAAACTTCAAAAGAAACTCAAGTTGCTAAAATAACATCAATAAGCAATAGTAGAATAGATATCACTCCTGCAATAGCAGGGCCATTAGGTAATGAAACAAAAATATATAAAACAGCAGGTACATACAATAGAGGTATGTTTGTGTTTGGCGAAAAGACAGGAGCATATGCTTCTTCTGATGTATTTAAGGTTGTAGTTAAAGATGGTAAGCGTAGACAGATAATAAAAACACTTAATACTCCTTTTACTGGATACGCATCAAGATGTAATAATTTATATTCAATAGATGGTGCATTAAATAAGATACAAGTATCGTTAGCATGTGATGGTAATCCAGGTATAATAAGAGCTTATTTATATAAAGTAACAGATAATACAGATCCTGCAGCAAACAATGAATTAATAGCAGAAAGTGATACAATAAGTGCTGCACAAGTATCAGGAGTATTAAACAATTATACATTTAATTTTGAAGATACAATTAAATTATCAAGAAATAATGAATATATAGTATTATTAAAAACAGAATATGCTAACGAATCAAATAGATGGTATATAGGCGGATTTGTTGATGAATGTACTGATGATTGTGTATGTTGTGCAGGAGACACATATGATTATATATCTGATGCATTTCAATTAACTAACGAAATGTCTGATATGTATATAGCATTTTATATGAGCGATATAATAGAAAATGAAATTAATTATATGCAAAAAGGTATTTATACATGCGAATTAGAAATACCAGATAAGTTTACTAGAGTTAGAACTGAATTAAGAATAAATAGAGAAGGTTTATTTACATCAGCAGATAATAATATACTAGTGTATAATGAATCTAATCCATTACAACTAGATGGTAATGAATATAGTTATGCTACTTTGTTTACCACAGGACAACAAATAGTTGGTGGTACATCAGTGGCTAGAGTTGGTTCAACTGTTAACTCTAATAATAGATTCTCTTTAGCAGAAAATACTTATATACCTTATGGTTCTGATGTTTATAGAGTAGGATATAAAGTTAACGCTATATTAAAGAATAAAGTAATAAACTTAAATAATCCTACAAATCCAGTATCTTATACTGATACTAAACTAGTTGAATTACCACTAGTTGCAGTAATGAAAGGTAAAGAACCTAACAAAGAAGCTACATCATCAGATAGATTAATATTTGAAGCAGAGATAGGAATTAATGATGACGTGGATGTTAACATATTAAATCAGTATAATACATTAGAGATACAAATATATTGGGAAAATAGTGCATTACCTGTATCTACTATAAATACTAATAATGATTTAGCAGGAAAGATATATGACTTATCTATATCAACTGATAAATCATACAATAAAAAACAATAAGGCAGGTGAATTAAATGAGTGAAGGAATTAAAAAGCTTGATGAGAACTTGGTAGCCAATGGGCGTTCATTTACTATAACTAATTCATCTGTTAGAGATAATACTAATTTCTCTGTAGGTACATTAAGATGTTATCCTGCTGATTCGGGTTTGAGATTTAAAGGTGCAAGTAACGATTATAGATTATTTGATGCTGCTAATCTTATAGAACCTAGAACAATCATAGAAAATCTAATAGGCAATCAAGAAATAAGTACAAGAACATTAAGAGATGGTTGTGTTACTACAGATAAAATATTAGATAGAAATGTAACTAAAACAAAAATAGGTTTATTAGCTGTAGGAGAATCAGAATTAGATAATAATGCAGTTACTACTATTAAAATATTAGATCAAAATGTTACTACAAGTAAATTAAAAGATGCATGTATTACTTCTGATAAATTAAGAGACGCTTGTGTTATACAAGGAAAGCTAGATAAAGACGCTGTATTAAGTATTAACTTAGTTAATAATGCAGTAACAAGTAATAAAATAGCCAATAGTGCTGTAGTTAATGAAAAGATAACAGATAATACAATACAAAACAGCAAATTAAAAGACTTTACTATACAAGGTGGCAATGAAAAAGGCATAGGTAAAATAGCAGAAAAAACTATCACTGCATATAATATAGCTGATTCTACTATTACTGGTAGCCAAATAAAAGATGGAGGTATTGTAGGTAGAAATATATCTACTAATACAATAACTGGTTCTAACATAGCACATAATACTATAGAAACAGGGAATTTAGGTTCTGAAATAGTTACATCAGAAAAATTAGCAACTGATTCTGTAATAACAAATAAGATACAAGATAAAGCAGTTACTAAAGAAAAACTAGCAGAAGATGTATATCAATCAGTATTAAATGCTGTAGTATATGAAGTTGATGCACAAGGCAATAGTTGTGTTAAAATAAAAGATAAAACTTATTTTAATGTGCTTGGTGGAGACGTAGATGTTAATGGTAATTTAACAGCTAAGAGAGTATATAACATGGCTTATTCAGATTTAGCTGAAGGATATATACCAGGTGAAGAATTAGAACCAGGTGACATAGTATACTTACATGAGGACGGTATGATTTATAAAAATAATGAAATAGGTCATAGCGTATATGTAGGTGTTGTATCTGATGAATATGCTATATGTTTAGGAGCAAGTGATGAAGAATTAATGAATGGTGATAAAGTAGCTGTTGCTCTTGTAGGAAAAGTTCATGTTAAATATAAAGGTTTATCAGCAATTACTATTGGTTCTACTGTAACAAATGGTTATACTGTAGTTGGACGTGCACTAGAATCTGTACATGACAATGATTATTATAATGAACATGGATATATAAAAGTATTAACTCTTGTACATCCGTAATTAATAAATCAGCTCTCATATTTTTGGGAGCTTTTTTAATTGTAATATATAATAGATAAGGCGGTGATTAAATGCTAAAGAATAGTACAGATTTTGATTATAATTTATCAGAGATTCAAAAAGACTTAGACGTAAATATAATATTACAAGATGATATTATGGAATCTGATAAAATGAATACTAGCTTAAAATCTATACAAGATAATCTTAATACATTATATGAAAAAACAAGATATCTTGAAGACGCTATAGATTATGCTAAGACTTTCCTTACTATTAAAATAGATAATTATATAAACGATATAAACTCTTCTATAAAATCAATAGAAGATTTGAGTATGATAGATAAAAATTTAGGATATATAGATTACAATGTTCCGTTTATTGAAAACACAGTAGAGATAAAAGACAGAAATAAAAACTATAAAGTTAATCCATGTAGTATAAGAAACGATGTATTAACATTGTCTAATAGAATAAAAGATACATATGATTATAGTTCTATAGGATTTAAATGTGAACAAGTACCACATTATAATAATTTAACTGCATTACAAACAGATGGATTTTATCGTTCAATATATCTTGAAGAGAAGCCTATAAAAGAAGGTATAGTAGAAACACTTACTATATATTTAAAAGAGCCCAAAGAAGTAAATGAGTTAAAATTAAATCCTGTTAACTGTAATGTTAAGAATATAAGATATGTATATATAAATGGCATTGAAGAACAAGCAGGTGATTTAGTTACCGGTATAGAGCTAGAATCGAGAATAGTTACTCACATCAAGTTTGATATAGAATGCACGGCTTATACGACTATTAAATACGTATTAGACAAAGATAAAATAACAATGGATAATCTATGGACCAAAGTAAAAGAATTAGAATATCCTATATCTGATTCAGAAGATAAAATAAATTATGAAGCGATTATAAGTAAAACAGAATATAATACGACTACGCAGACATCTACTGTTACAAATTATAGGAGAGCTACAGATAGTGATAATACGGTAGAAGTTAATATGTTTGCATATAGTTTTGGATTAAACAATTTAGAATCGAATAGAGTTGTATTATATGAGGATAATTATTTCTTATCAGATCCAATTGCTATAGGTAATATGGATGAAAATGAATACCTACAACTATATGTAAAGGATAATACAGGTATCAATAGTAGTATAGAATACTATATTGTTGATGGAGATTTAGATATTCCAATACTTCCTATAGGAACAGATTATGTATATAATGAGAGATTATTCCCTGAAACAGATTTAAGATTTATTGAATCAGATAGTCTAGAAGTATTATATGAGAAGATGCTAAAGAAAGACGGTATTGAATTACCTATATCATTAGAAGAAGCTAAATTAAAATACGATGGTAGATACTGTGTATCTTATACTCCTGCATTAGATAATACTTATAGACCATTAAATAATACCATAAGAGTTAAAGCTATTATAAGAACATTTGGAGATGTATATGATACTATACCTTATATAGAAATGATAACAATAAGAAAGTTTGGAGGTAATGCTTTATGGACGAATCTGTATTAACATCCAAAATAAACTTATTAGAAACAGATTATACGCCCACATATGAACAATTATATATACATCCTGAAGAAGGCGAGAAATTTGAAATAAATAATAAGTTTAATGATATTAAATATGATATAAATAACATAAACAATATTATTAATACAGCTGCTACTAATGTAGATACATTATTAAAGTCTACAGTAAATAGATTAGACGCAATTAATAAAAAGATTATTAATGAAAAAGAGCGCCTACAAGATATAAAAATATTATGTAACAAATACACAGACTTTGATAAAGTAGTGTTAATTAATCCTACTAATATAAACATATACGGTACAGCTAAATGGGAAAACAACGCATATTCGTTGTCTATTAATAATTTTAAACGAGTGCAATTAGCATTGGATAACGTAGCAGGTAATGGAGAACAAGGCAATAAATATGTATATAAGAATTACTTATACGTATCAGATTCGTTAGATACAACTAATGATGAAGCTTTGTTTGATGATTCTATTAGTACATATTGGGAATATCAAAGAATAACTGCATCATCTACAGAAAAATATTTATTAAATAACTTTTATATGGATAATGAAGAAGCCAAATGTACATTAACATTATCATGCAATAAAGAATCTGTAAATGAAATAATAGTATCTACAGATATAGAAAGTTTAAAAATAGTAGACATGCAGTATTCTAATGATAATATAGATTATTATCCTATGACAATTCCTACTATTACATTCAGCAAATTAGATTGCTATAATAATGAAGATTATATATATGGTTCTGGTGTATTATTAGTACCTAATTGTAAGTATGTTAAGATAACACTTCAATCTAATGGCTCTACTAATGATTCTATAGCTTTTGAAAAAGTAATGTTTGAAGACGAAGTATTTGATGAAAAAACAATAAACAATACTCATTCAGAAACTATAGAAGTTAAATCAGCTAAAAGACATTTAATTAAAATAAATGATATACAAGCATATAAAAACTTGTATAATAAAAACTCTTATTTAACTACTCAAGAATTAATACAAGATGCTAAAATGTATTCTGTAAGTGTATTTGCTAATACTTACATACCTGAAGGACTTAACGATGACTCTATTGAATTTATATTAACTGTTAATGGTATTGACTATCCTGTTGTACCTATTAATAATAATTCATTAGCCGGCACAAAAGTAATAAGATACTCACAAGGAAATAGTAAATCTGAATATACTATATTAACCAATGAAGTAATAACTTCTGCATATTTAACTATTAAACTTAAAGGAACTAAAGATTTATCACCTTATGTTAATAATGTAAAGGTTTTATTTGGAGGTGAAGTATAATATGGAAATATATAAAGATATGTTAGCCAAAGCTAAAATATATAAGAAACAAATAATAAATGATTTTACTAAACGTGGATACTTTCCTAGTAATGAAGATATTAAAAATAAATTAGAACAAATAGAAACACGTACAGCATTATGCGAAGCATATTTATCTAAACCAGGTACTTTATTTAATACTAAAGAGTTTAATTATATGTTTGAAATGATTTATAAAGATCTATCATTGTTATATGAAATCCTACAAGATATTCTACTTAACGAATACAACCAATTAAAAGTATATGTAGAAGCACATCTTAATGAATTAGAATCTAAAGCTGAATTGTTTCAAAAAAGACTAGATGAAGAAATGGCGGCAACATCATTAGGTAAATTATTATTTATACAAACTAATAATTGGAAAATAGAAACTAATGATACAGTTAGCATTGTCGATTTAGGAAACATTACATTAAATCAAGCTTCTAAAATAGCATTATTTGCAAACATAGATAATATAGAAAGCAGCACTGTATCATTTAAATTAATATGTGATAGTGATAAAACTAAATCATTTGATGCATTGCCTTATAATTATAATAATGATACTTATATTGTACCAGGAACAAAAAAGATAAATGAAACTGATTTAAGTTTAGATGGGCGTATTATAGTTAATGACACAATGAAGATTAATACAACTGTAGATATTAACAATGATTATAAGATTCTTGGAGGCAAAAATAAAATGATGGTTACATATTCTAATGGTCAAGAACTTGTTACAGATTTTGCTACACAACTTAATGCTTTCACGGCTACACAAGACTGTACTATTGAATTCTATTGTCATCATAATCCTACTATACAATATAACATGAACAAGAAACCTAATCATTGTAATTTCTCTATAGCAGATGGCTATATACATATAGATACAGATGATATAAAGAAAGTATATCTTAATGTATCCAAAGGTTTTACATGTTATTTTGTAGTAGACGATGGAGATGTATATGCATCATGTGAAGACGGTATTGCGTTATCTAATGAACAAATATCATATAGTGGCAATTGGGATTTAAGAGATTTTAAATTAATAGAATATGTTAACAATGAAAATAAAATAGATTATAATGTAAAAGTATTTATTAATTCAGATAAAGATATAATAGCTAATATTAATACAGTATGTATAAAACAAATAGGATAGAGGTGTATATATATGATATTTTATAATATGAGATATAGAGGGCCTTATGAGTATGATAAATTTATATTGAATATATTTCAATACTGCAATTTAATAAATGAAATAAAGAATGATACAAGTGGCACTTCTTCCTTCAAGACTCTACATGATTTACAACAAGAAGTAGATTTATTATTTGATAATGTCACAGGTATTAATGGATTCTCTGAACAAATACATAAGAATTTTATAATGAATGGAGATGATTAAATGACAAAGCCTATATTAAGTTCTCAAGAGTTAAATAAAAAGTTCTCTGAAGCAAAAGAACAAGGCGATAAAATGTTTGCTACTATAAATCAAGTTAAAGAAGAAGTAATAAAGAAACTATCTATAATTAATTATGTAATGGAATATTCTAATATAAAACTAGATACTATTAATGCAGGCATAGTAAGAGACAATACAAAAATAGCTTTTGATAAGAATGTATATGGAGTATATGATCAATTTGGTTATACAATACACCCTAAGATTAAATCTTCTATAGATATATTTAATTTAAAATTATTATCTTCTGATAATACAATAGGACGTACAATGTTTAAACGTGCAGTTACATGTAAAGTAAATGATATAGAAAATGATGAATATATAGACGTATTAATGGAAGATAATGTAGTAGATAAAAAGATAGTATTTAATGATTTAAAGGAAGATACAATTAAAATAGAATATACAATAGATAATCAAGTATCAATTGGTACATCTAGATTTAATATGATAGAAGTTGATCCATATATATCAGGTGCATATGATATACAATCAATAGAATGTTATAACTTAGATGTTACTGGTAATTTATCAGATACTCCAATAAAAACTGTATCAGCAATAAACAACATAGGTAAGATAAGAATAATACTAGATGAAAAGATTAAATTTTCTAAAGTTGTATTTACATTTAAGTGTAATTATTCAACTAAAGTTAATGATATAAATATTTATCCGTTTGGTATTAAACATATCTTATTTAAAGAAGTAGATTTCTTATTAGATTCATTTGCTATTGTTGAATTAAGAAGTAATCAGTTAATAGACTATATATATAACGATGTTGTATTATATTCTGTTAATGGTAAAATAGAAACAACTATGGATATGTATGATATAGAAGTATATACAGATTATACAAAAGTATTAACTGGTAGAGTATATCCTTCAACAAACGCACAAGCAAATAGAATAGCGAAAAATACTAAAGTACTGTATCTTAAGGTACCACTAGTTAAACAAAACAAGGCAAATGATGAGAAAGAATACTTGTCATTAACGGGTATTAAAGTTCACATGACAACTCAAGAAGAAATTATTATATAGCGAGTTTTTATTCGCTATATTTTTTTTATTCATAAAATATATTCACAGATAAAAGGAGTGAAACATATATGATAGAAAAAGTAATCAATGATTATCTAGCATTAACATACGGTTCTATGATTGATGATATAGATACATTAAATAATATAAAGAAAATAGCATATTACTTATTAGATAATAAATATAATGATTCAGATATATTAAAATACTTAATAACAAACAATACAGAATTAGTAGATTCATTATGGAATGATTCATTACTAAAACCTAATACATTTTATTATCATGAACAATTAACAATAATGCCAGGACCTTCTGTATGGAATCCTAATATAAAAGAAGAGTCTAGTAAATTTTATTTAGAAATGAAAATAAAATATACAATAAATGATTTATTGAGTTACTATTATAATAACTTATTAATACCTGTAGAGTTACGAAATACAAAGAAAGATAGTAAAGCATTTGAACATATGTTAAAACAATATAATAAATTTAAAATGCAGCCTATTGACTTTGTATTGTATCTAATTGACTATAATGCTTTTGAAGGCAATCGTATTTCTGATGTATTTGATTTACAAAAATATGAAAGAGAAGTCTATGATAAAACAAATTACATAATAGAAAATACTGTTAATAAGAATATAATATGGAGAGGGTTGACAATATAATATGATAGTAGAATATGGAGGAGTACGTAATAATACATTCTGTAGAAATATATTTGGAGAAGAAAATAATGCAGATATAATAAATACATTTGATAAAGATGTTTATTGTACTGTATATAAATATGAGAATACTAATATTGATTCTTGTAATTTTATAGCACCATTCTATTTAGACTTGGACATAGATAATATAGAAGAAAATTATAATAAACTTATAAGAGATTTAAAGATATTAATCAATAAGATAATATCAGAATTTCATATAGGTATTAATGATATACAAATATACTTTAGTGGTTCTAAAGGCTTTCATATCGTTATACCAGAAACAGTATTTGGATTTACTCCTGGTAGAACATTAAACAAAGATTTAAAAAAAATAGCTACTTACTTAAAGGCATATACATTAACTAGATGTATTGATACAAAGATATATGATTATAAACGATTATTCAGATTAGTTAATAGTATTAATTATAAAACTGGTTTATATAAAGTCTATGTGCCATATAATGATTTACTTGATATGACTTATGATGATTTAAAACAATATGCATCTGTGCCTGTAGAATATACTATTATTCCTGCACAACATAATACTAAAGCTGAAGAAGCATTTAATAATCTTATAGAGCGTATTGACAAAAAAGATAAAGAAAAAATCAATATGAAAGTAGCTAGAGAATATATTAAAAGAAAAGAGTTGTTACCATGTGTTAAATACATATTACAAAATGGTGCAATAAATGGTCAAAGAAATAATTCAACAATTGCATTAGCAAATAGTTTATTTCAAATCAATTATTCTAAAGATGAAGTAACAGATATTATAACTACATGGAATAATACAAAGAATGAAGAACCATTGCCAGATAGAGAAATAATTGCAACTATAAATAGTGCTTATAACAATTCTAAGAACAATATATATTATGGTTGTTCAGCTTTTAGAGAATTAGATGTATGTGTTAAAGGCTGTCCAATATATAAAGGATGATGATAAATGAAAGATAGATTAGATATACTTGAAGAAAAGTTAATGATTAATCTAAATCATTGTATTAATGATTTAAAACAATTAGAGGAAGCGACTAATGGTGAAGATATAGATAAAATAGAAGATAAAAGAGTTGCTTTTACATTGTTTGGATTTCAAACAGAAGTAGTAGTGTTACAAGGAATACTAGACTCTATTAAAGAAATTAAAGATAATAAAAACTAATATAAATAAATGGGAGAGAATAATATGAATAAAGAGATACAAGATTTATTAAATACAGATAAAGATTTAACTATAGAAACTATTGATGAATTAGAAGGTGTTAATGTTGCTACTGATTTCTTTAGCAATATGAAAAATGATATTGATAGTTTTGATGAAGATGCATGGGCAACAAAAACAGGATATAAAACACCTAACTTTCCTAGTTTTGCCGAAGCTCTTGAAGGATGGGTACCAGGATTTTATGTATTTGCCGCTCCTTCAAATCACGGTAAGTCAGCAACAATGTTAAACATACAACATGATTTATGTGCTAATGAATCTAATAAATTATTCGGTATCTATTATTCATTAGATGATACAAGAAACAGAATAATACCTAGAGTAATAGCTATGAGAGAGAATATACCAATTAGTATCGTAGCTAAACCAGGTAGATATCAAGAAATGGTAAACGAAGGACATCCTGATTCTATTAATATACAGAAACAATTAGATAAACGTAAGGAAGGATTGAATAAACTTAAAGATGATTCTAATAAGCTTGTAATATTTGAATCGGAAGAAGTAGAATTTATAGATGACATATACGAAAAGACAGAACAAATATATCACTATGTTAAATCAATAGATCCTGAAATGAATATAATGGTAGCCATTGACTCATTAAAAGATATAGCATTAAAAGATGCTAATAAATTATCTGCTAATGAACGTATAGATATAATAGCTAAAAAGATAAAAGATTTATCTAAAAAGTTTAATTGTATCGTATTTGCATCTATGCATTTAAGAAAACTTAACGGTACAAGAAGGCCTACAATGGATGACTTAAAAGATAGTAATATATTAGAATTTGAAAGTGATGTATGTTTCCTTATGTATAATGATGTATCAAAGAATAAACAATCAGCTAAAATATTTTATAAAGAATCAGAAGAGTCTATAGAAAAGAAGCCAGTAATAGAAATAGACTGGGCTAAGAATAAATTATCTTCCTACAAAGGTGTAATGTTTTGTAATTTCTCTCCAGAGTATAGTAAATGTGTAGAGGTTGCAGAAGAATCTGCCAAACGTTACAACGCTATATTATACCAATTATAAAGCTCATTATTGAGCTTTTATTTTTTTGTAATAAATAATACCGATTGTTTGATTTAGTAATATACATACGATAAAGACTTATCAATACTTAAATATAACGGAAAGGAGTTAATGCTAAATGGCAGCAGCAACACTAAAAATAAAATTACATCCTTTAGTACCAATATGGAGTGATCCAGACAATGGCATATTCTTACAACAAGGTATGGTATTTGACTGTGCTAAAGTAACAGACTTCGATGCTATAAGAGAAGGACTTAAAAAGAATAATCTTGTTATAGTAGAAGGTGAATTACCTGCGGAAGGCAAAGATGCTGTAGAAGCAAGAGTAACAGTATTAGAAACAAAAGTTACTACTCTAGAATCTAAAGTATCAGAACTTGGGACCAAAGTAAGTGAAGTAGAAGGCAAAATAAATACAGGAACTGAATAATAATGAAAGGGGAAGATTCTATTGAACATTGATGTTATTTCCGAATGTATTAATTCATTCGGCTTCCCTATATTTGCCTGTATTGCTTTAGCTGTATTTCTATACAGAAAAGACAGGGAGGACAGAGAAGATAGATTAATGACTCGTCAAGAAAATGCAAAAGAAAGACGTGAGTTTCTTAAGACGAATCAAAAACTATCAGATAATTTAAAGTTCTTTCAAGATGATGTAAAGAACGATATACATGATTTGAAAGCAGAGCAAGAAAAGAATTCTACCAAGCTTGATACAATCATACAAAGAATAAAAATAGAAAGGGATGATAATTAATGGACTTAGGTGTATTAAGTAATTATACAGTAGTGGTAGTTATGGGTATTTGTTTATGCGTAGGCTACGTAATTAAAAATAGTTTAGACTTTATACCTAATAAATACATACCATTAATAATGGCTGTACTTGGTATAGTATTAAACTTAATTAATTGCTGTGGTGACATAGTAACTAATTTTAATACTGTAGGCGTTGGACCATTATTATTACAAATAATATTAAGCGGTGCAATGAGTGGACTATTATCTACTGGAGTATATGAAGCATTTAGAAATTTCATAGAAGGAAAGAAAGATAAATAGGAAGTGATAAAATGAAAACACAAAATGGATTCACATTACTTGAAAATGAAAAAGAGTTTAAAGAATGGCTCGACAAACAACATCCTACAAGAAGAATAACTAGACTACAAGTACATCACATGGGTGCTCCTGATTATTCTACATGGAATGGAACAGATCAAAGAGTATATGGTAACAATAAAGAATTAGGAAGAACACAATCATTAGATTCATATGGTAAACAAACATGGCATAGTTCTGATGGTCATGGTCATTATATAGCACAACACTTTAACATATTTCCTAATGGTAAAATAACAACAGGTAGAAATTTAAATTCTACACCAATAGGAATAGCAGGATGGAACACAAATGCAGTGTGTGTAGAAATATATGGTAATTTCGATAAAGGTCATGATATAATGACTACAGCACAAAGAAAAGCAGTCATATTTGTATTTGCATTATTAGCTGAAAAATTTAATTTACCTAAGACTTCTACTTATATAAGACCACACGCATGGTTTACTAGTGGTGGTACTTATCTAGGCGATTATATTGCAGGTAGAAGTAGAAAACCTTGTCCAGGTACTAATTTTATGGGCTTCGGTAATACAAGAAAAGCATTTGAACACAACTTCTATCCTTTATTGAAGGCATATAAATATGGTTCTTCATCTACAACAACTACTCCTGTAATAGATACGACTGAAGATAATGAATATAAAGTAGGCGTATACAAAGTGACAGCAGATGTATTAAACGTAAGAAGTGGAGCAAGTGCTAGTTATACTAAAGTAGACTCTCTTAATGAAGGTGAACAAGTAGTAGTATCCAAAATAGAAAACAATTGGGGCTATGTAAAAGATAAGAACGGTTGGATATCTTTAGCATATACTAAATTTGTAAAAGCAGAATCAGAAGAAAAAGTATTTAAACAATATATAATAAGAACTACAGCAGATGTATTAAATGGAAGAAAAGAACCAACTACTAATTCTGAAATAGTATGCAAGCTTAATAAAGGTACAGCTGTTACTATTGTAGGAAAAGAAGGTAAATGGTTAAAAACTAAAGTAGGTTATTATATTTACGAAGACTATACAGAATTTGTAAAATATATATAATGATTCTCTACTAGGAACTTGAGAGCATAAGCCCCAAGTTCCTTTATATATTATACAAAAAAAATTAAATAAGAAAGCGGTGATAACTCATAATGTATACTGATAAACCTTATAATCAACGTGAAGGAATAACATTAGGAACAATACAAGATGTTTGTCAAGACTGTGCAAAAGAAGGTCACTATAATCCAGGTGAATTAGAATATAAAGAAGTATTTAAATTAAACTATAACGGTATACCTGTTTGTTTATGCATGAAGCATTTTCAACAAAAATTAGGTAAATATGTTTTATTAGATGCTAGTGAATTACAAACAGATGAACCTGTTGCGGATGAGCCTAAATCAGAAGAAAAACCTCCTACAACAGCTAAGAAAACATCTACTAAAAAATCTACAGCTAAGAAAGCAGATAAGAAATAGTATGATGCAAACAGCAAAACAACCCAATAAAGTAAGAGGTAATCAAATAGGTTGTATTAATTATTCTATGTGTCCAATATGTTATGGCTGTAGATCTTATGATGAACGATATGAGGAATGTAGAGAATGTTATGAACAAGGTAAAGATGATTCAAATAGAAACTTTAATGTTTGTAATAAAGAATTACATGAAGCATGGAAAGTTAATATGATGATTACTAAGCATACAGTTAAGTTACCTAATGATACAGAAATAAAAGATAGGGAGTTATAATTATGGAACCAGTACAAATAACTTATGAGCAAGTTATAAGTAAACTAGAGACTAGACTAGGTGCTTTAGTTATGCAACTTGAACATGAATTAGCTATTAAAGAAGCAGAGATACAAGTTAAAAATGAACGAATACAGTATCTTGAATCTTTAGTAAAACCGACAGAATTAATTAGAAATGCCGAAGAAGGAGGTGTTAACGATAATGCGTCGAACATCAGATAAATCTAATGGCATATTCTTAAGAGAAGAAATGGGTTATGTGCCACAGGAGGAAATTGATAATGCCAAGAAAAAGAAAAAGCAAAAAGACAAAAGAAATGGGAAAAATAAAACACATAAAAACAACAATAGATAATATAACATTCGACTCAAAAACAGAAGCAAACTACTATATATACATAAGAGATAATAAAGACAAACTCAATATAAAAAATATTAAATTACAACCAGAATTTATTCTACAAGAGAAACATTTGGTTATAAATAATAAAGTTGTAATACCTAAAGATGATAAAGAACTTAAAAGCCTACAAAGAAAACATCCAGGCTGTACAGTTCAAGCTATCAAATACATAGCAGACTTTCAATTAACATACAATGATGGCTCAATAGACGTAATAGACGTTAAAGGGATTAAAACAGCGGACTTTAAGATAAAAGAAAAGATGTTTAACTTTAAATATCCTGAATATGGAGGATTAAAATGCATTACATGGTATAACAATACATGGTGTGATTGGAATGAAATGCAACAATTAAAGAAACACAAGAGAGTAAAATAAAGCTCTCTTTTTTTATAACTATACAGAGAGATAAAATAAAAATAATGAAGGGAAATATATTTTATCTATGAAAACATACGACAATTCTAAAATATTACAGCTAACAGAGGAAGAAAGACTAGCACAATGGAATGAAATAGAAGAACTAGTATTAACATATCAAAAGTATCTAAATGATGAAGAAAATAAAGAAATATCACAAAGCGCAGCAGATATATTGCTCAATAAATTCTCACCATTATTTAAATCATATATAACATTAATCAAATTTAATCAAATAGACTGGAATTCTAAAGATCAAAAAATGTTTATATCACAATTCATAAAAGATAGATTAACAAAGAATGCATTGTTAAGAAAAAAAACATCTAAAGAATATAAAGAAAAGATATATTATGCATTTAACTTTGTAGTAGAAGCATACGGCAAAGTAACATCTGAAGAAGATATACTTTCTGACTTATATGTATGCTTTCTAACTCTTATGAAAAGATACAAACAAAAAGGTAAAAACTTCTGTGCATATGTAGCTAATTCATATCATTTTGAAGTATCAAGATTTATTAAGAAACAAATATCTAATCCATTAGCAATTAGTTATAAAAATTATAAATATGAAGATGTTATTAATGGTAATGAAGATGCTAATATTGATATAATACATGAAGATAATTATTATGAATCAGTTACAGGATTACCAGATTATACTTGGATTAACGGTGATACATGTAGTGATATATTTGCAGACTTATCTCCATTCCAACGTAAAATATTAGTTAAATATTATTTAGAAGATTTTAATGATAGACAAATAGGTGAATTAAATGACAGCAATATAGGAACAATAAATAATAAGAGACGTACGGCTGTAGATAAGTTATGTGAAACATATGGATTTGATAAATCTAAATTAACAAGAAAGAGAAAATCAGGAAGAAAGGCTAATATGCCTATAACTCCTAACGATAAATAATTGATTCGTACATATATTATAATTATATATAATCAATTAAAGGAGCGGTTTAATGAAAATAAGAATACCAAAACATAATAAGAAAGATATAAAACATCTTGTAGAAGATTTAAATATAAATGAAGAATGCGCAAAAGTATTACTTAATAGAAAATTAGATAAAAGTGTAATAGAAGTTATAACTAATAATAATTTCTATGATTCATTACCTAACAATTCTATTAAAGGAATAAGCGATGCAGCTAAAGTAATAGCACGTTTTTTAGAGAACGATACATCTCATATTTATATATACGGAGATTATGATAACGATGGCATTCAATCAACATATATAGCTTATGATTGCTTGAAGGTATTAACTGAATCATTAGATAGCAAATGTCAAATACATTATCATATTCCAGAAAGAGAAGAGGGTTACGGTTTATCTGCTGAATGGTGCTTTGAATTAGTGCATAATGATATACCAAATGATAATATACTTGTACTTACAGTAGATAACGGTATAGCTAAAGGATACGAAATAGATTATTTACAAGATAATAATATAGAAGTAGTGGTGACAGATCACCACGTTCCACAAGAAGGATTAATACCTAATTGTATAGTAATAGATGAATTAATAGATGATGAAAATGAATATATGGGTTTATGCGGTGCGGGCGTTATATATAAATTATGTTCATACTTATTAGTAGATTATTATGGAGATGATTCAGGATATAATGAATATTATTTACCTAATGTAATGACAGCTACAATATCAGATATGGTTCCTGCTTCATTAGAAAACAGTATCTTTATAAGAAATGGACTATATATGCTTAATGATAAAAATATTGAATGTTCTGATTCATTTGAGTATTATATGCAATATAGAGGATATAAAAAATTAATACCAAAAGATATAGCATTTGAATATGGACCACAAATAAATGCATGTGGTAGAATGGGTAATGCTAATTCAGCAATGGATTTCTTATTAGAAGATACAGAAATAAGGGATATGTATAATAAGATAGTTAATTATAATGATGAAAGAAAAGATAAAACTAAGAACTTAGTAGTAGAAGCAATACCTAATATAGATGAATCAAGTTTTGTAACAATAATAGTATCTAATGATGCTGGTGGATGTGCAGGACTATTAGCAAATAAATTAATGGAAATGTATAATAGACCAACAATAGTATTTAGTGAGCATAAAGATACATATAGTGGTTCTGCTAGAAGTATTGAAGGTATTGACTTACAAGCTATATTTAAATACCTACAAAAACAAAACATAGTTGTATCTTTTGGAGGCCACTCAAAAGCATGTGGAGTTGAAGTATCAAAAGATAAATTAGATTTGTTTAAAGATTCTATGAATAATATAATTTATACAATAATACAAAAAGCTCAAGAAAAAGCTGAAACTACAGAAATAGAAGAACCAGTATATTATGCAGATAGACAATTAAATGCATCAGAAATATCAAAGAACACAGTAAAAGAATATAAAGATATATTATTTTATAATGATTTAAATGCACCTAAGTTCTACTTAGAAAATATAAATATATCAATTGATAAAAGATCTAATAATAATCCTAATAATATTAAGTTTGCACTAAGTGATAAAACAGGCAAAAATACTGCATGGTGCTGGGGCTTTGGTGAAACATATGAAGAATTGGGAAGTCCTAAAAAAGTTAATATACTATGTGAACTTGAATTATTCAATGGTCAAATAGTAATGAACATAAAACAAATGGAGACTGCATAAAAAAGCAGTTTCTTTTTTTGTTATCTTCATATATATTATTATAAAACAGAACAAGGAGAGTGACTATTATTTGAAAAACTTTACACACTTACATGTACATACTCCAGATAGTTTACTTGATGGATTTAATAAGATAGATAATTTAATAAATAAAGTTAAAGAATTAAATATGAAAGCAGTAGCAATAACTGACCATGGTACTCTTGCAGGTACATATGAGTTTCAACATAAATGTTTAGATAATGATATAAAACCTATACTTGGTATCGAAATGTATCATACACATGATATGAATACAATAATGCTACCAGTAGAAGAAAGAAAAGAAATTGCATTGAACAAAGCAAAAGAAAACAATATTGAAATACCAAAGAAAGCTAAAAAGAAAGAAATAGAAGAATTAATTAAACCTTATATATATGATACAAAAGGATATCATTTAATATTAATAGCTAAGAACCAAACTGGCTGGAATAATATAGTTAAATTATCATCAATAGCTAATGAAAATGGTTTATTTAATGGTAAAGGTCATTGTGATAATAACTTATTAAAACAATATAATGAAGGTGTCATATGTACTTCAGCTTGTATTGGTTCTATGATAAATCAGTATATATTAAAAGATAAATACGATAAAGCATTAGAAGAATTACTAATATTAAGAAATACATTTAATGATGATTTTTATTTAGAATTACAACCGTTAAATGATGAAAAACAAATAAAAATAAATCTTAAATTAATAGAGTTTGCTAACGAATACAATATAAAACTTGTAGCAACTAATGATTCACACTATACAAACAAAGAAGATGCTTATGTTCATGATGTATTATTATGTATCGGTATGAATAAGTTGTATAACGATCCAAATAGAATGAAATATAATGAAGAATTCTGGATAAGAAGTTATGATGAAATGGTTGAAGCATTTAATACACAATGTGATAATTACTTTGATTCAAAGTTAATAACTAAAGAAGAATATATTAATGCTTGTATTGAAGCATTAAACAATACTCAATTAATAGTAGATAAAGTATCATCAGATATTAAACTAGGTTCAGACCATGAATTATTACCTGAAGTAGAAGTACCTGAAGGTTATACTCCTGAACGTTGGATATCTAGACAATGTTGGATTCAATTATATAAATATTTAATAACAGAAAATAAAATGGATAAACGATTAGAATATGAAGCAAGATTAAGACATGAATTAGATGTTATTAATACAAAAGGGTTTGCATCATATTTCTTAATAGTGCAAGACGCAATACAAAATAGTGGATGTGCGTTTGGCCCAGGAAGAGGTAGTGCTGCAGGTAGCCTTGCATCATTCTTACTTGGTATAATAAAAGGTACGGATCCAATAGAATATGATTTACTGTTCTCTCGTTTTTTAACAATGGATAGAGTAGCAATGCCAGATTAAATGTTTATTACAAATTAAATTAATGTATTTTTACAAGTAATACATCGATGTATAAAAATTACCGAAGAACGGAGATGTATTATTTGAAAATAAGCGATGAAATTAAAAAACAAGTAGTAGAAGATTACAAAGATGGATTAAGTGGTTATAAAATAGCAAAGAAATATAATATACATCATTCTAGTGTTTATAACATATTGAAAAAAGAAAAAATCAAAACTAGAAATAACTCAATAAATTCTAGGAAGTATATTCATAATGAAAACTATTTCGAAACTATAGATACAGAACACAAAGCGTATTGGTTAGGATTTATGTATGCCGATGGTTATATAACAAACACTAATTCATTTGGAATGTCTTTAAGTGTAAAAGACAAAAATCATATAGAAAAATTTAAAACAGATATAGAAGCGACTAATCCAATAAAAACTTATGAAACAACAGTTGGTTATACTATAGGAAATCAGTATGTTAGACTATTAATGAAAAGTGAAAAGACCGTACAAGATTTAATCAATCATGGTTGTGTAAAACATAAAACTAATATTCTAACTGCTCCAAAAAATGTTCCTAAACATCTAGTTCATCATTTTATACGTGGTTATTTCGATGGTGATGGATGTTTGGCTTATACTGCTACAACAGATACATATCATGTCAAAATATTGGGAACAGATGAATTACTGGATTATATTAAATCTTACATAGAATCTAATAATATTGCTATTGTAAATCATTACTATAAGAGAAAACCTAATCAAATAGTAAGTAGTTTAGAAGTGGGTGGTAATTTACAAGCTTTAGATTTTATGAATCATTTATATAAAGACGCTACTATTTGTTTAGATAGAAAATATGAAAGATATATTAATTTGTGTAATAAATACTTAGTTGAACCTACCGGTAACGTTAGGTGATAAGAGCCTTGAATTGACTGGGAAGCTCTAAAGCTTTAACCACTACAACGTAAAGATGAAATATACTTAAGCGTGAATGTTGCGAAAGCAGAAAAAAGTGTTAAAGATGCTATAAGCTGAGATAAAAGCATATTATAAATAATATGTGCTAAGTAGTATAATAATGGGTAATCAGCAGCGAAGCCTTGAATAGAGGAACGTTCAACGACTAGTTCGAAGGAACGTAGCCTAGTTTTATTAAGCGATGGCGAAGTGGGGCAATCCTTAATATAAGGATGAAGATATAGTCTAGTCCGACATTTATAAAAATGTGTTAAAGTATCTCGAAAGAGACGGTGTGATCGATAGATAGCGATATTAGTCAGACAGATAGACAACAATTAATTGCATATTTAAATAATAAATATAATCATGAAAATGTATGTCAAGTTGGAACTAAAACTACATTGTGTATGATTAATGGCATTAAAGATGTTATGCGTGTATTTAATGTTGATTTCTCTGTGGCTAATGAAGTAACAAAAGAACTGAATCAAATAATAGATTCTCTTTCAGTAACATTTGAAGCATTCGATAAGCTTAAAGATGAAAACCCTGAAGGTTATAAAAAATTTAAAGCTATTGAGAGCACATATCAAAAATATTTTGATATTGTAAGACAATTAGAAGGTATACCTCGTAACTATGGTATACATGCAGGAGGTGTATTAATTACTCCTGTACCAATAAATGATATATTCCCTACAAGAATAGCAAAAGGTAAAAAAGTTACTGTTTGGGATAAAGATATAGTAGAAAAAGCTGGGGGCGTCAAATTTGACATGCTTGGGTTAAAAACTATATCTGTTGTATCTGAAACACTAAAACTTATAAATAAACATGAAGGAATAGAAATAACTCTTGATGAGTTATATACAAATAAAAATATAAGAAATGATGAAAATGTATTTAACATGATAAAAAACAAAGAAACAGAAACTGTATTCCAATTTGAATCTAATCTGTTTAAAAGTTTAGTATCTGAAATACAACCTGATAATATAAATGATTTAACAGCTGTAACTTCAATAGCTAGACCAGGTCCATTATCTGCTGGATTTAATGAAACATATTCTAAAAGAAAACTAGGACTTGAAGAAACAACATATGATTTAAATTGTGATGATATTTTAGGTGATACATATGGTTGTATCTTATATCAAGAACAGTTAATGCTAATAGCAAAAAAAGTAGCAGGTTTTGATGATAATCAAGCTGATACATATTTACGCAAAAGCGTAGCCAAAAAGCGTAAAGCACTGATGGATTTATGTAAAACTTGGTTTATATATGGTAAACCTGAACATGACAAATATGGTAATCCAATAACAGGTGGAATAAATAATGGATATTCAGAACAAGAATTAATTACATTCTGGACTGATGTAGTAGAAGGGTGTGCTAGTTACTTATTCAATAAATCACATGCTACATCTTATTCTTTAATTACATGCGTTACAGCATGGTTAAAGTATTATTATCCATGTGAATATTTTACTGCTGTACTTACATTATTAGATAAAGATGATAAAAGAGAACCATATATAAAAGTGTTAAGAAAGAATGGTATAGAAGTTACTGTACCTGATATAAATAAATCTATTGCAAGTTTTACTTGTGATGTAAAAAATAAGAAAATATTATTTGGCCTACAATCAATTAAAAAAGTAGGCGAAAAACCTATTAAACATATTATAGAAAACAGACCATATGATTCTATAGAAGATTTCTGTAGCAAAATATCTAGATCTAAAGCAAATAAAGCGGTAGTAGGTGCACTTATTAAGTCTGGTGCATTTGATTCATTATACAACAATGAATATACTAATAGATATACATTATTAAATAAGTTCTATGATTTAAGAGAAGATAAAACAGCTACAAGACTTGATCCTAATGAATATGATAAACTTAAATGTATCAAATTAGAAAAAGAAACATTATCTTTATCATTAACATATAATGAATGGATAAATGATTTAAAGGTAGGAGATAAAATTAAAGATTTCTTTACAATAAAAAATATAAGAGAAATTACAGATAAGAATGGTAACTTAATGGCATTTATAACAGTAGAAAAAGATAATGTAGATGTTAGTTTAACTGTATTCTCAAGCGATTATATAAATAATCTTGATAAATTTATTATTGATAGTAAAATAGAAATAAAAGCAGTAGTTAATGAATTTGCAGGAAAAAAGAATTTGGCTTGGAAAAAATAAATTAAAGAAGAAATAAATTAAAGAAGAAATAAAGAAAAGAAAGAGAAGATAAAAGAAAAAGAGAAAAGGAATTAATAGGTTTAAATAAAAAGAAAGAAAAATAAAAAAAGAGGGGAAGAAACCCTCTTTTTTTATTAAAGAAAAGAATTAATATTTATATGTTGTATTTTCAATAGAGTTAATATCTTGAACTACATCATTAATTAGCGCTATATATTGTTCTTTTATATTTGTAGGTATATTGATTGAACTTATACAATCTACCAATTCATTCATATCATAGAATGTAAATCTAGTTGTATTATCTATTTGTATAACAGTATTTGATACTGTTAGTTCTATTTCATATTTTATATTATCATTATCTGTTTGTATAATGTTTTTTATTATTCCAAATCTGCTCCCATGTAATCCATGTAAAGCAAATGATTCTTTCTTTGTTCCTCGTATATATACATATACTATATCATTAACTTTATACATATTGTTTTTTCACTCCTGTTTATTTATTATATTTATAAAGATTTTGGGAGGTACGTGAAGTACCTCCACAGGAGGGTATATTATGAAAAAAGAAACACAAAAAATTGTTTTCATAGTAGTATTACGTATTGTAATTGTTTTATTATTTTATTTATGAAAAAATATTATATTCTTATTTTGCGTCATCTTGTCTCCATTTAGTTAAATTAATTGTACATCCTCCAAGTTTTTTATATGCATTAAAGTTTTTAGCCCATTTACCATAGGTTCTTCTATCCATTTCTTTAAATGATGGAGCAATTCCTTTCGAACCATCTCCCCATTTAACTACATATCCTTTTCCTGTTAATGCACTCCATCCTTTTATTGAACCGTCATGTACAACATTTGTAGTTAATATATCAAAATCAAATCCTGGTCCTCCAGTATCTGTTACTACCCATGTACCAGTACTGTTTTTATTAAGATGTTTTAAATCAGGGAAATATATTTCAGTTCCATATGGCATGTTGTGAGCTGCACAAGTACATCCTGGTACTGCACCTAATCCACTTGCTCCACCTTTTCCCCATGTTCCAAATGTTCCTCCACCGTTTGTAGGATCTCCATATACACAATAGTTTGTACATACACATCTTTCTAATATACATACATAATTATGTCCGTCTATAGTACCTGTTTTTTCTGTGATACCATCACCACTTATTCCACCTACCATAGTTCCACTTGATGCAGCAGCTGCATCTGCTTCTATTAAATCTTTAGGTCTTATAAAGAATGAAGTATCCCATGAATAATGGCTACTATTCCAATCATCTATACGTATACCTTTTGGTGCAGGTTTAGGTTCTGATGAATGTGCTACTTGGTTATTTCCTATATAAACCATAATATGATGTATTGTAAGTTTCTTTCTATTTTTCATATCCTGTTCTGTAGGTTTATATCTTGTACTATAACTTGTACCACAACAACATATACAATCTCCTGGTTTAGCTTTTGCTACACCTTCTTCATTGTTAAGCCACATTTCTCCGCCGTTGTTAACTATTTCTTCCATTATTGAACCACCGGCACATCTTTTATCATACATAGAATTAAGACCTGCATATTTATAACAACAAGATACAAGTGATGAACAGTCATAACCTATCATACCTTTACCAAGTCCTGAAGGAATCATTTGACGTTTAGTATCATCGACAGTTCTTGGATAATTACTATAGAATGCTTTACCATCTTTATGTAATTGGACTATTTCTTTTGCTTTTTCAACTATTTTATTTCTACATTCAGCTCCCATAGTACCAGACATTCCACTACCTCCACTAGTAGTTAAACCTATATATCCAGCTAGTCCATTATCATATTCATACCCTGTTCTGTTTTTATTAAATCCTTCAAAATAGAAATCTTCAGAACTGTATTTATTTGTTTGTGTTGTGTCTGGGTCTTCTCTTGTATCTACCCATTCACCATTAGTTATTGATTCGTTCTTTGATTCTTTATCTGTTTTAGTTTTATTTAATGCAGTATCGGTCTTAGTCTTTTCTTGTACATCTTCACCAGCATCTCCTTCTTCCTTGTAATACTTTTTAACAAGTCCTTCTGAAGGATATTGTTTTACGTCTGGTGCTTGTCCGTCTAATTCTTTTTCTGTCCAGTCCATTTGGAATATATAGTCTGATTCTTTAGCTTTTTTAAATGCTTCTTCTAGCTCTTTATCTGAACTATGTTTTTTCTTTAATGACTCTTTATACTTCTTAGCATCCAATTGTTTCCATGTGTCTATTAATGTTTTAGGTGTCTTTTGTTTTTCGTCTATTGATACATCTGAATAATCAAATTTAGAACTTCTACGTTCTACTTGATTTAGATTTCTTAAATCATCTAATGTCATGTACGACATTTGCATATCATCTAACAAAGCTGAACCATTCATACCTGTTTCATCTAATATATCATATATTTGACCTATAATAGGTTCGTATCTTGTACAACATAAACATTGATCTATTGTTACACTACATCCATCATGTACTCTATCATCATGTAAACATCTTATACAACGATATTTACTAAATACATCTTGCCCTCCGTAGTATACACAATTTATGTTTAGTCTCGAACCTACACGTCCTAGATTTCTTAGCATGAATGATGATATGTTTTCCAACTTAACTAATCTTTGTTCTATTTTTTTAGATTGTGCCAATTGCATATCGTTTAACATTGCAAAGTTTTTTGCCATTGGTTGTGCTATTGGACATCCTGGATGATTGCAGGAATATAATCTACTTTCTATTTCGTCTATTGATACTTTAGGGAAGTGTCTTTCTAATTCCATTATCTTTGAATCATATGGATAAGGGTCGTTATAATTAACTGGTTTACCTTTTGATTCTTTAGTTTTATCTTCTAGTACTGAATAGTCATATGATAACTTTTTATTACCTAAGTTTTCATTACTTAATTCTCCTGATTGTAGGGCTTCTAATGGTATTGTATTATCACTTGTTTTGTTATCATAATCTCCTGTTGAATAATTAGGAGGAACTATTAAATCTGGATAAATAGGATCACATTTAACACTTACTTGTTTATATAATACATTTAATTCATCTGCAGGTTTAACACAGTGGTCTACTGAACCTGGACCTGTTTCTACTACGTTATAATGTATATCATTTCCTGTAACAGAGTTAAGTGATTCTGTTAACGAATTTAATCTATCGTCTGGCATTACTGGTGCATTTAATACTTCGTCTAATCCTTTGTCGTATAACTCAAATTGTGATGTATATGTACCTATGTTCTTAGGTGAAGCATTTGCCATTATTTTTTCATATTCTTCAGTTGTTATTATTGTTTTTATTCCAGGTTGTTTAGCGTTAGCGTTTGTAGGTTTACCTACCGTATAAGCCATTATACCACCATTATCTTTAGATGTTGTTCCTACACCTGACATGCTTATATTTCCTGTAGTTATTTCATTGTCTTTATCAGGGTCTATATTATATATTTGTTCTAATGTTACATTGTCTAAGAATATATCGTATTTATTTTTAGCCCCAATAAATAATTTATAATCACCTTCAGGTACACTAAAGAATAAACAAGAACATTGTCCAAATTTTTTATAGTCTTTAGGTATTTCTATTTCTTCTGAGAATTTTATCTTTTGGTCTTTATCTAGTAATGCAAATGTTAATTTGTTATTTATTAATTCATCTACTGCATCTACATCTATACCATCTGCTATATCGTCTTGTGTTACTTGTTTTATCCATGCAGATATTCTTATATAATATGGTAAATCTTCACCATCTTGTTCTACTTTAGATATAGATATGTCATTCATTAATCCAGTAGTTGTTTTAGTTACTGAACGTATTCTTGCAAAATGGTCTCCTCTATAATTCCAGTGTCCATCTTCATCCCATGCTGGGTTGTCTATAATATGATAATCAAATTCTCCATATTTTTCCCATCCTAGACTAGCTATATCTTCACTAGATTCAGCGCTATCTTGATCGGAATCATCTTTATCAGTATCGTCTTTCTTATTTTCGTCATCTTTATCTTTATCATCAGTAGTTGTATCTTTTGTTTTAGCTTTGCTGCTTGTGTCATCTTTCTTATCTGTACTTGATGAATCGTCTTTATCTTTGTCGGCATCATCTTTCTTATTTTCATCGTCGTCTTTATTTGTATCGTCTTTATTTGTCTTATCTTTGTTGCCTTCAAAATCTCCGTTAAGTACTTCTATTTCTGTTGAATCATATGGATTTTCTACTTGTTCTGTTTTTTCATAATCAAAGAAATCCCAATCAGTAGTTATTCTATATGCTTTAACCCATCCTTCAAAGTCTATATATTTTGTTGCAGGTGTTATTGGATTCTTCTTTTTCTTTTTACTTGTATTGGTCTTATTAGTATTATCTTTATTATTTGTAGAATCGGTGTTATCAGTATCTTCTCCTGCATCGCCACCGCCATCTACATCTACTTTTTTATCTAATTTAGTAAATTGTATATAATAGAAATCATCTTTAGCATCTAGTATTTTACCTCTAGCTTGATCTTCTAATGTAGTTACAACATTAGTTAAGTCTTTATAATCTTTATACACTGCTGTGTTTTCAAACTTAGTCCAACATCTTTTACCTATATTTTCTTTTTTAGCTTTACCGTATTTATTAACTAAGATTATTGATAAGTTTTTGGCTCTTACATATCCTCTATCTGCATCTATTTTGACTTGATAGAATATACCATTAGCTCCTGTAACGATTAATTCTTCGCCAGTAGTTAATGCTCTTATCTTTTTAGTAGCAGTATCAGGACCTGCATATAAATAAACATTAGTATCATGGTTTACATAACATGTTTTACCTTTATAATCCGGGTCAGCTTGTATATCTTGGCTTTCTGTTTTATCTGTTGAATCTTTATCCTTATCTTTATCATCTTTTTTATCTGTAGTAGAATTATCAGTATCTTTTGTTTTAGAATCAACTGTAAAGAATACAGGTTCATCATAATCTACTACAGGTCTTAATGGTAAATCTTCATCATTGGTTGATGTTTTATTATCAGTAGACCCACTACCGCTATCACCACTACTGCTGTTAGTGCTGACGATACGACTCTTTAAGTCATTTAAATATAATTCATAACCTTGTTTCTTAAGATGTATACCATCCATTGATAAAGATTGTTTACCGAATTTACCATCATTAAAGTCTGATGTAAAATCTATAAAGTTTATTCCATTGCTTGAACAATATGAGCCAATTGTGCTATTCCATGTATCTATTTGACTATTCATTGTTGAAGGAGCCATTCCTCCCCATATCTTAGCGTTTTGACATACGTATATTTCTTTTATTACATACATAGGCACATTACTGTATGTTTGTTTTAAATAACCAAGCATAGCAGTCATATTTTTCATATTTGTACTAGGGTCATTAACGCCTAACCATACTATTATAGCTTTAGTTGAGTTCTTAATACCTGTTAATCTATTTACATTTCTTGAAGGACAGTAAAAGTAGGTAGCGTTCATACCACCTTTTGCATAAACATCTATACCACCTAACATTTTAAAACTATCTCTCATTTGTACTGTTCTTGAGTCGCCTATCATAGTAGTTCCTTCAAGAGAATCAATTGTTGCTCCTGTTGATGATCCACTAGTACCACTACCTAATGTTCCACTACCATTCCAGTTAATACCTAAATCAGGTGACATTTCTATGAATTCATTTGTATTCTCATTCTTTAATAAGTTGTTAGGTACATATGTAGCACTTACTTTACCATATTTAGCATTTAACCAATCTATTTGTTTTTGTACTTCATCTAAGAATAGTTTCCACTTTTCTGTATCTAAGTATAAGAATGGTGAAGGTGCTCTATTTAAATCAAATTCACGCCATAATTCATTAGATGAGAATCCTTCATCATATAATGCTTTAGCACATTGTTCTATTAATTTCTTTTCTGTTTTAGGATAATCATAATTTATATCTTTCTCTATTACATTTTCTTGATTATCAAAAAATTCTCCTATTGATAATGTATATTTAGGATGTTGATTATTAAATAATGCTCTTTCTATGTAAGTATGTTGTCCATTATTTGCAGAAGCAAAACATATAGTACCCTTGTCTATATTATCATATACTACATAATCTTCAGGATTATTTAAATCCATTTGCATTATTTCATCATCATAATCTACTACAGCTTTTGATTCTAATGATAACGCCATTGCTTTTGTTTTATCATCTTTTTTGTTATCATCCTTATTATCGTCTTTTTTATCATCTTTGTCGCCAGATGATGAAGAACCGAAACAATCAGGTATTTTTTTACTTCCTCCACCTGGTTTAACATATATAGAAGGGTCAACTAATTCACCATTTAATGTCATTTCTAAATGTAAGTGATTACCAGTAGAATCTCCGGTGCTTCCTACTTTACCTAAAACTTCACCTGATGTAACTTTATCACCTGCTTTTTTCAATCTTTGAGATTGATGTGCATATCTTGTTTTACATCCATTACCATGGTCTATCAATATATATTGGCCCCAACTATTATGTACTTCTGATTTCTCTACAGTACCTCCTGCATATGCATGTATTTCAGTACCTTTATCTGCAGGTATATCTATTCCTCTATGTTTTCCATTTCCTCTTCCTAAAGGGTCTTTTCTATATCCAAAACCACTAGATATTCTTGTTAAACCTGGTAATGGCCAACCAAATACATCACCGGAAGGAACACCTCCTCCTGAAGTATCAGTTGTAGCATCACCGCCACCACCATAACCTCCTATTACGACACCAGAATATAATCCTTCACCTGGTACAAGGTCTACATCTACTCTAGATGTACCTATGTCGTTTCCTCCTCTAGTTTTACCACTAGCAGGAGCTTTATTGAAATCTATCTTAGTTTTATAGTCTACTTTATAATGAAAAGATCTGTCCCAATCATATGCTTTGAAATGGTTTACCATATCTTCTACTTCACAGTTATGATATGGAGGATACATATGTAGAGTGATACCTTTTATTCTATGCATATCTACCCAGTTATCAGAAGTATTAGCATTACTTAATGATTCTTGTACTGTACCATTATTAAATACTAATTGTATTACTGTACCGCTACCAGAGCCACCACTGCTTGATGCGTCTGATGATGTCGTTGTATCAGAACTACCAGAATCACCATTTTTCATTTCACTGGCTACGTCAAAATCTTTAAAATCTATAGCTATCTTTTTCTGTTTTTCATTTCTTTTCTTTATTTCGTCTTTAATATATTTCCATTTATTATTATCTACTATTGTTGCAGGACATTTGCGATATGCTGTGTCTCCATGTCTTACTACATGATCTACAGGAATATTATAATTCTTCATTATGTATCTTAATAGCTCTATTAAGTTTTCTGTAGAATCATTTAAATTAACACTTGCCGCATCTACTACTGTTACACCTATAGAATTACTATTGTTAATTGTTCCTGTTTCTATTCCTTTTACACCCCAACCATCATAGGGTTTTTCTCCTGCTGTGTGAGAACCAGGCCAATTATCTTTTAATAGTTGATAAATATTTTTATCATCCAATAGATAATGAGCATATGCGTCTTTGGCAGATTTACTTTCTGCTGCATTTTTATATTCTTCATATTGTTTTGATAAATTCTTATGATCACTATTATGAACAACAATATAAGAGTTTGTTTGTGTATTAGCATTTTCTAATATTAACTTTTTTTTCGTTACTATTTTACTTGCATCATATTTATCACTCTTTGCCATTGCTAGTTATCACTTCCTTTGTCGTCATTGTTATTATTAATATATGATGGCGACTCGTTGTTATTCAATAGCTTAGATTGATAATAATCACTCCATGATAAACAATCTTGGTCTGCTAATGGTCTATCAAACATTGTTTTTTGTAGGAATTGTCTTTCCTTTTGTCTTAATATTTGTTGATATGAGAATCTATCCATAGCTTCATCTATTTTTTCTTCAGCTTGTCTTATTTTCATTTCTAATTTTGTATCATAATAATATTCAAAATCTATTATTTTACCGTCTACGTCATCTTCGTAATATTCATCACCATATGCTAATAATTTTCCTGTTATAGAACATTTCTTACATTCATATGGATCTGTTATTCTTTTTAATACTAATGCCATAATATAAAAACTCCTTCCTGTTTAATAATTTATTTCTAATTATTATTACCAAGAAGGAGTTATACTTATGATTATATAAATAATTTTAAAGGATTATCCACTAATTCGTTATCTAATTTATTATTTGTTTTATATTTATTCCATTGATTAACTATTATTTTCATACCGTTATCGTCTAAATCATATTGTATATCTTTATTCTTTAATACATGAGGTCTTACTTTATTAGATGCTGTTCTTACATAATTAGTAGCTGTAAATAATGCAGTATTTAATGCACATTCCATACCATTTACTACGTTATTTGCTATTTGTGTAAGTATATCTGTATTTTCAGACATTGCCTTCAAGCCTTCTTCATCAAAATCACCTTCTACTGTTTTAGCAGCGTGTAATTTAGTGGCCATTAATGATAATGCTCTTTCTTGTGCAGTACCGCCATAATATAAATAATATACACTTACAGGATTCTTTTGTGACAATCTCCATGAACGTCTTGATGCTTGTCTTAATGTATATAAATTATATCCTACTTGATAGAATATAATAGTAGTAAAATCTATTAAATCTAAACCTGTTTCTACTAATTTAGGATTACATATTAATACATCTAGTCCTTTATCTTTAATTAAACCTCTTATCATTGATTCTCTTTTTTCAGATTTAACAGATGCTTTTAATTCATATGATACATAACCGTTTTCTGATAGTAAGTCAACTAAAGATTTACCTATGTCTGTTTTATTAACAGCATTATAATATACTAAACATCTTTCACCATTACTTACATGTTGCTCTACGATTCTTAATAGTTCTTCATCTTTATTTCTTGTTTCTTTTTCTAACTTAGTAGGAGAGAAACGTATTTCTTCTGTATCTGGGTCTGGTATTGGTCTAGCTTTATGAGGACAATCACAATAGTCCATCATTTCTCTTATTATTGTAGGAATTATTTTTAATGATTTCTTATTGCCATCTTCATCATATTGATTATGCACTACATTAGTTAAGAATGTTTCATATTCATTATAACCAGCTCTTGTATCTTCATCCATTGTTACAGATACTGGTACTTCTGTATAAGTAGGCAATTCATCTTTCATATCTTTTAATGATATAAATGCTGTACTATTAAATAAATAATCGGTAAAGATTAATGGAGATATTCCTGGTAATTTAGACTTTTTATTTCTATTTGTAGATGCATCATATTCACGTGACGATACACCATATTTTTCTACGAATTCATTAACATCTTCATAACTGAATCCGTGTTTCTTCATTGTAGAAGGAAACATTCTATATAAAATATAATAAATAGATTCTGCATATCCATTGATCAAAGTTCCAGTCATTCCAATATTTTTCTTACATGCTTGAACTGCATATAAAAATGTTTGTCCTTGTATTGAAGATTTTGATGATAATTGATGTATTTCATCCCATATTCCATAGGTAAATACATCATGCATATATTTTTTTATATATTTTGTTATACAATATCTTTTTGGTTTTTTACTTGTATCGTTATAACAATTGTGTTCTTCTAAATGTCTTGATTGCAATAATAAGTCATTTAATAGATTCTTTTCTTTTTTGTTTAGTTTATCTTTATTTAATAATCCTTCTTCAATATCTTCTATGTGTTGTTTCATTACCCAACCACTTGTACCTACTTTAATCCATTCACAATCTTCTTCATCTTTATTTAATGTAGTCCATAATTTACAACCACATTTAGAACATTTAAGATTATATGGATGTTCAGTTAAAAAGTCAGTCTTATCTAACGGTATGGAAAATTTTCTACCATTTGCTTTAACGTCTTTGCGTAATATTTCACCACAATCAGGACACACAAATACGTTCTTTCTGTATCTTGTAGGATGTTTATCATCTATTGATGGTTTTATTCTTCTCCATATAGCTGCGGGTCTTATGTCATATGAAAGTTTAGCCATATCTTTAGATAGTATAATAAATATATTTCCTGTTCTATATGGATTCAATAATATAGGTTTTAATTCTAATAATTCTGTTAGATTATGAACTATATATCCTTTAGTATTAGGTACATATAATTCTACTTCACGTTTCCATTTTTCTACTATATGAGATGGACACATAACTAAAGTATTAAATCCTTTTCCCATATTTGCATGATGAATGAAACATGCTGAACTTGCAATTATGGTTTTGCCCGCTCCGCATTCCCCTACAACTAAAGTATTGTTATTAATCTTCCAGTTATTAGCTACTGCTTGTTCTACTGCTCTTTGTGCTTCATATTTTTCTATACCTTGATTATGTATAAAATCATCAATGATTTGTGCATGTAAATCATATTTATCTTGTCCTGGTGTAAATTTAGGTTTAAAGTTATCTTGTATTTTTTGTGCTAATGATTCGCCAAATAAATCTAGATAATCATTCAAGCCTTCACAACTATCAAGGCACATTGATTCTTTATTGGAGCCATTAATATCTAATTCTCCTTCTTTTAACCAAGTTTGTATATGCTCTTTAAGTTCTTCTTTATTAACACTTATATAATATGCTTCTACGTCTTTAGTATGATTATATTGTTCATCTGTTTTAATAATTCTAAAATTATAATAAGAATTATCACTTCTTAATTCCTCAATTATTTTAGGCATCCATTCTCTTAATACAGGTACGGGCATATAGTTTTCAAATAACTCAAACACTTTATCTTCTAAAAATGTTTGAATATCTTGTTCATCATTTGTATTTCTATATATATAACTACAAATAGAGTTACCAGAATTATAATTTTCTAAATAATATATTGCATGTATATAATCTGTGTTTGGTATTTTCTTTTGTAGCACTGTATATTTGTTTCTACAAAAAGTCCATATTCTTGTTGTATTTTTTGTAGTTGTATCTTCACATCTCAAGTAAGCACTTGCTTCCTCATTTAAGAGTTTAGTAAAACTTTTAACAACATTTTTATATCCTATAACAGATGCAAATATTAAATCATTCGCATCTGCAACATAGCCATCTGATATTATAATGTTTGAATTAAAATTAAATTTATACAATAAATATCACCTCCTAATTAATTTCTATATAAGTGCCATCAGCACCTATTGCATTTATTTGTACTTTATTTGATGTCTTTGTTTTGTTTTGATTTATATGTTCTACACGTTTAACTGTTCTACCTTTGATTACATGAAATCTATTACCTGGCTCTTCTACAATACCATCTAATCTACCTGACGTAAGTATTAATCCTATTTGTCCTATATTAAATGGAAGTAGTGGTTGCACATCTGTATTAGTCTTTTCTTTTGTTATCTCTTTAAAGAAATCATTGTACAAGTTTGTACTATTTATATATTTGTTAACTTCGTTTTCGCTTAATATGCCTCCTTTAAATAATGTTATTTCTATATGGTTTGTAGGCAATGTATATACATAATCTATACTATTAGTTATATCTTCGTATTTTATTGATTTTAATCTAGCGTATGATTCTTCATATTCTTTTACAGGTTGTCTTTGTGCTATTATTGTTATGTTATTAAATAAATCATTTGTGCTTGTTTTAATTACATTTATATTTATAAAATTCTTAGCTAATAATAACATTATTTCATATGTTAATCTTGTATAAGGTATTGTATAAAATAGGATGCCTCCAAGTCTCAAATATTTTATATTATCTCTCAATGCCACATGTTCTTTTGAAGGAAGTGCATATAAATCATTCTTAAATATATGATATAATGATACTTTAGGTTGTATATCAAGTATATCGAATGCTTTATTATTAATAAATGTATTCTTTTTAATAGTCTCATTATTTAATGATTCATCTTTTTCAGTTATAATCTTATTATACACATTATAATCGTATGTACATTTATACAATTCTTCTGTCATGCCATACATAATAAGATTAGGAGCACAATCTTTTATATATTCTGATTCATTAATGGTAAAGATACATGGATTGTAATAAGTAACATCTCTATTATATTTAATATTAGAGCCTATAGCATTAATCTTATTTATTTGTATTTCTGCATTTGTAATAGATTCATGACATTCTTCTGATTGACATTTTATGATGTCATCTTTTGCCCTCCAATAATAATATGTTGTCATATATTTTATTCTATCTAATAATACATTTATTAATTGTATCTTTCGTGATAATTCATTATTGTTTTCAATATTACTTATTTCTTTTTCTATTTGTTCTAATTGTGAATAAACAAATTCATCATCCTCAGTAATACCATAGAATATTTTAATATCATTCATATAACGCTTTATTCTATCTATATACATAAGTATTTTGTCTTTATGATTATCAAGAGCTATATTATTCGTATCAGTTTGTATTCTCTTTTTATTATAGTTATTTAAATTATTTATTGTGTTATCCAATGTATATGAAGTATAATAATAATCTCTATTGGCCAATAATTGTCATCTCCTTTATTATTTATTGTCGTTGTATTAAAAAGAGACTACGATATTGTAGCCTCTATTAATTTACAACTATTATTATTTTTATTCTTTTCTTGCATTTCTGCTTTAATATTAATTAATTTATCTTTCTTTAATATCTTTTTATATTTAGAATATATGTTAGCAAATACTACCGATTCAAATATTCCATTCCCTGTTTCTAATTTAACAAATGCCATATTGTTTTTATTCTTGTCTTTAATAACTTTTACAGATTTAATATAACCTACTGTATTAAATAATTGCTTATTCTTTATCTTAGATATATCTATCTTAGGCAAATTATTGATTCTGTTATATATAAAGTTAATATTGAATAGATTAAATTCTATTTCTTTTTTAGATGCTAATAATTCTATGATGCATCCATTACTAATTTTAATTACAGGATCAAAATTCTTTTCTTTTCTTAATGTATAGTATTCTTCAAATGAATCTATTCTATCTCCTAATGCATTAGAAGCTATCAATGCTAATACTGCTTGTTTCTTGCATAATCTTTTCTCTGTTTTTTCAAATATCTGTGATACATATGATGATTCATTATTAAATGGTATGCATGTCTCTACTAAATGATTATATGTATCACGAGAGAATGATGGTAATGCACAGAATCCTATTCTTATTTTACCATCTTCTACAATGAAATCCCATTTAGATTTATTCATATCTATTGGTAAGAATTTAATACCTAATCTTATACAGTCTTCCATTATTTCTTCTAGTCTTTCTTTATGTTTTTTTAAATCTACTTTATTTACATAAGTATTAGTTAATAAACAAGCAAAGAATTCTAATGGATAATATGTTTTATAATACGCTGTTGTATAAGTTATAGTAGAGTAAGCAAGAGCATGTGACTTGTTGAAGCTATATCTCCCACTATCTAATATTAATTGGAATATTCTTTCAAAGACTTCATCTGTCATTTTGCCTTTAACTAAATCATGTAACTGTTCTTTATATGCTGCAATCTTATCGAATCAAGTCTTCGAAGATGCTTTCATAACATCATATCCGAGATGTAATGGTAGACCCATGTTAAAGCAGCAATTCATTAATTGTTCTTGATAAATCATTATGCCATTAGTGTCTTTCACTGCTTCGTCATACATAGGATGTATCAATTCCACTGGTTCTTTTCCTTCAAGAATACGCATATACTTTTCATCAAGCTTAGATGATATACAAGGACCACGTACTAATGCTAAACAATCGGCTAATTCATTTAATGTCTTAGGTTTTAATCTAGGCATTCTCTTTTTATATATGTTACTATTTATTTGAAATAATCCTGTTGTATTAGATGAACTAATTAAATCCCATACTTTAGGGTCATCAAAATCATCCGTTTCTATATCGAATACATCGCCTGTAATCTTTTGTAATTTATTAATAACAGAAAGGTTTGCTACAAATTTGTTAATTTTCTATAATCTCTTTTATTAGTTCTTCTGTTATTTTTTCTGTATATTTAATTTTTACTAATTTTATATTATGCTCTTTTAATAATTTTTCTTTTAAATGAGATTACAAAAAATGTTAAGTCATTTCTGCTTAACTCTCGTATTTTCATACGACGTTCAGACTGTATCTTTTTACGTGGGGTTATCACATACAATCACTTATATGTGACGGAGCTATTCTCCCAGTCGTTGAGGCGGATCTTATCGTGCCTGCTGATTTTCCCTATTTTTCCGATTGTTACGATTACAATAAGTACAAAATACTGTAAGAGTACGAAAAACTTAACGGGTTTACTATTCCAGCATATAACCCACTACTTTTTAAGAGGGCAAGCTTTTACCCTAAGAAGTCATATTTTACTAAGCTTTGTGTTTCTGCACTATGTAAATCTAATGCTGTAGCATTTATATGTTCATTTTTAGATTTAATTAATGGAGCCACATCTACTATGTCTGTATCTGCTATTATTATACCTGCTGCATGTATTCCTGCTTGATCTGGTAATCTTTCTAATTTAGATGCTATATTAAATAATTCAGGATATATTTTCTCATATTCTCTTAATTCTTCTACATATTCTAAAGATTCTTCAATACTTAAATCTGTTTTCTTATCTTCGCCACCGTCATCTAAGTCTACATAATATACTGTAGGTATTAATTTAGATATTGTATTAACTAGCTTAGGATCCATATCTAATAATCTACCTGCTGCTTTTATTGCTGACTTAGATTTTCTTATTCCTAATGTAGAAACAGAACAACATTTGTTTGCACCATATTTATTAATAACATAATCAAATAATGCATCTCTACCTTCACTGGCAGAATCTGTATCGATATCTGGTATAGACCCTTTTCTATGAATAGATAAAAATCTTTCAAATAATAAACCATATTTAATAGGATTAATCTTTGTTATATCACACATAAATGCTACTAATGAACCACATACAGAACCACGTCCTGGTCCTATCATTATATCATTATCTCTAGCATATAATATAACATCCCTAATGATTAAGAAATAAGATATAAAACCTAATTCTTCTAATACATCTAATTCATAATATAGTCTACTTATATATTCATTAGGATTTTCAATATTAAGAATCATTTTATTAAGCTTCATAAAACATATGTGTTCTAAATATTCTCTGTCTGTTTTATATCCTGTAGGACATTTAAAGTTTGGTAAATTCAATCCTTCTGTTTTAAATATTAATTCTTCACATTTATTATCTATATCATTAGTATTATTTATTGCTTCTAGTATTGTATTTTTTGGTATATCAGTAAAGCTATTGATTAACTCTTCTTTAGTCATTAAATAATAACACTTATCTGGATAAATAGCATCATCTTCATTTTCTGGTACTTTTAAATTTCTACCATCTCTTACATGAAAATCATGTGCTTTCCAGTCTTCTTGGTTAAGATAATGTATATCATTAGAAGCAACTAATTTAATGTTTAATTCATGACTCAATTGTATTAATGTATTATTAACTGTTATTTGTTCTTGGAATGTACCAGGTTGTATTTCTAAATATAAATCATCATTAAATGTTTCTTTTAAATCTAGTATATGTTGTTTTGCTTCATCAATTTTATCCTGTATTATTAATTGAGGTGCATATCCACCTACACAAGCAGTGGTACATATTATGTCTTCACTATACTGTTTAATGTAATTTAAATCTACTCTTGGTTTATAATACATTCCATCTACAGATGCAGCAGAAACAATCTTTAATAGATTCTTTAATCCATTATTATTTTTAGCTAATAAAATCATGTGATATGTATCTTTATGTTCTTTATCCTTTATATTCATATCATTACATAAATATACTTCACATCCTATTATTGCTTTTATATTGTTATCTTTACATTCATAATAAAAATTATACATATTAGATAATGAGCCATGGTCTGTCATACATAATGTATTTATGTTTATTTTTTTCGCTTTATTTACCAAATCCTTTGTCATTAATATACTATCTCTTAAACTACCTTCTGCTGTATGTAAATGTATTGGAGTATAATTATTATAATGTATCGCACTCGTCATCATCAAATAAATCCATATCCTTTATTGTTTTTAATAATTGCATACTTATTTCTCCATATTCATCCATTTGACAAGATACACATTTACCAGGCAAACTATCATTCCACACAAAAGATCTACAATATTCTTCTTTTTGATTAAACATTACTACTTTAGGATCATTACTCTTAGTACAGTGACATTCTTTTAATACTTCTTCTGTAGGCGTTCCACAACAAGAAGAATTGTGTATACAATAAGTAAAGTCACAGTATAATCTATTATCATTAACGTCTATATTGTTGTTATTATTTGTCATTTCAATTTTCATATTTTTTTCTAAAACTCCTTACTGTCTATATTATATTTTTGTTTTAATATTTCTCTTATTAAGCTTCTATGACATTCTAAGTCATTCTTTTCATAACATATTAAACATATGTCTTGTGTCTTACTTAATTCTATTATTTGTTCCAATGCATCAATGAACATTACATTTGTATATGATTCTTCAATAAACATTTCTCTATACTGATGCCAATCAATACTATTATCTTTATATTTAGATAATAATAATTCAGAAGGTGCTAATTGAGGCCACCACTCTAAATTATATTTCTCAGGATTCATTGTATTTCTTGGCTTCCATCTTATTACAAGAATCTTTTTCATGTTTGTAGGTAATTTCTTAACATTAGCTAAGTAACTTGTATATATCATATTATATCTCCTTAAAAAAGACGCAGAATTAACTGCGTCTTATACATTTATTTTCCCATTTTTTATATGCGTCCATATACATTTCGTCCTTGTCTCCATTGTATGTGAACTCATAATACATACCATCAAACAATGTAGTACTTAATAATGCTTTATTATTCTGTAATGTTTTACAACACCAAACCATAAATACATCATCTGTTGTTATTTGTTTATTGTCTGATTTATCTAAATGATCATTGGTATATTTAACTACTTCGTCTTTACACCAATTTAAAAATTCTTGTTCGTTCATATTGTTCTCCTATAATTCTATATTTTCTATTTTTGCTCTTTCTTCTAATACATTTTTATAAAGTTCCATGTACATTAATTGAGCATGCAATAGATCATATGAACAATTAGGAGTAAAATTAAGTGTTCCATTTTTATATCCTTCTAACATTCTTTGTAGTCCAGCTATTCTATTATCTAGTTGATAATATTCAGCTTTAAATCTATCCTTAAAATCTGCTCCTAACATTAAATCTACTGTATCTTGTAATTTCATTTATTTGTCCTCCTTATTTTATCACAATTATGTGTTATAATACATTCTTCTTATTTTATAGAACTACCTGCTTTTAATTTTTTATAAAATCCACATAGAGTATAAAAATCATATAACTCAAGTTTTTTTCCATTTATTGCTCTTATGTCAAATTCTTTTTTTATATTTTTTACTAATTGTCCTTTCATGTATATACCTCCTGATATTATATTTATTTATCTCCTGTGCTGCCGAATCCTCCACGATCTTCATTACCTAGATGGTCAGTTTCATTGAATTTAATTTCGTTCATTCTTTCTACTAATCTGAACTGACATATTTTATCACCTTTTTGTATATGTGTTACTTCACCATGTCTAGGCACTAAACAATATACTGGCATTCTCCATATGTCTTTGTCTCCACAATAAGTATGATCTATAATTCCCATACTATTTGTTTGGATAATTCCCCATTTTTTAAATGTACTACTTCTTGGTAATAAATGGGCTTCATATTCTGGAGGGAATTCCATAGCAAATCCTAAAGAAACTAAAGCTGACTCTCCTTGTTTTAATGTTACATCTTCTGCTGCATATAAATCTATCCAGTCACCTTTTTCTATTGCTTTAAGTTTTGTGGCTCCATCTAAATATTTTATTTTTACTTCTATCATATCTTTATTATCCTCCTCTAATTTTAATAACTCTGATAACTCTTTATCATTCTTAATAGAATCTATCATGTATTTTATAACATCATCGTTAGCTGATATTGTCATTTTAGCCATATAATTTACACCTCATTATCTACCATGTAATCTATTATATATTTAGACCACATATCAAATTGTCCATACTTATCTATTAATTCATTTCTTGACATCCATGAACTATTGTAATATTCTTCATCTATTTTCTTTATGTCGCGTTTAATACAATCCAATATTAGTACATAGCCTAGATGATTATTATTCTTTTCTAAATAATTCTTGTTGAATCCTATAAATCTTAACGAATTTGTTATGTTTTGTACTTTATAATCTTCTACTACTATATTTAATGCTACTTTAAATAATGGATCACTATATCCTGCTTCTGATTTACATATATGTTTGCTAGTTCCTAATGATCTTTTATTCTTATTAGTTTTTTCTATGTTATAATCTTTATAGAACTTATCTTTCTTACTTAATATAAAGAATTCTTTGAATTCATTCTTAAGAATTATAAACGGCATTAATTGATCTACTACTATACTTTGTTCAGCTTCTTCTTTAGGAATATAGAATCTACTATCACTCCACATATTATATATATTTTCTTTTTTCTTTAATTTATATGGAGTGAATCCGTCATTTAACTCTATAGTTTTATTTACTATATTTGTAGGTACTACAAGTATTTCTTCCTTCAATAACATGTAAGTATTATATCTCCTTTCTTTACACAATAAAAAGAAGAGACAATTCATAATTATCATCTCTTCTTTAAAATATATTATAATACTTATTTATTTATTTACTTCATCTTTAAAAGTTTTTCCTGGTTTAAATGCTGGTAATTTAGAAGCTGGTATATCTATTTCTTCTTGTGGATTTCTTGGGTTTCTTCCTTTTCTTGCTGCTCTTTCTCTTACTTCAAATGTTCCAAATCCCATCAACTGTACTTTTTCTCCATCTATTAACGCATCTTTTACTACATTTACAAAAGCATTCACTGCTTTATCTGTATCCTTTTTAGTCATTCCTGATTTGTCTGCCATTGCTGTTATTAATTCTTGTTTGTTCATAGTATGAATCCTCCTATTATTTTAACATTATTGATTTATTTTTGAAAAGCTCTAGACATTTTTTATGACATTCAGCACAATTATTTACTGTATAACTATCTCCTATATCTAAGAATTCAGATGTTATATCATCACATGCTTTACAATAACTAGGTAAATCATAATAATATTTAACACATTCTAAGAATACCATTTTAGCTGTTTCTTTCCCTGTTTCTTCATCTTTAGTCATTTTTCTATATACTAACCCTTTGTTTTTCATAGAATTTTTTAATTTATAATTATTATATACTTCTCCTTTATTTAGATTCAATAAGTTATCTAAACATATAATTGGTATGCCTTCTATTGTATCTTTGTTTTTTAAATAGTCTATCGCTTCCCATACTTTTGCTGTACTCATATCTTATTACTTCCTTTCCTTATATATTTATTATTCCTTCAACATATCTATTAATTTTTTAACAGATTCATTTATATCATATGTTGTTCCGAAGTCTGCTAAATAACTATTCATAAACATATCATCATTATCTGTTATGAATACAGAGAATGCATCATTTTGTCTAGTCTTAAATTGATTATACCCTCTTATTATCTCGTCTAGCAAGTCTTCTGTAAAATTTGTTCCAATTAATATTAATGTATGAGTGTTAAGACCTGTTGCTACATCATTATCATCATATGTAAATATTTCATGGAATGTATTAGTTATATTAATTGTATCATATTTTTCTCCATAGAAAGGTATAGTTGGTTTTATTTTACCTTTACAATCGCCTTCAATATCAGAACATATTATTGGCTTTTCTGTATTAAGATTTATATCAGATACATTATATGTCTTATTACATTTAACGCATTGTACTATATTTCTATTACCTTTCATTGGTATATACAGAGGTTTAACATCTTTAAGTAATCCGTCTGTATTAAAATCTATTACAGATTTGATTAAATCCATATTAATAAACTCTTTTATCGTATCATATGTTTCTAATGATTCTTCCGGGTCTTTTAATATCATTTGTTTATAGAATTGCCAGAACATATTGGAATTCTTTACCATTGTTTTTCTAGAGAATACATTTCTACTCGATTCTCCTGGTTGAAAGAATAACGGTTCTTTTCTTACATATCCTTCTTCTTCCTCTTCATTATCTTGTTGCGGCAATTCTTTTTGTAATGTTTTACTTCCTACAATAAGTACAGCATCTTTATATTGCTTAAGATGAGTAATCAAATCACTTATCGGTCTTTTCATTATTATCATCTCCTTCATCATTATCAATACTTACTTCTATATCATTATCGAAGTCAAACCCTAATAAGTCTTTTATAGATGATGTTGAATCATATGTTTCTTTATTATTATTATCTATACCATAACATTCATTACACAATACACCTAATGATTTTAAATCACCTACAGTAACTTGACTAGATTCAGTGGAACAATTAGAACATACTGTTTTACCACATTTGCTACATATTTTTAAATCAGATTCAAATGTTTTTGCTTTACATGTAGGACATGTAATAAGTTTTTGTTCATACTCTTTTTGTTTAACTAATTTAGGCTTTGGTTTAAATTCTGATATATTATTATCAGTATTATCATTAATATTTATATCGCTTTTTTCTTTTTTATGCTGCTCATAGAATGATGGACTTAATATTATTTCCTGTTCTGTTCTAAACTTACAAGAGGAAACAACGAGTTCATCATGTTTTTGTAGGTAGTCATAGTTTTTACATATCTTTTTTAATTTACAATTAGTGCAAATCAATTTGTCACCTTCAATCCTATTTCATTTTCTAAAAAACTTTGTATAGTACTTTTTTCTTGTTGAGGCACTTTTTTCATAACATTGTTAATCATAGGTTGATACTTTAACTTTAATTCATATAAGTTTTTATTATATTCATCTATTATATTTTTTGCTTCATAATATCCATAAGTACACATCTTAGATTCAATATATTTAGGTAGCTTATATTTTAATTCTAATGCTACATCTGCCAAATCTTTATTCTTAGGTAATGATACAGTTTTACAATATATATTGTTTTCTAATAATAATTCTGATGCTTTTTTTATCGCTTCTTGTCCTTTATTATCTCCATCATAAATTAATATAACTGTTTTATTTAAACTCTTAAGATATGGTATATGTTCTTTTGTTAATGCAACACCTAAAGTACATACTACATTTTTTAATTTATATTTATCTGCTAATATTACATCCATTACACCTTCTGTAATCATAATATATTCATACTTCGTATCTATATTATTAACTCCATATAAATATTGTGATTTCTTAAATATTTCTGAATTAGGTGAATGAATATACTTCTTATTATATTTATTGCCATTATCTTTTATTCTACGTTTATTAAAACCTATTATATTATTGAATCTATTAAACATAGGAAATACTATTCTGTCTTCATATTTATCGTATCCTATGTTCCATTTATCGATGTCATCATTATTTAATCCTCTACTATATAGATAATTATAAGCTCTTTCTTTAATATCTCTTTTATATTTATCACTTATAAGTTTATTTCTTTTATATACTTTATCATGTTTGTCTTTTGGTAAAGGAATGTCATATTTATTAGCTAAATATATAACCGATTCTTGCCATGACATATTTGTAATCCAGTTAATGAAATCTATACAATCTCCTCCTGTATTACAACCAAAACAGAACCATTTCTCTTCACCATTTTTATTATATATAGTAAATGAAGGAGTAGGATCATGATGGTCTGGATGAGGACAATGTCCCACCCATTCATCATTATATTGTTTAGATAAGTCTGTATACTCATCTACTAATTCAACTAAACTAACACTTTGTTTAAGTTTTGTTATAAATTCTTTATTGAAAGCCATATTATTTTATCTCAAACTTATCAGGATTTTGTGTAACTGTAACACCTGGCACTTCTACTTCTACATTATCTACTTCTACAAACATAACATTGCTATCATTTATAAAGCCATCTTTTTTAAGTTTATTTTTATCTACACTTGTCTTTACTTTAGTTTCTGTTTTAACTAATTCAGGTTTTTTATTAATTAACCATTCTAATGTTTCATCTGATACTGTTATTGTAGGTTGTTGTTTTCTTATTTGTAATACACCATGAGGAAGTTTAATACTTCTAGCTTTCTTCCCTTCAAGAGAATCAATTGTATATGTTTCTAACATGAATTTAAAATAGTCTATTTGTTTTTGTCTTTTAGCAACTTCTTCATTTCTATAATTATCATATATTATTCTAGCTTTTTCTATTTCTTGGTCTACATAATCATTAATTTTATCTATTTCTTCTTGTGATTTCTTAACAAGCTTTATAAAATAATCAGCTTTGCTATCACAGTCAATTAATCTTCTGTCTTGTTCAGCGTCACCTGTCATATTTTGTAATCCTATCAATTCTCTTTCTTCTTTTTCAACTGCTGCTTGTAGTTCTTTTAAAAAATCGTCCATTAATATACCTCCTTATAAGTAGAGCACGATAAATTAATACCGTGCTTATTCTTTATTTAAATCTTGTATTATGTCATTATCATAATTACGTTTCTTATTAATTATTTTCTGTGCTATTATATCCCACGATTCCTCATTAGGTTCATCCATTATTAATTGATATACATAACTTGTATCATGTATAGAATCGGCTCTTCTGACTCTACCATGTCTTTGTTTTTGCATAGCATATGAATCAGCTAAATCATATTCAATTAGATAATTACATTTACTTAAACTAATACCTTCACTCATAGCATTGGTAGCTATAAGAACCATGTAATCATCATTTTCTTGGAATAAATCATAAGCTTGTCTATGTCTTTCTTTGGCATCAACAGAACCATTAATAATAGCACAATTAGTATTAAATTTATTTTCTATTTCTTCTTGTAGAATACCTTGCATTCTTTCAAATCTTGTAAAGATACAAACTTTAGAACCATTTGATATTAAATTGTCTACCAAATCTAATAACAAATCTAATTTTGGAGATGTTTTATCTTTACATAAATAGTTCTTTAACAAATTACTATCGCTTAAATCAAATAATCTAGGATCATCAATAAGTTCTTGAGCAAAGGTTTGATATGCAAGTATTTGAGCTCGTAAAACATTATACTCTTCATTATTTTCTAATCCTTCACCATGAGTTTGTTTTTCTATTTTACTTGTTTCGGCTTTTAATCTGTCTAAATCATTAAAGATTTGTGTGTTTATCTTTTTCATTTCTGGGGTCATTTCACAATGCATTTCATTAACCATTAGTTCTGGTAATTGTTTAGCAATTTGTTCTTCAGTTTTAATAAACATATATGGAGCTATTTTATTCTTTAATACGTTCTGGTTTTTCATTCCAGCTATTTGTCCGAAGCTTCTATATATAAGAAAATCTCTAGCAAAACTACTATGATTTTTAAATAAATTAGGATTAATCATATTAAATATACTAAATAGGTTTTCAGGGTCTCTCGTTATTGGTGTTGCAGTAAATCCAATCTTGACTTTAAGATTATTAAAATTATATAGAGCTTTAGATTTAGCTGTCTTATAAGACGAACCTATATAATGAATCTCATCCATCATAATAACTTCTATTTCTTTTTCAATAAGTTTTTCTCTAACTTTTTCATTCTTAAATGTTTCGTAATTTAATACCATCAAGTCTACATCTTCAAATTGTGAATCAAATTTCTTTTTTGCTTTGGATGGTGTGTCTATTGCTTTAGCTCTTAAGTCTGAGAATTTCTGTATTTCCTTTACCCACTGATATTTTAATGATGCTTTGACACATATAGCTCCAGGTTTATCTGTTATATTATGCTTTAATAATTCTAAGTATGTTCCTATACAGATTGGAGTTTTTCCTGTACCTGGAGGACAAATAACTAAACTATTAAGATGGTGCAGGCAAAAATATATAGCTTCTTTTTGATATGAGAATGGGGAGAGTTTCATATCCGCTCCCATATCATCCCATATTGGTTTATCTATTTCTGTATCAAATTCATTTTGTAATTGTTCAGTAAATTTAGAATCAATTATAAAACCATTGGTTGTGAACTTTCTTGCTTCTAATGATTTAATAAACACAAAGAATTTAAAGAATTCCTCTTTATCGTTTCCTATATGCCTTACTTTAATTAAATTGTTATTTTGTTTTTGTATTAATATCATTTATATTATCTACCACCATTGCCTTATATTATCTTTATATGCTTTCTGTTAATTTCATTTATGAATCTAGACTTATTAACTCTTCTTTCTGTATTCATTATCATTTGTTTTTTTGGATAAGTAATAAATAAATTCTTTCTTGCACGAGTACATCCTACAAACATAACACGTCTTTCTTCTTCTAATTGTGCAGGATCATCTAAACTTTTATAATGTGGAAAAGTTCCTTCTACTACATTAGTCATAAACACAGCATCAAATTCTAATCCTTTAGATTTATGAACAGTCATTAATTGAACGGCATCTTCATCTTCATTAACATTATCTTGGTCTTGGAATATAGATGCTTCTACTAATAAATCTTCTATGTTATCAAACTCTTTAGCTACTAATACTAATTCATTAAGATTTTCTACTCTCTCTTGATAATCTTCTTTATATCCTGATGTTTCTTTCATAAAATTCAAATATTCTAATGATTGTATTATATATCTTATAAAATCTTCAGGAGATAATTCTACTTTCTTTTGGTCTAAATCTTCTAAGTATTTAGTATATTCTTTTATGTTTGCTTTAGCTTTACCTTTTACTGGTAAGTTTTTATCAACTAATGCTTTTCTTATTGATATATTAGGATTAACACTTTGAATCATAAATGTTTCTATATTTTCTAATGTCTTTTCTCCTACGCCTCTCTTAGGTATAGCTATTGTTCTTTTAAAACTTTGCATATCATATTCATTAACTGTAAGTCTTGCATATGCAAGTATATCTTTTACCTCCATTCTGCTAAAGAAAGGAGTACCTCCAATTATTTTATATTTAATTTTATTTTTCATTAATTCTTTTTCAAATATATGGCTTAAATAAGATGTTCTATATAATATCGCCATTTCTTTATAAGGCATTGGATTAGTTTTTCTATTGTGCAATGTTTTTATAAATGTAACAACTCTTGCAGCTTCTTGCTGTTGATTCCATGATTCACTAACTATTATTGGAGCACCTTCTATTCCTTTGCCACATGATACTTCTTTTTGTAGTTTAGTTTTATTGTGATTAATTATTTCTTGTCCTGCTTCTACTATTGTAGATGTACTTCTATAATTAACACCTAAATTATACCATTTTAAATTAGGATATAATGATTTAAGATTAAGTATAATACTTACATCTGACCCTCTAAAGCTGTAAATACAATTATGAACTACTATATCATTTGCTATATAGTTTCTATAATTATCTACATTTAAATCATATACATAATCATAATAATATTCTTTTTCTATACTGGTTACCTTGTCTTCTACTATTTCAGATTTATCATTTAAACTATATAATATAGAACCTACAACTAGATGCGATACAGGAGTAAAATTACAAGTAGTATTATCTTTAAGTAATCTTGCTTTCATTAATACTTCGCCATTACTTCTATTAATAATTCCCATTAAATCGTCATAGCTTGCATAATATTTAAAATCTTCAGTTTCTAATACATGATTGTTTGTTTTAGAACCAAACATTATAAATGAATCGATATATTTATCAGACTGTTGTTCGTTTTTTGTTCTTGAGAATACTATATGATTACCAGTAGCTTTTATTTCTTTACCACTTTCTGTTTTAATAACATATATTTCTTCTCTTGCCATTTTTTTATTTATGCTTGACACTTTTGCTTCTGTGGTTTTACCATCACCGCACGCAACAATTAATGTATCTTCTTTAGTTATGTCTTCTATTTTCTTTTTCCCATTATTTGTTTCTATCATAGTACCTTTTACTAAACATTGGTCATCGTCTCCGACGAAGAATATGTTATGTTTAGGGCCAGATAAAGCATACATTAATCTAGAATCTAATTTACTACTATCTTGTGTCTCATCAGCTGATATATATTGCCATCTATTATTTACTTGTTCTTTTACAGTCGGTTCTGATTCTAAAAGTAATAATGTGTTTAATAATAAATCATCAAAGTCCATACATTGGTCTCTTTTTAATCTATCCTGATATGCTTGATAACAGTTAGCTAATCTTGTTGTATTTTTTGCCTGTGCTTCTGCTTGAGCCATTGAAGGCGTCTTACAATTAATTTTACAATTAGTTATAAATGTTTTTAAGCTTGCATAATCTTCGCCATTTTCTTTAGCTATTTCTTTAATTACTTTTTCTGAATCATCTGCATCTAATATACTAAATGTTTTTATATAGTTTATATACGTACAGTATTGTCTTAATATTCTATTGCATATACTATGATATGTTCCTACAGTAATTCTTTTACCTTTATCACCTACAACTTTTACTATTCTTTCTTTCATTTCATTTGCTGCTTTATTAGTAAAAGTAGTAAGTAATATTTTTGAAGGATCAATATTCATATCTTTTATCATATACTGTGCTCTTGTAACAACAACAGTTGTTTTCAATTTGTTATCGTATAGCTTTTTATCTATACCTCTAGGGTATTACGCCCATTACTTCATGTCAATTCATGAATAGTTCAGCATAACTTTTTATGTAATTGCTAATCGGCACACAGAGCGGCCTCGTGGATGAATTATACTCTTACATCATAAGTGTAAGTATCATCATCTATGCGTTGCCCCTGACTGATATCTCTATCATCACTAACTTCCATCATAATATTATGATTTTATATAGTTTAGACTTTTATAAGTCGCCTTCGGTTCTGGTTGCGGTATATTATACACCCGTTTCCCAGCTTAATTCCACTCTAATAGCTTTAGGATTTCCACCGACTTTATCCTAAAGCGGCAATTTCTAAATATTTATTTTATCTACCACTTCCAGCTGTTGCAGTTACTAATGCAGGACCGTCTATATGCAAGGCGGCTTCCTTTTGTTGTTCGTTTAAGCCTGCTAATGTTTTATATTCAGTCATTGCACCCTCCTTTTTTTATATTCTCTATTTTATATCATTATCCTTTATTTCTAATCTTTTTCTTTTCTTTCATTTCTTCAAATGCATATAGAGCTATGCATATTCTGTCATAAGAATAATTATCTAAATCATCCCATACACTGGCTTCTTGTTCTATATCTGATTTAACTCGTTTAATAACGAATTCTTGTAATTCATTTGAATCATATTTAGTTAACATATCTGCAAATTCGACTCCTTCGTAAATCCATTCCAGTTGGTCCATTATCTCCTCTTTTATAAATAAATCGTATATACTATTTTTGTCTACGTTAAACTCGAAGTCGTTTTCAATAGCGAATTTTAACATCTGTTTTGCTTGTTCTTCATTATATATATCAAATACCATTTAACGTTTCCCTCCTAAATATTTTTCTACAGATGATTTTGTTTCGACATAAACCCAATCATTCCAATCAGACCAGTCACCATAGACCATAGATTTATATGTCTCATTCACTACATAATTTATCATTTCATCAATATTTATACTTTCAATATTTTCATTTTTAAAATCATCATCGTAGTAAACATTGTCTATTGCATTTTTTATTTCTCTCTTTAGATATATTGAAAATACATCTCCATCGTTTACATTAAATTCGAAATCATTTTCGATAGCAAATTTTAACATTTCTTTCGCTTGTTCTTCGTTGGATATTTCGAATATCATATTAACTTTTACCTCCTAAATATTCCTCTATAGATATTTTTGTTTCATCGTAAACCCATTGATCCCAATTAGACCAATCGCCATAAATCATAGAATTATATGTGCTATCAACTACATAATGTCTCAGCTTATCAATGTCTATATTCTCACAATCATCTTCATATTCATCATAATAAAGATTGTCTAGTGCATTTTCGATTTCTCCTTTTAGATATATTGAAAATGCATCTCTATCATCTACATTAAATTCAAAATCATTTTCTACAATGAAGTTTAATGTTTTCTTTGCTTGTTCTGCACCTCGTATTTCAAATACCATATATATAAATCCTCCTCTTATTTTATTGAATGTTTTTCGAAATAATTACGCATAGCATACCATACAAAATTATTTCCTAAGTGCGGCGCTTTCATATAAATTTCTGTTAAAGATTTTATAATATATTTATGCATATCTTCTCTTTGTTCTTCTGAATAACGATAATATCTATACATATCTTCATCTTCCATATTGTTTTTATATATTTTTAATATTTCCTCAAGATGTTCTTCTGCTTTTTGTTTTGATGCTATATAATTTGCAGATTCTCCCATATCAAAATCATAATCGTTGCTAATTATAAATTCTAATACTTTACGAGATTGTTTTTCATCTTTTATTTCAAATACCATGCACCTTACTCCTTTCATAAAAATAAAGAACCACTCAAACATCAATAAGAGTGGTTCTGATGAATAAGTTTTTATTTTATTTTCCAGTGAATATATCTATCATTTCATCACCGTTATCTTCAAAGTATTCAGGTTTTTGATGTGTTTCAGAATTACTTATTCCTGCAACCAACACTTCTATACCTTTTGCTTTTTGTTCACAACTCATTCCTGAATATCCTTCTAATAAATCATAGTTCACATTACCTTGTTTATCTACAGTCATTTTTATTTTTTTCATAATATTTAATCCTCCATTAATTCTTTATTATTATTAATTAATAAGACCCATAGATTAGTATGGGCCTTTATATTATTGTTATTTATATTATATTAATTCTAGAACATAGAACTTAATTCTAATTCTATTTCACCATCTGCATTAGTAGTTAAAGATTCTATAGTCCACATATTTTCTAAAGCTTTTGCTTTTATATGTTCTACTTGATATGCTTGAGATATTTTATCTAATATTTCTTGATGTCCTCCATCTCCAGCAAGTCCTGTACCCCATGGGTCTCCTACTAATTGTAATCCATGATTTTCAGTAAAGTCTATACCCACAGATGTTACATTACCATCTTTTGTTATAGCTGCATAACAATTATCATGTCCAAAACTATTTCTTATTGTTTTAACTGTTTTGTCTAATCCTAATCCTAATGATTCTAAAGCTGAATCTAATATTCTTTCATCTACGTTTTTTTCTACTGCATTACTTGTTAATTTTTTCCATACGCTCATTATTTTTATCCTTTCAATGTACAGTTTGACCTAAAGGCTGTACCAACCTCTTTATTATTTTTGAATTATTGTTTTATTAATATATATTGTTTACTATTTTTTATTAATTAGATTTGATACTAATTGTTTTCTTATGTCTTTATATATAGACACAATAGATTCATCACTTATTGTATTGTCATTATTATTCTTTATAAGCGACTCATAATCTCCTTTTAATATTGCAGGAATTGTGTTTTTGAATACAAAGCTCATGCTTTGTAATAGCAATATTGTTTTATCATTAATTCCTGCAACATTATAGACTTCTATGTTATCTAATAGAGAATCTATTAATTCTGACCTATTCTTTGCATCTAATAAACCTTCTTTTATTGCATGTTTAATATTGTCTACGTCTTTTGATTCGTTGTTTATATCGTTATTATCTATGTTATTATTATTTATGTCACTGTTTGGTAGATTCATCTTTATTGCCACATTTTATCCCTCCTTTTCTCTTATAACTTATGCTAATATATAGATATAAGCAAAACTACATTACATCAAAATCACTTACATCTATATCATCTATATTGTCTAAATCTACTTTTGATTTTTCATTTGCATATAATGCTCTACCTTGTGCCCATGTTTCTAATGCATTTATCTTTTCTTTAGAAGATTTAGATATTGGTATTACATTTTGTATTGCGTGTTGTATTATAGATTTTGTTATTTTTACTTCTTTATTATTTTGATGTACTTTATATACATATGCTTTTTTAATAGATTCTTTTGCTACTTGTTCTAATTCAGCACCAGTATATAGTTTAGTTATTTTAGCTGCTTCTTTTAATATCAAATTACTAACTTTATATCCTCTCTTGCTAAAATGTATATTAAGAATATCTTTTCTTTCTTCTTCTGAAGGTAAAGAGAAGTAAAATATTGCGTCTAATCTACCTGATCTTGTTAATTCAGGTGGTAAATCTTGTACATTGTTACTAGTCATAACACAGAATATTCCTTTATCATTATCATTTAACATTTGTAATATTTTACCAAATATTCTTGCTACAACACCTGAGTCTGAAGCATTTGAGCTAGCGTACGATTTGTTATCATTAGGCTTTTTATCCTAATTTCTGGGGCATTATACCCATCACTCTATGTTGATTCATAGACAGTCCAGCATAGCTATTTTTGAAATTGCTAACCTACACCAAAGAAGGGCCTCGTGGTAGAATTATACTCCTATATCAGCTGTATAGGTATCATCTACTATGCGTTGCGCCTGACTACTGTTACCAGTATCGTTAACTTCGTTATTGCTAATAACTTATATAACTTAGATTCTTATATGAATCGCCTTCGGTCTCTGATTACGGACATTACCCGCTTTCCAGTTTAATTCCCTTCTAATCATTCTGGGTCTTCTGTAGGCTTTGGCCCAGAACGGCTACTAGTTATTAACTAAATGTATAAGCATTAATAACTATATGTTTACCTCCGATAGCTTTTTCTACCTCATCTATTAATAATACACAAGGAGCACAAGATTCAATTAATTCTATTGCTCTTGATACTCTTTGTTCGGATTCACCTACTCTACAAGATAATAATTTAGACATATCTAATTCTAAGAATGGTACTTGTAAATCACTTGCTATTGCCTTTGCACTTAATGTTTTAGCACATCCTGGTATTCCTAGTGCTAATATACCTTTAGGAGCGTCTACTCCATAATCTCTTGCTTCTCTTGAGAAACAATATTTAGTTTCATTATACCATTCTTTGAATTTTTCATTGCCTCCTACATCTTTCATTGTTACTGTAGGTATTTCATATTTTAATAGATTTGTTTTATTAATTAATTCTATTTTCTTTTCCTTCAACATAGACATACTAACCTTACCATATCTATAGAAAGAAGTATCAAGCATTTCTATTATTTCTCTATAATAAAAACCATTTAAACAATCTATTATATCTTCTTTATTCTTTATTTCTATGTTGTTTTTTACTTCGTATAAATTTAATAAATCTGCTATATTTTCTTTTGAAGGCGCATTATATTCTACTAATGTAAAAGTATCTAATAAATCTGCAGGCACATCATAAGAAGATGCAGTAAATATTAATGGTATATACTTATCATTGTTTTGCTCTACTATCTCTTTTATCATCCTTTTATACATTGGATTCGTTTCTAAACAATCAATATAATCTCTTAATATTATAGCTGATGTTTGTATTTCTGGATCTTGTTGTAAAGAATTATAAAAGTTAATAAACTGTGCAGGATTACTTACCTGTGCTTCTGTATATCTTTCTTTCGTATATTTATTTTCTGCTACTATTTTTACTTTCTCTATTGTTTTTATTATAGACCACATATATACATTGTCTATATCTTCTTCTAATAATGCATTAAGTATTGCTGGCAATGTTTCTTTTTCTTGATTTGTTTTTACCCATATTGCCTCTTTTTTTATATTAAGGCATTCTTTTAGTTTATTAATCATTTTATCTATTATATCCCTCCTTATTTATTATTGTTATTTGTATTATAACAACATATATGATGCTATGTTTAATCTTATTGCAAGTAACGATTTATTCTTTTTAACTATTTCATCTAATGTAGAAGCTATATTTCTATAAAGCAAATTACTTAAACCTGCTACTGTTGCAGGTCTATTGTCTTTATCAAGTGAAGGTAGTCTCGTTTCAGTTGGCATAAAAAATCTTTTATTTGTTGAGCTTAAATCATTTTCTGTACTATATTTCCATTTTATTTTGCCTTCTATTTTTATATATTTTATTCGAGTAGTAGAACTAGATGTTTTTATCATATCTGAACTATCTCTTAAATCTATATCTATTCTATTATTGTTATTTAAATACAAATGTATTTCTTTTGGTTCAAATGCATTATCTTTTTTAACAGCTTCACCTATTATTAATTTATTTTTATCATCTATATGCATTCTATTAAATACTATATTATCGTCTATTCTACCATATTTACATTCTATATCTTCATTCTCGAATAATAAAAACATTTTAGCACTTTCTGCTTTTTCTTTTAAAGTATTTTTTGCGTCTATTATTTTTGAATAAATATTCCTATTATTGAATATTGTTTCATCTTCTTCTATAATTTCTTTTAATATGAATTCTATGTTGTCTTTATCAATAGTAAATCTAATAGTCTCTTTAAGTTCTTCTATTTGATTTATACATTCTAATGTATCTAATTTTTCGTTATATAATATTTCTGATGTAAAACGTACATCTTTTAGTCCTGTATCATCTATTAAGTATGCTTTCTTAGATAAGAAAAATATACCATCTTTTACTTTACTTAAATCCACATGTGATACAGTATCTTTAGAATTTTTTATTTTGAATGGTTCTTTGAAATTAATAACTGTGCTCATTTAATCTATCACCCTCTTTATATATATAAATTAATTCATTATCGTCTGTTAATTTTATTCCTTGTAATTCTTTCATACTTACTTTTATTTTTTTATTCATATCCCAGATACATTGATTACCACTTCCTACAGAACCATATAATCCATCATAAGAATCATTGATGTATAATTTCTGTGTAGGATCAAATGCACCATCTATTATTATATCTACATAATTAGGTAGTAAATCATATGATTCTTTTGTATCTTTTGTTGCTCTTGGAAATATGAATTTATTATCCTTATATTCTATTGATTGCCATGTATACATAAGTATATGGAAGTCGTGTTTCTTTAATTCCTTTATAAATGGAATTAAATTATTAATCTGGTCTGACGGCTCTCCTCCTCCTATTGTTATATATCGTTTAGTTGTATAATTACATATCTTATTAGCTAATTCAATAGGATTCCAACTAAATTCTGCTCTAGATGCATCCCATGTAATAGAATTAAAGCAGCCAGGACATGGATTACCCTTTGCTGCTTTTTCACATCCTAATAAGAATACCTCTATTCTTTCATTATTGTTTGGAGAAGGACCAGCAGTTTTACATTTCCAATTAATATCGAATAATCTTAGACCTTCATTTGCTGGTAACATATTACACTCTCCTTAATATCTTTCTAATATTTTCTTACAATATCATTATCAGTAAATATTTCAATATTGTTTTTAACGGTTATATCAAATATTTTAGTATTACATTTATTGCAAGAATATCTAATCACTGGTTGAACTTGTTCATATACATTAGTATTCATTACTTTATTTAATCCTGTTATATGTTCTTTTTTTAATTCATTACTGCCGCATTTGGGACAAGTAACCATATTGTCATTAAACATATTCATTCTAATTATTCATCTCCTTCATTATTTTCATTATCTGCTATTATTATATCTATTAATGCTTCAGTTAAATCATATGGCATTTTATTAATATCGCTTATTTTACCATCAGTTGCTAGTTCTACATAATATCCCATATCATAATCTGTCCAACCATAACTATCTCTTATTTTTGTATAAGTTTCCCATAAATCTTTATGTTGTTCTTTTATGCCTGGAGTGCCCCATGAATCAACTAATTCACCACGTATATCTTCAAATGCTTTAGCTTCATTATCATCTCTATATAATTCCAATGCTATTCCTAATAATGTAGCTGCTTTTTTTAATGCATCTGATTGAGCACCTTTATATCCATTAATTGATTGTACTGATTGATTACCATTAATAGCCTGTGAACCAAAACCTTGTTTAGTTATTGTATAAATTTTACCATCATCATCAACTAAGTTTACTTCTAATTCTACTATACACCATGCTGTAGGCAATTGAGGTACTGTTACATATCTTGTTCCTGAACCATCTACTTTTATTTCTGATTCAGGAGGATTAAGATTGTTAGGCCATTTCTTTTGCTTAGTTCTATAATCTGTTTGTTCTTTTATGATTTGATCATAACCTGGTTCCATCCAATGGTCTATGATTTTCATAGACCAATTGTGACCAAATATTCTATTTAATATATCTATGCAGGTGTTGGCACTAATATATGTTAAGTTTTGCCCACCTGATTTTCTTGTCTTTAACAAACCTTTATCTATTTCTGCTGATAATTGAATTCTTATTTTGTTATCTAAATTAATAGGTTTTAACATATATATTATATCTCCTTATTATTAATAATTATTTATTTCTATCTTAAATACAGAAGAGAAAGTTATTAATAACTGTCTATTATATTCCATAGCTTTAACACAATAATCATAGAAATTAACTTTATGTTTAAGCATTAATAAATATTGTTCTAAGTCTACACCTTTTTCATCTTTAGGGTCTTTCTTAAAACAAGTAATAGCTCTTACTGCATTAGCATTTCTTTCTATTTGATTTGTACCTTCTAAAGCAGCTAATGTTTTAACATCTTTTATTTTCTTTTCTAATGAATTCGCTACTCTTTCTGTAGATATTAATCTATCTTTAACTTCTATATATGATTCAGATAATTTACCTAATAACACTCTGATTTCATCTGGATTAAGATCTGCTCTTACTGTTAATTCTTTTAATTTATTTCTTAATGCATTTTCTTCTTCTTCCCATTCTTCAGTAGTATAATTTAGAATATCTTGTAGGTATTCTTCTGCTTCATTAGCGTCTGTTATAACAGCAGCTTCTTTATCCTCTTTATTTTCTTTAGCTTTTTTAGTTGTTCTTTTTCTTGTAGTTTTCTTTTTAGTTTTTGTTTCTACTTCTGCTTTTATTTCTTCTACTGGTGCTGATGTCTCTTCTACTTCGCCTTCTGAATCAATAGTTAATGTTGTATTATTATTTTCATCTTTAACTTCTAATGATTCTACAATTTTTTCTTTAGATTCTTCAGTTTCAGATTTTTTTTCATTTTCTAAATTTTCGCCACCAACAAACTCAATTTTTGAATTGTCATTGACATCGGTATTTGCTATTTTACAATTTTCTTCTTCTGTAACTGTTGTATCAACAGGTTCAGTTTCTTTCATTGCTTTTAGATTTGGTTTTTTTAATGGTTTTACACTCTTTTTAGGTATTGGTTTTTTTGCGTTTAATAATCCCATAATATCATTCTCCTCTATTTTTGTCTTTTTTCATTAATATAATTTTGCGCTTTATTTAAAGCATTTATTGTTTCATCAATTAGCTCCTGCAATTTATCATCATCTAATGTTTGAGCCAATAAAAAAAGATCATTGGCAGAATAGGTTATTATTGCAGGTATTCCATTGAATTTTTCTATCTTGCCAATGTTCTTTGTTAATATCGAATTTGGTACATATTGATTTAATGCAGTTGCTCCCATTGAAACAATGATTCTTGGTCTTACAAATTGTAAGACATAGTCTAAAAAATATTTACAGTTATTAGATTCTGTTGTAGAGGATAATCTTTCTACTTCTTCCCCTCTATCATATCTTGTACATATACAAGATACAGAATTAATAATAAATATATCTTTTTGGTCTATTTCTGAATAATCCAATAGTTCCTGCAAAAAATCAATTATATCTTTATTTCCTGTTGCGTTTCCTGCAATAATAAGAATATTGGCATCAGGATTACCTTTAGCCAATACTTTCTTATTATTCTTACATGTTTTACAATCATTGCAATTCATGATATGTTTATTTAATTTATTCATACATGCAGGAGCTAATATTTTTCTTGCAGACTCTAATGGGTTATCACTATTTGCTAATAGTCTTAATAACTCCATAATTCTGTCCTTTCTTATTGATTATTTTATTTTATTCAAACTCTTCTGGTTTTCTAGGATGGCCACAGCTCATAGAACCTTCACCACATTTACCGAATGTACAATTTGGTCCAGCTTTCTTAAATAATGTAGGTGCTACTTTCTTACATTCTTTAAGCATTTCATCTGCCATTTGTCTTATTTCCCATTGAGCTCTGCGACAGCATCTTACATTAAAGAAATGTAATAAACTTCTAGCGTTCATTGTTATAACTATTTTCGTTTCACAGGCATTTGGAAATACATATCTAGCATCTTCTATTGCTTCTTTTTCTAATGCATTATATTCTTTTTTGTTATGTTCTTTGAATATATCTACAAGTGTTTTATCGCTATTATATTTATTATATTCTTCTAAATATTTTTCGTCTTTTGTCCATCCTGGGTATCTTTTATCTATTTTATCTACAACTAATAACATAACTAATTCTTCATATGCTTGTTGATCTCTTTCCATAGTTTCTATAAATATCTTTTTAGCGTCTTCATTCTTTTCTATTTCTGGTGGTATTATATATTCAAATTGATCAAGTCTTACATAACGTTGAGATTGCTGTGAAAAGCTTGCCAATCTATGTCTTACTGCTTGATGACTGGTAACTCTAGATATTCCCTCTATTGCAAAAGTAAAAGAAACGTGTTCTAATGGTGATTCATGACCTATTGTAGCTAAATGATCAACAAAGCTTTCTATTTTTTCTGGTGTTAATTTTTCCATTATTCCATCTACGCCTACTTGTGAGTAACACAATTTAGCAGCTTGTGCTACTACTTCTTCAGGATTTGGTGTGTGTGCAATTATTTGTACTTTCATATATATAACCTCCTTAAATTAATGAATTTTCAAGTACTTCGTAACTTGTTTCTAATATAACTTTATTGTTATTATCAATAAATTGTATATCATTGTTACTTAATGATTTATCAATAATAACTTCTAATGTTCTAATTTTTTTGTCTTTAAAAATGTTACTCAATACTGTATTTTCTTTAAATTCTAAATTTGCAATATCTTTTTTGTTTCCTAGTTTGTATAATTTTAATACTGTATTCTCATTTCCTGATATTTTCATAATATAATAGTAATTGTATACTTTAGTGCTAACAGATAAGTTATTTATTAATATTATTATTCTTCGCTTGTGTTATTAAATCCTTTATATAATAAATTAAACTATTATATTTACCAGATATTAAATTGCCCATATGTTCATAATCCATTTTACTTCTTACAGGTAAATCATTACCATTACACACCATACCATACCAATTTCCTTCAGTACCATAGTAAATGCTTATATCGCTATTTGTTTTTAATATCATTGCCTTCAATACTGTTTTTACTTTGTTTATATCGTTATTAAGCATTGTATATAATCTTGTTGTATCATGATTACAGGAGAATAATGTACTTCTTTTATATGGATTTTCTATTTTTATTTTTTCATATGGAATGCCTTGATTTACTTGATTAATTATTCCAAAACTATTATAAAAGTCAAATACATTTCCTAATACTTCAGAATATTTAACAGGTTTATTTAGCATTTCTTTATTATCCCATATTTCACCTATAAGGACGCAATTAGGATTTATCTCGTCTACACATTTTCTTATATATTCACAATATGGTATACCATCATGATTTAATGCTGTTACTCTGTTGTGATATATAGCATCTAATCTTAATCCTAAATTGTTTCCTTTACTAATCCAAAATTGAAGTATTTTCTTTATTTCCTGTCTTAATGATTCAGATTGAACATTTAGTGATGGCATATGACCTCCAAATGCTCCTAATAGATATCTTTTATAATCATGTCTGTAAAAATGTATTGTAGGATGCATGTCGGTAGAAATATCATTATCTATTTTATCTTTGAACATATAATAATCGTTTTTACCGTTAACATAATCTAAGAACCATGGGTGTATATCTGCCGTATGAGCTAACGTAATATCAAATATAAACTTCATATCACGTTTATCTAGTTCAGATAATAATTGTTCAAAATCTTTCATTGTTCCTATATTAGGATCAATATTATAAAAATCTGTTATATCATAACCATGATAACTTTTACAAGGGAATAATGGATTAGACATCACTGTATTAAATCCCATAAATTCTATATAGTCTAATTGGTTTATTAATTCTTGTATTGTACTGCAAAAACCTATACTATCTTTCTTTTTAGGGTCGTGGTTTATAAATACGTGATATATAAACATCCTTTCATTGTTATTGTTTATCATTGTTAAATCACTCCTTTTTAATAATTATTAAAAAAGTATACAAATTACTAAGCTCCTTTCTTTGATGTGTCATTATTAATTAACTATATTTATTAGCAATTTAATATTACTTTCGTCAAAGTCTATTGTCATTTTAGATAACAAACTTAGCTTGTTTGCTTTAATTTCATATAGTATCTTATATTCTGTTAATGTATAATATACAAGATAAGCTTTTCCATGGTTTAATTCTAAATATATATTATCTTTTCCATATATATTCGATATTTCAATGGCTTTATCTAATGCCTTGTCGTAATTAATATTTTTAATTTCAGCATTGATCATATTATTCCCTCCTATTAAAAAAGCCCAGACAATGCTGGGCTTTTTATTAATCTTCTAGTTTTATTCCATTTATTTCACCTTGTAATATTTTTATTAAATCTATTATCCATAATACTACCATAGGAATATATAAAAAACCAAATGTTACAGTTCCTAAAATAAATAATGCAATATACATAATGCCACCACTATTATCTCCAACATAAAATCTGTGGATTCCAAGACCACCTAGAAAGAACCAAAGCAATAATGCTATCCATTTGTTTCTTTCTGTAGAAAACGTATTATGTTTCGTTGAGCATCCACAATTAGGACACACAACTGCTTTGTCATTTATTTCTTTTCCACATTCTTTACAATACATACATATCCCTCCTAATCATAACTTATATCATCTGGATCTTTATCATGTCTTAACCTTATAAATCTTGGTAATCTTAATGATGGATTACCATCTTCATCTTCAGATTCAAATGAATATGCTACTTCTATTAATTTATTAATATAATAGTCTTTATTGTTCCATACTTCTTCTCTTAATTCATCTGGTATACCTGAACCAATATTAACTGTATTGTTTTTATATTCTATAATAAATGCACCTAATACATCTTTATATTTAGAATCTGATTTGCCTTTATTAAGTCCTACAACTTTAAAATCACCAGTTAATACTGGTTTCATCTTATACATTGTGTTACCTTTTTTTCTTTCATATGGCGCATTAGCTATATCTACTACTAATCCTTCTTCACCTTTTTCTACTACTTTTTCAAATATAGAATCTAATGTTCTTTCTATGTCTTCTATGGATGTATTAGAAGATATATGAGCCATAGGTATTAAATAATTAATGTATTTATATTTTCTTGTATTGTCTTTATTAAGTATTATATCTTGTGCTTTTTGTTTTCTATCGATACATGGTACATCATATTTATTATAAGTAAGAAATGTTTGTATATCTTCTATATAATCGAAGCATTCCATTTCTATACCTGTTTTATTATTTGCTTTAGTTGATAATATTTTAGATGTAGCATTATATCTTTCAGTAGAAGTGGCAAAGTCTCCTATTGCTACACATTCACAATCATATACTCCTGTAGGAATATTTGGATTCTTAAATTCATTAATTATTTCTATCAATGTATCATCAACATAACCAGTAGATGAATATATTTTTATATTATCATTAGAATATTTAATAACAGGATATCTAAAACCATCTACTTTAAGAGTTACTATTAAGTCTTTATTACTTAATTGTTTCCTAATGTCTTTAATAGCGTGTCCTTTTCTCATTTCCCATGGTCTACTGATGCCAGGTATTATTTCTGATGCTACTTTTGCAGTAACGCCACATTTAAATGTTTTAGTTATTATTTGCTTAACAAATTGTTGATGCATTTCATTGTCTAACTGTTCTATAAAGTGTTGAGTGATTGCTATATCAATGTCTTTTCCTGTATTATGATGTAATAAGTATAGTATTAAATCTGTTATTGTTGTAGGAATATCTGTAGGAAGATTCATATCTATATTTTTATTAATCTTTAATCTAGATATGCCTGTTTTTAATTGCTTATCTAATAAAAAGTCTAATACATAAACACTATTATCATCTTTTCCTAATTCTTTTAATGCTACTTCTTTATCTTTTTTTGTATTACATTCTTTTAATTTCATAAAATTATTATATATAGTATCTAACAAACTAAAACATCACCTCTTTATTTATTAAACATAATAATTAATTCGCATATATAGCACAACAAAGCCAAAACGCTAAAAAATATAGCAATAAACGTATAAAGTTTCGCATTTTTGTTGGAAAGATTTATTTTTGTCATTATTATAGATGTAATACAATCTTCAATGGCAGATGTAATAGTATCGTTATTATATACTATAATTCTATTCTCTATTGGTAAAACGTCCATAAATCCTCTTAATCTTTTTCTATCGTCTTCTAAGCGTCTTATAATCTCTGCTTTAGTATCTCCTCTTTGTTCAAGACGTTGAATAATAATATTGTCATATGAATCTATTATTACTGCTTTAGTCTTAAAATGCTTAGATAGATTATAAAAGCCTTGAACATCTACTACTACTATATAATCTTTCTTCTTTTGTATTTGATTCTTTCTTATACCATATTTCCATACATCTCCTGTTGCTACTGTATATTCTCTTAAATCAATAAAATCTTTATAATTCTTTTCAAAGTATTCATTATCTACATAATAATAATCTACACTTTCTTTTTCATTAGCTCTTTTAGGTCTGCTTGTATAGGACACAATTATTGGAATATTTAAAGCATGACTAACCTCTTTTGCTATTGTGCTTTTACCTGTTCCTGTTTTACCTATTATACAAAATATCATGTTCTATTCACTCCTATTTTTGCTTAGTTCTATATGATAAACCTTTACATATTTTTATTGTATTGTAAGATTTACCTGTTGTTGTTTTTGTGTGTCTTATTCTTTTATTACCTACAGAATAACCTACCCCATTACGGGATAGGTTTATTTTAAGTGGGCCTAGTTTAAAACTCTTTCTAAATATAAAACTCATAATACTATTCTCCTTAATTATCATCATATATTGATCTGTCTATCGTCATTGTTAATGGAAATTCACGTTCTACATCCATATCATAAACAATATGTGGGAAGCTTCCAAAACGAGCATAATCATATGCAAATTCATTATTTGTTTTAAATTTACGTATAAATTCATCGGCAACATAGAATACCTTACAATATGGACAAAAACTAGGTTTTTTATCTTCGCCACAATCTATTATATAATTTCCACCACAACTTTCGCATTCTACAGAATAAGCATTATTTGTTTCTATACTATCTACATTCATCGATTCTATAGAGATTCTATTTTGTCGAATGGGTACTGCTATGCTTCTTATATCACCATATACTCCATGGCTATATGTTATTTGCTCAGGTTCTTCATAAAAATTATGACCACAATATGGACAACATTCTAATCTTTTATCATCATTAGGAATTATAATAAAACTAGTTTTACAAAAATCACATTCTACTTCAAAACAAAACTGTGCTTCTATTATTTTATTTGACTCTAGTTTAACAACATTATTATTCATATATTTTGACCGCCATGTATATTGGTTCTAATTGTTTAAAGTATATATCAAATAATTGTTTATCTAATACTGGTAATTCATCTACTGATTTTATAGAGTTTTTTTGTTTTTCTGAATATGATTTACATATATTTTTATATATTTTTTCATTAAACATTTCTTTTACTAATATTTTTACAGCATCTGCATATCCTCTAACAATAAATTCATACATAATATCTACAGATCTAAATGCATTGACTAAGTTCATTAAATTTCCATATGTTGTAACAGCATCTATAATAAATGTAGATTCGGCTAACATTTCATTAGAAAATATATCTTTTCCTTCATATCTCTCATAATCTCTATATAATTTTTCTAATGACACTTTTACACCTAAAGCGTATGCTCTTAAAAAAGGTTCTTTTTCTTCTATAGCATCATCTTTATAATGTGCTATATTGTTTTCAAACAATTTTCTTGTTAATATCATAACACCATCTCCATTATTTTATTTTGTTTTATACTTTCATTTACATCTATTATTTTTTGGTTAGGTGAGCCTCTATAATTTAATGTTATATCTCTTTTTTCTAATTCAAATTCTCCATCTACTACTACATCTACTATATTATATAATTCTTTCAATGTTTCTATTGTCATTGTATAACCTGTATAGAGCCATACTGAAAGTTTGTTATTTGTTTCTTGTTTGAACCATTTAAGAAATTCTAATACTTCATGTTTATATATATACAATGGATCTCCTCCACTAATAGTTATTCCTTTCAATAAGAAATTGTTTTTACATTCATTAACAAATTGTTCTTGTAATTGTTTTGTAAATTCATAACCATTTGTAGGATTCCATGTTTCAGGATTGTGACACCCTTTGCAATGATGTTCACAACCTGAAACAAATATAGTATTTCTTAAGCCTGGTCCATCAACAATAGATTCATATTCTATTCCTGATATGATCATTAAGCCCTCCTTAATTATGATACATAATTATTCATTATCTAATTTATGTTTTACTCTTTTCTTAAATTCTTGTTGTTTACCTTTATTGAAATTACGATAGTCGCTAGATAAGTAACCAGTGCAATTTATACCCCTATTTTCATAGTATTTAATTGGGTTTAGACTATACCATCACCATTTATTAAAAGGTGTGCCTATTATAGTCGTTGAACGTCGATCTTATTAAGACCTTTCGCTGCTGATTTCTCATTGATTCATCCTTAGCACCTTATATTTAATTATATAAGGCTTTTATTTCAGCATAGATAATCCTTATTACTTTTTTCTGCTTTCGCAACATTCGCATTTACTATTACTAGTTATGCTGTAGTGAATAAGGCTTTAGAGAGTCCCAGACAATTTAAAGCATTTTTACATCACACAATTTCTTGTATAATGGGGCCATTTAGTTAACCCTTCCTAGTATTTCAATATTTTCTGAATGACATTCGGGACATTCTTCATTCATATCTCCATCATAATGACAATCTAAGCAATGAGATATAGGGAAATTTAATGCAAAATAACTTAATCCACTATTCATTGCATAATTTATTATATCTTCTACTACTTGAGCATTATGAGTAACTGATGATTCTAATTCTACATACATTATATATCCACCAGTAGCCAATTTAGCAAATGGAGCCTCTAAATCTATTTTTCTTTGTATAGATATATTATAATCTACTGGTATATGATGTGAATTAGTTAAGTATTCTTTATCTGTAATACCTTTTATTTCTCCAAACTGTTCATATATTTTGTCTCTTAATGTGCTGCAACAACCTTCAGCAGGAGATGCATAGCAGCTAAAGTTCAAATGATTTCTATTTGTTGCATCAACAGCATAATTATGTATATGTTCTACCACACTGTAGGCAAATTTATATACGTCATCATCTTCACCATGATGTTTACCAAATAATGCTATCATGCAATCAGCTATGCCTATATAACCCATAGCTAATGTCAATCCGTTTATGAATTGGGCTATCTCTTGCATAGATTTCTTTTACCAAAATCTATACCCCTCATCTTCCAATTAACGTACTAATAGTTAACTGTACTCTACTCACTTTACTCTATCGTATTTCTCGAATAGAGTCGTTTTCGATAGTCTCTACACTTTTATATTGCTCTTTTTATATGATACTTTTTATTTAACACTAATCTTGTTCTTTGATTTTCAATTTTTCTCTTTATTTCATAACTATTTACATTATAATACTTTGCACAGTCATAAGCTGAATTAAATGTATGAAGAAGCTCACCATTAAACCATGCTTTATATTTCCCTTCATCATATTCTATATAGATAGTTCTTAATAAAATATTGTTAGTTAATATATTATTTAAAATTTCATGACTATAATTATATGTATCTTTGTTTAACAAATCACTTTTACATAAATTACATTCTATAGTATTATTTTCTATATTAGATACTTCAAATTTTTGTTTGTTATAAACTTCATAATTTAAATTTCTAAATTTATGTGTTTGATTTTGTGAACAAGTACACCATTCTAAATTTTCAACACAATTGTTGGATTTATCCCCATCTATATGATTTACTTGTGGTAAATCATTAGGGTTAGGAATAAATGTTTCGGCAATTAATCTATGAACTAACATATGTGTTTGTTTTCTCGTTTTACCTAATCCTAAACATACTTCATAATATCCGTTTTTTCTCTTTCTTTGTGTTTTATATTTAGGAACTTTTCCTTTTAATGATAAAACTTCACCAAATCTATTAACATAATAGCCGCTTATTTTTGTTTCTAAAAATTCTTTATCATCGTATATCATATAAATTAATCATTCCTCCTTTTTATAAAAAGAGCAATGTACTTAGCACGGGATTAGTTTTCACCTTCCCCGTTAGCATATTCTTTAGTTATCATTTCCTATAACTCCTAAACGTAGAATATACACCTTTAGTAAAGTCCAAAGGGTTTATACACGGCACACGTTTTTAAACCCTACCGTGTTTAACACATTCTCTTACTTCTTCATCTGGTTTTAATTTTCTACCTAATGTATTTTTCATTATTCCATTTTCATATAAAAATGGATTACATCTTGCTTTTTTAGATGCAATATATTCGTATCTAAATAATAATGCTTTTTCTTGTATATCTAATAATTCGTCTAATTCATTCCAAAATCCTTCAATGTCTGGTTCTTTTCTTTCTCCTAAACATATACCATGTTTTATGCCTAAATATGCTAGATTTAATGTAGTAGGACAAATATTACCTCTTCCACCTTGAGTATTGCCTAATCCATTAATATCATAGCCTAACATGGTTCTACACGTGTTGTTCTATATTTTCATATAGCACTGACTATATCTTTATATGTACATTCTCTATATACATATACCTTGCTCTTCCGTTTATGATTTTCACATAATAACGTACTCTACTTCCTTCGTGTATTATTAATACCTTATTCTCCATTGTAGGAGTTATATTTATTATTTGGTTTCGATAGTCGATACACTTTATATTATTCTTTATATCTAAAATGATAATTATAGTTATTATTTTTCTCTTCTTTTAATATTGAAGTCAAAGCCTTCAATTTTCTTAATATCATCAGATATTTTTGTCATATTACCACCATCCTATATTGATAATATATAAATGGTAATATTTTCTATAATATCTTAGCACGGTATTATCAGCTATCGTATAACTTAATACGACCTTAGACTTTCTTAGAGAGCTGCTTCGTCTTTTTATAACGTGATTATCTGCTTCCGCCTTGAATCACAGTCTTATTCAACTCTTACCGTTAGCGGTATTTAATTAATACCACACCCTATATTTATAGGTTCACAAGGTACGGGCCGTATTACTGACCCATAGTGCTAAACATTTCTACTTGTTTATCAAAATCATTAGTTAAATGTGGAGCATCGCAATTAACAAAATTAGGATATATTCTTTTTGATAATGATTTTATTGCTAATTGTTTTAAATCATAGTTAGGATCACCTGGATTAGCATTTACTCCTTTTTTATGTTGGAATATACTAATAGGGAATATTGGAGTTCTATGATGTTTACCAATACCATTTATACTAGCTTTTAATAATGATTTAGATATTAATCTACCTTCTTCTGAAGTATCTAGACCAAAGTTAATGCTTGTAAATGGAACTTGCGCATTTTGTTATTAACGTGGAGCTTTTTATCTATTAATAGTAGGTCAATTCCTACATCCACCTCTGGAGGTCGCCCTCATTTGATATTATCTCATCAATTAGTCAATTCTAATTCAGATTGGCGTACATTTTCACCCTCGTTTAACGTTAGGTTTGGTAGTGACAAGTTACCTCAGATTATGCTATACATAATCGTGTCCGACACTCGTGGGAATATTATATTCTTTATAAGTCTTCAATTCCTACGCTCTACGATATTATACTGTCTTTAATAATATAATTATCTCGGTATCAACTCAAATCTTTTATTTTATTATATTTTCTTTCTAAATAAACTTCAGCGTCTTTATATAGATAATCTCTTATTTTGATAATATCTGATTTTGATGACCACAATACTTGACATATGTTTCCTACATAACTAATTTTTACGTTATATATATCTATTTTTTTTACTAAGAAATTTTTTAGTGATGTTACCATTTGTTCATTTCCACAAAACCCTATTGCATAACTAAAAAAGTTCTTATTTTTTCTTTTATATTTTGTAGTCCAGCCATCGCCATCTATTAAACCTCTTATATAATGTCTCATCATTTCATCTGATAATTGTGGAAATTTAACAGTGAATGTCTTATTAGGAACTATATAATATTTTGATAAATCAGAAACGATTTTTTGACTTTTACAAGATAAAGCTAAACAATCACAATGTTTTTGAAGTTTTGTATTGTTATGTAATTCTTCGTTTAATTTATCTAGTATAATTTTATCTTTTTTATTTAACTCTAATCTTAACTGAGTTCCACTTACATTTCCATCAGCAGCTATATATCCTAAAAAATACGCTTTGTTTTGTGTGTCAATCGTTTCAAAATAGTTTTCAACTAAATCTGGATTGCTATATGCACAATATGCTTTCTTTGCATATATACCGCTTTTTATCATTTGTTGTCTTATAGTTTCTAATTTTACATTATATATGTCAGCTATTTGTTTTAGTGTCATATTATCTTTATAATAATAATTATATAAATCATTCTTATTTATTTTATCTATACCACCATTTGTTCTTGCAGGAATATTATTTCTTCTTAAAATGTTTCCTACAGTTGTATCACAAATGCCGTATTGTTTAGCTATTGCTCTTTGACTAAGTTTATTTATTGTATATTTTTTGATTATTTCTTGTTCTATTTTTTCATCTATTTTTTTCATATTAACACATCCTTTTGTAAGCTTTGAATATTTATTACTTTTCAAAAGTTCGTTAATACGTGAGTATTCACCGATATTGCCGGATTCATATAGTTATATTTCTATAACTAGTGGGCCGCAATTAACCCTTGTCTTGACTCTAGTGTCCCTAAATTATGATATAATGATTCACATGCTTGTTCTGTTTCTTCAATAGTATGTCTTTCTGCTATTTTATATTCTTTAGGATATAATGATTTTAATTCTTGATTTCCTAAATGAATTATATCTTTATTGCTTTTCTTTAAGTCATATATAACTCTTTCTGCTTCTTCTTTTGTATAATCTTTATGATCCATTAGTGCATTTTTAAAATTCTTTTCAAATGTTATTCTTACATAAGGAGCACCTTCAAAATCTATCTTACCGCTTGCAACACCCAGATGCCATAAATGTTTCCATTTATATTATATTAATTATAATATTGGCACCCGCACTATATTTTTAATTAATACATATTGTATTAACATGCCCTACGTTTCGGTACAGGAGTTTCACCTATATACCTACTCTACTCACTTCGTACATATATATGTCTTATTCTCTTATATAAGAGTTACATTTATTATTGTTTTCGATAGTCTCTACACTCGTAATTATTCTATAATAAAATTATTTGATAATTTTTATTATTAATTACGGGCACGGTATTATCAGCTATCATGATATAAATCATGACCTTAGACTCTCTTAGAAAGCTGCTTCGTCCTACTTTTGTAGGTTGTCTTTATATTTTTACCTTATTCAACTTTTACCGTTAGCATTATATTTCTATAACACACCCTGTATATACAGGTTATAGGGTTTTAATTCGGCAGTTATGGGTTAATTATTTTTTATTTACCGAATTGTACTTGGGATTCTAATTGAAATACTACAGCTACTAATTGGAAAAATGTCATAATACTATTTGGTTTTCTGACATCTGCATTTCTTGTTTTAAAACCACCGTTATTTTCAAATAAATCTGTAAAATCCACAACAATACAATTAGAAATTCCGACATTGTAGTTATCAAGATCATGTTCATATATTATACCTTTTGTATGAAGGTCAGATATGTATTTAGGTATAATATTTTCTAATGCATAATTTTTATTAACATAATCTAATACTCTTTTATTTTGCCCTGATGTAGAAAACTCATCTATATTAGCATTAGAATTTTCTATATCATCTGTATCTAGTATTGCTTTTATTTTTTCTTCCATGTTAGAAAAAGAATTAGCCTTTTCATCTCTAATTCTTCGTCTCTCTTCTCTATATAGGATATATTTCTTTGCTGTTTTCGTATATCCATATTGCATTAAATTATTTTCTACTATATCTTGTATATTTTCTATTGATATATAATCTGTAAAACATTCCGCTATTTCATCTTCTATAGAATTCATTAATAAATCAAAATCTTTTGATGTTAATATCTCTTCTGTATCTACTGCTGATATTATAGCTTTTTTAATTTTTTCAACATTGTATTCCACAACTGTTCCGTTTCTTTTAATAACATTCATAAATTATGTCATCACACTCCTACTGCTTTGTTTTGTATATGTATATTACCATATTAATTATTTTAGAATATTCCTTATATTATTTTTTCATTATATATTTATTTATTATCTTCCTCCTTATTTTTATCTTCTAATAATGCTTTTAAATAATCTATTTCTGCATGTAGCTTAACGTTTTCTGCTTCAACAAGAGCTGTTCTTTTATTGGCAATATCTATTTTAGATTGTGCTGTTTTTGCTGTTTTTCTATCTTCAACCATTGTTGCTATACAATCATATAATAATTTTTGGTCCATTACTGCATATAATTGTTCATCATTATCTTTAAATGAAAATACTAAAGACCAAAACTCCATATTTTCTCTTGGTGCTTCTTTAGCTAGCTTATCTAACCATTCACGTTTAATTGTAAATTGTTTATGTCCACGCGCTCTTTCTATTTCTTGAGTCTTTGATTCAAACATCCAATTAATAAGACCTTTAATACTTTCATCACCTTTTATTTTTCCTGCACCAGAGTTCGGTGTCATATTTGCTTCTGTTTTTAATGTCTTCTCTAAATTATTATGATTAATCATTTCAGCCTTGCTGCCCATACGATTCGATTGTTTATTCGTATTCTTTTTAATGCCATATTGTTTCTTTTTTACTGGAATGTATTTATCTGCATTAAAACATAATATACAATATTCATCAAATCCACAGTTTTTACAATCATACTTATCAAATTTACAATAATCCATTGTTATGTCTCCTTTCTTATTTCTATAATTTGTCAATGGAATATAAGAACCATTTGTTATATAATTATAATATAATTTGTTTAACCAAGGAGTATTAATATGAAAATAGTTAGTTTTTTTAATGTTAAAGGGGGCGTAGGCAAAACTACGTTAACTATATTAACTTCTATTGCATTAAGCAAAGAAGAAAATAGAGTATTAATAATTGATGCAGATACACAAGCTAATTTGACACAATTTATGTATAAAGTTAGTCATAATAATAAAACTATGTTTGATGGATTAGCTGACAATATACCTGCAAGTGATTTAATAATAAAAGCACCTAATGATAAGTATAAGAACATAGATTTAATTCCTTCTGATTTATCATTATCTGTATTAAGTGAATATCTTACTACAAAGACTAATAGAGAAAAATCTGTATGGAGATGGTTTAGAAACAATGTAGATTTTCTTAAACCTTATGATTATATATTTATAGATTTATCTCCGTCATATGATTTAGTAGCACGTAATTTTATGCTTATTAGTGACTCAATAATTACACCTATTGCTTATCAAGATATAGCAAGTATTAGAGGATGCGAATTATTTTATAAAAAGTTTAATCAAGATTTAGAAGATATGGAGATGAATAATGAAGCTAAAAGAGCTGTGCTTATTAATTCATATACTTCTAGAAATCTTAGTACTGGCAAATATTTTAATGAAAAACTTAAAGAATTCAATGATATATGCCAAGATTTATTAAATAATAAAATAAGTGATACAACTGTCATAAAAAACGCTATACTTAATAAAATGGATATTGATGACTATTGTAGGAAAATACATAAGCCACATAAAGTTAGAGAAGAAGTAAAACGCGTTATAAGAGAACTAAAAAGAAAGGACGTGCTATAATAATGGGACTTGATAAGTTCTTTGACGATGACTATAATGAAAAATTAGATTTACCTAAAAATGACTATAAATCAAAAGTCAATAACGCTATTAACTCACATTCTTCTTTTGATTTAATGGATATAGAAAAAGCAACAATTAAAAAGAAAGTGCCAATGAGTATATATTTTGATGAAGAAGATTTAGACTTATTAAAAGCTATTGCATATAATAAGAATTTAACTGTTAATCAAGTCGTTATGAATATATTATATGAACCTTTAAAAGTTACTAGATATAATTTACCCATTAATTTCAATATTAAAAACTTAGTTAATAAATATAATAATAAATGTAGAAAACGTAAAAACATATAAAAATAGGACAGAAATAAAACTCTGTCCTATTTATGTTTTATTTATTGTTCTTTTTCTGCAGGTTGTTCATCTAATGCTTCATCTAATACTTCGTTCAATTGTTCAACCATTTGTTCTTCTTTAGTAGATTGTTGTTGTAATATATCTATTTCTTCTGCTGTTAATGATTCAGATTCTATATTGCCTTCTACTTTGTTTCTAAGATATGATACATAATCTGGATTATTATTTAAAAATTCTAAGAATTTAGCCATACCATTCCATGCACATTTAGTATTATCTGGCAATATTCTTTCTTCTCCTGAATCATCATATTCTCTTATCCAAGCTCCTCTTTTATCTAAGATTTCTTGTTCTATTGCTGCATCTACTATTTCACCTATTATATCTGTACCTTTACCTATTTTAACTGTGTATTCACATTGTACAAATGGATTAATTGTGGTTCTCATATGATTCTTTAGTACTTTTGTTCTAAATTGCATATATCTATCTTTCATAGAATATAATGGATTAGAACTATTAATATTAATTCTTGCGTTATCTACTGTTAAATAAGAATTATATTTTATTTGTTCTCCTCCGCTTATAATTTTGCCGCCCATATAACTACCTATATCTGTGGACTTGTGCTGTATGGCTACTAATGCTGTATTTGATTCATATATAATAGGTATTACTATTCTCATAAATTTAGCATTTAATCTAGCCTGTAATGCTACATTTTGATCTGCCATTTTATCTTTAAATTCTTTTGAAGGAGTTAAACATTTTAATGAATTTATTACAATCATGTCTACTCCTTGTTTAGCAAATGTAATAGAATAATCCATAGCAGTTTCTCCACCTTCAGAACCAACAGGATAAAAGTAGAATCTTTCTCTGTCTATACCAAACATATCTAATGGTTCATTATTTAAAGATCCTTCTGATTCAATCCAACAAGCAGTAAAATTTGGATCTTCTTTCATATTTTTAGCTATAGTTTCTAATAGCATAAAAGTTTTACCACTATCTGCATTTCCTGTAAGTATTGAGAAGTGTCCTTTTGGCCAACCTCCTCCTATTGCTTTATTAACTCTCATTGATGCTGTTGGTATTACTCCTACTGTTAATTTATCTATCATTTCTTTATCAGAAGCTCTACCTATTATCATTTCTCCTGCAGATTTGTTTATGCTATTCATTACAGCATTTAGATTCTTTAACTTAGTTGCTAATATTTCATTTTTCTTTACTTTTGGTTCCTCTTGTGTTGTTGTCTTTTTACTTCTTGCCATAATATACATCACTCCTTATTTATTGTCTTGTAAGCTATTTATATAATTATCTAATATATTTATAGTTTCTGTTATATTGATTATAGGTTGTGATTGTTCAATATCTAAATCTATTTCTTTTGCATCATTAATCATATCTTGTTTATATCTTTTTAATAGATACAATGTAGATTGAAATATTGGATTTGCTATTTTAATATCTACTTTATGCTCTGAATTATCACATACATATTTACATAATTCTTCACTTAATAATGCTATTACATTTTCTTTTTGTAAATCACCTTCAAAAGCGGAAGCATTCAATAATGCTCCCAAAAAACTTGCAAATGATTGTCTAATAGCTTGTTGTTCATTTGTATAGGCACTACTAATAAAGCATCACCTCTTTATATTATTTATTATTGTTATAAATCAGTATCTTCTTCTATTGCATTAGGAGCAAGTGATATAGATTTAATATAGTCACCTTTGTCTAGGTTTTGTAATTTACAGCCTGTAGTATCTCTTTTTGATTTCTTAACATCAGCTGCTGATATTCTTATTATTTTACCATTTTGAGTACATAATAATATATCTTCATCTGTTAATGTTAATACACCTACAAGGTCTCCAGTCTTTTCACTTAGACTATGACATTTTATGCCTTTTCCTCCTTTATTTTTAGCACAAGTAAATTCTGATTCTGATGTCTTTTTAGATATAGCTAATGAAGATATAGTCATTACGTCTTGTCCTTCTTTAACTTTTGTTAAACCTATTACAGAATCATCATCTGATTTCATTTTAATACCTATAACACCTGAAGCTGTTTTACCTTGTGGTCTTATTACATCAGTATTAAATCTTATACTATTTCCTTTAGATGTTACAATTAATATTTCATCATTATCTTCTATTAGTTCTGCATCTATTAATTTATGCCCTTCTTTTAATGTAAGAGCTTTTGTAATATTTCTTTTCTTAGATAATAGATTTAATGCTAATTTCTTAACTTGACCTTTATCTGTTACAAACATTATATATTGTTGTTTGTCGTCATCTGTATTTTTTATTCTTGTAGCTAATGATTTAACTACTGCTTCACCTTCATCAAGAGATATATAATTAACTATATTTCTTCCTCTTGCTGTTTTGGCTACTTTAGGTATTTTATATGCTTTAAGATGATGTATTCTACCATAGTTAGTTATAAATAATAAATCGTCTTTAGATGATAAAGTAAATAATTGAGTTACTATTTCATTATCTTTTACATTAACACCCTTAGAACCCTTACCGTTTCTTTTTTGTTTAGTATATTCTGATTCAGATACAGATTTTATATTTCCTTCAGAAGTTATAGTTATTATTAGATTTTCATCTTCGATTAAATCTTCTGTAGTAGTTTCTTCTTTAAGATCAATAACCGTACGTCTATCATCACCATATTTATTTTTTAATTCTTTATATCTTCTAGCTACTTCTTTATATAATGCGTTATCTGTATTATTTATTATTTCACCTAATGCTTTTATATCATTTGTTAATTCTTCATTTTCTACTTTATATTTATCATGTTGTTCTACTGATATATTATTTAATTGTCTTGTCATAATATATTTAGCTTGTTCTTCTGTTAAATCAAATTGAGACATTAAATTATCTACTTTTTTATCTTTATCAAATCTTATTATCTTTATAGCTGTTTCTAATGTATCATCTGTTTCTAATACTTTTAACATAGCATCTACGTATAATAATCTTTCTGATTTCTTATTATAATCGAATTGTGATTCTCTTTGTACTATTATTGCACTATGTTCTAGGAATTCATCTATTGCTGTTAGTATGTTTACTGGCATTAATTCTTTATTCTTTAATCCGTACATATTGTATGATATATTTTTCTTTAAATCTGTTTTAGATAATAAATTATTTATTATTATGTCGTATGGTGCATTCTTCTTAAATATGATTAATATTTCTAAATTATCACCTTCAGAAGCATCAACTACATCTTTTATGCCTTCAATAGTATGATTTTCTACTAATGATTCTATTTTTTCTACTAATGCTTGTTTGTTAACTTTATATGGTAGTTCTGTAATAACCATTTCTTTTTCTTTACGTTTAGTTTCTTTTATTTCATATTTAGCTGTTGTTACTATTTTACCTTTACCTGTTTTAACTATTTGAGGCCATTCTTTATTATCTATAATAATTCCTCCACCAGGTAAATCAGGTCCTTTAATATATTGCATTATACCTTTTGCTAAATAGTTTTCTAATTCATCGTCTGGTATCTCATTTATTTTACCACTAATGAGATTATCTAACATAAATAAACAAGCATCATATACCTCTACTATATTATGTGAAGGTATTTTAGGCGCAAATCCACAACTAATACCTTCAGACCCATTTAATAAATAGTTAGGTATAAGATTAGCAGCTATTGTGGGTTCTACCCATGTATCATCAAAATTAGGTTTAAAATCTACAGCGTCTTGATTAAAACCTTTTGTCATTTCATAACCAATTTTTGATAATTTACATTCTGTATATCTCATTGCTGCAGGTGGGTCTCCATCTATTGAACCATTATTACCTCTAAATGTAATTAATGGATATCTCATATTCCATGGTTGAGATAAACCTACAAGAGCTCCATATGCACTTGTATCACTATGAGGATTTAACCTACCAATTACATCACCAGCAACTCTTGCACATTTAACTGTTTTGCTATCAGGTGATACGCCTAATACTTGCATATCATATAAAACACGAAGATGGACTGGTTTAAGTCCATCTCTTACATCTGGTATTGCTCTTTCTTTTATTGTTTCTTCTGCATATTCTATATAATTTTCTCCCAATTCTTTTGACAATTCAACATTTATTATTTCTTCTGCCATAATATAAATACGTCACTCTCCTTATAATCCCCTATTCATAATAAAGCTTTTTCTTATAGCTGTTTCTCTATCATTCATACACACATTTAACATTTGCATACAAGCTTCAGCATCTTCTGCTGTAACTCTTTTTAATTTTCTGCTTTCTTTATCCATGGTAGACATTTTTAAATCTTGCCAATCCATTTCTCCTAATCCTTTTTCTCTTGATACTTCATATTTACAATTTAATGTTTTAACTATTTCATCTTTTTCTTGTGGTGAATACGCAAATATCTTTTCTTCTTTCTTTGTTCTAGGATTCTTTGTTATCATAAATAATGGAGGCAACGCTATATATAAATAACCTTCTTCTATTATTTCTTTCATGTGCATATAGAAGAAAGTCATCCATAAACATCTGATATGTAGACCCGTTTACACCCTCGGTTTCCCGATATTTATTAGGGACTAGATCATATCTTCACCATTTTACAGGTGTACCGTACATGATCGTTGAGCGTTCCTCTATTCGAGGCTCCGTTGCTGATTTCCCATTCTTACATCACTTAGCACATACAATAACCCTATGTATGCTTTTATCTCAGCTTATGACATCCTTGATATTTCTTTTTACTTTCGTAGCATTCACGTTTAGGTTTATTTCATCCTTGCGTTGTAGCAATCAAGGCTCTTAGGGTAGCTTTATAGAGGTTAATTATAAAGCTTTTGTCCCAGCAATTCTCGGTATAATAATCCTATTAGTTTCCTAATAAGACGACTATTTTTTAAAATTATAAAATTTTAAAATTTAATCAACATCGGCATCGGTTAGAAGTATTATTTTATGATATCTTAACTTATCGATATCAAATTCATCACCAATGCCACAACCAAATGCTTTAACTGCTTCCATCATTTTAGGAGATTTAATTAGTTTATCAAAATCCATATTATAAGTATTGTTAATCTTACCGAAAACAGGCAAAATTGCATCTGTTTGTTTATCTCTAGCTTTTTTAGCTGATCCACCGGCACTATCCAAAGTTCATGTAGTTCGTTAATCTACACCGCATCATTACATGCAAAGCCCTAAATTCTCATCTAGGGATCGGACTATATCTTTAATAATCATATTGATTACAGAGCCTAACATTTCGGACCCACTTGGTGTCCTAGGAACAATTTTTGCTATCTATTTCTTTCAGCAATTGTTCTATAGTCTCTGAACATTCTTGTCGAATATATCCAAAATTAGATTCGGCTTCTAATCTATCATTTACTGCCATTAAAAATGCTTGTTTTTCACCATATTTATTTGATGAAAAAGTATGTTTTATTCTTTTTCCTTCGGAATCCCTATAAGTTGATATATATTTCAAGATTCCTTCTTTTGTTATTTCTTTTGTAACACCTTTTATTTTTAATGGACTATCAACGCGTATAGTTGCATTTCTACTGTTTGCTGAAGTATTTACCATACGTAAGTTGATTTGTCGATTATCCAATCCATTATGATTGATATGATCTATTAGTTTATTTGGAAAATTCATTATTTCTCTATGTACTGCACCATCTTTTGTTTTTGCATAAAAAGTTTTGGCGTGTTTATCTTTTGCAATACTTATTTTCTTATCAAAGAAATAATGAACATTGGCATTGTCTACAAGCATGGTTTTAATACCGTATGCTTTGGTTGAAATATAAAAAATAGTATAATTTCTATACGTTATAAAATAATTTTCATATCTTCTACCATCTTTAAAAGTTTTTAAAGCCAATAGTTTAGCAAATTTTCCATATCTATTTTTTGAATATCTTATAGTTTTATTTCCTATATATACTATAAATTTTTCTTCGTTTTCTATAATTCTGTTCATATGTATCACCTCGATACATAATATATATAGGTTATCGACAAGCTTTGCTGCGGATTTTCTCTATTCTTAATCTTTTTACTATACCTAAGGCATTACCCTTCGCCCTTATCTATGTCACCATGATAAGTTAGTAATTAAGAAATTTAACGAGAGTGCCATTATATCCCCGCAATTAGAAAGGTTTAAAGAGAGCCATAAATTAACCCTCTACTAAAAATAAACAACTTTCATCTGGATCTTTTGATAAACATTTAGTTAATCCTTCTACTTTACCTGAACCAATACTTTTAACTTTTCTTGCTGTTTCTCTTGTTTTACGCACTGTTTCTCTTACTCTAGCTGCTTCTAATACTCTTTTTAATATAATGTCTTTTTGTAATGGATTCTTATCAAATATATCTTCTACATATTCTATAACTGTTTCTTTTATCGCTGCTCTTACAACAGGCATTGATAATATATCTTTACCTTGTCCTTCATAAAAAGGGTCAAATAATTTAATACTTATTATACTGATAACACCTTCTCTTGTATCTTCAGCTTTAATATCAAATTTTTGCTTATTTAAATCAGAATCATCTATAGAATCTTTAATGACACTTTCTAGACCTGCTTTAAAGCCTACAATATGTGAGCTTCTTTTAGCTGTATTTGCTACGTTATTAGTAAAAGCTATTATATTATCTGTATAATACTTTTCTGTATAACAAAATGCTATATCTATATCTAAAGTATGTCCTTTTTCATCTATAGGAACTGTTTTATTTATATTATATATTTCAGTTAATGGTTCATCATTACCTAATATAGTTTGCATATATTCATTAAGACCATCTTTAAAATTATATGATTCATCTATATTATGTCCTTTATATTCTGCTTTAAAATTAATAGTTAATTTAGGATTCAAATAACATATTTGTTTTAATCTCTTTTTTATTAATGGTATGTCAAAATCACTTAATTTTTCCCATATAACATTATCTGGTTTTGCCTTCACAGTAGTACCAGTAGAGGATTCATTTACTGTACCTATTTCATGTAATTGTTCTTTACAAACTCCTTGTTCAAAATGCATTGCATATTTCTTACCATTACGTTTTATTTCAACGTCAAAGTATTCAGATAAGAAGTTTATACCTGCTGAACCTATACCATGTAATCCTGCACTTTTAACTTGTTCATTACCACCAAATTTACCTCCAGAACGAATAGACGAAAATGCTACTTCTGCTTGTGATTTATCTGGATATTTATCTGAAGGCGATGTTGGTAATCCACGCCCTCTATCTTTAACTATAACTTCTTGGTCAGGTTTAATTTCTACATCTATTATATGTCCATAACCTGCTAAGAATTCATCTACTGAATTATCTACTAATTCAAATACAGTATAGTTAATATTGGGTATAAAGTTACCTGGTCTTAATCTAACTTGTTCTAATTCTTCAAGTGTTTCTATTTTTTGTGTTTCTAATGATACTTGTTTCTTTTTAATTATTGGTTTCTTAATCAATTTATATACACTACCTCCTATTCGTTATCTGGTAATTCTTCTACAATAAACTCTCCTAATATTTTAGCTATTGCTGTCTTACATAATAAATTAATCATTTGGTCCTCTTCTAATGAATCATCTATTTCTAATTCAAGAACCATTGGTTTATATACTTTAGGAGACAAATTAACAGCTCCATTATTAAGCTCTTTATTTATACTATCTAATCTTTGCATAGCTTGTAATAACTTAATATTATCTTGTTGAATATTAAATGCTTTATTAACATCTGTTACAGTTAATTTATATGTAGGAAAAGTTACTATTTTTTTATTAACCTGTCTTGTTGTTTTACCTGTACTTAATGTAAATATATATAATGTACCTTCAATATCAACCTTACTATTATTATTATGAAGTAACATATCTTTAGCTACTATTGCTGCTTGCTCTTCAATAGACATATTCTTATCTAACTCTTTATCTATCTCTTTTAATCCTTCTTGTACTGTATCATATACATTCTTATCAATACTATTTAAATCATTATTATCCAATAACATCACCTCTTATTAATAAGTATAATACATAATAAATAACAAAGCACTATATGTATACTATTATATAAGTTAATAAGTATTATAGTGCTTATGTATTGTTATTTATTATGTAATGAATAATAACTAATAATAATGCTTATACTAATAATAATTATAACAAATAACTACTAATGAATAATGAAGCATATTATTAATTATATAATGAGAATATGTATTCTCTATAACAGTCTCTCTATTGTGTTATATCTATAAGAGAGTTTTTATTTTCCTCTGACTTCTTATATGAAGCTCTAACGAAGTCTGAAGGCTTATTTCTTATGTTTCTCAGAAGCCTTAGCCGCATCTTTTTAGATTCGTTTTAGGACATAGTTGCCCGACAGCTCGTGTGAGACAACTTCCGTCCTAAAGAACTCGCATCTTTTTGAGTTCCCCGTATTATACGATACGGGACGCCGGATCAATGCAGTCATGTATATATCTAGCTTTTCATTTAAGTATAGATTCATGCTACCCCGAATCTGCTAATAATGAAATATACTCCTCTAATAGCATCCAATAACCCCTAGCTTTTGCTTTTATGTGGTATCTAGTCACCACTCTCAGCCCTTCGAAATGGCATTGATCATTTCTGTCTGCTGCGTAAACTTAATTACGAGTGTTTCGTCGATTTCATCTGTTCCCGGTCGGGCCGTTCGATTTATCCTAGGTCAAACACGCTTCCTTATAAAACCCCTGCAACACTAATGTAGTTGCCCACTATTTAATTTGTATTTTGTTACATAGCAGTTTAATAACTACTAACGCCTTAATAACTTTTCTAGTATTCTCTACTTACAATCCTGTTATTAACGTATCCATATCAGTTTAAGACGATTTTTTTTAAATAAAAGTGTTTCTTGCACACTTTTTGAAGCGGTTATATTTTTTTTATAAACATTGGCCCTATCGATCTATTCACTTTCTTTTTACGGTCCACTTTCGTTCTCATGCTCTTACATGTTTTTCTTATTAATGTATTACTATATTTGAGATTTATAATAGTAAATATATTTTTTTTATATTTTTTTTTATTGCGTCTGTGTTCGAATCAATTATAACACAAACAAAATAAAAAAGCGACAATAAACGTAAAAAAATCGTTAATCATCGCTTTATATATTATAAATCTTACTTATTTATTAAGCAGTTCTAGTTTTTATAGTTGGTTTTCTTTTTGCTGTAGGTTTTTTAGCAGCAGGTTTAGCTGTTTGTGGAGCAGGTGCAGATGTTGTTGTATTAGATGTAGCATTTTCTGCTTCAGGCCAGTTATCTATAAAATCTATTCTTACTATCCATTGTCCTGGCAATGTTCTTTCCTCTGTTACATAATCTGCTTCTTTTTCTAATTTACCAGTTATATAAACTTTTTCCATTGGTGCAAATTTAGATAATCTTTCTGCCATATATCCATTAGCTAATACTTTTATTGTTTCATGTTTTGTATATCCTGTTTCTTCATCTTTTCTATCCATTGATACATTTAAAAATCTTATACAAAACGCATCATTTCTTTCTCCTTCACCTGTTGTTCTTGCTTTATCTACTTGACCAAAGTTTGCTACAGTTCCACTTAAAGTTATGTTTCTCATTTTCATTCTCCTATTTCTGATATGTCGACGCATATCAACCTCTTTATTAATATTATTTTATTTATTTATACCCATTGTAGGGATGCCCATTTAGTCTTAAATGACAAAGTTGGGCCTTTACTCTTTCTATATAATAATTACTTATTATTCATTCATTTATGTTGATTAATCTGTCATTTTAGATTCTAATTCTTTATCTAAATATTGAGTGAATCCTTCAACATTATTATTATTTACATAATCAAATATATTGTCAAATGCACCTTCTGTTAATTTAGATACACATTCATTAACTAATTCAGGATAGAATTTTATACACCATGCTAAATATATTCTAGAGCCATCAGGTGATAAATTATCTAAACTATTATATTCTTTTACACAGTTATCATATTCATATATATATCCTGCTATTTCTAATTTTTCATCTGGATCTTCTGGTTCTGTTATTTGATTATATATATCAGTAACATCTACTACTTCACCACTTTCTAATTCTACTGTTATTCTATCATCTACTACTGTATCTTCTACTATTTCACCATCCTCCAATGGATCAGCAACTTCTTCAACAGATTCATCTTCTGTTTCTGTAGGTGTTTCTTCTTCGACTTCTTCTTCAATTTCTTCTTCTGTTGCATCAACCATTGGTTCTTCGACTTCAATTTCTTCTTCTTTTTCTAATGTTGATTCCTCTAATGCTTTAGGTATATCTTCTTTAATTGCATCTTTACCACAACTGCAATTTCCTCCACAAGAACAAGAACCACCATTATCTAAAGCACCACTTATAGAAATATTAAATAATAATTCTATATATTTTGCTCTAGCGTTAGCTCTTTCACCAATGTCCAATATACCTTCAACTTCTTTAGCTAATAATTTCATTTGTTTGTTTATTGCTTTTACATTATCTTGTTTCATGTATAAACCTCCTTATTAATTAAGGGTAGCTATTACACTACCCTCATACCTTTATTATATATTATTTTTATTATTGATTACTTATTTAATTCTGCTACAGATTCTTTCTTATCTGTATTTCTTTCATAGACACATTTCATATCTTTATTTATTGTTATTTTAGTTATTGTTTTATCTTTTGGTATTTCATACATAGCATCTGCTAATATTTTAGTCAACATACTTCTTAATGCTCTTGCACCTATTTTGTTTGCTTTTGCTTCTTCTGCTATAGCTTTTAATGATTCTTTAGTAAAGTCTACTTCTAAATTTTTATTATCTAATTTTAATAATTCTGTGAATTGTTTAACTATTGCATGTTTTGGTTGAGTTAATATATGTGTTAATTGTTCTACAGATAATTCATTTAAAGCAGCTATTACAGGACATCTACCTAATACTTCAGATATAATACCAAACTCTTTTAAATCTGCTTGTGTTATTTTATTGGCTATTTCATTATATTCTATTTTCTTTTTAGATTCTTTATGAGCGCCAAATCCTATAGATGATTCTTTTCTAAGCCTTTTTTGTACTATATCACTTATGCCTTCAAAAGCACCACCTAATATAAATAATACATTAGTTGTATCAAACTTAAATGCGCTAGCCTTATCTAATCTATCTCTTTTAACATCATATTCTCCACCTTCTATCATTTTAAGTAGAGCTTGTTGTACTGCTTCTCCTCCTACGTCTTTGTTTCCATTCATTGTATATTCTTTTTTAAGTTTATCAAATTCATCAATAAATACTATTCCTCTTTCTGCTTTTGTTATATCATTATTTGCAGCATCCATTAAATCCTTTAGAATATCTTCGCAATCACGTCCGACATCAACGGTTATTATACATAAAGGCTTTTTATCCTTTACTTCTGGAGGTCACCCTCATACTACTAAATGTGATTAAGTTTAGTAGATACGACTAGTTAATTCTAGTCCAGCTTAGCATACCTATTTACCCTCGTTTAACGTTAGGTTTGATGTGCGCTACCACATCTCAAATTATACTATATATAATCGTAGCGAGGCCTCGTGGTAATATTATTTCAATTACTATGCGTTGCCCCTGACTAACTGATATTACAGTTATCACTAATTTCCACTATATTAATTGCTTAACATAATTTTATATAGTTTAGTTACTTATAAATAACGCCTTCGGTTCGGATTTACTTAACAAATTATTGTATCAGTAGGTTCATACAAATTTGCTAAGTTCTCCCCGCTTAATTCCTCGCTTATAATTACAGGCGTTTCCACCTGTAACGGCTGCTTAGTTAAATAAATTTCATATTTAAATTAACTAAAAGTTAACCCAGTAGCTGTAAAAGAAGTAGCATTCTGAATAGTATACGGTACATCTAATATTTCACCTAATGCACGAATTATTTCAGTCTTTCCAACCGCTTGTTATTAACATGTAGTTTTTTATCTACATCTCTGGAGTATTACACTCATTTCCATCGGTATGTTAATTCATACCCAGGCTAGCATATCTTTTTACGCAATTACTAACTGTAAACGTAGGATGGCCTCGTGCTAAAATTATACTCCTACAACATTTGTGTAGGGATCATTTAGTATGCGTTGCGCCTGACTGCTATTACTAGCATCACTAATTTCATTATCATAATTAATAACTTATATAGTTTAGATTCATAATGAATCGCCTTCGGACTCTGATTGTGGTTTTTAACCCATTTCTCAGCTTAATTCCATCCTAATAATCTTAGGCCTTCTTACAGTTTTGACCTAAGACGGCAATAGCTTATATATTATAAGCCAATTTACCTGTTGGACCTACCATGATAATATTAGATTTATCTATTCTTAATTTCTTATTTGCATTAGGATTATTTTCTAATCTTTTGATTCTTTTTAAGTGATTATATACTTCAGTAGCTATTGTTTTTTTGGCTTCTTCTTGTCCTATAACCCACTCATCAAGTCTTGCTTTTATTGTGTCTGGTGTTTGGTCTACTGTTTTAAGTCTTTTTTTATTCTTACTTTCATATTCTTTTATATGCATGTTACATTTCTCGATGCAACTTGCACATATTCTTACAGTTTGACCATCGTCACCTTCGTCTCCTGTAAAGTTAAGTTCGTCTTTTATTTCTTTCCCACAAAAATTACATTTTTCACTCATATATCATGTCTCCTTTATAATTATTTGGTATACAACTTTAAGTATGGAAAATATTAGAGAGTGATAAATTTTAATTCACTCTCTAATATCTTTAGTAGTTGTGTAATATCTATTTCAAATCCTTTTATTAATTTTGTACTTCTTATTCAGTAAACATCCAATCTTCTGCTAACATATCAGTTTGTGAAGCTAGCCATGGAACAAATTTTCCATCTGCTGTTTTCATACCTATCCAAGGTGATAAAAATAAACTATCTTTATGTACTTCTCCATCTACTTTGTATTGATAAGCATTTACGTAGGCTAAGTACATTCCTTTGCCATTCCAACCTTGTCTACATACTTTTAATCCACGTTTTAAGTATTTTATAGCTTCACCAAAGCTAAACGTTGGAGTTCCACCTAATAAAGTACAATTTTCATTGTTGGCAGTTACCCATTCCTCAGATAAAACATTATTTAGAGTATATTCAACTCTTTGTGTTTCTCTTATGTCTAGTATAGGGCCTTGTCCTTTATCTGTGTCTTGTGGTCTACAATGTATCATAATAGTTTCTTTTTCATTATCCCAACACCAATAGCCTCCCCATGCAGGTAGCTTCATTGGTGTTCCTTTCTTCATTTCTTCTAATGCTTGTTTAAAATTCATAATAACCTCCTTTTTATAAATGTACCTAATTATGCCATAATTAAAGTTTGTATTCACTTGTCAAAGTACACTTTCTTATTAATCCACAATTATAGTTTCATACCTTAATTATTATTGTATTTCTGATTTGTTTTCTATAACTGCATCTATTAGTCCATATTCTTTTGCTTCTTGAGCGGTCATAAAATTATCACGTTCTGTATCTGCTTTTACTTTTTCTACATCTTGTCCTGATCTGTCTGCAATAATTTGAGTCAATTTTCTTTTCATTTCTATTATTCTTTTTGCATGTATTTCTATATCAGTTGCTTGTCCTTGTGCTCCTCCTAAAGGTTGATGTATCATTACCTCACTATTAGGTAACGCATATCTTTTACCTTTTTCTCCTGCACATAATAAGAATGCACCCATTGATGCGGCCATGCCAACACATATTGTATTAACATCTGGTTTTATGTATTGCATAGTATCATATATAGCCATGCCATCTGTTACACTACCACCTGGAGAATTGATATATAAATAAATATCTTTATCTGGATCTTCTGCCTCCAAGAATAACAATTGTGCTACTACAAGACTAGCCGTAGTTTCATTTACTTCTTCATTTAAAAATACTATTCTGTCTTTTAATAATCTAGAGTATATATCATATGCTCTTTCTCCTCTTCCTGTTTGTTCTACTACTGTAGGTATTAATGCCATAATAATTAATCCTTTCCTTTCTCTTATTTTATTTGTAATATAAAAGGAGCTATACTATGCGTATAGCTCATCTTCACTTATTATTTCTCTTAAGAAGTTCTTACCCTTCTTAATATGTCTTGACACGCAAGATTGTTTAATATTGTATTCGTCTGCTATTTCTTGTTGAGACATTTCTTCAAATACATATTTCATTATCATTTCATAACTCATAGGATAATATTTTTTTAATATGCTCATTTTTTGTTTTAACATATCTGATACTTCTATATTATCATAATCTTTATTTCCATTTTTGTCTACTTCTATTGCTTCAATTAATTCTTTTCTTGAGTCATTTTTACTATCACCTTTATAAACTACAACATTATTTATGAATACTTCTTTTATACTGACACCATTTTTTTCTTTTGTGTGTCGCTTACCATAACAATTAACATATTCTTGATGCATTAGATATTGGGCAAACGCTACAAAATATCTTTTTGTTTTATCTTTTGTTATATCATATTTATATACCGCTTTAACCCATCCAGTACGTAAGATAGTTATTATTTCTTCTTTGATTGATTCATTTCTTTTCCATTCATCAAAGATTACTTCTTTATGGAATGTATCATAAATACTATTTTCTGTCTTTTTATAAAGCACTTCCCAAAACAATTCTACTTGTACTTTTGAACAATTAATAATACCTTTACTTGAATTTTGTATAAGCATTACTATTGTTTCTACTGATAGATTGTCTAAATCATGTTCAGTCAGTAAGTTGTTCATACATATATTCCCTCCGATGCAATATTAGTCGTCTTCTAAGTTAATTAACCATTCTGTTAAAAATGGTATAAATTTCTTATCAATGGTTACACTATCACCTTCCATATTAGATATATCTACTGTATCATTACTATATACATCTATAAATACGCCATCTTCTTCGTCACAATAACTATGGCTTTCTACTTCGTATATAGGTTTAAAATCTTCTTTAGATTTTGATGATTTTGATGATGATACTTTAGGTTTTAATACGTCTGTTAATGGTGTTTTAGTCCCTTTATCAGAATCGTACTCAAATATTTGTATACTTATGTCATCATCGTCTAATTCTTTCTCTTTATTGTCTTCATCTTCTGTATCTTCTATGTCATCTACATCTTCTTCGCTAGTATTAAATAATTTTAAAAGCATATCTAATACAGATTGACTTGCAGATTCTTTCTTTTTCTTATCTTCTTCATAAAATTTTTCTATTTCATCTGCCATATCTTTCCAGTTTTCATCAGTTGGTACTTTATCATCAGAAAATTCATATTCATGTGTAGAATTTACTTTTAATTCTTTATCTTTTGCCATCATATTTACAGCTAAGACAATTCCTTTATCTTTTATTAATGGATATATATTGTCTTTTATATATTCCAATGATAAATCATAACCATTCAATACTAATATTTTCTTATTTAGCTTAATACTTGATTGTATTTTTTCTATTAAATTATCAGCAGACACATATTCTTTTTTGTCTTGTAGGATATCGAATATGCTATTTCTATTATCGTTTAAACTAATGCCCATTGTATGAGCATTAACAAGTAATGCCATATCTGTAGGCGTTTCTCCGTCATAAAGGTCTAATGTTTCATCTAATGATATTGCTAAATTTTTCTTCACTTTATCGTTATCTGGGATATAAGTTATTTTTATTTTGCATGCCATGTTCTTCGTCTCCATCTCTATATATTTAGTTTTATATTTTCTAATTCATCTAATGCGTTCGGTAAATATTCTACCATTAATACAGAATCATGTACTTTATATGTTAATGCACTTGTAAATAATGTTCTTAATAGCACCTTATTATTTATATTGTCATTATTGATTATATGATTACCCATTACAGCTTTTAAATCTTGTTTAAGCATTTCATATTCCTTCAAGTCGTCATCTTCAGGTAGCACAAATTCTATACATAAGTCATCATTATTGATATTAACATTTATATCGATACTTAATCCTTCTATGTCAATATCTAACTTATATTTAATGAAACTTAATATCATATTTCTTAATTCATTAGGATAAATATTTACTGTTATTGATGAATTATGTAATTGTCTTTTTATCATGCTGCAGACTTTCTTATATTCTGCATCGTTAATATTTAATTTAACATCCATTGCAATTCTCCTCTTTTTATTATATTAAAACCCAAGACAATACATCTTGGGTCTTTTATTAACTATACAGAGGGATAATTGTTTTTTAACATAATATATAGTCTAATATATCATTTATACAATTATCCTAATATTTTGTTTAATAATATTTGTTCATCTTGTTGTGCTATATTTTCTAATTTCATTAGCACATTTCTACTATAAGTCATTTTAGCTCTATTGAATTTAGCACCTGATTTCTTATATAAGTTATTACTATAGAATTTAACATGTGAAAATACATTCTTTGATACATATTTATCTTGAAATTCTTTCCATAGTTCTACTTCTTCATCTACAAGTTTTACTCCTTTATATGTTTTATTGGTTAAGATCCAATACTTATAAGTATTTTTTGTTATTATATCGTATAGTGTATTATTTAATGATATTTCACATATCATATCTGTATTAGGATCTTTTTCTAGTAATAATGCTATTTTATCTAAATATTTATTAAGTACATATAATTCATTTAGTTCCATTGATTTCTTATAATTATAGTCATATTGTTTTATCGGTAGATTATCAACTTTGAATCTTCTAATTTTATTTGCTGTTTTATACTTTCTAATGTAATCAAAAGAAAAGTTTGCTGCTAATACTCCTGCTTTTCCTCCTACTAATATAATATTTTTATAATCTACTAATTGTTCAGTTTGTCTTTTCATAATACATCTTCTCCTTTTCTTATTTTTTATAAACGTATCCTGCTAAATCATTTCTTGTCAGTCCCATTTCCTTTAATATGCGTGCAACAGTACCTTGTGCTATTGTTCCTTTCTTGCAAGGAATGGGTATTGTTTTACCTGTGTATTTATTTTTATAAACGATATGTGTGCTTTTGTTTCTTCTATGATAATAGTAGTTTTGTGATTCCATAAAACCTACCAACTCTTTATACTTAATTCTCAAACTTTCTTTATACTTAAAACTGTCGTTACTCTTAATGTCATTCAAATTAATGACACCTCCTTTATATATTATTTTAAACAAAAAAAATAAGAGTAGCATAAAAACTACTCTTTAAAGTAACGAAGGTAATCGTATATTTTATATTCTTTATCTTCTCATGCTTGTTTTAAATTTAGAAGGAAAAATATACATATCCTAAGTCATTGAGAGAAAAGGAAAGTAAGTAAAAAACAAAAGCAAATGGTAGCAGTAGTAGGAATCGAACCTACAATCTTTCGGGTATGAACTGAACGCTTTAGCCAACTAAGCTATACTGCTATGGTAGCACTGCCAACATAACGCTACTAGTCAGTCATTATATTGGGCTTACATGCTAATGTTAATAAATTGTAAAATGTTTTATGATGCATCAATATTACTCTTATGTTGTATTACATAATACATTATAGCCGGTGCAAACCAGTCGCCTTATTAATGTACTATATTCAGGCTCATGTAGGGCTCGAACCTACTATGAATAGCTAATTCGGTTTTTCCATGTTAAACTAACGAGCCATATAAGGAGCTATAAATAAACTCCTTAAATCTTATCATTAGGTAATTATAATATCTATTTTTTTAGATACAGCTCAAAACAAGCGAGCTCCTATGTATATGATCTAGAAGGAAGATATTATGTATCCTAAGTGTTTTGTACCTTTATAGATAACCATACACTTAGTGCAATAACCTTACTATAAAGATTATACATACTTATGCTACAGGTTATCTATAATATTGTAGAATGTTAACACTCTTGGCTATGCATATTAGTACTTAACAATATTAATTTTGTGCGTCCACTCATTATATATTGTTGTGCTCATTGTAGGAATCAAACCTACACAGTTAAACTGTATTCAATAATGAACAAAATGTCCGCTCTATATTATAAGAGCGGTTAGTTCATATCATTATGAACTTCAGAGAGGACTTGAAAATTGAATTTAAATGGTACATCTTGAAGGATTCGAACCCTCATCAATAGTTTTTAAAACCATTGTTTTACCGTTAAACTAAAGATGTAAAAATAACTACTAAGATAGGAATATATATATTATATTTGAGGTAACAAAAAATTAAAGGAGAGAAAGTTTTATAAGGAGAAAAATAACTTATCTTAGTAGTCACAATATTAATTGTTAAAAGTGGTTGGGCAAGATAGAATCGAACTATCATTTTATGGGTCAGAGCCATACGTCTTACCTTTAAACGATTACCCAATATTACGGGATATTTATCATATCCCGCGTTCCGTACTTTCTCAAGGGGTTATGAGTCACCATATACTTTATGTAAAGTATAAAACTTATTACTTCTGAGGGAATATTTGTTTTTGTTTAAGTATTCTATAATATAGAGCTTATTCATTATTATATAACATTAATTTGTTATTATTTTATTATTACTTGTTATTTGGCATATTTAAATCGCTATAAAATATATGTCCATTTCCTCCAGGTTGAAGAGAATATCCTGAAGACATACTACATATCTGTTTCTTGTTCTTCTTCTTCGTTGTTTTCTTCTTCTGTGTTTTCTTGGACTTCTTCTTTGTCATTATTATCATCTCCTATATTCCATTCTGGTCTATATCTTCTTTTATTACGTATTAATCTACATTCATTACATTCATTATTTAATCTATCAACTCTATCTTTTTTATATATATAATCACTTAATGGTAAATATCTTCTGCATTTACTACATCTTTTCTTCTCTATACCATTTTCAAATATATGAGGTACTCTAGGTGGCATGGTATCACTTCTTTCATTATATATTATTTAGAAATAATATTACTGATGTCAATATCATTAATAACAAAAGGAGTGTAAAATATGATAGCAAAAGCAAAAGTGATTAAAGTTATAAAAAAGAAACATATATTATTTGGCACTATTAGATTCTATAATGGCAATGCTTTTTTACAAGATATAGCACGTGCATTAAACTATAGAGATAGTAATGAATATTATGATTTAATAGAATCATATGATTTCTTTGAAGGTAAATATCATTTAATTAATGACGAAGGAATAAAAATACTAATAGCAAATTCTAATACAAAAGTACCTATGGTATTTAGTCAATGGATATTTTCATTTTGTTTGCCTTCAATAAGAAAAACAGATAATCTTATAATAACAAATAATAATAAAACAACAACTGATAATATTAATATAAATAAACAATTAAATGATTCTTTTATGAAGCATGTACAAAGTATTAAAGATTGGATAACAATACCGATACATGGTTTTTCTAATAATTATATGTATAGTTATTCTAAAGATGGTAACATAGTTAAATCTAAAGCGTATTTTAAATGGAGAAAAAACTTCCCAGTAGAATATCTTAATAAGCTATCACATATAGATTTTAATAAACCTATACAAGCATATTATATATTTGATCAAAAGGAAGAATTTGATACTCCTAATTTTAATAAATCTATTACAGATACAATAGTTGATTACTTTAATGTAGATGACCATAATATAGTAAATGAAATATGTATAAGAGGTAAGATAGTTAATACCTATGATGAAGGTAAAATACATATATTCTTATACAATATTAATTAATCTTAAAGCACCCATTATATAGGGTGCTTATTATTTATAGATAATAACATATTAAGCCTCGCTTTCTTTCTTATTTGTTTCTTCTTTTAGTAACGCATCTAATCTTAATTGTTTGGTTATAATGTTTAATGGTTTTTTGTGTAATCTTAAGTCACATTCTTTACAGTCTTTATTTAATTTACATTCATTTTTATATACGCATTTCATAATACATCTTCTCCTTAATCGTACATAAAAAGAGTCGGTTAAATAATACCGACTCTTTAACAGTTTTATATATAATGTTTGTTTAAATTAAGTATAATTGTAACAAACCTTAATAATTAGTAGTATCGTTTATAATAAATATAATAATAGTTCTTAATAATAAATCATCAACTCCTTTATTGTATATTACATACTGCGTCTAAATTCTCCTACAAGAAATGTATGTCTAGTATTTGTATTCTTGTTTAAGAATTCTATTTTATGTGTCTTATTGTCATGGTCAAATAACCATCCATCTTCTGTCATTATTTTTACGTGAATATTAAAAGGCTCATAATCAGAATACAAGAATGTTATCTTTTTTCTTTGTAGGAATATATGAGCCTCTTCTTTCCAGAATATTATTCGTTCATCTTCTAATTTCTTTTGTAATTCTCTTAATGTTTTATTGCTTATAGTTTCCATAATATTAATATTGTCTCCTTTATTATATGTAAATGTCTTTTCTATCTTTATATTATTTCACAAGAAGCAAATAAATATTAATGTTTTTACATTTCTTTTCTTATTTGTTTATCATTAGCAATATCTATATTGTTATTATCACCTAACGCTTTCTTTATATTATCTAATATTTTTTCTGCTTCTAATGTTTTGGATGTTGCATTTATATTATGTTGTTTTATATTAGTTACATTATTTAATGCATCTTCTATTTCTAATAATTCTAAATTACCTTTAGTTATTTCTTTTTGCGCTTCTTTAATAGCTTTTAATGCATTATCTATATAACTAAATGTTATTTCTGCATGTTCATCTATAATAAGTTCTTTACCTACAGTCTTAGCAAGTTTCTTAGCTGTTTCTGTTTCATCATATATTTCTTGTCTTTGTTGTTCTAATTCTTCCATCATTGCATATGCTTCTTCTCTACCAAATTTATCTATTAACTTAGATAATTTAACATGTTTCAATCTATTCATATTATCGTATGATGCTTTAGAGAATCTAAAAGACCCATCAGATAATCTTGATACATCTAATATTTCTACTGTATCTAAATCAATACTATATCTTTTATTTATATGTTCTGCTGCTTCATCTATTGTATCATATAATCTTGTACAAACATATAAGCAATTTGCTTGACTATATCCAAATCCTATATAACCTGTCATTTCTAAGCTGTAATTCTTTTTAGCATTCTTTCTTGGTGATAACTTATCTCTTAACTGTTTAATGTTAACTTCTAATGTTCTATTTAATCCTTTAGTTAAGCATACAACATCATTGAAGTCAGATAAATAAGTAGCTTTATATTTGTTACCTTTGGATTTTAATAATAATCTTGTCATAAATGCTTTATCATCTAATTGTTTCTTAGCTTCTAAAGCGGACTCTAAATCTTTTTCTACTGCAGCTAATTCAAAAGATACTCTTTTTCCTGGTTTTAATGCTAATATAGCTATTTCATATTTACCTTTGAATATTTGTTCTGCTTGTTTTACTAATCCTTTGTTTGTTAATACTTGTTTAGCTTGTTTGTTCATTTTAATTCCTCCAATATTTATTTATTATTATTTATTTGTATTAAAAAAGGACCAATACTAAATTGATCCTTACATACGCTACTTATTATTAATTAAATTTTATATTAATTCTGATACTATATATGAAGTGTCAAATGCTGTTATTACTTTAGCATTATATGTTTCTATATCTTCCTCTTCTTCACCTTCTTCATTAATATTTACTATTGTTCTTGTTCTTAGTATATCATTGCTTGGTACTTTACTATTATCTTCTACAAATATGATATCTGCATCTTTTATATTATTTACTATTTCACCTCTTGTACTAGCATTGATAAGTATTAAATCATATAATGTTGTCTTGAAGGTGTGTATTACATTATACATAGCAGATTTCATGGCAGATTTAGTATATACAGCATTGTTATATATCATATCTTCTTCATTATTATTGTCAATATTCAAGTCTGTCCATATTATTTTCATGCTCTTTATGTCTAATATGCAAGGCATTGTAGCTTTAGATTTACTTGTTAAATCTAATTTTAGTTTAGATAATGAAGCATCATAATCTTTAACTTGCGTATTATTTGGTATAGACATATAGCCCACAAATGCTTCAGGTAGTTCACAGAAGTTTGCCATAGTATAGGAATGTACAAGTATTGCAATATATCTAGCATCTTTATGAAGCTTATCGATATGTATATCTGCATATTCAGTACCCCCTCCTTCACTAACAGGAGCGTCAGTTATATCACCTGAATGAGTACAACCTTGTACAGATAAATTGTCATAATATAATGTATCTATTGTAGTTAATTCATCATTAAGGATACATAAAGATAAATCTAAATCTGTTCTGCTTTCCCATCCATTTTCATCAATTTCATTAACCCAATGTAGATAAAATCTTATATTATTGTCTTCTATATCAAATCTACTACCTCTTTCTATTTGTTTAGAAGCTTTACTTAAATCTCTTAATTTAAATGGTGCTACATAATTGTTAAGTTTATTGTCTATATATACTTTACCCAACTCATCTTTATTTCTTAACATATCCACTATTAAATCATATAATGTTTCTGATGCATTTAATAAGTATTCTGTATTCATAGGTGTTAAATTATTATTAATAGAGAATGCTTTACCTAGTTGTCCTTTAGGATAGAATACTCTTAATTCATTATTTGAACTTCTATTTTCTAAATAGTTTAGTACAGTCATTAGTGTAGATATAGGTACTTTATTATATGCAGATTCTTTAAATTTCTTCATTACTACATCTGAATCATAGCCTAATTCTTGTGCTAATAAAAGAATTCTATTAAGAGAACGTGCAAATTCACCTGGTCGTTTAGTTAACAGTGAGAGAATAGTATCAAGATCTTTGTCTTTGAAGGCCTGTTCTTTTCTACTATTAAATGTACGTTTCTTTAGTGTTTTATAATTATTTCTTAAGTCATCAAAGTTTTTATATGCATGCTTATATTTCTTACTATAATCACCAGGGTGTATATGTTCTCCTAATCTTAAAAATAATTCTCTATGTCTTATTAAGTCATCATGATTATTATTTCCTAATGTATCAAACAATCCTAATAACATTCTACGTTCCCAACGTTTAAATTTCTTAAATCTTATGCAGCTGCTTAATGATATATCTTGATTAGACATAGCAACAGCTAATCTTAATACATCTGTATATGTTTTAAAATACTTGCTGTATTTATCTAATATAAGTTTTTCTGCATTATCTGATAAGTTTATTATAGTATTAATGATAAACACTAGATTTTCTTTTATTGGTATTTCATTAGGCATTATATAATCTAAGACATTAGTATTAATATAAGTTTTTATTATTGTTTCTACATCTTCTTTATCTTGTTGAGAATATGATACTTTACTATTTAATATGTTAATAGTTTCATTTATTAAATCATCAGGGCTACATAGACCTATTATTTCACATTGTGTAGGAATGTTATTTAACATATCTTCATAGCAGTCTTCAAGACTTACATTAGCAAAGTTATCGAATAAAGGAGTCATGTTATCACTATGTCCTTTATCTTTTCTAGCAAACAATATCAATTGTTCTCCTACATGTTTTATTATCTCTTCATGATTATTTAATAATTCATTACTTAGTTCTGGTGCTAATACAAATCCTAAATCGCCTAACTCTTTTATTATAATAGCTAGTTGTTTAAGTTTTGTTTCTGATATGAATGCGTTATCAGTTGAATCATAGCTATTTAACATATACTTTCTATTTCTTCTTAATAATATTTGTTTTAATTCATCGAACATAAAACCACTCCTTCATAAATAAAAGTAATGCTATGCATATATTTACATAGACTTTAAGAGCCACCTATATTATATAAATTATAATCAAGCGGCTCTCTATTATTAATATATATTTTTTGTTATTGTAGGATTACCATTATCGTCTATATATACTCTTCTTGTATAATATAATCCTAATGCACGTAATCCAAATGATTTCTTAGTATTATTCTTATGCAATCTTAATTGATTAACTATAATTAAATCACAGTTATTATGTTTACATAACGAAATAATCTCTCTTATCTCTTTAAATATATGAAAATCATATTGTAGATTATTAATATCTTTATCACTAATAACACTTGGTAATGAATCAATAACTATTATATCTAATTCATTAACCATTTGTTTGACAACGTTATATATGGTTTTAATATTATTATTTTTCATAATAATCATATTCTCATTATAATTAAGATTATCTCTTAATTTACAATCAGCATCTATATATAATGATAAATCGTTGTCTTTAATTAGTGATAATGCATATAATGTTTTACCTGTAAAATTATCTCCATATACTTCTATTATATTATTCTTTTTCATTGTCTTCTGTAGTATCTTTATCTTCTATATTAAACATAGTTTCTCTTATCTTTTCTCTATTTGCTTCTATTAATTGATGTATTGTATATATTTCTTCAAATATAGCAGAGTATTGATCATCTAATTTATTCTGTATTCCTTGTTCTATTTGTTTATTAATCTCTTCTTGTTGTTTATCAAATTCTAATCGGTTTGATATCTCTGTAAATAGATTACCAAATGCTATTATCATGTCATTAAAATCTATCTCACAATCATTAACTACAAACCTTACTGATGCCATTAAATCTCCTGATTCAATTAACGTATCACTATTTTCAATTATCTTATTGTAGGATCCTATAGTCAATGATGAATTATCGTTTTTTGCTACGTCAGATAATAATTCATTAAGAATAGATCCATTAGAAATAACTACTCTAGTTTTCATTATATTACTCCTCTCTTATATAATCCTTGCCCCATTCAGAACAGAATCCTCTAGCCATACAACTAGCGCAATGATAACCTGTACATGGGTATAATAAATTATTTTCTATACATGTTCCTACATTCTTTACTATTAACTCAAGTTTATTAAAGTCTTTTTGAAATCTACCAGAATATTTGTCTTTATTTATATTATAATTATGATAAGTAATAAATGTATCTTTATTAAATATAGTTTTTATTGCATAAGCATCTAAACTATGTTTGATATTATTATCTATTAGATAAGATTCGGGCATTCTATTAGAGAAACTAGGAACTAATATTTCTATATCATTTCCATATTTAGCCATCATATCTATTTGTCCTTCTACTGCATACGATGTGCCAGGCATTTCTATATGATATGGTATATTAACATCAAGTATTTTTACGTGTTTATCTCTTAATTGTTCATATACTCTATATAACATGCCCCATCCTTCAATAACTTTCTTAGGCATAATAATATCTTGATTTTGTAGGCATGTTTTATCCCATTTCTTTTTAATTTTTGCGTCTAATCCATTTATTCCTTCATAATTATAAGTATCTATTACCCATTTATATGTTTCATGTAATAGTTTATTATAAGTAGCAGGCTCATGTATCTTATTTCCTTTATATACAAGATATTTAATAGGACAAGATATAAAGTTTAATAAATCTGCTTCTTTAATTAACATTATTTATCATCCACCCTATCGTATTTATATATAGCTTCTTGCATTTTGATACAATCTACAAACATTTGTTGTATTGAACCTACAGTAGGTTTACAGAAATGTACTTCAGTTAATTCTCCATATTGTCCTTCTATTAATTGATACAATTGTTCAAAGAATTGTTTAGGAATGCCGCCCATAACTTTAAATTCATCTAATATTTCTATGTCATTAAACTCTTCACGAGGTTTGAATAAAGAAGTTACGGGATGGTCTTCATCTTTATAACAGTTTCTTAACATTGCAGCTATAAGTATTACATCTACATATTGTTGTCTTGTCATTGGTTGAAGAACTCCTCTATAGATTAAATCATCTAATACTATTTCACATAGTTGTAGGTCTTTAGCTGTTAATTCATAATTAGCTTTTTTTAATGCAGTTCTAACAAATAATTTAGTGTTATCTTCCATTAAAAAATTAATAAATCTATCTTTATCATCTGTATCTAATTCAGGAAACATCTCTCTGTGACTAATAGCTCTCATTCTATTTATCATACGTCTTATCATCCTCCAATGTATTATTTATTGTTGTCTTTTTATACATACTTAAATATTTTTTATTTTCTAATGACAAGTTCTACGTCTTTAGAATCAATAATTTCATAGTTTTGTGAAAATATAGATTTTATTGCTTTATCTATATTGTTTGTTTTATCAAAAAAGCAATTTCCAGTTCTAATATTCACAAACATATATTCCCAAGTACTTTCAGTTTCTATCCATCTTTCTGCTATCAAATAATAATCATATTCATAATAAAAAGCAGTAGAACAACTATGTTTTACTTTTATTATATCACCTGTAGCTGGTGCTTTTTCTTTTTTATTATCTATAATTTTCATTTTTAATCCTTTCTATTTTTTATTGTGTGTTAAATAAGCGCAACCTGCAACTGTTCCGCCTAATATTGTTAAACTTGGTGCAAGAGGTAAACCTGCTATTAATAACATTAAGCCTACACCTCCTACTGTAATAATATTAGCTGTTGAATCTTTAATTTCTTTTTTCATTTTAATATACTCCTTTATTAATTATTTTCTCTCTAATATTATTATCTTTAGTTTATCTGTATTATATTTATATAGTTATAGTCTATCTTTTATTATATTGTATATCTCAGCATCTTCTGTATGTTCTACATTTTTAACATAATCTTTAAAATCTTCTTCAGCTTCGCTGCATAAATTAAGAAGATTTAAATTTATTGGGCATCTTGATCTTAATGTAGATATATTATCGCATTCATATATTTCAAATAAGTATTCTAGTTTTGTCATATGTTCCTCCTTATTAGTGTTATTGATTATTATTTTTTTCATACTCTTCTTGCTCGTTTCTTTTGATTGCATTGTCTAATATTTCATCTATTAATTTAACAGATTCATTATTATCTAAATATAAAAAGTACATAACTACTCCTATGAATAAGATATGAAGTAAAGGACAAAATAAGTATAATAAAATATTTATAGTTGTTTCTAGATAATTATTTGAATTAGCTTTTAATATTTTATCTATACTTAATTGAGGTAACAGTACTTTTAATTTATATATAAAGAACGCCATTGCTATTACAGCAATTAATGCAATTACTGTATATATGTTTAATAATATGTTCATAAATCACGTCTCCTTATTTATTCTTCTATATATATAATTAAATAATCATCGGACCCTATTAATTTAATATATATTCTATTTTCATTTAAATATTTATAGTACTTAATGTTTTTATTTGAAACAAGATTGTAAAATTCATTTTTTGTTAAGATTAAATTGTCTAATGCTCTAAGTTCTCTTATATTATAAGATTGATAGTTTTTCATTATATACCTCCTTAATCTATATCTATTCTCCATTCACAACCGCATTTAATACAACTATATTCTTTGAATCTTTTTCTTTTTTTAGAAAACCATCCTGTTTTAATTTCTTCTTCTCCTTTTAAGCCTATACAAGCTCTATATCCACAATTTGGACAAGTAGACTCATCAGTCATTCTTTGTCTTTCAAGTTTTGCTTGTTCAGCAGTTTTAGTTATATATTTCTTTGCCATAATTACCTCCTAATTTCTTTACTAATCTCTAATGTATCTGGATTAATTATAATTAATGTACTTTCAGGCTTTGTTTTTTTAAAGTATTTTATACAGTGACCACTACCACTCTTCATGTCTCTTACGCATGCTATCAATATATCACTATTATCTACAATGTATTCGTTTCTTTTAAATAACTTTTTAGAATTATATCTACCTTCTGCTGTATTTGGTACTTTATATTTATCAATTGTATCTACATATGTTAAATAATCTGAATGCTCTTTACATTCATTATATATATTCTTAGATTCTTGTGGCCATTTAGCATCTTGTTGTTCAAATGGTATTGCCATTTCTATTTCAATTTGTGCATCATCACCATAATCATATTTAATAGAATCTAAGGCATACCAGGCTTCTGTGTCGAAGCCTAAAGCGCCTCCTACTATTCCTTTTATGGATTTGTCTTCAGCAGATTCTATTATATCTTTTAAAACTTCTTCTATTTTATCTTCTAAATTGTCCCATTGTTCATTACGTTTATAACCATAAAGTTTATCCGGTCTATGGCCTGTAAATCCTATATTAATCATAGTTATTTCTCCTTATCTACTTTTACTGTTCCGTCACTATTATATACAGGACACATAGCTCCTTGTTGATAAGTCATATTTACATAATAGTGAACTCCAGTATTTTCATCTACTACTTCTTGTATCACTTCTCCATTAATGTTTTTTTCTCTTGATATTATACGAAATCCTGTTGTTTCATTTGCCGTACATCCGCTAGATATTGTTGCTGTACAAATTAACACAGCGCCTAATATAGTAATAAATCTTTTATTTTTCATAATTATTCTCCTTTTATATCTTTAAATATAATACTCTTCACCTACTCTTCTCATCCATGATGTAAAATGTTCCATATCTGATTCAAAATATTTATTATTTATTCCTTCATCTTTATAGAAATCAAAACTATTTATTAATCTTTCATTTCTCCATACTTCTATATAATTGGCACGATTATTTTCTTTTATTGTATCTATTGCTATACTAACATTAGTTGTTACTAATACTATTTCCCAATCATCATATGGTACATTGAACATTATTACGTAAGTATATTGCTTCATAATTATTCTCCTATTATTTCTTGCATAGATTTTTTATAGTCTATACTATATACTATTTTACGAGCTACTTCATCCATAGCTTCTTTAGCTTCTATTTCATCTGCATTAGTAGTTTTTATATATTCTTTTAAAGCAGCTAATCTTTCTTGTAAATCTTTTAGTTCTTGAGTTTTAGCTTCAATATTCATTTCTAATAAAGTTTTTTCATCATTTAATCCTTCGTTTGTTTCTTCTGCTTTAGCTTTTTCTGATAACCAAGCTTCTTCCTTTTCATTTAATTCTTGGACTAAACTTTTCAAAATATCTTTATTGATATTTTTACCGAAGTTAAAATCAGCTCTATATAGAGTTATTAAATTCTGCTCTTGTTTGTCTATTACTAATACAATATCATCTGCTAATCTATATTTACACTCGTTATGGTTTTGAAATTTACCAGTATAAATTTCTTTACTATTATCATACATTTTATTTAAATCTTTTTCATATTCTGAACCATGCATAGTAACGTTAGCTTTTAATGCAGATTTTTCAATACCTTTTATTCTTAATGCGTAACGTTCTCTAGCATGTTTTGTTGCATTAATCATATATATTCCTCCCTTATTTATAATTTTTATTTATTTACTTTGTAGAATATCCTGTTATTTTTACATAGTCAAATAGATTGTTAACTACTTTTATTTGTCCATTATCCATAGATATTGTATATTCAACATCTGGAAAAATGTCCTCTACTTTAATTAAAAAACCTGTTTCTCCTGTTTTATAATTCTTAATTTTGTCACCTATTCTCATATCATAACCTTCTTCCCATTCTTTATCATAGGTAAAGTATTTACATCTTTTTGCCTTCAAACTAGTGAAACAACAATTCTCATTCATTTTTGCTTTACAATAACAATTACCTTCACAATCAATCCATGAGAATTCACATTTTATGCAATTTCTTTTCTCCTTATTTTCTTTACGTATATTCTTTTTGAATTTTCTTTTATTATGTTTTCTCCAATCTGCTGAAGCATTTTCTAATGTCCAACGCATTATATCATCAGTCCTCCTATCATACTCTTTAAACTCTCTTTAAGACTTTTAATATTATCTTACTTGATTGTAGGACAGAGCCTACACCTATAAACTCATGTTCTACATCTACTAGTTCATATTCACAATCTTTATAATAAATAGTTTCTCCTATTCTTGGTATTATAAATGAATGACCATATAAGCCTGAAGCTATTTCTTCAGACGTAGAAACATTAACTATTGATATCTTTATCATTTTCACGTATAATCCTCCAATTCATATTATAAAAGCAGATATGATTATATATCTGCTTTATTTATTATCTTTCTATACCTATATATTTAAAATCTGATGATGTATCATTAATATTGTCTGTATTATATTCAAATTTAATCTTAACTATTTCACCTACATGATTCTTGCAGTATATTATTAATTTAGGGTCTCGTGCAATTAAATTATATTCTTCATTGGTTAATATATATATTTTCTTATTGTTACTGCCAACTCCTTCTGATATATAAAATTCTTCTACTTGTTGCACAGGAGGAGCCATGTCAAATGCTATATAGACATCTACTAGAAAAATTAAAATAAAAGCTATTATAATTTTATCACCATAATGTATAAATTTATCTATAATCGCATCTCTTTTTTCTTTGTTAATATTCACTAACATTTATACTCCTTTCTATCTTGTGTTCGCATCTTGTAATATTTGTTAATTTATTTAAATGTCTTAATATACAAAAACCAGATTCATTATACTTACAAGACTTGCATAAATATCTTTTTCTTTTCTTTGAAGGCATATTAATCACCTACAATCTCATAATTATCTAATTGTTTCTTAGATATTACTGAACAAATCTTATTAGTATCTGATACAATAACTGAATATTCAGTAACTAATACTACTTCATATTCACAATTATCACATCTAATTTTTAATCCTTCTTTTAAATTATTATTAATCATATATCACCATTCCTCCCAATCATAGTATCCTCGACGAATAAAATTTCCTTCATAATTTCTTCTGAACGTTATGCGATGTTGTGATCCATCAGGAAATGTTACATAATGTTCAACCGTATTATATATGTTTCTTACACATGTTTTATAATGTTCTTCTATTTTTTCATAATCATAAAATTCATTTAAATAATCAATAACTTCATTATATTCAGAAAATACTTTTCTTACTTTTTCTTCATCATCCAATGTACCATTTGCACATTCTACAATATATAAATCATCTTCTTTTATTATCATTATACCAGAATCGTCAGTGTAACTTGCATTATTCTTTGATCGAATTAATAAAAGAGCTAATTCATATCCTTTTTTCTTATATGCTTTTTCATAATTCTTTTTTTCGTTTTTAGCTTGTCGTATTTGTTTCTGCATGTCTTTATTGAATTTATTATTCTTATTTTTTGTAAGTGGATTGGATTCATAATATTTGTTTTTACTGCTATTAAACATCACGAATCTCCTTTCTGTGTACTTGTATGCGGTATATCTTCTACACACCATTCAGGCAATACTTCAAAATCTAATCCTGCATATGTTATATGTCCTACTATTTTATTGTTAATTTCTTCTAATGCTACACAATTACCATCTGCATGATTAGACCACCAATGGGTACAACCCATTTCTAATACTTGCAATTTCTTATTGAATTTATAGTTTTTATTAGGATCAAATTCTGTTAATATTTTCCTACACCAAGCAAAATCTACAGCAAAGTGATTACACATAGCTTCAATAGAGCCATCTTTAATTACTGTTACTTCTTTGCCATCAATGTCATCTGCCCAATTAGAATTAAGTGCTTCATAATCTATTTCATCTTCTTCACTGAATAAATCCATGTCAAACATATAGCGTTCATTTGTATAAAATAAATCATCTTTACTTATTTTGTCAAATAACTTATCATATAGTCTTGTATCATATATATTTTCTTCTTCGTCAGATAATACAGAAATATCTGTGTTTATTTCGTTACACCATTCAGGTAATACCATATATTCTTCACCTAATATGTTAATGGTTCCTATATGATTGCTCTCTATTGTAACTAGCATATTATGTAGCTTTTCTGCTAGTTTAAATGAAGCGCCATTTGTGTTTTTATTATATATATCTTTATCGAAGACATATAATTTAGTATTATCAAATGTTTTAAACAATTACATCACATCCTTCTATTAAAAAAAGCAGATAAATTAATATCTGCCCTTAGTCTTACATATTTTATATTAGCAAGGTTTTTTCTTACCTTTCTTTCTTTATGCAGTTCTTTAAACTCTGTCATTCTTACAATTACTCTCCTATTAGAATATATACTTTAGACTTACCCCATTTAACTTCTATAAAGTCTGGTTTATCTAAAGTTTTAACTAATTCAGGTCTATTTCTTCTTACTTCTGATGTAGAATTAACTACACCTATATTTACTAATATTCTAGGCAAGAATCTTTCTTTAGTAAATATCACATCATCTTTAATTAAATCCCATTCATTATATTCATTACAAAACATATACCATGGATGACAAATGGGATCGCCAATTACTATATCTTTAACTATTATTTTCTTTGCCATAATATCATCTCCTTATATTTTTTCTTTTGTAGGCGACTATTGATCGTCATTTTCCTCTGAATATAACATAATTGAATCTATACTTCTAGTTGAAATTTGTTGAGTACTAAAATACTCTGAAGCAAGAATGTTGTTTGCTATATATACATCTACTAAACGCTCGTGTTCTGTGGGTTCATTATTTTTATGATGTTTAGATATTCATACTTTTGGTTTTTTTAATTCAATATAATATTCATAGTATGATCTTTGAGTGTATACTCTTCCTTCCATATTTGCAAATTCATTTTCTATTTTAATATAATCATAGAAATCATTTATATAATCTATTAGTTTATCATAATCATCAAATTGTACTTTTTTACAAAATTCATTTTTTAATCCATCTTCGCATTCTAATGCAAACATATGATTTTCCGCTATTATGGCTATACCAGTAATACTTACAAATATATAAGTACCACCTAGTTCATTAGCTAAACATATTTTTTGCATTAAAGGTGCATCTCTATTTGAATCAAGTTCTGTCATTTTTAACACCTCCTTTATCTAAAATAAAAAAATAAATCGTGTTTTAAATTTCATAATATTCTGAGTCTTCTACTGACATTAATGTTACACCATTATAATCATCTGATGTTAATACTATTTCTCCATTTCTATACATTTGTGCTACTTTTTCATCTGCATATGCTTCTGATTCTATTACATCATCTGGTACATCTATATATATCTCTTTATTTAAATGTTCCTCTATATTTACTTTTATTTTTTTCATTGCTTCTTCTCCTTATTTATAACATGAATAGTTTGCAAAATCATCAAAATTAAAGAATATTTGTCCATTTCCGTCAGACCATTCTTTTTCTAGTCTTTTATAATCATAAAATTTATTTATGTTATCTATAAGATCCTCATATTGTTTAAAGTATCTTCTTGTAGTCTCATCATCTTCTAGCCCATCGTCACAGCCTAGAGTGAAATTTCCATGATAGCCTATTATAGTTATTCCTGTCATACTTTCAAATATAAGTAAATCTTTTATTTTTTGATTTTCCAGCATCCTTTCTGTTAATCCTTCTTTTCTAACATTAAATCCTGATAATACTGACATTGTTAACCATCCTTATTCATTTAACTTCAATTTTGCATATCTATAATGATTAGCCATTCTTTCATCCAATAGATATACAAAATGTTTATAATTGTATCCTGGCTCAAAACATAAATATATAGCTTTTTCCCATACATTGTTTTCTTTATTTCTTACATACACGTTTGTACCAGGTAATACATTATTCCAATCAACTGGTTGTTCTTCTAATTCTTCTTCTATATAATTAATTATATCTTTTATTTTGTTGTTTTCTGCAACTAAATAGCTTTCTTGGTTTTTAATCAGCTCTTGCATTATTTTTTCATGTAAATCTAATGCTTCTGTTTTTTCTTGTAATCTTCCTTCTTTTTTATAATTTTCTTCGTTAAAATTTAAAAAGATATTTATATTATTATATTCTTTAAATGTATTTCTTACTAATTCATGTAATGCTTTATCATTTTTACCATATACTTCATCATATACACAAGTTAAAGGTAATGGTCTATCTGTTACTATTATATCTACTTTATCTTTAACTCTAAATAATCTGTGATTTTGTTTGGCAAAAATGTATAGCTCATCTTTCATAGTTTCGTCTCTTTTTTCATAAACTAAATCTTTTGCAAATTCAGATACCATTTCTACGTTGTATCCTTTTATTTTAAATTCTGTAAATATGGCGGCCATTGTTGTAGATTTACCACAGCCTGGTCCGCCCCATAAATTAACAACTACACACATATTATTCCTCCTTTAATTTTATACATAGAATACACTTATATTAACTAATCTATATCTTGTGATAAGAAGTATAATATATCACATACATCAACATCTTTATTTTGTTTCATCTTTTTACAATCCTCATGATAAACACAATCACTGCAAAAATTCACACCTATATCTTGATAAATATAGTCCAATATTTTTATAGCTTTTTCTCCTATATTTCTTTTTACTTTAGCTTGTTTAATTTCTTTATTTATATTTATTTTTATTTCATTAAATTTTAATAAACGTGATTCTTGATAAAAATTAGAATAATCACCTTCCCAAATCATGTATAAATTGTTTACGTTTCCATTTTTATATTTTATTTCTATGGAAGTTATGTCATCATAATCAATAATACGTTGAAATGGATTAAAACATTCTTTATACAAAGAGTCTTGTATTTTATCTACTCCTTCTATAGTACATGAAAGAGAATAAGAATCATCATCTACTTTTTCTATTTCTAAACTCTTAAAATTTTCAATCGGTATTCTCATATATTCACAATTTTCAAAAATGAAATCTATAGATTCTATATTATCTATATTCATAATATTCCCTCCTTTTTATTTAAGTGTTTCTATTGAAAAGTTATCGGCACATCTGTTGTTAAAATATACTATACCATTTTTTATTTTGAATTCATTTGTATAGTATGTATCACAGCTTTTACCTTTAAATATTTCTATTTTATATTTGTATTTGCTGCTCATTTCTTCATATATTTTTGCATCGGCTGTTGTTATATATTTAAATAATCCAAGTGTTACAACTAATATGAGAGATAATGCTATAATGGTTTCAATAATTGTATTAGTTTCTATTAAAATTTTTGCTATTATTATTATAATTGCAACAAACCAAAGGACTATAGCAATTATTTGCATTTCATTTGAATACCAAGTCATACAATACACCTCCTTAGCGTTTTTGCCAATTCCAACTATTTACTCCAGCATATTTCAGCTTTTTCATTTTAGCTGCTTTAATAAATATATAGTCTAGATTTTCTCCTTGTTTTATTGTGCCGTTTTCTTCTAAATGCTTATTAGGAATCCAGATGTTTTGATTTGTCTCATTGATAGTAAATCTTTTTGCTTTTTCGCTTCGATATGTATCTCTGCAAATTAATCTTAAAGGTATACCTTTATAATATTGAACATCCATATTAAAATTTCTTTTAATTCCTTTTTTTATATTTTTTTCTATTCTTTGTTTTTGAAAATCTGACATAAGATACCTCCTTTATTAAAATCCTAATTTTATCTTTATTCTTTCTCTATCTTCATAAAGAGTTTCTATATCTTTATATCCAAATAAACATGAAGTATCTTTATGTCTATATTGTATTTTAATATAATGAAAATTATCTGATACATTATCAACGTTTATTCTTATTATTCCTCTAGTGTCAATTATGCTATTATATTCATCATTTAATTCTATATAACTCATCTGTATTCCTCCTTCTATTTATTTTTAGCTAAATAATTACATTTAGGTTTGTGATATAGTTTTGCATATAATATTTTAGATTCATCATTATATGTATCAGATAATGAATCTAAAATATATTCATTTTTACAATCTATATAATATCCCATATCTTGCATAAATTTAATATCTTCATTGATTCTTTTTAATATATCTGGTATTATCTCATTTGCTTTATCTTTTATCTTTTTTTCTAGTTCTTTCTTTTCTTTCATTAAATCTTCTATATTTTCATGTTCTTCATCTTTTTTTACATCTTTGTTTTCAGGTAAAATATCATCTACTGTAACAGCATACGTAAAATTAAAATGTTCTAAGAAGTTATCGTTTTTCATACGATTTAAACATCGATTTAATGTTGAGATAACTTCATAACTTTCACCAATTTCTTTTTTTACTTCTTCTAATATTTCATTGTAAGTAAAAGGTTCTTTTTTAGATAATATTAAATTAGATATTATCATGTTATAATCTTTTTGTTCCATCATTGTTCTCCTTTTTTAATATTCTTCTTATATTATCCTCCCCGAAGGGAGGATTGTTTTATAAATCTAATTTACTTCTATCACTTTCAGGAACATCTACAGTTTCTGTATCGTCTCCAAAAGTGTATGACACTTTTGTTATGTAGCCATTATCAGTATCTACATAAAATCTAAATACTACTGTTGCACTTATTACATAAGTTATAATACCTGTCATAGTTACTATTTCTTGTCCGTCTTTGGTTTTGCTATATGACCATTCTTTATTTGTTATTTGACTATACGTATCATCTTCTGCCATTAAAACATCTACTTTGTTCTCTACTGCATTTGTAATACGAGTTTCGTATTCTTCTTGACTTTCACATCCTATTGTACATGTTGCTATAGTACATAATATTAATAATAAACTTAATATTTTTTTCATTTATATTCCTCCTATTATTTTATCTACAACATATGTTACATGGATCTGTTTTTGGACAATTATATCCTTCATGTACAGTTTTACTTCTTTTTAAAGTAGGACAACTTCTACGACTATGATAAGATTTGCCTCCAGATGTCCAATATACATAACCTTTACTAGGTTGATTAGTTGTTACATCATCTTCAGCATTATCAAATGAAGGTTCTGATTGATTAGTAGTTGTATTACCTTTAGCATTATCAGGAATAGTACTATCTTCAGTACTGTATTCACCATTATCAGGAATAGTGCTGTTTTCAGTATTATTAGAAATAGTATTGTCAGGAATAATATTATCAGAATTATTAAGAGTGGCATTGCTAGAATCATCTTGTTTAGATATACAATTTGGACACATATAAAATGCACCATGCAATTTTACTTTACCATTAGTGATTCCACATTTTTCGCATGTATACCAGAAATCATTATCAGATGATTTTGTAGCAGTATTATTTACTGTATCATTTGTTGTTTTTTCTTTTGATTGTGATGCTTTTGCTTTTGATTTTACTGTTTTCTTATCTTGTTCTAGTACTTTGTTTTGTTCTATTAATTTTTCTTTATCTTTCTTATATTGTTCTACCATTTTTTGACTATCGTCATATTTTTCTTGTAGGGTTGTTAACTCTTTATCATTATTTCCACATCCTACGCATAATCCTAGAGTTAAGGCTCCTGTCATTAATAATGTTTTTAGTTTTTTGTTTTTCATCTACATTCCTCCTATTATAGTATCATATATACTAATAAATAATAATATACAAAAAAAGAAACCTACTTGTTAAGTAAGCTTCTTAGTTTTGCTATTATTTATTATACAAAAAATATATTATTGTTTTCATTCGCACATATTATCTTTGCACAATTATTTCTTTTTCTTAATTCTTCTTCACAAATATCTCTGAATTTATACTTATTATCTTCATCTGAATGATTTAATACTATTAATGGTGTTTTAACTTGGCTCATATATTTTATATTTTCCATAGGCATTATATGAGAACTCCAAGTATTGAGTTTAACTATTTTAGCATTCTTTTTATATGTTAAACCTTCTATTTTTATTTCTTTATTATCATCTCTTTGTAATTCATGTCCTACAGTTCCTTCACCTTGATAACCACATAATATAATTGTATTTTGTCTATTTTCTATCATTGCTTTAAGATGATTAACTACTCTTCCTCCACTAAACATGCCAGAAGATGATAATACTATTTTAGGTTCGTTTTTTCTTGAAGCTACTTTAATTGAATCTTCATAAGAGTTAATAAACTTAAACTTATTCCATGTTAATATATCATTCCAATATTCTTTGTCTTTACCTTTAAGAACTTCTAAATATACATTATTAAGATTTAATCCCAATACTCCGTCTATATATATAGTATATTTAAAATCCTTATAGTCTTTAAAGTTTCTATACAAGAATTCCATTAGGTTTTGTTGTCTTGCTTGTGCAAAAGCGCCTATTAATACACTTCTATTGTGTTTTAATTCATCCTTTAATAAATCTCTAAAAAATATACGTTCTTCTTCACATTCTTTCTTAGATTTAAATCCTCTATCTAAATCATTATATGTTGCTTCAAACATACTGAAATGTGAAGAATTAACTATATCCTTCTTAGATACAAAAGGCTGTGCATTATAATTGCTGCCTAAATCACTAGTGAAATGTAATTTCTTTATTTGTCCTGTAGGTGTTTTGCAATATAATATTAATTGGCAACTACCTAATATATGTCCTGCGTTAACAAATTGAAAACTTAAAACATCGTCTATTTTGTGTATTTCATTCATATTATATATGTTACAATGATTCATTAATAAATAAACATCTTCTTCATCATATAATGGTTCTACTGCATGTTTTCTTTTATTATTTATAGCTCTTATATTCTTTTTCATTATAAAAGCGCCATCTAATAACATTGGTAATAATAATTTATAATTCTCGTTATTGGTTATTACATTGCCTTTAAATCCATTAGGTATTAACGCTGGTAAATTAGCTATATGATCATAGTGATTATGTAATACAAATACTTCATCTATTTCACTATGAGGAACAGCGTCTACTATTTCTTTGTTTAACAAATATTCTGTATATAAATCTTTATTTGTTTGATTTCCTCCTAATTCTATTAATACTTTTTTGTATGAACCGTCTCCTAATGGTATTGATACAAGTGTAGAACTACCAGTAACTTGTATATTATTCTTACCTAATATTTCTACTATGACTTTATTTTTGTTTTTCTTATTTACACTATAAGTATGTTTCTTTTTCTTATTTTTCTTTTCTACTTGTTTTAAGTTATTTTTCCTACAATCTAAGTAATTGTTATTTATATATTCTATCTTATTATTTGTTTCTAGTATATAATTTGATAGTAATACTGCATGATTATTTACTATGCAATTGTTTTTATTATTCCATCTTATGTCTTTTATTTTATCTACATCTTCTAAATCTATTATGACTCTTTCTTCAATTTCTTCTTGATACTTATCATAGAGAATAATTTCGGCATGATCATTAAAATATATTATTTCATTTGTGTCATACTCAGTTCTAGGGTTTGTATCTAATACAAAACCCCATAATCTTATTTGTTCTGCATGTTTATCGCAGACATCTTTCTTATTCTCTAACTTTCTACCACATATATTGCAGTAGTAATTATCTTTTGCCATACAATCACCATTTTTCTCATTTTATTTTTTATAATATATTACCATAGAAGATGTAGGATTCAATTATCATGTCTCTTTATAATAAGTATCATTGTTCATCATAATCATCTATTATAGTTGCTCTTATTGCATCTCTATAATATGTTCCTATAAATTGTAAAGCGTCTTTTTCATTATCGCCTCCAAACTTTAAGCCTAACATTTCTTCGATGAATTTTATTAGACTTAATTCTTTTTCAGTAATCATTTTATGTTTCACCTCTTTCTGTCTTTTCTTTTATTCTAATTTATTTAACTCATCTTCGTACCATACGATATTATTATCTATATCTAATGTGTACCAGAGTTTGTTATTTAATCCAACACATCGTTGAGTGATATGTCCTTTGCCTACAAATAATGCATGTCTTATTTGTGTTTTTACTTCTGGATTGTCTTTTAATATTTTTTTTATATTTATTACGTCTTTATTTATTTCTACAAGATCGCCTATTTCAAATTTAAAATTATTATTAAACATAAATATTCTCTCTCTTTCTTTATATTAAATAATCGATATATAAAATACTAACTACTGTTATTATATCAATTAATTTAATTATAGATACTTCATCTATTGATAATGTAAAGAACAATACAGCAGATGTTAAAAGATATATAAATACAGTAGTTATACTTAAAAACAACATATAATATTTATCAATTTTATCTTTATGTTGTTTCAATGTTAACTTTGATTTCATATTCTACCGCCTTCTGCTATATACTCAATGACGCCTTTTAACTTTAATATTTCTTCTTCATATTGCATATAACCTTTAGAGCCTTCTATAAGTTTTTCTTTTTGTTCATATGCATCTATTAATTTTCTTACTAAATCATATGGTATATCTTTATATTCATTTGGTTTCATTATATTCCTCCTTACATAGTTTGATTGTACATATTTTTCATAAGATTTTCTATACTATCATATCCATAATAAATATCGCTTCTTGGAAACATTGTTTTAGTAAAACACATACCTGCATGTGATATTGTAATCAATATTTTTTGATTATTCTCATCTTCGTTATCTAATGATACAAAAAATACTGGAGGACAATTATCTTTATTCCAATTTGATTTAGATATTTTTTGTACATGATTGTCAATTAACTGTATGATATTTTCATAATATGATATTTGTTCCATTATAATTCTCCTTCTATAACATTTCTTATTCGTCTATTTGTTCTTGTATTATTTCGATAACATATTTTTCTGGTACTGTACTTAGTTCTATTATTTCATCAACAGATTCTTTAATAATATATAATGCCATTGCGGTAACAAATGCAGTAGTAGCAAGGCTTATTAAAAATGCCATAGTAAAAAATGATGCATTATCTTTATCGTCATGTTTATTAGTTTCCTTATATATACTAGCGTATTTATACGATGCTTTATAAAGTTTTCTTGTTATAATAATTGCTATTAATAAAAATATTAAACAGCATATTATATCGCTAACATTTTGATATATGCCGTATTTTACTATTCTAGACATTAAGTCTTGTAGGTATGGCATAACATTAGAAGATGTCCAATCTATAGCTATACCAAACTTATCACATAAATGATTCAATACTTTGATTACTTCATCTCCCATATTATCATCTCCTTATTTAAATTTGTCTTTGTCTTTAGCATTATTAGTTATTTTTATAATAGGCCCTCTTCTTAACAATAGCCATATTAAATACGCTATTATAGTTATTTTAGGTGTAAACGTTATCCCTAAACACCAACATATTATATATGCAATAAGCGAAGTGAATCCAAACGTTATTGCAATTATTATAGATATTAGTACTAAAGTTATGATGAATGTAAACATTTATGTTCCTCCTTTATATTATCTTGTTTGCTTAATGGACCAGCCGACATAAAAGAACAACCATCCGCATAACTTCAAATTACCGTTATTTACAATACCAGCTCTTGGTTTCCACCAAGGATCTTTAAGACTAAACTGAAGCATGTAATGTTTACAATAGTTTTTTCTTGCAACTCTCCAGTCAAATGTTCCTCTTAGCCTAGCAAGGCTATACGTACTATCACCATATTTAACATAGAAATAATGTTTTATTCCATTATCAGTATTTCTTTTTGGTATGGTTATTTTAAAATTCATATTAACCTCCTTATTAATTTAAATATTCGAATACAATAAATTCTTTGTTTTTATTTAATAGCAATGTAATTTTATTCCATTTTAACTGATTGTTATTTCTTAAATCATAATAAGCTAATACTATTAATTCTTCATTGTTTGGTATATTTAAAACTTTTGCAAATTCTTCTGATGTATATTTAGCTAAAGGGAAATCATTTTTTATTTTGTTTCTAACATTAAATATAAATTGATTTACTTGCTTTTGTTTTAAAATAGTCATTATTAAACCTCCTTTATTAGTAGATTATTTTTCTTCGTTATAATAATCACTAGCTCCTTCATATTCATCATCTTCTAATAGTAGTCTATAATTATATATACATTCTGTACAATACTCAGAGTCTCTATTTATACAATTACAACTATCCATTTCACAATAATCATATTTCTTCATTGCATTTTCCTTTCTTTAACAGTCTTTTTATAAAAATAATTAAAGGGCTTATTTTAGCCCTTCTTGTATTCTTTTAAATTTAGCATTTATTTCTTTTAATTTTCTTTCTATTCTATCTATTTCGGACCAAATAGATTGTAGTTCTAATTTAGATATGTCTATTTTGCTTTTTATGTCTTGTTCTATAGTATCTGTTTCAAATGCCCAATCATATGCTTTTTGTGTTTTCATAATATCATACCACCTTTTAATTATTATTATCGTTTTCTTCCTTCTCTTCTTTATAATCATAAAGCTTAAATGTTTTAACAATGTATTGAGCCAAACATCTTTCATTTATTTCTGATGTACATATTCTTTCACATTCTGTATTGTTCTCACAATATTTATAAAAGCCTTTTAATAAATCATCTGTAGATTCTTTTAATGTTGCCATTAAGCTCAATCTCCTCTCTTTATATAATTATATAAAGTTCATGCCGAAGAAGCTCATAACAACTTCTTCAACTAATGTTAAAAATACATGTTTTACAAAACCAAATAATAAACTTAACATAACGTACATCACTCCTTTATTTAAAATCAATTATAGTCTTTTACTATTTAGTAAAAAAGTCTATTATATTGTCTATTTCTTTATATTTAGACGCGCTAACTTCTTTAAATAAACAATAGTTGTCTACTCCTTGTGATTCTATCCATAAGCCTATACTTTTTTCCGTATCTAATTCTACTTCTACACGATATTTATCTTTATCTTTTTCGTCTTCGTTATACCACTCTAATACTAATATGTTTTCTTCTACTACTTTTACAGATTTAGGTGTGTTATTTAGATCATTTATTATGTCTGAAGCCATATCTATAATTTTTTCACTAATGAAGTTACAATTTCTTTCTATTGATTCTAACTTATTTATTAATTCAATCTTTTTATTCATAATAAAATCCTCCTAATTAATCTTCTTCAATAAAACCTTTAACTTTATCATTTATATCAAAATTACATGTGCGATTTTCTTTAAAGCTAAAATATTCTTTATCTCCTACTATTATATGGTCTAATACTTTTATACCCAATAAAGTACCACATTTTATCATTCTTTTTGTAAGATATATGTCTGCATGACTAGGTTTGACTTTACCTGATGGATGATTGTGTGCAATTATTATTGAATTGCTGTTTGATAATATAGCTGTTTTAAATATTTCTCTCGGTTCTGCTATTGCAGAGGTTATACTGCCTACACCAACTATACTTATATTTGTAGGCTTATTTTGTGAATCTAAACAAATTGCAATTATATTTTCTCTATCACAATCTCTTAACATTTCATTACAAATATCATATGCAATATCTGGTGATGAAATGTTATCAAAACTTAATATTCTATCACGTACCATTCTTAATGATACAACACTAATATCTTCCATTCCATTTGTCCTCCTTATTCACTTTCACATGCTATTGCTGTCATTGTGTCTGGTATTATAAATCCTATAGTGTTATGTTCTTCTTTTTTACAATCAAACTCTTCTAATACTTTATATATATCAGATGGAGTTAATTTTTCTTTGTTTGTGTCTATGGCGTTCATAGCAGCTTGTTTAATTACATATTCTATATCTGCGCCACTTAATCCATCACTAATTTCTGCTAATTTCTTATATGGTAATTTTGATTTCTTTTTGATTTTAGAACCGAATAGTCTAAATAATTTTTCTCTAGATTCTATATTAGGTAATCTAAGCTCAATCCTTTTATCAAATCTACCAGATCTTGTTAATGCGTTATCTAATATATCAAGTCTATTAGTTGCTGCTATTGTAATAACATTAGGATTAGAATCAGCGCCATCCATTTCTATTAATAATTGATTCAATGTATTTTCTATTTCTTTAGTTCCTCCAGTAGATTCAGAATCCCTTTTGCCTCCAATAGCATCTATTTCATCAATGAATACTATACAAGGCATATTATAATTATTTACATATGTTTTAGCTTTTGTATATAATTCTCTTACCTTCTTTGCACCAATACCTACATATTTTTCTACAAATGAGCTACCTGAACTATAATAAAATCCATATTCATTACTAGCAGCAGCTACTTTAGCTAATGTAGTTTTACCTGTACCTGGAGGGCCATATAATAATAAACCATTAGATGGTTCAATGCCCCATTCTATTTGTTTTCTTCTTTTGTCTGCATTTAATACTTGTTGTATTTCTTTCATAGTATCGTCGTCTAAGATTACTTTTTTATTATCCTTTTTCTTTATTAATAAGTCTTTCATATAACTCATTCTCCTTTTCATTTTATTTATTATTAGTTAACCCTAGATGTCGTATTATTTTATACAGTCAGTCTTTATGTTTTCTTTTACAATAAAATTTAAATTCTTTTAATATCTAAATTATAGTACTTTTTTATCCTATTTATCTCTTTATCTGTTATTGGTTGATCATAATTATCTGTTCTAAAAATTGTAGATTTCATTAAAAGCTCTGTACTTTTTTTTATACCATATATCTGTAATGCAGACTCAAAGAATAAGAACACTGTAGCTGTACTATTAGAACATATTAATTTAAGAGCATCAATATTTGATATTTGTAATATCGTTTGAAAATTAGCTACTATTTGTTTTGAAATATCTGGTAGATTTTCATATATTACTTTTGCTTTATTCTCATTACTCATTAGATTTAATTCCTTCCTTTTTAAATACATAATAATAGAATATATTATCTACAGCTATTCCAACAAACATTAATATAAATCCTACAGATGTAGAAAATATTATAAAAGAGCTTATTGCAAAGCCTATTATGCTTGTTATATAACTATAATAATTATTTTTATTATCATATGTTTCTCTTTCTTCGCCTTCATATCTTAAGGCTTTAAGTCTTGTACCACCGCATATTATGTTTCTTGTTATTACAGCATTAAGTATTGCATCACCCATATAATACATAGCAGGCGTTGCTATATTTACTAAGAACAATATAGTTAAAACAGCATACACTATAACTTCTATTCCTAGCATGATACCATAAAAATAATATAGTTTTTTACTTTTCTTTAACCATAATTTTGTTATAATAGATGCTAAAAAACAATTAGCTAAACTAGCGAAACTTACCCAATTAGAACTTAATCCTTGCATTGTAATAGTATGAACTATTGGATATGCAAGACTATAAAATAAGTTACTTAACGCTGCGCCTATAACTAATGGATCGGCTTGTTTTAACTTATTCATCATTTACTTAATATCTCCTTTTATTATATAATTAATCTAAAAAGTGGCATATTATGCCTGTTATTACTCTCAACGCTATATATACTATTATCATAGTTAATATTGACATGTTTTATATCACTCCTCACCATCACCAACATATATAGAATCATCGTTTGGAGGAATAAATAATAATTTCTCTGTTAGATACAATAATTCTATTTCACAGTAATCTGCTTCATATCTTAAATCTCTATATTTTTCACTTCTTGTGTCTATATCTTCTAATTGTTTTATATTATCTTCTATTTTCTTTCTTAATTGAATCAATTGTGCTACTACAGCTTCTGCTTGTTCTATATATGGTTGATTCATTATATCTTGTTCTTCTTTACTTTCACGTTCTTTTTCTCTTGCATATACCATACCTAAATTCTTAATTAATTCTACTTTATCTAGCAATGTATTAAATCGTTCTTTTAAACTATCTCTTGTTACTATCATTATAGTTGCCTCCTTTTTTATTATTATCTCTATATTCTAATAATGTTACTATTATTCCTAACATTGCAGCTATTACTATTATAATCAAAAAGCAAGCTAATACTTTTAAAATAGCTACTGTTACTAGTGTTAAATCAAACATACTGATTTCCTCCTATCATATTATTTGAAATAATAAAACAAAAAAAGAGCCGAAAAATATTCGACTCAAATTATACTCTTAAAAATATCTTTACAAAATATATTATTAACGCTATTAACATTATTGTATCTGTTACTACTATAAGTTTTGCACTATTTTTTATCATACTGTATATTATATTCCTTTCTTATTGTTTATAATTAATTATATATTATTTTCCTACAATTTCCAATAACTTATTTTTAACAAAGCTATATATAGGATATAATACTTTATATATAACATAGTATCCTATATCGTGTATAACTACTAATATACTATACATTAATACGCCACATATAATTAATATAGCAATACTCCATATAAGATTATAATATTCACTTATCATATATATACATATTCCTCCTTTATTATTCCTTATGTTTAATGGTTTTAAAGCCGCATATATCTTTTTCATCACTATCCTTATATATATTGTGTATATATCCATTAATTAATACAGTTTCATTTTTTATTATATTCTCTAATGTTTTTTCTCCTGTTTGATTTGTAATTGCTTCTTTAATTCCAATCAAAGGAAGAATTATTCTATGAGTTGCAGGACTCATACTATAATTAATAATACTAGATTGTATCATTAAATCATAAATAATACTTTCTTCATCTATAAATATGTTAAAACACATGCTTTTATAGAATGATATATTATCTATTACTGTATTGATTAATAAGATATGTCTTATATCTATCGATCTATCAGTAGTAATTTTTTTTACATAACTATTGTAGATTATAATATAACAAGAAATTTCTAAAGTTTTATATAAAATAGGCATACTTATTACAGAATCTATTATATTAATAGAACTACATTTATCTATCATTATAACATCTCCTGCTATTATATAGCTTCCATTTCTTTCTTCTATGTTGCAATTAATAAATGTTATTCTTCTAATGAGTTTATCATTATTAAAACGTGCACTTATAGTTTCTGTATATAGATTTGTAATACCATCAAAGATAATTTCAACAATGTAGTGTAGATTGTTTACATATTCATATTCATCATATTCATCTTCGTATTCATCATAATCAATTACAATATTTTCTTCTTCAATCCAATCGAATAATTCTTGAGTTATAGTTATAATACAATTATCTTTATCTGAATCTTGTTTTACCTCTACGCCTTTTAAAGATTTGCTTATTGCGCGTGCAATAAAATTATTATCTATTTTCATATATTTCTCCTATTAAATGATACAATATTATTTTTCTTCTTCTATATCTATACCAGTTATCGTTCTAAATATATCTTTATCGAAGTTAGGCAATAAAGTAAACTCATTTTTTTCTTTATCACTTAATTTATTCCACATATTTCTCCATGCTTCTGTATAACTTAACTCTTTTAAATAACCGCTAGCAGTTTTATAATCTGGATGTCTCTTTTTTTCTTCATCTGTCATATCGTATTCATCAATCCATAAAGTTAATTCGAAATGATCAAACATTATTTCAAATGCACGACTATTTTTCCATGTAGTTAATGTCCAGTCGCTTTCTTTATTAAATAACTTAATTGTTTCATCACCATTGTCATTAGTACAAAAGCATCCTGTTTTTTTATTGCCTAAATTACAATCTCCAATGTTAGAGCTACCTCTATTATAATTTCCTGTATTACTGCTACCAGAATTATAATTACCAGTGTTCCAATTACCACTATTAAATTTTCCAGAGTTGCAAATACCACTATTAAATCTACCAGTATTATTATTATTGCTATTACAATGACCGGAATTATGATTACCACTATTGCAATTGCCGGAGTTACAATTACCACTGTTAAATTTACCAGTATTAAATTTACCAGTATTAAATTCTCCAGTATTCCAATCTCCAGCATTGCCTCTACCAGTATTATAGTTACCTGTGTTTTTAATACCTGTATTACTTTTACCAGTATTAACCATATCTAACACTTCATGCCAGCTTAATTCTTTTATTATTTTTATTTCACTAGTTACGCATTTGCTGTCTGATGAACCGATATTCTTATCTATAACTTCACCAGTAGCTTCTATTATAGCTACTTTGTTTTCTGGATTAAAAGAATAATAATTAAAACAGTCAATTAGTTCTTTACAAAAATGAAATCCTGCTTTACATATACTTATTTCTCCTTCGTGTTTATATGTTTCTCCTACTTTATATTGGAAATCTCTGCAAGTCCAATCTGGTAAAAATACTTTATATCCTCTCATATTTTTCCTCTCCTTTTTATTTATTTATCTTTCTATTATTATACTTTCCTTATATTCTAATTTAATATCATTATTATTTTTTAATAATATAGGTTCCATATTACTATTGTTACCTATTTCTATATTTTCTGTATCGTAATTATAATGAATTGCTGGTGTTATATAGTTAATAATTATGCTTAATACTATTTCAATTTCATTTATGGTACTTTTATTATTCTTATCTTTTTCATATGTATATAATCCATATTCAATGATGCATTTATATATATCTAACTTATTAATAAAGCTTCCGTCTTTTAATTGTATCATATACATATTAGCACAATGTTTTAACCTTAAATGATCAATATATGATGTTCCCATAATAATTAGAGATGCCATATATGGAGCATCGATAATTATATCTGTATAAAAAAAGCAGCAACTATTTATTATAATATCTCCTGTAACGTTTCTTATAAATATAGATGGTATGGTTTCATATTGATCTTCATGTATATTATTTGTATTATAATAATTATCATCAAAGCCGCATATAATAAATTTACTACAATGAAAGTCAGTAGCATCACATGTTATATGCACAATTATATCCTCGTAACCATTATTAATAATTTCTTCTTTTGAGGGCCATGACATTATAAAAGTACTATAATGAAGTTCACTAGTATCTAATTCAATATCTAAAATATCACATTTATTTTCTTTACATTCATTAAGATAGTTTAATATCTGTCTTTTTGTGATGCCGAATCTATTTATATGCACAACATTATACATTTTACTCATGACATGAATCTCTTTTCGCGCTCGCTTTCGCTCTTCTTAATTTATTTACAGATTTTTCTACTACTTCTTTATCATATCCATAATCAAAACCTTTTTTAAGGCCTTTAACAAAACCTTCCATAATTGATACAGTTACACTTTTATTATATTTATTTGACATAATATAATCTCCTTTCACGCTCACTACGCTCGCTTTTATACTTTATCTTCTTTTTCATTATAAATAACGCTATATTGTGTTTCTATTTTTTTATATTTTGCACTATTAATAATATGATCACTAATTTCTCTTTCAAATTCTGGATCAATGTCACAATTATTAAGACCATATATGTTTACAGCGTCAATTATTATACTCTTAATTAAAGTTAATTTACCGATAACAAAATCATTATCATCATTATTATCAATACATGTATATATACCATAACTAATTATAGTTCTATTTAATGTTAATTCATCGATAAAACTACCTTCTTTTATATATATAAAATCTATATATCCACAATCTATTATATAGAACCTATTAATATAACTTGTGCCTCTAATTATAATATTTCCTTCAATAGAATTCATAAGTTCTATATCTGTATAAAACATATAACAATTATCAAATACTAAATTACACTTTATATTCTCAAGTTCTATAGTGCTGTGATAATTAGTATACTCTGCATTATTATCTAAATATGAATCATTGTAATTACGTATTGTCATATTAGAACATTTAAAACACTCATTATCACATACTATATGAACAGCTATATTTTCACATTCAATAGCTTTTATTTCATTAATATCGGGCCATGTAATTTCATAATATCTAACATTACTACTGTAATGGTTTTTAGTATTATTTAAATAAATATATAATATTGTATCATCTATATATTTATTTTCTTCTTTACATTGTTTCATATATCTTAATATGTCACAACTAGTTAATTCACTTAATTTTTCATGTTTAATATATATCATTATATCCTCCTTTCGCGCTTACTACGTTCGCTTTCGCTTTTTTCCTACAAGTATATATACTTTCTACATATCCTCATTTAAATTATTTTTATCTGCATAATCTTTTGAATCATAATGACCACATATCATACAGTTTTTCTCTCTAAAGACTTTTTTATAATTCCATTCTTCACAATTACTATTTATATACTTTTCATCAGATACATAAAGAGGAGGATATATTATATTTCCTTCAGGCTCTCCTTCTTCTTTCTCTTTTTCTTTTATTGCTTCTTTATATATTTTATCTCTATTAGGCAGCTCATCAATATTAACATAATTATTATTAATTATTAATGAGTTTTCCATGACAAATCTTTCGCGTGCTATAGTCTCTAAATCATCTTCTATATATACATCTGTAACATCTTTTATGATATTTCTTTTATGATTGTTAATATCATTTTTCTTATTATTGTTAATAATACTTGAGTCTATTCTTATTCTGTCTATTGTTGTACCATATGTTACAAATACACCATTTTTTACTATAACATCATATAGCCACAATCTATCTACTTTACAGTTTTTTAATTCAATACAATTCATATTGCATGAACTTTTTATCCATAGATCTTCTGTTTCTACGTTATTAAGTCTTACAGTTTTTGAATTATCTATATACAATTTTTTTATTTTACAATTATTTATTTCCATCATATCAAAACCTGATATATTAACTGCTGTTTTTTCATTGATATTACAGTTATCTATAAACAATTGTAAGTATCTTATAACGCTTTTAGCATTAAGATATAATAATGCGTCAAATGTATTAACTATATTGCGCATAAATATATAATAAGGTTTTGTATATTTATCTATCGTGTTATTTAATATTTGTTTCTGTATTATACGCGTTAATGTTAAAGGAGCGCCTTCAATGTTTCCTTTAAATATATCATTGAAACATATATTAATATCTTTTTGAGTTATATATACTTTGTCATTGTTGTCATTATTCATATATATTATCTCCTCCTTTTATACTCGCCTTTTTCCTACAACAAATAAATGCGCGCCTCTTTTTCGCAGGCCCATAATGGCCAGCCTTTTTCTTAAAAAGGCGGGGAATGTTATATATATTATTTATTATAACTTATTCTTTATTAATACTATATATACTATCTATATATCTAATATTATTATTATTTAAACATATCCTATTATACTTACTAATATTCCATAAATCATAATGAATAATATAATAACTATTATCAATACTATTATTATAACAATCTTCACTACTATTATCATTAACAAGACCAACACTAATACTATCATCATCTATATTATTTATATTATTAATAGTGTTATCATAATAGCTATCATAATTATTAATAACAATACTTTTATTTAATCTTAGTCTATTAATTATTATATTATTCATACCGTTATTATTAATACTTTTA